GCAAAGGTCAAGGATTTGTTCTTGCAGTGGCGTGGCGAAGACGGTGACATTTTCAAGGAAGACTGCGAAAACAGCCTTGCGGAAATGTTCCCGAACTCCGATTTGAAAGTGCAGTATTCCTTGACCTATTCCCAGGGTGACGGCTTCAACACCTACGGCACCTTGAGCATCAAGGACCTGCTCAACGCAGATTTCAGCAAATACCCGCTCAACGATTCGGGCATTACCGCACCTGCAAACAAGGACGCTATCCTTGCTGCTTGCGACAAGGCTGACGTTTACGACATTGACCTTGAAGAAAACCGTCGCTACGGCTATTCTTTGGCTGACCGCCTGGAAGTCGTCCCGAACAACGACGAAGACCTCACCGACGAAGACACCGCCCTGTTGAGCGACCTTGAAACCTTTGCCCGTGAAGTAATGGAAGCAATCAATAGCAAGTTTGAAAAGAACGGCTATGACTACTTCTACGAAATGAGCGAAGAAGAAGTCCGTGATATGGCAGACGCAAACGACTACGAATTTACCGAAGACGGTGAATTAGCCTAACAGGTAAGAAATGCCACACAAAGCGTTCCTTAAAAAGAAGTCGCTACTTGACAGGTTCAAGGACGACCACGAACGGACGGGCTACATACAGTCTGCCCGTGCGAAGCATACCTGGAACAATCCGCTTACCAGGCGTAAGCGGACAAAGGAACTCAACGGGTGGATTAAGTCGTTCGCAGGCAAGAACCATATACGCAAGCTGTCCAGGTTCAACGCACAGCAAGCGGGGCGGTATGAATCCTTACAGGTAGCTCACCCCGACGTGGAGTTTGACTGCCTGCGTTATGCCAACACGCTTGAACTGCCGAACGGTGTATGCGTGAAAGTCTATCCGACAATCCGCTGCCCCCGTAGGTGTGCGTTTGTTTTCCGTGTAATGGGCTTCGGTGAAGTGGACCCCGACTTGAACAAGAATGCGGGAAAACTTAACTATGCCATACACGGGTATTACCCCGTATATGGTCTTGAACGCCAACCGTCCGAGGAATTTGACATTTACTGCGACGACGTTAGCGAACTACAAAAATGGTCCGACTGCAACGGTTGGGGTATGGGTGTAGGTCCGTCGGCTTCTTCTATGGAAGTTGCCAGGGAAGTCGCAAAGGGCAAAGAAACTATGAAGAACGAAAAGGCTATACCTATAAACTTCAATCTGTGCTACACGTTTGACCTTGACGACGAACTTGCTAAAAAGTTTACAGACGGTGCCAAAGGCAATAACAAAATATCTGTCCAACAGAACGACGGATATACCGACGTTTTCTTTGATAAACTAGATGACCTCGTTGATTTCCTGGACGAAGTTGCAGTTGGGGCAGATAGTGACAAGGTTGACAATTCGTTCCGTTATGCAGTCTTGAATTGCAAACGCAGCAGGATTGACCCTGCCGACTTACAGCCGTGTGCCGACAAGTATGGCGTAAAAACAAAGATTGAAAAGTCTATGAACCAAAACGGTTTACCCGAATACGAAGTCACGCTGTATAAGGACTTTGACGACGTGTCCGCAACGCTTGTGGACTTTGGATTTTAACGGAGGCTATCTATGGCTAAAATTACTGAACGATTTGACCCGTCGCAATATGACTATTTCAAGGCAAGCTACACGCTTGACGGCACCAACCGTGTAAAGAACACCAACGGTATCGTTGACGCACAGGGAACGCTTGAAATGGCACAGCGACACGGTGCAACCAACCTTAATTTGGTAGGTGTCAAGGACGGCACCGAAACCGATATTCCGTTGAGCGACGTAGGTATTTCCGAAAGCAAGGACGAAGCTATGTCCTTGAAAGGTTTCCTTGAAACCCTGGAAGAAAAACTTGTAAAGCAGTTTGACCTTGACGAAGAAGAAGTGAAGAATTACCTGGACACTCACACCCAGGAAATGCAGGAACTTTTGGACGACAAGGAATTGTCCCTCAAGGAAAAGGTGCTGTTCGTGCGTAGCGAAATCACGGGCGAAAAGGACGAAGCTAGGGGACCCGCAGAATATACAGTCCATTCTTACAATGATACCGACGTGGTTCATTATGAAGACGGAACACCCGAAGAATGGAAGTGTAAACGCTGTGGTGGATTAGAGGGCGGTGAAGACGGTGAACCTTACGGGTATTATATTACAAATTCCAAAGGCAAAACCGTAATGTCACCGTTATGCTCCGATTGCGTGGATGATGCCTGTGCTATACTTAATGCAACCCACGGAAATATCAGTAAGGCTCTTGGAGTTTCCGAATCCAAAGGACCCACAGAAGAAAAGTTGGGCTACGAAAAGGGACATAAAAACAGCAAAGGCGAAAATGCCCCCTGGGTAATTCGCAGCCACGAAGACAACCGCATTCTTGCGTCGTTCGCAAAGAAAACAGACGCAGAAGAACATTTGCAGCGTATGAAACAATATAGCAAACAGGAAAGTATGTCCGCTGACGAACTTGACAAGTATATCAAGGACGTAAAGTCCTTGCTCAAATCCAAGTATGGTATGGACTTCAACGACAAGGACACCTGCCGTCTTAACGTCGGTTGGTTGGAAAAGTTGGACGCTATGTTCTACCAGGGCAAGCCCGTTGAAGACGGTGCAAAGGAAGTCGCAGCGTTCTGTGGCTACAACAAGAACGAATCCAAGCAGTCCGAAGCGAACGGACCTTTTGACGCACCTATCAAGGATTGGTATATGGGTGCATACAAGGAAGACGACCTGGGCGACAGGCTCAACGGAACGTTCAAGGGTGCCCTTCAAACCTTGATGCGTGGCGACGACATTTACGACTACATTGGTGTAGGCGACTCCCTTATTCGTGAACGCCTGTTTAGCAAACTTGCAGCAATGATTGACGTTGACTACGACGAAATCTACAACGTGTGGCTTAACGAGGGTGCTGCGAGCAACGAACTGACTGCCAAACTTAACAAGATTGGCATAAAGCGAACCAGGACTATCCCGCCCACTATCAAGGACAAGGTGAAAAGACTAGGTAGGGGCGTATTACCCCCGAAAATCGTAAAGGTTAAGGGCGAATCCAAGAAATCCGAACGCCTGTTCAATAAAGCCGAAATGGAAAAAATCGCATTGTCCGAAGCGTCTAGCCTTGACAACTACCGCAGCGACGTTATTTCCGAACTTGTGGTGTCGTTCCATTATGGCGAAGACGGGGCAACCAAACTAGCCGACAAACACAGCGACACCATAAATGACGCTTACGTTGAGGGCGAATTGCTCCCGTATGAAACGGCAAGGCTAATCGCCCGTCAAGACGGAAACGGCTACGCCAACGAAAGCAAGCAATCCAAATCCAAGAAATCCGAAAGCAAGAAATCCGAAGTCCACCTGGAATTGATTGACACAATCATTGTTCCGAAGTGGCTGTGGGAAGCCTACAATTTCGGTAATGAATACGGTGAAGACCTGGACGAACACGAACAGAACATTCTTTCGGAGTTCCAGGAAAAGTATTCCGATTGCCACCTGGACGACGAAAGCGAAGAAGCCTATTTCAGCAGCAACAATGACTTTGATAGTTATGGTGGGCTGTGCTTCACCGTCAAGGTGTATAAGGAAAAGTAATTCTCTTGTTGAGAAGCATAGTAAGGCTCCCGTCCGCAAGGGCGGGTGTCTTTTGCTATTGACCGATTGCAGATAATTTGTTAGATTATAGGTATGGATAATCAGCCCGCCACCATATCGCAAAATGAACTAGACGCTATCAAAGCCCGTCTTAACCGCAAAATGCTCAACATTACGGAGTATTCCATAGACGGAATGGAAGCCCTTTTGCATTCTATGGACGACATAGACAACGCCATAGCCCAAAAGGTAAACCTGGACGATGCGTCTGTCCGTGAACTCATAGACCTGTCAAAGCAGCGTAATGAATCGTTTAGGGTCCGATTGGATTTTATGAAAGCCCTGTCGGGTCACACCGTAGATACGTCCAACGTTGACGTGGAAAAGCCCGCAGAAAAGATTGACACGACCACGATTTCCGAAGACGACGCAGAACGTATCAAGGCTGAAATCCTAAAACGTGGTGGGGGAGCCGTTCCCAACGTCCAGGAAGCCGAAATAGTCAAATAGCATTTTTGTAAGAAATTATTTTAACAATACCTATTGACAATCAATAGGTATTTTGTTATATTGTAGGTGTAAACAACCACGAGGTATGACAATGAAATTCACGAAAAAGGCTTTCCGCTACGCTCTTAAACACAACGACCAAACCCAGGTTTGGTATTTGGCTACGCTCTATTACCGCAGACAGCCCGTCCGTGAAGAAGTCCAGGACTTGATTTACAGAATGGCAGATTGTGAGCGGGACCGTGCCAAGGGTCAAAGAATGGCATACGAATCGCTGCGTAAGGACAGCATTAGGACCAAAATGGCGATTGCCTGGAACAATCGTGGTGCCTACCGTCAGTATGACATTCACTATTTCCGCAAGACCGCCCTGGAAATGCTCCGCAGGCTCTATGACGAACCGCTGTCTTCCCACACGAAGATACCTATGTTCGGGCACACGCACCTTTATTTCTGCTCCCCCGCCTACAAGTTCCACGACTATAACAAGGTCTGCACCTGCCTTTTGAACGGACCCCTGGCTAACGATAAGAACGGCAACCGCTACGACCCGCAGGCTGCGTGGTGCGGTAAGGTCCTGGAACTTGGGGAACGCATCTATAACAAGAAGTGTTCCGAATGTAAGTAATTCGTAAGAAATTATTTTAAGAATACCTATTGACAGATGATAGGTATTTTGTTATATTATCGGTGTAAAGGAAAGACAACCACTTCAACCGAGGATAGCACCAATGGAACTCAAAAGGACCTACATTAGAACCGACAGGAACGGCACGAAGTATTATGACGTGACATTCCAATGTGATTGGTGCAGTGGCAGGGGCATTCGCCCACAATATATGCACGTCCACGGGGGCGTATGCTTCTACTGCGACGGAACGGGTGTTCATAACCGTCAAGTCAAGGAATACACGGCAGAATACGCAGCCAAGTTGGAAGCCAAACACGCTGCGAAGCAGGCTGCTTTCGCTGCGAAGCAGGAAGCCGAACGTCAAGCCTGGAACCCGCTTGATGCCGTAAAAAAGCAGGGCTTTGGCGAAGTTATGGGCATTGTCGTGGACGCAAAGACGGGCAAGCCCGTGGAACGCCACGAAAAGGGCAGCAGTTGGCTCTATTTCACGGCAAAGTGCAAGAACATTTGGGACCTGTATTTCACGGACCTGGATAACCCCGTTATCGCAGAAGACAAGAACTTCCAGGTCGTGCCGATGCCCTGGAACGAAGTGTTCGTCCCGAACTACACCGCTATGGCGTTGCAGTATAACGAAAATATCTTGCAGACGTTCCTGGACAACCACTACTACGGCTACCCGCAGTGCCCCAAGAGCAACGCTATCGGCACGGTTGGCGAACGTGTGAGCCTTGACGTGACCCTCAAGGAAATCAAGTCCTGCGACACGTTCTACGGCATCAAATACTACTACACGTTCCAGGACCGCAACTTCAACCTGCTCCGTTGGGACACAAGCAAGGACCTGGAAATGGAAGTCGGGACCGCTGTGAAACTGACGGGGACCATCACGAAGCACGAATCCGACTGCTACGGCTCTTACACCTACGTCAACCGCTGCAAGATTGCATAACCGAGGATAACACTATGGCATCCGTCCACTACCGATTATTCAAGACTTTTAGGGTCCACCTTAACAGGGTGTTCCGTGACCGCTGCGGTATCTGCAAATACCGCACGTTCAAGCCCTACGACCCGCTCCCGATGGAACCCTCCAAGTTCGTTTCCAGGCTCTATCAATACTATTGGGAGCCGAACCACCATTGGAACGGGGGTCATTTGAGTCAGTTGTATTTTAGGATTGTTTACAAGCCTGCCGAAAAGGTGTGCCTGGTGCTTTACTACTTCAACGACGAACACTACGGAACTAGGTCCTGGTTCAATCGGGAAGTGCCCTTTAACTATGTCAAGTGGTGCATAAAGAAAGACCCTAACGAACTGCTCCGTATCGTGTTCCCGTTCTTCAAGGGAAAGCGGTTGCCCGAACGTATGGAAACCCCGTTTGACGCACACTGCGACAAGTTCGCCAAAGAACTAGCCAACTCCGAAGCAGCGTCCAACGAACACAAGACCCATATCACCTACTCCGAATGGAAGTTGGCTCAAAGAAAAGCGGTGTTAAAGGTCATAAAGGTGGTAAAGGCTCGCCAGGGCGACAAGCCCACCGCTGCCGAATTTGACGCACGTGTGGAACTGCTCAAATCGTTCAACACCCTGCACTACCTAGTCACGCATCCGAACTCAAAGCAGATTTGCGAAGAAATGGCTATCAAGATACGGCAGGCACAGGACCGCTGCGAATACAAGGCGAACCTAATGCTTGACCGATGGTAAACTAAAAATAAGGAAAAGGTAATAAAATGGACCCATTTAAGAACTATCTTGAAAAACTCCAATTTTCGGGCTGTCCCTGGAAGCCCAAGAACTATCTTAACACCAAAACCGTGACCTTGTATGACGGTTACAGCACCAACATTGACCCCGAAAATATGGAGTTCCACCCTAGTGGTTGCTGCGGTTGCTGCATTGTCCCCGATGATTATATCTTCGGGATTAGGTGCGACCACCTTATGTGGTTCACGGGGGAACACGAACGCTTCGGGGACGATAACGGGGGTGTCCTGCTTATGGGGAACCACAAGGGCAGGCTTGTCTTGAAGTTCCTTTGCGAAGAAGATAGTTAGACGTTTTGTCGGGTTCTTGCTATATTACTATCACACGTGATTCGTGGGTGCTGCCGTCTGTTGCATCAGTCCTAGCGGTGGACGGCAGACACCCACACTTTCAAGTTTGATAGGACTGACCCAATGACCGAAACTATGGACCCGACAAGAACCACCACCCGCAAGGCTTACAATCCCGAAGAAGAATGGTTTTTTGTCGCAGAAGCGATGGATATTTTCCACGATAACGCTGACGAACCGCCCGCACAATTCCAATATGACAAAGATGGTATAACCCGAATACCTTACACAAACAAGCAGTGGCTCACTTGCACAGGAATGGAAACACCCCCAAGAACAGGGTTGGTGTGGCTCCGACAAGGAATCCATTACAGGGCAAAAGACCGCCTAATTCACGTAATGCCCATAAAATACTACAAGGGCTTTGAGTGGAAAATTGTATGGTGTATGGTTAAGAATACAATCCTTTGCAGCAAGATTGCAGGCGTAGGGGTTCGCCTGGAAGCCATAAAGGACACAATCTTCTACTATATCAAGGATTTCACGGATTGCCCCCTAAACCTGGTCCCCCGTGTTTCAAATGCGATAGCATTCTCCGCTATGATTATAATAGATGCCTGGTCCGTAAAGAAAGCAGAAGACATTGGCAGCATACAGAAAAAGTATGCGACTACCCGTGGGGCTACAGATTATGAATGCCGTAATGCTTTGTGGAAAATGCTGAAATCCCACGGAATCGGGGATTTACGGACACGAAAGCAGCAGGAATCCCTAATTGACAAAATCATAGGAATGCCCAAGTTTGACCACCTGTCAGCAACGCTAAAACAATCAATCCTGCTGCGATTGCGTAGGGAAAAGTTGCTGAAACCCGCTTACGGAAAACCCGAAAGCCGTGTGAACGAAATCAAGCAGAAGCAGGCAGCAAAGATACCGCTTACAAGTGCTGAAAGAAAATACAGGGAACGCCATAGAGAATTATTCAAGTAACCCTAAAATGCCCGAAATTCGGGCGTTTTTTTATTTATGGCTATGTTATGCGTTAGGAAAAAGGTAACGTTTTCTATGAATACTTTAAGTGGGTATTCTGTTATAAAAACGTGACATTTTTATCTCCGTATAGGTATATATGAAGCCCCATACGATGATAAAAATGTCACGCCAGGTTTGGGCACGAAATGTTCGCTTCGCTCACATTATCGTGCCTAATCACGCCCTTACGGGCGTGATTGTCTATAAGGGTAGAATTACATTTCTTTAAGGTCGGGGAGTTCCAGGCTCGTGAAGCGTGAGTAGGAATGAGTGGGTGCGTAAGCACCCACGAATTACACGAATGCTTCGGAGTAGGGAATATGGGGGGTGTTTGGGGGTTGGGTCGGTTGAATGTATGTTGTAGTGCCTACTATTGGAAATCCGTATGCTTGAGTTAAATCGTCACGAAAGTTCGTATGCACAAGACCCGTTGTCACGTTTTTCGCTACCTAACTAACAGATTATTTGTTATATTTCCCTACAAGAGCGACAGCCACGCAAACACCAACTACCCTTGTGTGTAAAAGGAAGTTTACGTCTATGGCTGAAAATGGACTTGCGGGATTAAGCACCGCAGACTTGTATAAGGCTGCTGCGATAGCCGAAGGCTACGAATCCGTCCCTGTTGACATTGAAACGTTCATTAACGACCCGTTCTACATTGGCGAAATCTACGGTGAGGGTCGTGTCTATCCCTATTGGTTGGACAAGCTGAAAAAGCTGTTCCCGAACCCGCTTTACAGCCCGTTCATTGAAGTTTGCATTACGGGGTGTATCGGTGCGGGTAAGTCCACGGTGTCCATTATCGGGGTCCTTTATGACCTGTATAGGGTGACGCTGCTGAAAGACCCGCACAAGAAATTCAAGCTAATCCCGACCACGCCTATCGTGATTACGCTCATTACCGCAACTATGGACCTGGCGGGTGCCGTTCTTGCGGACCAACTTATAGACGTTATTGGCTGTTCCCCGTATTTCCGTTCAAAGCTGCTTCCAGGCAAGGGCGACAAGATAGACGAAGAAATGTTTCCCCACCACGTAGGTATCGCCTACGGTTCCCGTATGCGTCACTCTTTGGGCAAGGCTGTCATTGGGGCTATCATTGACGAAGCGAACTTCCAAAACGCAGTAGCGGACCAGGCGGTGCAGAACTACAACAGCATCCGTCGTCGTATGTTTTCCCGTTTTATGACTAAAGGCGGTGAAGTGCCCTGCCGTATGTGGGTCGTGTCGTCCCGAAACGAAAGCACGTCGTTCCTTGAAAGCCATATTGATGCAGAACGCAACAACCCGAAAGTCGCTATCTTTGAGCCTGCCATTTGGGAAGTCCAGGCACACAAGGGCATTTACAGCGGGGCGACCTTCCCCGTCTTTATCGGTTCCGACATTGAGCAGCCGAAAGTCATTACAAGCGACGCAGAACTTGACGACTACCAGGGTCGTGTTATCCAGGTCCCCGTTGAATACCGAAAGGACTTTGAGAACAATTTGCCTGGTGCCTTGCAGGATTTGGCGGGCGTGGCTACCCGTAACGGTGTGAACCTAATCTACAACGTGGAAGCCCTGGATAGGTCAATGTGCCTGGAAAACTGTATGACTACGGACGAACTGCACCTTACCTTGAACGACAACGACCAAATCGCTGACTTTTACAAGGGGAACTTGCCGAAAGGCAAGTATTACGTCCATTTGGACGGTGGCTTGCGTAGCGACCGTTTCGGCTTTGCTATGAGCCGTGTCACGGAGCAGATAACGGTCACGACCACTTCTGCTGTTAGCGGTGTGGAAGTGAGCAAGATTAGCCCCGCAGTTGAAACCCCGCTTGTGTTCGGTATAAAGGCGTTGCCAGGGTCCGAAGTCCCGTTTTGGAAGGTCCGTGTGTTCCTGGTTTACCTGCGTAGCCAGGGCGTGAACATAGCCTTGATTACGTGCGACGGCTACCAATCTGCCGATATGATGCAGCTACTCACGAAGTTGGGATTTAACGTGAAATACGCTTCTGTGGATAAGACCAAAGACCCGTATTTGAAGTTGAGCAGCAACATTCTTTTGAGTTTGATTAAAATGGCGAAGTCCCGTATTTTGAGGACCGAACTAATTAACCTGCAAAACCTCCCGAAGAAGATAGACCACCCTGCTACAATCGTCGTGGACGGGAAGCAGGTTGCGGGTGGCAAGGATATTGCGGACGCTGTGGCTTCTAGTTCCTACGAAGCTATCTGTGCTTCTATGACCCTGGGTGCGTCGTCGCTGCTCCAAATGCAGCAGTCAAAGCCTACACAAATGACTATGCACCAACGCCAGGAATACGTTATGGAGCATTTCTTCAAAATGAAAAGGTAGCTATCGGTCTATATTACAAGTATGAATGTTTGCGATTTAGATATTGAACTTTGGAAGTTTAGGGACATTTACTTTGACGAGGGACCCCACGTCTATACTGACTCTTTGGGGACCAAATACACGTCCGTCACCACGTTCGTGCAGCAGTGCGGTGAACACCTGGAACTTGAAAAATATGTGGGCGAGTTCTCACTGCAAAGCGGTGTCCCGAAGGACGACCTGTTTTCTATCTTTGACGGCAGCTTCAAGGATTTGTCGCTTCCCGTAATTTACGAAATGCTTACGTGCGACAGGGCTGACGTTCCCGAAGACTTGCTGAAGGCTTTGGTTGCCCGTGACAAGTATAAGTTCTGCGACATTTTGAAATGGCGTGAAATCGCACAGAACTACGCCACGAAGCACAATATGGACGTTGCCGACGTGCAGGCTATGTGGGACAAGAACAAGAACGAGGCTGCGTCTATGGGCACCCAGGTTCACGCCTATATGGAAAACCTGTGGCGACGTAAGCATTACGAACCCGAAGTCCCCGTGGGTGACTACGAAACCGTCCGAAAGAACGGGTTGGAAGCCTACAAGTATCTGTGCCGTCGGTTCGTCCCTATCCGTAACGAATTTATTGTCTATAAGCCCAAATGGGCTTTGTGCGGGACGATTGACTTCCTGTGTTGGGACCGTGCCGACGACTGCATAGCCATTTTGGATTGGAAGACAAACAAGACAATTGACAGGGAAAACCAATATCGCAGGTGCGTGGGTCCGCTTGACGGATTGCCCGACTGCAACTTCACGCACTATTCTGCTCAATTAAGCACCTACAAGCTGCTCATAGAGAGAATGACAAATTTGCGTGTTGAAGAATTGGCGTTGGTCCACTTGAAGCGTGACGGTTGGGAGTTCATACCCTGTATGGACTTGAGCGTTGAAATAGGTGCTTATTTGGGCAATAGAAACAAGGGGTAAAGATTATGGCAGTTTCAGCCGAAGTAATGAAAGAAGTAATGCAGGAAGCAGCCGACTACTGCGGTGTTGAAATCGGGGACTTGTCGGACGGCTTCCATACGTTCAACAGCCTTTACAGGCAGCGTTGCGTCCTGTTCGCCACGCTTGTAAACCTGTTCCCCGAACATTCCTGGAAATCCAGGAAGCACGAAGACGGCAAGCCGTGTTTCGGGGGCGGTTGGTTCATTGTCTGCATAGACACGCCCGACGGTCCGTATTCGTATCACTACGAAGACAAAGATTGGGATATGTTCAAGTGCAGGTCCCTGGAACGTGCGAAGCACTTTGACGGGCACACTGACAAGGACGTTGGCAGGCTCTTGTCGCTTGCTATGCAGACGTTTGCCAAGCATACCCAAAATCTTGCCTAAAATGGCGTATATCCGTAAGCCGTGCGTTTTGCCGTTTACGGATTTTTATTTATATTTAGGCTATGGCAACAAAGCGTGATAGGGTAAATCGTGTAAAGGGCTTGGTCTATCTACCGATAGACGGTTCCCGCCTGGTTAAAGGCGAGCGGGTCACTTTGACGCACGTCCAGGAAGCTGACATTTTCCCCGACGTGATTAAGGACCCTATGGAAATGAGGGAGCCGATAAATGGCGACGCTGTTGGCGACGCTATCTTTGACGCTATGCTTGATGGCTATTCGGATGATTATTTGGTTTGTGACGCTATGGCTTCTTTTGGAACAGGTAGCATCGTTCTGCATAAAATTTTGCAGGGTACAGGGTTTGACCCCAATATGCAGTTTAACGTGAGGGTTTCTTTGGGTGGTTCTACCCCTGTTTTATATACTATGAAAGCGGGTCAAGCGATTATTTTGGAAGATATACGTGACGGTACACCTTATGAAGTTACAGAAGAAATTACTGCGGAACAGTTAGCTGATGGGTACTCTTTACAGTCTATTGACCCCGCTCAAGGTGTTGTGAATTATTTGAAAAAAATTGATGTGAGTATAATTAACAAATATGAACGTCCGCAGTTTTATGGAAGTTTATTTGTTTCTTTGATTATTACGGGCAATGGGTTTGATGAAGACAAGGTGTTTAAGGTTACTGTACAGTTCAGTGAACCCGTGAATTATTCAGTGGATGGCAGTGAGCCTATTGCTAGGGCTTCACGTATTTATGTTGCAAGGCTTAAACACGGTCAGTCTGTATTACTTGGGCATATTCTTGTTGGTGCAACTTATAACGTAGTAGCAGTTCCGTTATCACCACAAGATATTGAAAGTGGCTATGAGTATTCCTCTGTGACGGGAGGTTCGGGTTCCATAGTGCGAGATGCTACGGCTACGTCTATTGTAAATTACACTTATTACGGAGATACGGGTAGCCTTGTTGTTACCGCCTTGGTGGATAATCCCGAAGACGGGAAACTGTTGCATATAGCTATTACGTTTAGCCGTGTAGTAAACTATTCCGTTAATGGTGGTTCGCCCTTACGTGATGGTTCATCAGTATATGTAGCTACATTGGCACATAATGAAAGTGTTGTGCTTTCCAATATACCTAACGGGGTTTCTTATGCGGTCACACCGTCTATTACTGCAACTGAATTGACAGATGGGTATTCACCCGATACGTCCGATGGCACTTATCCGAGAAGTGGCACGATATTTTCTAGGAATAGCCCCGAACAGGTTGTAGTCAAGTTTGCGAAAACAAATGAATAATGTTATATTGTAGATATGAGTTTTAGTGGGATAGACATAGTTCACGAATATAGCATAGACGGGTCTAATTACATAGACCACGGCTTTGTTGTATTAAAGGATTCTAGTGGCACTACCCGTGTTCCGTTGAACGACTTGCAAGGGTTCAAGGGTGTAAAGACTGTTGAAGAATTGGAATACTTGGCAGGTATGTCTGTAAATGACGTGTATGCTGTATCGGATAGTGGCACGTTGGTAAACCCCGATGGCACGGCTTTGGTAATAGTCAAAGGCGACTTGGTTCAATATGACGGCACTAAATGGGTGTTGATGATTCGTCTAACGAACTATGTGTCGTTTGAAAAGTTCAAGGACACCGTTGAAATGCTAACCGCTGCCATTGCTAGTGCCTTTGCAGCGGAACACGCCTATACCCGTGAGCATATAGAAGAAACTTGGGAAAGTGGAAACCCTCATAATATCAATGCTATTATAGCCGATGGGTTGCGGATGGGTCCTGGGGGTGAGCATACATTGAAGTTTTACAGGTCTAGTCAGCCCTATCCCGATGAATAAGTTTAGAATGGAGGTGCATTATGCCCGAAGGACAAGAATTACAGCAGGTGGCACAGATAGCCGATTACATTTTGTCGCTTATTCGTGACGATAGTGGTAATCGTTGGCTTATCTTTTCAAAGGGTCTTGAAACCCAAGTAACCGTAGGTCTTAATGGCGATGTTACGGGTTCTGTCACTACGGACTTTTCGCAGGGGACTGCGGGTCATAGTGGCAATAACCAAATTACTACTACAATCGGAAATAAGAAGGTCACGCATTCCAAGATTGATGACAGTGCTGTAGAAAATAATAATATAGCCGACCAAACTATTGAACTTAGTAAGATTGCGTTAAGTGCTTTTGGTAATTCGGACCCCGCTACTGATAACGATGGGCATATTACTACACACGCACAACTTGTAAGTTATGTATCAAGCATTCTTCGGGGTTATGGTCAAAACTATGGCGTTTTGAGTGTCGCTGACATTAACGCTATGACTTTGGATAACTTAAACAATGGCGACTTGTGTATTGTAGGGGGTATTGACGAGCAGCACCCCGCCAACGTCATTACATTAGGTAATTTGACAGTCCGTAATGGCGAAAATTTGATTTTCCATAAGACGGGAACAGGGGCATCAACTACGGGAGTATGGCAGTCTATTGACGGTGAGTTCAAGTTGATACAGACTGCTGTAAGTGACCCCGTATCTAGTGGTAGCGGTATAGATTTTATTGCTACTATATCACAGAACACCAATGGCGAGATTACAGTTACAAAGAAATCCGTCCGTATCGCTAATGGGTCGCAGTCGGGCGTGGTTACACTTTCCGATTCGCATACAAGTACGTCGGGGGTGAACGACGGTGCTGCTGCTACGCCAAAGTCTGTCAAGGACACCTATGATTTCGCTGCAACCAAGGCGACAAAGGTGGCTAACGCAACGGAAAACAATCTTGTAGCGTTGGACGCTAATGGTGACTTGAAGGATAGCGGTAAGAAGGCTAGTGATTTTGCCACGTCAGCCCAAGGCAGTAAAGCAGATTCGGCAATTCAAGGCGTTAAGGTAAACAACACTGAACTGACCAAGGATAGTGCTAACAAGGTAAACATTCCTCTTGCAGTAGCCCCTAACCAATCGCAGTCCGTTGCGGGTAATGATGGTGCTATGTCCAAAGAGGACAAGGCTCTTGTAGATACAATACCCGACAAGGCAAACAAGGTAGATAATGCAACAGAAAATAACTTTGCAGCCTTGGACGCTAATGGCGACTTGAAAGACAGCGGAAAGAAAGCAGGCGATTTTGCTGATGTACACCACAGCCACGGCAACATAAACGAGCAGGGTCAGATACTTTCTACGGGTGCAGCAGCCATTTCAAATGGTTGTGCTATTGTATATACCGACCAAACTAATCTTATAAAAAAATCTACGGACACGTTTGACGGAAGTTCGGACTATAAGGCTCTTACTCAAAAGGGAACGTTTGTAGAAATTGTAAAGGATGTCAAGTTAGGTTCCGCACAAGCGACACCGCTTACGAAAACGAATGGCACTGTTGTTATCCCTATGGCAGCACCTACGGGGACGGGTGAAACTAGCGGTTTGATGTCCGCAGCGGATAAGGCTAAACTTGATGGTATTGAAACAGATTCTATAACCGCAACCGACGTTGCCGATATGTGGGCAGCATTGACCGCCTAAAGGAGTTAAAAATTATGGCACAGAAGTTTGTAAATCTTTATGAAACGGAAGCAGCCTATACTGCGGACGCATCTAACAGACCAAGCACATCATCGGTATCTTATGCCATTGACCAAAACAAGGTTCATTATGATGGTGTGAACATTATTACTACCGCAAGTCCAAAGGTGGGCGATGCTGTATATGGTGATACTGCTACGGGCAAGGCTATATTCTATGATGGTGCTACATTGCAGACGCAGGCTAGTGGTGCTGACGCAGGAACACCCGTGGGAACTACGGGGTTGAAGAAGATTGGCTTTGTTGTGGGTCGTAAGGGTAGAAAGGTTCTTATTCATTGGTGGGAAAGTGACCATCAAGAAAAGTTTGCTGCTGTATGGCAATGGGAAGTCACTTTAACAACGTATGCAAATCAAACTTGTGTATTAAAACAATACGATGGTTCTGCTATGACAGAAGTATTCCGTTTTACTACAAGTTCTTCTATAACAACTTTGGACGCATTCGTATCAGAATTGAATACACAATTACGTTCTACGGGTCACGACCCTAATGGGTATAATTGGCATTGCGATAAGGGGGAGAATTATAATGGTGATACTGTTGCATTGATTACTTGTGATAATAATAGCCCATATCAACGTTATCAAAGTCCTATGTTTGCATCGGACGGAACGACTGCGGTATGTTCTTTGACTATGTGTAATTATTTACCTGTATTTAGTAAATTGACCCGTAAGGATGGCAGGTCTTTTGATAACTACGTTGTTATGAATGTTGATAGGTATATTGCTAATAATTCTAACATAGATTCTATTGGAAACTTGGCATCGTTTACTGCTGACGCAGATTTGGTTGCTAAATATGGTTCGGGTGAAGCGGGGTTCCGTGCTTATTTGAATGACCAAATGGCTATGATTCCGTGTTCAACTAATGGTTATCCTGTTTGCTACGGAAAATCAAGAGAATGGAGTAAGTGGTTGGCAGGTAGGGCATATACCAAGTTGGGAGAGTCTTCTACGTCAAAACAGTTTAGTGCTGCTGCTTGGTGTGACTCTGTTGGCATAAGCGGTATATCACAGTTGCAGCCTGGAGATTTCTATATGGCAGGTTTTGAAGAAGCTCTGTCATTTATGGGGAATATGGTTTATCCTAATGATATTTTAGATAAGACTACTGCCAAAATGGGCACTGTCGCGTCCTTGTTGGCTGCTGGCCGTTGGTTATGTGCTAGGCGTTTTACTAGTAGCGCTTGGCTTTTCAACCGTACGGGTGTTTCCGACGGCGCCTACTTCATTAATACGGCTAGGGTGTCCGCTGTGGCGCTCTTTGATTTGGACGCTTAAAAATTTTTGGCTTCTTAAACTCTTAAAGGTGTTTCGGTGCTTTTCTGCGCCGAAACACCGTCCTTAAAGCTATGGCTAATACAAACAACCTATTGTCGTCTAGTATTTATATAGATTGTATGCAGTTATTGTCTGTAACTAATGAGCTAATCTGTGGTTTTCCTAATTGGCAGAAAGACTGTTTAGGTTCTAGGTTGTTTGGAACATTGACAGACGTAGTTTCGTTATATTCGGATGCCTACCAAGATAGAAAGTGTAGATTACAGAAATTAGAATCTTGCATACAGTTATTTGGTAGATACGTTGTTTTTATTCGTTGTGGTATAGAAATAAAGTTAATCAATGAAAAGATGATGGCACGTTTGTTTTTACTTATAGATAAGGTAAATACAGGATTGGGCAAGTATAGGGGGTTCTCTCAAAAGTGCGAGCAAATAAACGACTCTTCAAACAATGGGGTCGGTGCTGCTGTTTAAGAGGAGGCTTCGGTATCATTTATACCATTATCGTCAGTAAGCCTTGTCACTAGCATCCTTGTTGGCTAATAACCGTTGGTTATGTGCTAGGCGTAATACTAATAACGCTTGGAATTTCAACAATACGGGTGTTTCCAACAACAACAACTTCAATAATACGAATAGGGTGTCCGCTGTGGCGAACTTAAAGGTACACGATTGGGAGAACCTTTCTTTTGGTTGAGTTTGAGGATATAATACACGCATATTTGCAGGCACGTAAGAATAAAAGGCGTTCGCACGATTCCGTAGTGTTTGAGTTGAATCAAGAACAGAATTTAGTCCGATTATGGAAGTCTGTAAATAATAGGACATTAGATACCACTGATAATTATACTTTCGTTGCAAAGGAACCTCATATCCGAGAGATATTTGCTACGGCTATGTCTGTTAGAGTTATACATCATTACTTGGAATGGCGGTTGCGTCCTATATATGAAAAGTTGTTGCCTAGAAATTCGTTCAATAACAGAAAGAATATGGGGTTGCATAAGGCAATAGCAAAGGTTCGTAAGGATATTAGATGGTTGTCGGATAATTACGACCCTTCGTCTGATACGTGGATAATTCATTTGGATTTTAAGGGGTTCTTTCCTAATGCTGACGTAGAGGTTGCGTTGAAGCAGCAATTAGACATAATAGATACTTATTATTTTGGGTATGATAAGAATGACTTGAAATATATGATGTCTGCTGTAATGCGTTCGGACCCCGCAAGGCATTGTCGCAGGTTGGGTTCTATTAGGGATTGGGATATTATACCTAATGGAAAATCTTTGTTTGACAAGCCCGTTGGTATAGGCGGTGCCATTGGGTTCTTATGTTGGCAGAATGCTATGGGTATATATGCAAGCAATGTTATTAAATGGTTGTCTAGCGTAAGGTTCCATAGGGTAACAGTGTTTGTTGACGATGTTTATATAGTGACTACGGATAAGCAGGCTACTTTGGCTATGCTTCCGATATTGCGGGAACGGTTGCAGGATATACACGTGAAATTGAACGAGGATAAGTTTTATTGCCAACATTACACAAAGGGCGTGATGTGCTTGGGTGTTATGTGTAAATATAGCCGTACTTATTGCCGTAAAAATTTGTTAAAGCGAGCATTGAAGCGTGTGGCGTATTGGAAGGGTCAAGTGAGTTCTATGGTATCGTATGACAGGTTGCTTTGTTCCGTAAATACCTATGCCTGCATATTTAGGGACAATAATAATTATAAAGAACGTATATTGTTCAAGAACGCAGTTATATCTAATTTTGGGGATTATTTGGAGTGGAACGTCAAGAAGACTTGCTTTGCCCTGCAAAATAAATTTATATTTAAGGAAAGAATGCTTAAATTTTTCGGTAAGCCCGAAGGGAGTAAAAACTTATGCCTAAAACCATAGACGAAAAGAAACGGAATATAAGCACGGCAGCAGTAAACGCCATATTGACTACCTTGAAAGCCTATGTGGACTCCAAGGACTCTGCATCGGAAACGGAACTTGCTGACTTGGCTAGGGTTGTTGCAGAAGCATTGAACGACCTTAACGCCCGTATGCAGACGATTGAAAGTGAACAGGGCTTGCCTTTTGGCGATATTGTTGCCGACAGCATCAATACACAGGTGATTCCTATGGTCGGTGGCAAAGCTATAGTCCTTACGGGAAGTGGTGCCCCGCAGGTAGCCCCCGACTTCGTGGGTCAGTTCTACATTGACACATCAACCCCGAATGTCTATTTCGCTACGGCTACGGGAAATGTTAGCGGGTGGAAGAAACCCGTGTATGACGCTAATTACGTTCACACAGACAACAACTTCACTACGGCTTTGAAGACTAAGTTGGAAAATCTGTATGACAAGACTACATTGGACAGCATTCTTTCGGGGAAGGAACCTGCATTTACCTTGACGTATGACGCTTCCAATCACGCATTGGTAAGTTCAAAGACTATAATAGTTCCGACTACTTAATTAGGTCTTCTTTTTAGGGATTTGTGCGATGGCTGAAAATGTTGAAGAATTGGGTTCCGTAGAAACACCCCAAACTAGGGATGTTGCTAGGGCTAGTAGTCCTGGTAATTTTTCCGTTGAGGACTTGAGGGATGGGTCTAACATATTTACGCTTGTGATGAACCAACTTCATACGATTGCGGAGAGTGTGAATGACTTGAACCAACGTCTTTCTGCACTTGAACAGTTGCAGGGTAGATACGGAAACGTAGTTGCGGATTCGGTGGACGCACAGTCTGTAAAGGTTGGTGGCGTGGATGTAATGACACAAGGGGGCGACTACGCCCCGAAGAACCACGCATCGTCACAGACCACCTACGGGCAGGCTACCACGGGCAATTACGGACACGCCAAGTTGAGCAATGATACCTTGAACGCCAACAGTACGGGGACGGCAGGCGTGGCTTGCTCCACGGGGCATAAACATTCGCAGTATGGCTCACAGTTGTCTGTTGCATTAGGGAACCAAGTTTCTTTGAAAAATAGTAATGGGCAGGTATTAAGCACTATAACAGTAGAAGCTACGGGTGGACTTACTTATAAAGGCTACCTAAATATGGACCCCCAAATTACAAACCCCGATTACCCTATATCTACTCCCGCTGCCGTCCGTGGCGATATGTATATCTGTAATAAATCGGGTGTCGTTAATGATAGGTGGAATGTGCTTCCAGGAACAATTTTTATTTGTAAGGCAGCATCAACACCATTCGCTTATGACCCTATTGACGGATTTTATTACTATAACATAGACCACGCAGACGATTGGGATTGCGTTGTCGTTACTGCAAGCCCATCGGGAAATTTTGTGTTAGGTCCCGCAGTATCAACTCAAAATGCAGTTGCCCTGTTTGACGGTGTAGGCGGTAATCTGTTAAAAGATGGACCCGTGTATGACCCTAATACAGATACATTAGGTGTAAATTCTAGGACGGCTTCAAAATGGGCTAATCCTATAAGGGTAAATTTACACGATGGTAAAAATCATTGGGGTTATAATGCTTATATAGATGGTAGCGGTAATGTTGAAATTCAGTTACCTTTAGTTATACAGGCTAATCAATTCATAGGTCCTCTTAATGGAACGGCAACAAAAGCTACATCTGCCGATATAGCTAGAACACCCGATGCTGTAAATGGCGATAAACTGCAAATAGGTTCGGGAAATTCTGTTAATGTGGTTAATTGCGTGAATGCTAGCAATGCCGTTTACGATGGCGGTGGTAATAACATAGCAAATACTAGGTCGTTCAAGTATAATGGGTATAGGCAGCAGTGGGCATATTATTATGGAAAACCTGCAAGTTCCATTATAGACGTTGTTTCTAATTCTTACAAAATTCTTCATTTTACGGATAATTTAGCTACAAGTTACCCTATATCGGGTATTCATTTAATGATGTCAAACGGGACCCCCCGTGCTTCGGGTAGTTGGCGACAATGTATTGTTACCATAGACCTAGTTATAGTGGCTAAATGTACGACGGGTAACGAATTGTGCTATGTTGAGTTAGTTACTACTGATGGAACAAATTATGTTCCGTTTTGTCCACGTAGTTGTATGCGGTTTGTCGTTATAGGTGATGGTGTTAGTCGTCCCTATAACCTTCATTGTAGTTTTAGTATAAACCTTTTAGAAGATGGTTACTATGATGCGGATATTTCAAGGTATGCTACGGGGGCTGATGATAGACCTTGTTATTTGGCAGCAAGAACGGCAAGTGGTTCAGTGCGTATAGATTATTATGTTGTGTGGTCACAAGTTATTGGTCAACGATTTGTAGAGAGCAATACCTATCCGTATGAATGAAGTATTTTATTTTAATTTTTTCAAAAAGTATTGACAACCATTTGGTAATTAGTTATATTTAGTGTGTCTAGTGAATAGCCTCTTAACCGAGGATATAACAATGCCACATATAATTTTATTACTGCTGCCTTTGCTAGTTGGAATGGTTGCTTGTGATGATTCTATAAATTCTGCAAATTCCGAAGATTCCAAAGAATTTATAAGTTCATCTACGACAACCCTGCAAGAACTAAATGGCGGGGATTCCGTGGAATCCATACGGATAGACAGGGGTAGTTTTAGTTCTAGTGATACCTATATAGAATCGTCTAGTACCTATGTCAATGATAGCGATTTCAAGAAAATCTGTGTAGGCATTCTCAATGAACTTTTAGATTATTCCATATTGTCCGAGGAAAGACCCGAAGAATTGTGTGCAGCAGAAAAGAATGCTTTGCAATTCGTGGGTTTTTTTGAATGGCGAGATACATCGCTGTTTTGAGTTGTTGGACCCTTATTGTCTAGGTTCGCAAGAAAAATCTATGGGTAGTTATAATTGTTGTAGTATTAACCTGGATTATGATAATGATTTCAAGAAACGGCTCTGTAACGCAAAGAAGTTAAAAGGCGACATAGGTTTTGTAGATTGCGATTGTTCCTGCGTGGAATAATTATTTCGGTTCTTTCTTATGAGATATTACACAATAGACAAAATTGATTTTGGTGGGGGTATTAAGGCTATACTGCCAAAGAAAATCCGTGTACGCAGAAGCGATGACTCCACACAGCAATATATGTATGTGTTATATGCCTTGCTGAAACAAATTCCAAACTTGACATACTCCCACAAAATCTTGTGGGATTCTAGCAAGCACCCGAAATCGGGTGCTTTTTGCTAAAGGTAGATGTCCCTACCTTTTGTAGATTTAGAGCAGCGTTTAAGTCCCTGTTGTGGTGTGCCCCACATTCGGGGCAGACCCATTCACGGATATTTACGTCTTTCAACGCTGTATTCTTGAAACCACAAGAACTGCACAACTGCGAAGAAGCAAAATACTTGTCTGCATACATAACGGTCTTCCCCGTCTTGTGTGCCACGTATTCCAAAATAGACAGAAACGCATTGAACCCGAAATCGTTTATGGATTTCTTGAAACGTTTGTCCATACTAGCCAAATCAAGGGTTTCAAACACCATTACATCGTAAGTTTTACACAGCCTATGTGCCAACTTCCAATGCAGGTCTGCTCTTTGATTTGTTACCTTTTCGTGTAGTTTTTGTAGCGTCCGCAGCGAGCCTCGTTTCCCTTTTGACTTTGAGTATTTACGGCTCAAGTTCCGCAGGGATTTTAGGTTTTTCTGCAAGAGTTTCGGAATACAGCAATCCGAGCCGTCGGACGATACAAGAAAGCTGTTTAGGCTGAAATCAAAGCCAACGATTTTACCCGATTTTGCGATGTTTTCTGCCTTGCTTTCCTGTTCAACGACAACGTATATGTAGTAGCCGTTGCTCTTACGTTTTACTGTTAGAGTCTTTATCTTGCCGTCAAAGTTCCTGCTGTTCCAATAAGCGAACTCTTTTGCACCTATGCGAACTTTATTGTTATCGTGAAACTTATACCCATACTGCTTCGTTGTAAAGGAATGATATTTGTTAGCCTTTTGAAAATGCGGGGGATTAGTCTTTATACCTTGCTTTAGGTTTGAAAAGAATAATCTATAAGCCCTGTCAATCCTGTCCGTAATATCCTGTATAGCCTGCGAGGGAACTTTAGCCCATTCGGGGTGATGTTTCTTTAACTTTGTTAAATGGCGGGATAACCCATATTTATTCAAAGATTTATGGTATAAAGCATAATACCTCCTATGGAGGGCTATGCAATGATTGTATATACGCCCTGCGACTACAAGTATGTCATCAAGATACTTCAAAGCATCCCGATTGTATAGCTTATACTTGTATGTCCGCAACTCTATCATAAATAGCAAAATGTCCTCGAAACACTTAAAATTGGCAGTCAGCATTCCGAGGACATTCTAAAAATCTAACATTGATAGGAGGACTGCCAAGAACTCTTATCAAATAAAAGTTGTATAAACAATATACAAAAACTTTTCCTAGTTGGCAATTAGTTCCAACATCCCACGGCTAAATCCGTGGTTTTTTGTTTCAGCGTAAGTTATTTATGGTAATACACGGCATATAGTTTGATTTCTGCGTAGATTTTGTTAAAATTGCCGATAAATCTATCATTTTGTAATAATCCTTGTTGCTGATTTTTAGGCAGTAATTTATATTTTTGACATATAATCATATAAGGAGTGATACTTATGCTTAAAATAATCCCCCACGAAGCTAAATCCAAAGAAACGGAGCAGCCCCTTAACAATACAGAAGAAACTTGTGGTAAGCCTAACGAGGATGCTTCCGCAGCGAGTGTGTTTGACACCCGTAAGAAGGACACATTGTCACGTATTGAAACCTTGCATAAGTTGGTTTCTAGTTTTGAACCGCCTACGGAGGACATAACTCACGATACTATTAGCGATATGGATTATATCCTAGAATCCCTTGACGATGTTATTAAGGACATAAAAGACGCTACAGGTCTTGAAGAATAGGTTTTAAAGTATGCTTCGTATAAAGATTCACGAACGTCTTAATGAAGAATTAGGACCTGTTGCGGTTGGCGACCAAATATGGGCATCCGAGGATAGTGCTAGTTCCGTTACGTGGGAAGAAGCCAAGGCTCTTGCAGAAAAAATAGACGGGTGGCGGTTGCCGACTAAAGAAGAATTACTGCATTTGGTAAATTCAAGTGAGATGTCGTCTATAACAGACAACCACGACGGGTGGTTAAACGGAAGAAGGTATGCTTCTTATTGGAGTTCCACACCCTATGAAGGTATGAATAAGACTATGGCGTATGGTATGACTATAAGTCATTTTAATAAGCGTGTTCACGCTTTTCTTGCTACGGATAATCTACGGGTTCGCTTGATAAAAGAATAACTTGTTTTATGGCTACGTGTTAGTATAGGGGCGTATTTAACATATGAATATCTTCGGTCAGTTTACACAGCGGTTTTTGAACACCTTTGCGGATTACACGATGCTCAACCAAATCGGGCAGCGTGTGACGAACGTTGAAGAACTAATTGCTTCAAATGAACACGACCGCCAGGTTATTCGCCAAATGGCAAATAACGGGTCGTCCCAAATGTATCTGCTCACGCAACTCTATGAGCAGTTTACCCGCTATCGTGACGACGTGAACAAGTATGAGCCGTTGAAAGCCCATTACCTTGTTATGGCTATGATTGAAACTATGTCATACGATATTCTTGCTGTGGACCCCCGCACCAACCTTACGTTTGACATTACGGTGGACGACCGCTACAACAAGTCCAACGTCGCCAACCAAATCGTGAACACGTTCCGACGTTCCACGCAGTTGGATAAATACATTTCCAAAATCCTTTTTGACGCTATATTCTACGGGCAGTATTTTGTTGAATACATACGTGACAAGCAGGGACATATCGTTGGCTTGAAAGACACGTTCCAACCTGGTTCTATCTTTACGATTACCTTGGAAGGTCTTAATGCCACGCCTATGTATTACAAGTTGTCCGTGGACCAAACCAACCATATTGAAATCCTGGATAACAAGGAAATCGTGTGCTTGGATATGCAGTCGGACCGCTACCGCTATTCCTTGTCTTCAATGAACGTGTCCTTGCAGTCCAGGGACGCTGTTATTGCACAGAATGGTAGTCTAGGTCGTCCGTTCTGCTTTGAACTCTATGACAAACTTACAGCCCTTGAAATGTTGGAGCAGTTGGACCTTGCGTCAATTAACGCTTCGCTCCAACGTAACTCACTTGTATCTGTGACGGCTCCCGATGGTCTTGACCTTGAGCAGTTGAAAGAATTTACAGCCTGGTATGAAAAGGCGATTAACAACACGGGTGGTGATACCGTCACGTCTTACAATCTTGACACTATTCGTATGTATGCAGCCGAAGCCACGAAACTGCGTGTAATCCCGCAGCAAAGTCAGCGTGGGGCTATTGCTGCTTCCCTGGGTGCTGCCGAAAATGCAAGCGTTGAGGGTCTTCCCGACCGCATTAACAACCTGCGTAATCTAATCCTGGATATTAAGTCCATTCCTGCCGAATTTATCTTTACGGGTCGTGACGAACAGAAAGTTGGCGGTGCGTTAAGACGCTACGCCCGCTATGCCCGTAAGGTCAAGGCGGGACAGGCTGCTTTGCAGGCGTTCCTGGAAAAGATTGTGACCGACCTGCTTAAATCCTATGGGCACGACGTTACGGGCAACCTGGTAATTCAGCAGTATTGTGCTATCAATACGTCCGAACTTGACCGCTTGGAATATGCCGACGCTTCTGCTACCGTGATTAGCAACGTCTTTAACGTCCTTGATACTATCGTGAACAATGAGAAGATTGCTCCGTATGTAAACATCAAGGCTTACATCGCTTATGTGGAATCGCTGCTTGACGGTCTTGCGGGTGCTTCGCAGATTATTAACGTTGACAGGAACAACGCAGACGCAAAGTCTAGCAGCGGTAAGAACGCACCGTTGAAACAGAATGGCTAAAAAAGACTATATCTACGTTCACGGCAAGCCTATTCACGCAAAGAAACTAGCGGAGGCTTGTGAGTTTAATAAGGGCTGCTCCCGCTACATAACAGCCCGCAAGAAAGCCCGTGAACGCTCAAGACAGATTCGTGAAAAGAACGGTCCGCAGTCTATGGAATGGGTGCAGTCCGCTCTTTTCCTGTATGCCTGTAAGAAGTATGGATTGAGCAAGGACTTGAAGCGGGCGATATGGGCTTACACCACGGCTATGGTCGTGAAGTTGGAAAAGTTTGTAGCCGACTCCGAAAAGATAGCAGAGCGGGAGGGTATTGCAGACACGTTCCATTGGGTAGCCTTGCAACTTCGGGCTGCTATCCGACACCACACCAAATTGCTAGATATGTTCAAGGACGAAGAAATTGAAATCCCGCCCTTGACGAAAGAGGGCAGTTGCATAAGTGGCATTACACACCACCCTACGGACAAGGACACCAACGAAGCGATTTCCTACGTCCTGTCGGATTTCAAGCAGCAAAATCCCGAAGCCGAACACCTGCTGCCGAAAAAAGACGAAATATAATAGATAGGTTATAGCACTATGTATGTTATTGGAAAATGGTAGCCTCGGAGAACTGTGCCCATAGACGCTGTGGGTAAAGGAATACGTGAGTATGTGAACTATTTAAGCGTAGAATCGCTTAAACGGATTGTTTTCGCATCAACGGGTTTGCGTGTGCCCCGCTATCACTAGCAGGCATAGTGGCAACTCCCTCCACGGTGGCTTGTTCCAAGCACACGGCTCTCTTTGACGAGCCAATCATCAAGACTACACGGGCAGAATGAGTGTCCCTGTCTAGCGTATAACCACACGAACACTTGTAGATTCTATCCGCAAGTGTGGGATGGTTTATACATCCGCAGGCAGGGCACATCTTTGTGGTAGGCTCCCACTTTGAAATCTTGAAACTGCGACCGCTCACTTCCAATGCGACAAGTCGCTGTTTCAATAACCCAAGACAGGACGATTGGACCTGTTTTCCGAATAACCCTTTTTGCCAACCCTTAATCTGCTCGTCTTGAAAGTAGATTACATCATAATCGGTCGTTAATTTGTGGTATATCTTGTTGGCGAAGTCTTTTCGTTTATTCGCCAATCTTTCATACTCACGCCTTAACTGACGCATACACCTGTAATATCGCCTTGACTTCTTCTCGTTCTTCCTAACTCCACGTTTGTTCAGTTTGCGTGACAGGAATTTTAGATAGTCAGTTTCTCGCACATTGCACTTGTATTTGTCACCGTATGACGTTGTTATGGAATCCTTTATGCCGAAATCAAGACCTACATTGCGGTTGGTAGGAATCCTTTTGGATTTCGGAAGCATAACGCTAACCTTGACGTAATAGCCACTAGACTTACGGACAAGTTTAGCGTCCGCTATTTCAAACTTTTCAAACTGCTGTAATTGGTTAATCCCGTGAACCCGAAGTTTACGGAATCCTGGAATTGTAATCCTGCACCCGTCTAGGATTTGTGTGTAGCCCGTAATGATGGGCAGGCAATTAACTTCGGACTTGAAGTGTAACGCCCCGACCTTGATGCCCATTTTCTTGGCTTTTGCAAGGTTCACAATGTCCGTCCTCTTTTGGGCTACTGTTGCCCTGTGGAGAACGGACGGGAGTGTTATAGGGCTTTCAACAGGGTTCTTTTTCTTGTCGTAGTGGACTACATTCTTGTGTTCAGTGTATTTATAATCAAACAGGGATGCACCCTCGTTCTTTTGCGAGAGCGATAGCATATCGTTGATTACCCACTTTGCTTCCTTAAAGCATTGGGCTAACTTCGTGAACACTTCTTTAGGATTATGGCGTATGGAAACCTTGAGTTCAAAGACACGGCAGACCTGGGTCTGCCGTCTAGCCCTTGTTTCGGAAATGGATTCCCGAATCCTGGCTTTAGTATCTTCGCTTCTTACTGTTTCCATAATTTGACTTAAACGAGCATCTATCAATACCTAACTCAAATATAAATTATTTCGTGGCATAGAAGAAATTTTTTATTTCTTATATTCGTTTAGGAGGTCTAGCCCATATCTTAAAGAGGGCTAGTTACCAATAGTCTATTTGTCATTTTATAGATATATAACAGATAATCTATTGCAAATAGCGTGGTATTATGTTATATTTGTAGTGCGACAACCACGTAATTTGACTCTTTTATAAAGATAAAGGATTTGTAGTATGCCAAGAAATGTTCCGAAGCGGCGTTGGCTAGATACAGAAATCGCCCTTGTGAAGCAGGGTGAAGTCCCCGAAGGACGAACCTACTTGCAGGCTGCGTCTTACGCCCACAAGCACAATATCCCCTGGAAAGAACTTCGTAAGAACACTTGCAAGTGGTGGTGGACACCCACAGAAGACCTTGCATTAAAAGCAGGTAAGGTTGTCCCCAATCGTTCCTGGGAGTCTATCCGACAGCATAAGGAAGCCTTGGGAATACCCCGTTCTGCAAAGCCCCGATTCTCCGACTTTAAGGCTTTCAACGAAGCGAACAGCAATTCCATTAACATCATCCACAGAAGCAAGCCGAATGCCCAGGAAGAAGAAACGCCCGAATCCGTTTGACGAATTGTGCAAGCGGTTGGACCCACAGGCTAGTTTTGAAGACAACGCAAAACGAATGTATGACCTGTTGGTTAATGGTAAGTTTGATATGCACACCGCAGCAGAAATCCTTGTGGAAGCGTCCGTTATGCCGAACCTTGCACAAGAGAATCACAAACTTTGTGCAGCCGTAAAGGACCTTATGCGTAAGTTGGACAAGGCTGACGAGTGCATACGTGGTTTGTCCGAACAGCAAAAGGAAATGGCTATTGCGTCGCAGGAGGGTGTCACTATTGAAGAAGAACGCAGGGCTGTGAAATTTTTGAAGTTCCCAAAGGGTCCGAAAGTAAATTGACGCTATCTAACTATATACCTATTAAGAGGTAATTATTATGGCACGTAAATTTGTCTTTGACATTGAAACTACTCCCCGTCCTGGAATTATGGACACGTTCTACCCGCAGTGGGCTGAATCCAAATACCCTGGAAAAGAGGGTCAAGCGTTGGAAGATATGGCTGCACTTCACGCTGAATTTGGTATGATTTGTGCTATCGCCATTGGTAATGCCTTGACAGACGAAGCACCGAAAGTCTATACGGCAGGTAGCGTTGAAGAAGAAAAGGAACTCATTAAGTCAGTTACCGATATTTTTGATAGCGAAAACGCTGTCCTGGTCGGTCACAACATTAAGGGGTTTGATATTCCTTTTGTTGCGAAGCGTTTTATGGCACAGGTCGGGTTTGTCCCCCGTGCCCTTAACTTTGGTGGAAAGAAACCCTGGGAAATCCCGCACATTGACACTATGGAGCTTATGCGTTTCGGTGGCGGTGCGTCTATGTCCCTGCGTTCCGCTTGTTTGATGCTCAATATCGCAGACCCCAAGGGTTCTGTGTGTGGCTCCGAAGTCCCGCAGTTGTTCCGTGAGGGCAGGACCGCTGAAATCGGTCAGTATTGTGCGGGCGACGTTGTGGCAGAACGTGAACTTTACAGAAAGATTATGAAGGCTTTGTCTTAATTATGGCTCATAAAATTTACATTGGTATTGACAACGGTACGTCGGGCACTATCGGTTGGATGGGCGACGGCATTGAAACGGGTTTCGCTGAAACCCCTAAATTTGAAGAACAATCCTACACGAAGGCTGCGAAGAATATCAGCCGTATTAAGCGTTCCGCTTTGCGTGAATTGGTATTGAAGATTTTGGGCGATAATCAGCCGTGCGAAGCAATCGCAGTCCTGGAACGTCCCCGTGTGAACCCGAAGCAGTTTGTCACGACGCTTTCGGCTATGCGGGCGTTGGAAGCGACGCTTTGTGTTTTGGAAGATTTGGGCGTTCCGCTTACCTATACGGACTCCCGCCCGTGGCAAAAGAAAATGTTGCCCCAGGGCTTGAAGGGTTCTGCCGAACTCAAGAAAGCATCCAAGGAAATAGGTTGTCGTCTTTATCCGCAGTTCGCAGAAGAAATCAAGAAGCATAAGGACGCAGACGGGTTGCTTATTGCTGAATGGGCAAGCAGGGAGCGTTTATGAGTAGTATAATTGAGCAGCAGGATTTGGTGGCGACACCTGTTGACATTGAAACGTTCGTAAAGGACCCGCAGTATCTAGGGAGTATCGTTGGCGACGGTATTTACCCGTATTGGTTGGAGCAGTTCAAGAAAATCTATGCTGCTTCCGAGGGTTCCCCGTTCTTTCTGTCGGAGTATAGCGAAGTCCTGTTTGCGGGTGCTTTGGGAGCAGGCAGAAGTTTTGCTGCTATCGTAGGGTTCCTGTATGAACTCTATATCCTTACGCTTGTTAAGGACCCGCACAAGAAATGGTCCCTGCTGCCGACTACACCGATTGATTTGGTGGTAATTACTGCGGACGCAAGCAATACGCTTCTTTCCGACCGTATCTTGGACTGCATTAACGTGTCCCCGTATTTCAAGTCTATCCTGTTGCCGAATAAGGGTTCCGCTCTTGAATCCGATATGTTCCCCAACCACGTGGGTCTTGCTATTGTGGCTAATAATCGGTTATTGTTGGGACGTGCTATTTTTGGTGCTATCGTGGATGATAGTTGCTTCCCGCAGGAAAAGCCCCTGTGCGATTTATGGTTAAAGAACATATCCGAACTATACATTTGTTCGTGGCGACGTGGGTTTTCCAGGTTCGGCTGTGCAGGGACTACACCGCTCCGTATGTGGGTAGCCGTGGCTTCAAGTTCTCCCTTGTATGCCCTGGTTGACGAACGTAGAAAACGTGGCTATGGCATATACTATGTTTCTCCGTCTATTTGGGAAACACAGGCGTTTAAGGGTATCTATTGCGGTGATACGTTCTCCGTGTTTGTAGGTTCCGATACGGAACCCCCGAAGATTGTCACGGACATAAACGACCTTGTAAAATACAAGGACAAGGTTATCCAGGTTCCTGTTGAATACCACCAGGATTTTGAAAAGAATATCCGTGCTGCTGTTCAAGAATTGGCGGGCATTCCCGTCGCAAAGTTTTAATCACAAAACCGCTGTGTGTCACAGCAAAGGAAAACTAAAATGGCTACTAAAAAGGCTGCTCCGAAAACTGAAACCAAAGTCGCACCGAAAGTAAAGGTGGTCGCCCCGAAGAAGGACGTGAAGTCTGCTCCGAAGAAAGACGTTAAGGCTGTCGCTCCGAAGAAGACCGCTCCGAAGATTATGGCGAAGTTGGTTCCCGCCAAGGCTGATGCTGCTCCGAAGCAGCAGGACCAGGGCTACGTTGTCCTGGAACACGACCTGCTTACGCAGAACTACACGATGATTATCCACGAAGCGGATTACAAGTTTAACGCTCCGCACCACTTCAAGGTTATTGCTGCGAAGCCCGACACAGAGGGCGAACATAAGGGGCAGAACCGTGTAATCGCCATTGTTAATTTCCAGGAAGGACCGATTAAGGAAAATGGCGTGAATGGCGTTGCAAATGAAGATTTGCTCGGTATGGTCCTTGCCCGACTTGAAGGCTTCCAAAACAGCGAATACAAGTGCCGTGAAAACGCTTGTGCCATTACGAAGATTGAAGAAGCCCTTATGTGGCTCCGCAAGAGAACTAACGCCCGTGTGAAGCGTGGCGTGGAAGGCACTTCCAAGGTCTAACAGGGGGACGCACAATGGCTAAAAAGAACGTGAAGAAACAGGCTCCGAAAAAGAGCCTTGCAGAAGTTATCGTTGACCTTGAACTTGAATTTGACGTAGTTGCAGGCAACGTAGAAAGACTTGACGCTGCCCTTAATCGTGGCGATAGTTTCGCCAAGGAAGTCGGGGACGAACAATACAATCTGCTTTGCCGTCAATTCAATGCTATGGTTGAATATCGTGACACGTTGGGCATTCGCCTTGCCTTGCTCCGTCGTAAGAACGCAAAGGCTATTGAAGACGCTGCACTTGCAAAGGAGGGCAAGTAATGGCAGATTCTACGCAAGATACCCTTGCACACCGCCAAATGGTCGTGGACTTCGCCACAGACTTCTGCACTGACATTATGGATAGGGCAGAATGCCACGACGAATCCAAACTTCACGAACCCGAAAAGGAACGCTTTGATTTTGTTGGGACCCATCAGCATTTGTCAAAGCACACCTATGGTTCCGACGAATACAAGAAATCCCTGGAATACCTGGGACCTGCGTTGGAACACCACTACCAGGCTAACGACCACCATCCGCAGCATTTTGAAAACGGCATTGACGGAATGAACCTTATGCAGTTAGTAGAAATGTGGTTGGATTGGCTCGCAGCCTGCAAGCGAAACAAGGGTGGCAATATCCGACAATCGCTTGAAGTGAACAAGGACCGCTTCGGGTTGTCCGACCAACTGTATCACATTCTGTGCAACACAGCAGATGCTATTGAACAAAAGGGCTAACTATGGCAAAAAGCAAAGAATCCATTTGCAACACCTGTAATTCCAAGACTTATTGTGCAAACAGGGCTTTGGGTGTGACGGATTGTATCAATTACAATAAGTTCCCCAAGCCGTCCGCAGACGAAGCAAAACGATGAATGCTTACGCTAACAAACTGCTTGCAAGAGCCGAGGGTATTTGGCACAATCTAGGGCTGTCGCTCAATGGGAAGAACTCCCAGGAACACGACGGCTATACGTCCCTTGAATTGATTTTCCAGGATATTACCCCCGCCCAGGCTGAAATGCTTGTATCACAAATGAGCAAGGCTTTTAGGCGGGCGAATATCTATTGGAAATCAGCAGAAATCGGGAAGAAGATTTGCGTTGAAATCCCGCCTATGGGTTCGGGGACCCCCGTTCCTATGAAACGCAGTTGCAGGTAGTAACCACTTTGTTTATATTTTGGGAGCAGGACGGTTTGTAGCCATTCCGTCCTGTTACTTCCATAAGGGTGGAATAGCCCTACGTCGCTACTTTGGTAGCAGGCTCATTGGCGTGGGGCGGGGCAGCGTAGTTCTCGGTTTTCTACGCTGCCTTTTTCTTGACAGCCACCAGGTAATTTGTTATATTTAAGGGACCTAAACAAGAGGTTCAAAATGCCCATTACGATTATCAGTGTTACCGAAAACCCGCTCCAACTCATAGGTGAGTCCGCAGGTATTTGTTGGAATGCACCCGTTGACGACCCGCAGAAGAATATCCTTCGTGCGATTTCCTGCATTGAAGCGGACCACGGGCGTGTCCTGGAATATCCCGATATTACGATTGTGATTGACGGTAAGTCTGCCCGTGCGTTCCGTGAACTCTATACGCACATTGGCGGTGGACCTACCCGCCTGCAATCGTCCACCCGATATGTTGACGAAAGCAACTTTAAGTATTATACGCCCCCGTCCTGCCAAAAGGACGGTGTGCGTGAAGTTTACGAAAAGGGTATGAAGCAGGTTGCGGAATTTTACGGGGAGCTTATTGAACTAGGTGTTCCCCGTGAAGACGCAGCTAACGCCCTGCCGTTGGGTATGGATTCAAAGGTGGTGTGGAAGATTAACCTGCGTTCCCTTGTGAACTTTATGAACAAGCGTCTTTGCAGCCGTGCCCTTTTGGAAATCCGTCAGTTCGCAAACGAACTTCGCACCCTGCTTATGAAGATTAACGTAGAATGGGAATGGATAGGCGAAAACCTTTTCGTGCCGTCTTGTGAACGCTACAAGTTCCTTAACAAGTCTATGTGCTTCTGCATTGAGAAGAAGGGTTGCGGTCGCCACAAGTATATCAAGGATTGCACTCTTGACTGAAAAGATTGATTGGAAAGAAGTTCGGTCCCGTATCTTGGAAACTCCCGTGGTGGTTCCACCGAAGAAGCCGTCACGCAAGGTGGACTCCGAAAAGTCCAGGGAAAAGGGGAAGCGGTTCTATGACGCTCATAAGGACGACCCCGTTTTCAAGGAAAAGAAGTCCGTAAGCAATAAGGCTTATAAGGACGCACACAAGGACGACCCCGAATACAAGGCGAATAAGTCCGAATATAACAAATTATACAAGTTGGCTCATAAGGACGACCCTGTTTTCAAGGCGAAAAGAGCCGAGGCGTGTAGGCGTTATAGGGCAAAAAAGCGTCTTGCAGCCTAATCAGCGATTTACCCCGATACCACGTATCGGGGTTTTTAATTATATTTAGGTTGAATAAGAGGATATTGACTTATGGCAAAGAGAATACCCGCAAAACAAGTAGTCCGTGCAGGGACAGAATCCGATTTGCGTGAGAAACTTATTGACCGTGAATTGGGCTTCTGTGATACGGAAAAATCCCTGTATATTATGCGTGACGGTATTTTGCACCCCCTGTCTAGGGTATTCACTGCGGTTTACGGTGTAACTACCCGTGTGCAAATACAGGAAGCTATAGACGCAGGGGCTTTGGTAGTTTTGCGAGGGTTGAGCATCTACGGTAACACTGTGGATGTTTATATGGTGCTATCGTCTGTGCAAAAATCTACTTCGGGGTATGATACTTACACGTTTGGTTCCTCATTGGATATTCAAGGGGATAATGCTGTGTTTTATTGGGCTAAACTGACAGGCTCTAGTTGGTCTAACGGAGCTAGGACTGTGACGGGTAGTTCTGTATAAGTTGAGGTAGGACTATGCGTATAACGAAAGTAAATCAAAGAATTTCACGACTTGACGAACAGTTGAGCAAACTGCTCTATTTGAAAGAACACCCGAAGCGTCGTCTTCACGAATCCTTGTCCGATTGGGCAGACCGTGAAGTGCAAATTGCCTGTAAGGGTGCGGACGGCTATGGTGCAGGCTGCTATCAGTCGGCATTGAAAGCGTTCCGTTCTCTTATGGACGACGGGCATAGTGGATTTTCTATCGGCTGCACGAAAGCAATCTTGAACAGATTGATTGACGGCAAGCCCCTTACGCCTATCAATGACGTGGACGACGAATGGAATAGTGAATCCGATTTTTATGGGGAAGATGGGCATTATCAGCACAAACGTGCGTCGTCTGTATTTAAGACGGTGAACCCCGACGGCTCCGTGGAATATAGCGACGTTGACAGAACCGTGTTGGTTGAAGTTGCCGACGACGGCACAGAAACAACGTGGCATAGCGGGTTAGCGTCCAAACTTGTAAATGAAATTGTAGGACCGATAACGTTCCCGTATTACCCTAGTGCTAAACCCTACAAGGTTTATGCCCACCAATTTGATTCTGTGAATGCAGAAGTAGGTTGTTTTGATACGTCGCATATCTTGAAAATCGTGGACCCCGACGGAAACGAAATTGATTGTGAACGTTTCTATGTTGAAAGTGGGGACAGGGGCTTCCAGGAAGTAGGACGTGAAGAATACGCTGCACGTGTTTTGTCATACAGAAATGCCCTCAAATCCCGTGTAGCAAATAAATAATTTTACTTTGTTTGTGAATTTATTATATTGGCGAGGATAAAACTATGGAGCAATTTGTGGAAATTCTAACAGGATTATCTAGCATTATCGGTGTTCCCGCAACATTATGCCTTGCTTGGGCAGTTTTTGTGATAAAGGACCACGCCAAAAGAATTAAGCAACTTGAAGACGACCTAAAAGAAGCGGACAAGAACCGTGCAGGTGAATTGAACGCTATCTACGACCGCATTAACCAAATGGCTTCGGACGTTTCCTTTATCAAGGGTGCCTTGTCCGAACGCTACACAAAGGACGGTATGAAATGAACGTCTATTCCATAACTATGAACAAGCCGTGTCTTGCTGTGACACCGTTAGGCGACAGGTATTACAAGTTATCCCAGGACACCGATATTATGGTCCATACCGATATTGGTTGCCTGGAAATGTCTATCAAGGCGGGGTTCGTCACGAATTTCCGCAGTGGTGGCAGATTTGTTGACGGGTTCGTTGACCAGGTGGGCGACGAAAAGAAATCGCTTATTTATCTAATCCACGATTTGTTCTATACCCCCTGTGACGATTGCAACGGGGAACACCCCGTAACCCGTGAGTTCGCAGACGAATTTCTGCGTGACGGGCTTGAATGGGCAGGTATGGGTAAGTTCAAGCGTAATGTGGTTTATTACTCCGTCCGTGTGTTCGGGAAGAAGGCTTACGAAGAAGACGACCACTTGACCGACACTAACAGGGTCCTGTTCACATTCAAGTGGTCCGCAAAGGAAGCGGGGTAGTTGTATGACGCTCACTGAATACTTGAAGCACTTTATCGGTCGCCCGTATATTTGGTCGGGGGACGGAACGGGAAAGTCACAGAACGGCTTTGATTGCAGCGGACTTGTCCTGGAGGGTCTTTGGGCTTTGGGGCTTTATACGGGTTCGGATGTGACCGCCCAGGGACTTTACAATTTTCTTACAAAGCAGGCTAATTGGCGGGAGGGCAACATAGACCACGCCAATGACTGCGATATTCTGTTCTTTGGTAAGTCCACCGAAAAGATTACCCACGTTGCAGTCGCTCTTGGGGACGGCTTAATGCTTGAAGCGGGCGGTGGCGGGTCGTCCTGTAAGACCGCTGCTGCTTCTACGGGATTTGTCCGTGTAAGACCTATCCGCAAGGACGTGGTGGCTTGCGTCTATTTGAAAAAGTAGCCATTGTGCTATATAAATAGGGAGGGACTATCTATGGAATTGCTGTTTCAATTAACGTCCATCGGCTTGTCTGTGTGCCTGCTTCTATCCTGTGTGTATATGGTGAAGCAGGTCCGCAAGGCTATGGAGCAGTTCCAAAAGTTTGAGAAGTTGTTTAGGGCTTTGCGGGAAGCGAATACAAAGGCTCGCTTTATGGCAACGTCCGTAAAAGACAAGGTGACGTTCCTGGAAACTACCTTACAGGACTTGCAATCCCAAATAGATATTCTCTTACATACACCGAATAACCCGCCTAAAACCGAGGTAAACAATGGCAACAACGACGTTAGTTCTTCTAATTCTGTTGATTCTGTCGGTAATCACTAACATTTTGCTTGCAATCCGTGTGGTTGTGCTGCGAAATTATTTACATTTATTTGAAGCGAAGATAGGCGAAATTGAATTGCGTCTGTCCCCTAAACACATTCAAAAGGAACTGAAAAATGAACAAGAACAAAAAACTGTCCGCACTTGAAGCCTTAATCAGCAAGCGTCGTTCCCGCCTGCAGGCTGCACAGAATAAGTCTGTGCAGAAGAAAGTGGAACAGCCGAAAGTTGAAGCCCCCAAGGTAGAACAGCCCAAGGTTGAAGAAGTCGCTGAAACCCCGACTGCTCCGATTGTTGAAGAAGTCGCTGAAACCCCGACCGCTCCGATTGTTGAAGAAGTCGCTGAAACCCCGACCGCTCCGATTGTTGAAGAAGTCGCTGAAACCCCGACCGCAGAACCGCAGGACGAAGCACCGACCGCAGAAGAACCTGTTGAGGTCGTGGAAGCCGAAGTCAAGCCGAAGCGTCGCAACCGCAAGAATCGTGAGGTTGAAAATGGCTAAACAGAAAGTTGACGAAGTAATCGTCAAGGTCCCGCAGGGGACCAAAACCGTGAAGATTGAATTTGGGAATGCCCCGTCTAACGAAAACGTTGGCGGTAAGGGTTCCCGAAAGAAAATCTGCGATTAACCGATAAACCGACACCCTATGGATATTCTAATACCGTTCGTTGAATCTAACGACGACGCTTGGCTTGACGTATTCCTAAAAGCCAAGAATTTGCACCCGAAGAACGAAAAGGCACGACAGATTTTCTTTGTGCCGTTTCGTCGTCGTTATTCTAGTCACGGGTTGTTTAAGTATTGGTGGCGAGCCTTGGAACAGAACTACAAGTCCTTGGGCAAAGTCCACTTGCTGCTTATGCAGCCGTCGCAGTTCCCGTCTTTCTTGAACAAGGACGACCCCCGAATTGTGGTTCACTATCATAATGAGTTCATTCCCGAAAAGCACCGCCCGTGCTTTAATAGTGCAACTATTGAGTTGTGTGCTATCAAGGAATTGGATTTGAAGGGCAATTTCATATTGGCAAATGACGATATGTATGCCAACGCTCCTGTGGACGATACCTGCTTTGAGCAGGACGGCAAGCCGTTAATGTTCATTGAGGGTCGTGACGCTTATGGGGCGTTCAATCAGTTCCGAAAGACGCTTACCAACGGGCATAAGTTGGTTATGGACCATTACTGCAAGCCCCTGCCTTATTACCATTGGCACCATTTGTTCCAGGTCTATAACGCTGAATTTTGCAAGTCGTTCTTGAATGACGAATGGGAGCGTATTTCAAAGGGATTGGGTAAGTGGCGACGGGACCACGACTATAACCATATGCTGCTAATGATGGCACAGAACATTAGCGGTATGGCGGTCCACAGCGACAAGTTCCCGCATATCGGTTATTTTGAAATGCCTACGTTCTCGCCCCAGGTTTATGCGGAAGCCGACACCCGCCAGGTTGTCTGCTTTAATGACACTACGGGCAAGAATGACAAGACCACCCGTGAGTATTTGGCAAGAAAATATCCGAACAAGAGTTCTTTTGAAGTTTGACGCTCCCTAGAATTATATATATTTAGGGATATGGATTTTAACCACGATTATGACGGCACTAACGAATTGCTCGTTGTGGGCAGTCGTGAACGCTTGCAGGCTTGCAAGTGCGTGATTTTGGCGTTTGGGGATTTGGGTTATACGGACCCGCCCCTGCCCGATTTGAGTGAAGCTATCGGTGACTTTACGGATTACGACGGGCAGACCGCTGTAAAGAATAAAATCCGTGAAATCCTAATCCGCTCGCAGGTAGTCCGTGACGACGAAATCCTGGGCATTGATATAATTTCACAGGTTGGCGACGAAAGGTTCACCGTGGACTTGCAACTAACGTTCGGTAATGAAACTTTTGACGTAAACGGGATAGTGTAGAGGTTAAAGTATGGCTCAACAGTTCTATGACCATTTTGCATTAGCGAACCTGTCCATACAGGAACGCTTGGGGCGTTCCGCAGCCACGCTTAATAAGGACTCCGCAGTATTTGGGCAGCAGACCCGTTCGTTCTTGCAGATGCTTATGTATGGGCTTGACGCTATCACAGCCCGTTCCGCTTCGCACCTGCTCAATATGGACGTGCTGTATAGCAACGACGCTTACTTGCTGAAACTTGCGGAAGGCATTCTGCTTAACAGCGTTGAGTCTATCACTCCCCCGAAGATTAACGCTGCAACTCCGTTCCGCTTTTGGTCGGAACGCTCTTACACCCGTTGGAGTTCGCTAGGGACGATTTCGCTGAAAGACGGGACGAAGACGAACCTTATTGTGTTCAAGATTGACGCAACAGGTCACGTAGAAGGCTCCGACCTGGGGACTGAATACGAAGCCCTTTACTGTGCGGGCGACTACGTGCAGCAGACTATTGACAGCGGTTTTGACGGTTACACTCCTGGTATTTTTGCACCCGTGCTTATTCCCGAAACCTACAAGTCCGTATGGTCGGAGTCCGTTGAAGTTAAGTTGGAAATGGATAGCGACGAAGACCCTATTTATCCGAAACTTGCCTGGTCCCTGGACGAACTTTTGTCTATGCCGAACGCAGACGACGCAGCCTTGATTCAGCATACCGCCCGTGGTATGACGCTGACCCTGGGTGACGGGGAAATCTTTGGCAAGGCTTATAACGGTGGCAGCGGTAAGGCTCATATTAAGCAGGTCATTGTGACCTACGTTAAGTGTGAAAGCCTTGCCCCTGTGGACCATTCTTCCATAAAGTTCAATTCGGACATTACGGAAATGTTCCTTAAAGGTGAAAGCACTCCGTTGCTTTCGCCTATGAACACGGGTGACACCCCGACTTCTTTGCGTTCCCGTGCCATAGCGGAATTTTTCGCTGCAAGCAAGATTACGGACGAACGTGACCTTGTGACCGAGGTTAGTAAGATACCGTTCGTGAAGTCCTGCTATGGACGCAGGGAGTATAATTGGTCTTCCTGGGTTACGGTATCTATGCTGTTAAAGGGCTATAACGATTCTAAATACGGTCGTAACACAAAAGAACGACTGTTCTTTAACCGTTATAAGTATAGCAACTACCGTCGTTACAATCCTGGTGAAATGGTAGTCTATGGGACGAACCTTTATGTTTGCTCCGACCCGAACCACAGGGGTGTTCCGTCGGCAAAGAACGGTTGGGCGTTCTATATGTCCTTGACGGACGGCAACAAACTTTCGCAGATTTACCAACGCTATTACCCGTCGTCCTGTGTGTATGACAATGCCACAATCGTGCTTTCGGGTCTAGTGTTGAAGAACCGCAGGTATTGGAGCGAAAACGGTATTTACTACCAGGGTGACGTTGTTTATCATTCAAAGACGAAGCAGCTTTGGCTTGCGTTGCGTGACGGTGGGCAGACTGTTGAACCTGGTAGCGAAGACGACGTGTCGCTGTATAGCGAAAACAGATTTTGGGCTACCCGTGAAGAAGCCGTTGAACTTGACGACGACAGTTCTACGGAGCAGGTCTATAACCTGTCTTACAAGTTTGACGACTACGAACAACTGACACAGGCTATCTTTGAATCCGAAATCAAGGGTTATTTCAACATAGCGGGCAAGTTGGGATTTACGTCTGTTGTGGTTGAACCGCTTGGGCAGGTTGGCGTAAGCGTTGACATTCAATACACCGCCCCTTATACGATGCAGCAGCAGGTCCGAAAGGCTATTGAAGACTATGTTTGCTATCACGTAGGTAAGACCCTGGAAGCCGATACGCTCAACTCTATGCTTACTGAAAATTTCAACTTGTCGTCCGTCTATGTGACGATTAAGTTGGACTCTGTGGATAACTCGCAGAACGGTATTGAGTTGGTCTTGCCGTCGGCTACCTATGTGCCACCTAGCCTGCTCAATGTATCACTTAAAGAATATCTTGGAACGAGGAAGTAACCTATGGAACAAATGCCTGCTGCTATCGTTGATTTCGCTGCTGCTTTGAAGTTGCTTGGGCAGTCCCAAAGCGACGTTGCCGAAATCGTAACAAAGTGGGACTTAATCTGTAATACCGACACGCCCCGCACTGTTGAAATTCAGTTGTCTAACGGGGTTCATAAGGTAGATAACCTCGCTAAAATCCGCAACGATTTGATTAAGGGTTTGTCCCTTGATGAACCGAAAGTAAAGTCTGTGCAGTTTTCGGCATACCGTGTGAGCGGTAGAATTTCCGCTACGGACCGCATATCTAATGCGTGGCACGAAGCAGAGGAAGACCCGTATGAACCGACACGGGTGGGTTGGGAAACTTCGGCACGTTTTGGCAATTCGGATATTGAATCCGTGTGTATGCCTACTACGTCCAACATTACCGTGCGTATGAGTGCCTTACGCCCCGTTATCTTTGTCGGTTGGGCTACGGGGACGGACGGCAACCCGATTACGACGTTTGACATTCACATAAAGTCTATGCAATCTGCGTGGTCTAGTTCCTTGTATAGCGAAAAGCAGTATTATACCAGGACTACGTTTGTGAATACGAACCCTAACGGTGACGACGTTACGATTAGACTTTGGTATGACGATACTAACCCGAATGGCTATTTTACCCGTGTGCTGCCTGTTCGTAAGAGTTTCACTGTTCTTGTTTGGGCTGCTCTTGGGCAAAACCTGGTGAACATCTTTGAACTTAAAGAAGATATTGAGGGGGAACTGACTAATGGCTAGTATTGCAGATAGCTCTACTTCTCTTGAAGCTATGAAGTCTGCCAACGACGACTTCGTTGAACTCATTTTGAAGTTGAAGTCCCTGCTTAATGGCAAGGAACCCGTCACGTTCAATATGGGTAAATACAGTATAACCGTGCAGTCCGTCCTGGATTTGATTTCTAACTACAAGGACGGCAAGTTTGACGAACTGTATTTGGGCGGTCAAGGCGTTGGGAAGAAAGTCAAGTTGTCCGTTGACGCTAACGGTAATTTGTGCGTCACCGATACCGACGGCTACAAGGTTTCCGTATCGTGCAGCAAGATAATTTCTGCGACCATTCAGCAGTGCTACGCAAAGTATGTCACTGCAAAAGACGTGCGTATAAGTTCGCTTGAAGGCAGGACTTCTGTTAAGGGTGGTTCCGTCAAATTCTCTAATATGTCTTTTGAGAATTTGAAAGTCAACAACCTGGAAGCACAGAAAGTCAAGACTAACGTTTTGAACGTTGAGTCTGCCCTTAACTGCGACGGCATTCTTCTTACGGGTGTTCGTAAGTTTGCTCCGCAGCTTGTTCGTAGAATGTTCTATCGTGACAACAGCCCGATAGACAATGCAGCGAACTCGGTAGTTATTGAAAACAACGTGTGGAATATGAACGCAGGTGGCGGTAAACTTTCCCCGCTTGATTTTGGGTTCTCGGAGGCAGAAAACCCGACGCAGTTGCAGGCTACTTCTGCGGTGCCCGACATTATTCAAATTTGTGGGAATAATAAGTTTAGTGATTTCACGACACGGAGTCAAGTTTTCTTTAAGACATACAAGCAAGCTATGACCGTCCCTGGGAATGTTGCTGCGTATGTGTCTGCTCCGAACAGCGATAGCTACTATGATATAGCGTTTGAGGGCAGTAACTATTCGTTTGCTGCTTTAATGGCATTCCCTACGGGTGGTTTTTCTTCTACGCTTACAGAAAAGGGTGCGTTATACCTTACGTCGTTCTCTGCCAACGATATTGGTAAGGAAATCTATTATCAAACCTATGACCAGGATTGGTATATTTACAGGACGATGATTTTGGCGTATTCGTCTGCAACTGCAAAGATACCCGCTGTTGGTTTCGGTGCTTACACGAAAATTCCTAAATACTCTTGTGTTCGGTTTATCGTGGGTTGCACGGACGAAACCAAAACCGAGGGTTCGTCTTCTTCAAGAACTGTAACTTACTCTTTGGATTTATCGTAGCTTATGTTGAACGCTCATACTGCCATACGGACTTTTAGGGAACTTCAATTTGACGTAAGGGCTTTCCTTTACGCCCTGTATGACATTTATCCCGCAGAGGGTCACGAAGACAAGGGCGTTGTTGAAATCAAGTGGTCCGACGGCTCCGTTGACGTTGTTCCGACCTTTGAGTTTGTTCGGGGTATGTGCAACGCAACGTTCTTGAAAGTTATTGTTGGCGGGTTAGCAGAACTAATCCCCGAAATTACTACAATCCCTATCCAGGGCGGTAAGTATCAAAAGACTACGCTCAACCTGGACATTAAGGGTGCCCCGCTCAAGGCTAACTTCCCCGAAATCGGTGATACCGATACGGATTTGACGGTTGACGGTGGAACGATTGTAAAGCTAGTCGCAGACACCGTTGAACTTCCGTATGACGCAGTTATTTCAAAGGTGGAAGCTACCGAAGAACTTTATTCTACTAATGCCGACGCTACGTCCGCTGAAATCGGGCAGCTTTATCTTGAAAACGGCAGCATACTGACACGGGGCGACTCCCCGTATTCCTACCCGTTTACGCTTGACTTGTCAAAGGTTGCGTGGAACCAGGCTTTGCAGTTGGGGACCAGGTTTAGAGGTTCGTATGACTTATCCTGCTACACGCAGACGCAATACAGCGGGAATGCCGTAGGGTTGTTTAAGGTTACGGGTTATTTCCGCTACGATACCGTAGGCTATGCCGAATACGCAGGTCATTTCAAGCGTTATCACGCAGGTGTTATCGTTGAAATTCCTGTGTTCAAAAGCATATCCTATGGCGGTTCTGCAAGGGGTGGTAGTTACACTAACATAGAGTTTGAAACTTACCCTATGCCAAAGGTGAATTACCCCGATTATAGTATGACCGAGGAAATGCCCGTTTCGGAAATTCCGAACATAGTTATGCTCTATCCGTTCAAGGAAACACGAACAAAGGACCATTGGTATGGCACCTGTTATATGACGCTGCGTGAGCCTACCGAGGACGAACAGGATAGGATTGTGACTGTCCGCAACCCGACTTCAAAGACGCTTAAACTTTGCAACGCTTGGGCGTTTTCTGTTGCGAATAAAAGGCGTGAAACTGTAAGGGGCGGTTCTAATTGGATTAGCTCTGCTGTAAGAGCAGCCACGGATATTGCTATCGGGTTTAGTAGCCCATTCTTGGGTGCAGCCGTAGTAGGCGGTGCTTCTACGACTACACAGGACGATACGGTTTACGGCTCCGTTGAAGATTTGAACTATATTGAAATCCCCCCGTTTTCGGCAATAGATTTCCTGTTCCAATGGGAAATTAAGGGTGGACTTCTGTATGCGTATATGCTCCCAATGTTTATGCCGTTGACGGGCGACGGTAACGATTAAGGGGTTTGCTAATGAACGATTTCATTGATACAAGTTACAAGCGTTCCTACATTGTAGTGTCTGCGTCCGCAGACGGTGTTGTTCTGCGTCCTGTTGAAGACGAAACCTTGCTGTCCTATTGGCGTGAATTTTTGTCGGGTTACATTACTGACCCGCTGCCCGAAGACGTGACACCGATAATCACGCTCACGCAGTTGCCTATTGAAGTTTTGAAAGTTGACGCTTATGTGGATTACGTCGTGGAATATCCCCGTGTGTCCGTGTCTTATGGCAGCTATTCCGTTGACGTATCGGATAGGGTTTCGGTGAATCACCCGAACCCCGAAACGCCTGGGTTGTATGCCCTGGACTTCACGATTTCAGTGAGTGGCGAAAAGACTACACCGATTTGGCGTTCCTGGGTTTCTATTGAGGAACCTCCGCTGCTCCGACATATTGTGACCCCGTGGAACCGCTCTAACAAGGCTCTTGCGGACTTGAACCGTCTTGTCATTGAGCCACAGTTTAACGAGGCTCTTTACGAAGCAGGTGTGCCCATTTACAACTTCCAACAGGCTAACGCTCCCGCAGCGGTCAGTCAGTTTGCTGCGTTGAAGTATAAGGATGCCCGTGCTATCGTGATTGACAACCGCCTGTTTATTTCGGGTCCACGTCTGCCTGTTGGAACCGAAGTGACCGTGAACGGTATGACCCGTATGTTGGGTGTTACACTTGTTTGCCCGCAGTTCTCTAACCAGGACGTTTACACAAAGGGCGACGTGGTTAGCTACTGTGGTTCGGACTACTACGCACTTGACGACGTTCCGACAAGAAAATACCCCGACCCGAACGACGAAACGAAGACTATAACGGGTAGCGTCTTGCCGACGGCTACTTTTTCCGAAGATGGGGTGGACCGCACGTATTGGCTGCGGGGTTGCTATTATTCCGTTGCTCCGATGTATTTGCCCGACGGTGAGTATGAACTAACGTCGCTTTGGGCGGTCCTGGACGTGAGCGGGTATATGTTCAAAATGGACCTGCTCCGTGCGTTCCCCGTCCGTCACTATTGGGGTCATTACGACAGAAAGTATTTCCTGGATTACGCAGCGGGCGACCTGGTGTCGGTTGTTGACGACAACGTAATTACGCTCTATCAGCGTAACGAAACGTCCATAGCCGAAGACGGTATTGAAGAAGCCTACCGCCCTGGTCACTATTTGAACCCGCATTGGACGGAAGTGTATTCTGCGTCCAATAATTCTATGCTGCGGGACCCGATTATCAAGCCTTACACTAATTCCACGAATGCGGTAATTAGTAAGACGTGCCCCGCCCGTGAAGAAGCATTCCGTATTTATGCGAAGTTGGTTGACATTCCGTTCGCACTTGTGGACGCATTGGGTTCAAAATACAGCGTCCTGTTATGGGCGTTGCTTTACAGGACCCGTGAAACGTTCCCAGGCATTAAGGCTGCGATGAACGCTATCGGTATGGAATTATCCAACCTGCGTAGGGCTAGTCCGTCCGTTGTCTATTCGCAGTATAGCGAGGGCGGTATTCAGTCCGAAATCAAGGACGTTTATACCGAAATCGGAAAAGTCAAGGAAATCGCAAAGTCCGTAAAGGCTGACAAGGTTTGGACCGAGGGGCGTTCCTTGCTGTATAAGGACGACCCCGACGTTGACGTTCCGTGGATTAGGTATTCGCAGGAAGGCGAAGACCCCGACACCGTTTGGATTTACAAGCGTAACAGCGGAACGTCGGACGCAGGTAGTTGGGAAAAGTTCTATTCGTTTGTCCATATCGGTAGCGATAGGGATATTTCGGAATATGACTACTCCGTGAACAACCGCTATTACAGGGCAGACGCAAGCCTGTTGGACCGTTTGGCAGAAGACGGTGTTATTGATATGGGCGACGGCTTGCAGTGGATTGACGACGACACCTTTGTGGGCTTGTCGCTCGCACTCACTACGCTGCTTTCCTACGAAATCCCGATTTACATTTATTTCCGTTTGAAGGTCCGTCTTGCGACCGTCGGTCACACCCGTCTGCGTGGGATTTCAAAGCCTGTGTTCTTGCAGGATTCCTGGGGCGGTCCTATCGGTCTTAAACTGTTCCCTGGCAAGTATTTTGATTTTGTAACTATGGAAGTCGTAGAATGCTATCCGACTGTGTTCTATGTCTATGCGGACGACCCCGAAGACAAGCCGTCAAGTGATAGCCCCGACACGGATTGGACGAAGTGCGTTGAGTTCGTGGATATGGGCACCTACCGTTATTACCCGTTTGACAGGGCTGTTTACTTGCGTATAAAATATACGGGTGACAACGCTTCGCTTATTTACAGGGTAGCCCGTGGCATTGACTACGACGATAGAGAAGAGGGCGTAACCCGTTTCAAGTGGTGTTGGACTTCCCGTTACACAATCGGCTGTCTAGGCAACTCCGAATCGCCAGGAACAGACGATTACAAGGTTCGTCCAGGCGACCACGGTTTTGACGGCTTTGAAGACGCTACTCAAATGAACCCGACGGACAACGACCGCCACGGCTCCGATATTTACTTGTGCAAGGGTATCGCTGCAATTACGCTGCGTATCGCTACGGACAACTTGAAAGTTACCGCAGAAGCTATGCAGTGGCAGTATATTTTCAATGACCCCGAATGGACTATGGGTGATACGGAGGACGCTTTGCGGTTTGCGGGTTGGCACCCACTTGACGGTGTGAAAATGATAGGCTGTTGGGTTGGTGACGTTGCGTCCTTTAAGAGTATGATTTACAGGGTTACGTCACCCGAAGTAAGCAATTTGGAATGTCAGTGGGACACCGACGAACCTACCTTAAAAGTCCGTGGTGGCATTCCACGCTTCCTGTATCTGTGGGACCGCCAGGGGTTCATTAGGGGTATGCTTATCGTCCCGTTCACGGACCGTTTGGTTGACAAGATAGACAATCCAGGCGAGGACGATTGGCAGTTCAAGTTTACGTTTGATGTAAGTGAATAGTAGTCCTTAAATAAAAGTTGCATTTATAACTAAATAAATGTATATTTAGTGTAAAGATTGTTAGAAAGTTACGGTTCTAATAATAGGAAGAATTTTTAAGAAAGCCTGCAAAGGCTTAATCCTGTCATTACCGTAACTAATGGCAGGATTTTTTGTTTTATGGTAATCACAAAAGGCATAGAGTTACGGTTAGACCCTACGAAGGCACAGAAGATATACTTCAATAAGTGTATCGGTTCCGAACGTGTAGCCTATAACGCTATGCTGAATACGAAGATTACATTGTATCGTAATTATGGTGTTAAGAATTTTAGCCCTAATTGGAGTTCATTAAAGGACTTCTATCCGTGGATGAAGGACGTAGATAGTCGTTGCCTTAATTATGCTAAAATAGAAGTGGAAACGGCTTTTAAGAATTGGTTTAGGTCTTTGAAAAACGGAGGAAATGTAGGTTTTCCAAAATTCAAGAAAAAGGCACACGCAGGAAAGTATCATAACACTTCAATGCCTAGCACACCCGACAGATTGTTCAAGGGTAACAGGATATTCATACCTGTAATCAAGTGGGTTAAGTTTAGGGGCTATAAGAATTTAGACCTTAAACATATCAAGAAAATCCGCAACTTAACTATTAAGCGGACGAACACAAATAAGTATTTTGTGTCTGTATGCTGCGATGTAGAAGTTCAAGAATACGAACATACAGGTAGTTGCGTAGGACTTGACTTGGGTGTTAAGGATTTAATCATCACTTCAAGTGGTGAAAAGTTTGAAAACAAGCACTTATTGAAGAACTCCGAAAAGCGTATAAAGCATTTACAAAGAATTTTATCTAAAAAGAAGAAAGGCAGCAAGAACCGTGAGAAAGCACGGCTTAAACTTGCTACCGCCTATGAGAAACTAGGCAACAAGAGAAAAGATTACCTTCATAAACTGACAACGAAAATTGTTCGTGAGAACGACATAATCTGCATAGAGGACTTGAATGTTCGTGGTATGCTCAAAAACCATAAACTAGCAAAGTCTATATCCGATTGTTCGTTCTCAATGATACGGTTTATGCTGTCATACAAGTGCGGTTGGTATGGACGAAAACTTGTCGTGATAGACAGGTGGAGTCCGACTAGCAAGTGCTGTTCCTGTTGCGGACACGTTATCCCCGTTATTGGCTTGGGTGTGCGGGAGTGGGTCTGCCCTAAATGTGGTGTTTGCCACGATAGGGACGTAAACGCAGCAAAGAACATACTTGATGAAGGTTTAAGACTTTTAGATGTAGGGTGCGTTCCACCCGAATTTAAGCCTGGGGAGAACCCGCCTATGGATGACCGTCTAGCGATAGACCTAAAAAGTAGTGGTTCTGCGAAGCAGGAATCCTGCACGGCATTAAAGTGCGGGTAGTTCACGCAATATACCAACAGGATTATATTTGTTAGTCGTAGTATAATATATTATATTTAGACTGTATGTTAAGGAACAAAGCCCTGGAGGAATTTTAGCTATGGCGACCAAATATGATATGCTCACTAACGAGGGTAGCCTTGCGTTAGCCCGTGCCGTTTCTACGGGAGCTAAACTTGTAATCCGTGGGGCGACGCTCTGTAATGTTTCTAGCGGTATGGCTTCGGTGGACGAAGTGGCTGCACTTAAATGGTCCGATATTTCGTCGTTTGCTCTTGAAGACGCAGACTTGCCCTGCACAAGCTACCTGCCGTGTATGTATGACAGCCAGGGTGCCGAAACGGGAAAGCCTATTGCTGCCCTGGATATTGAGTTTACGTTTATGCCGTCGGGTGACGTTGAATACAACGTTATAGCTGTTTTGGCAGACCTTTACTATATGTTCGCCCCGTTCGCAAAGAACGGCAACTACAAGACGGGTGACACCGTTTGGTATTTGGGCAACAACGACGTGTATGAGTATTACCGCTGTATTGAATCCGTGGATAGCTCCGATTACCCGCAGAACGATACGACCCATTGGGAGTCGGTTACGGTTTACAACCAACTTGACACGTCCGTGTATAACGGCAATCTGCAATACAAGACAATCAGCGACGAACCTATCTTGCTGTATGTTTCAAAGACGGCAGGCGTTGTCAATATCGGTCCCGAAATTGAAATTGACTACAAGGTTCGTTTGTATCTTGAAGGTGTCAAGAACGCTGCGGACGTTAAGGAATACGTTGTCTTTGATACGTTGGGTCCCGAATTTATGGCTTCCACACAGATGGTGCTTTTGGCTGAATTTGCCGACGCTATGAAGCATATCCGTGACGTAGCCGTTGAACGGGCGGGGAGGTCCTAAATGGCTGTTAGTCTGCGTGACGTTCTTGACGAAGAACTTAACATTGAAACCGAAGAACTCATTACGGACGAAGTTATCCTTCGTATGTATCGTAAGGCGGTTCATTGGTATCGTAAATACCGTCTGTTCCCCCGCACGAACACCTACAACTATTCCATTGAAAGCAGTGACTACGTTCCCGACATTCTTATGGACCAGGTTGTTACCGTTGACGGTAAGACGGGTAAGTTGTCGGAGTTCGTTGAAACCAGGACCAGGGTGTTTAACGGGACGGGGACAATTATTGTCACTATCGCCTTGAATGCGAATAACGCTTATTTGGCGGGTCTTCCCGAAGAATTGGAAAACCTGTTCGTGTCGCACTGCAAGGTCGTGATAGGTCAACGCTTGAAGTTCTCTAAATACCCGTCGCAGCCGATTGAGTTGGACGGTCCAGGTATGTTTGCCGAGGGGACTGAGGGCGTTGAGTATTGGAAGAACTTTATTATGATTAACCGTGACTGCGACCCCGAAAACATTACGGACTTGCGTAACGAAGCCTACACGGGCATTCCAAAGCCGTATTTCTATTCGGGCAGACGGGTTTGGTAAAAGGGGATTTTATGGCTAATGTCACTAGGGGCACACTGCTTGCCACTTTAAAGGAATTGAGAAAACATAAACGACCGAAGACTTCAACGGCTGCTGTGTCTGTGCAGGCTATTTGCCCGAAGCAGGTGGTTACGGCTGACAGAAACGCTGAATTGAAGGCATCCATTGAAAGACGTAGGGCTGTTTTGAATGGGGGGTTGAACAAACCCTTTTATGTTTTATCCATTGACGATATTTCATTACTGAATAGGTTGGTCACTTTACACGATTACAGAACTCCATATAACGGTGAACAGTATGGGGAATTGTTCATTCATTGGTTTTATCGTAATAGGTCAAGGGATTGCTTGTCTAGGTGCGAAATTTTCCATTTGAATATGTTGCAGTATTTCAATGCGGTGGACAAGGTGAAAGTAATCCACGTTCGTTGTGCGTCTATGCTCCCTATGACGGGTGCTATGCAGAAGGCTGTTGAAATTTTGTCTTGTGGCAGGGCTACGGTTGATTTTAAGATTGTCCAACAGAAGTCATCGTGGGAGTATGATACTTTCAAGGAATGTGTGGAGTATGCTTCTAATTCGGGGGCATTCGTGTATTATACTCATTTTAAGGGGGTTTCCCGAATAGGGGACGATACATTAGGTATGGACCGTAAATATGTGCAAGATAGCACCGATTTGGATGTTTTGTATTGGTGCTACTTGCTGTATATGGGTCTTTTTGGTAATAAGGTTACAGCAAATGCAGTAGGACCTATACGAACAAACAATCACAGATTATTAAAAGTATATTCCGATAATGATTGGACCCGAAATATCAAAGATAATCAAGACTTTTTTTATAGGGGTAGTTTTCAAGGTTTTTCGGGAATAGCCTTAAACGAAAACTTAAAAGAATTAGGGGTTTCTTTGGAAAAAACATTACCCGTGGGGACACATACAGTTGAGTTGTGGTTAAGTGCTGTTTTTAAAGAGAAAGAAATATACTCCATACCTTTTACAAGCCTTTCTATGAATACCCCTGGTTATCACGAATATGCAAAGAACGTATTTCCGTTGCATAAGAATTTGTTTAAGGCTGCTTATACTGTGGTAGATAAATTAGTATTGTCTAGGATTGTGGTATCTATGACATCTTGGAAAGCACGTATAGGTAATGTATATGCAGTTATCCAAAGTCTATTGAATCAATGCCGTGTCCCTAATTCTATTGAGTTAAATTTGGCTATTGTGGAATTTCCTAATAAAGAAAAAGACTTACCCATAGACTTACAAAATCTTGTGAATGATTCCAATTTAGTTCATATAAATTGGGTTAAAAAAGATACTAATGTGTTTAAGAAAATAATACCTACTTTACAGAAGTATATTGGCGAAGATTACATTATGTTATCTGTGGACGACGATATTATTTATGATTCGGCATATATCACACAAATGCTTTGTTTATTGGGTAGTGCTGATGTGGCTTGTGCCGATATAGGGTATGTAGGCTTTAAGTCTATATGCCGTTCAAGTGTGTTTGGTCCCGATTTTTGGGAATTACTGACAAATGACGTGGTTAATTGTAGAGTGGATGATGCCTATATTTCGGAATACCTTAATCGTAAAAAAGCGGTATGCGTATATGAGCCTCGCAAGGAAATACTTTCATTGCTGCACGATTATAACCCTGTATCGCCTAATAGTTCTTTTTTGGAAGGGTATTCAGCAGAAAAACTTAAAAAGGCTCATTTGGCTGTTATGGAAGCCTTAAAGTAATAGATTTTTTAATAGGGGCTTGACCCCCTGTTGGGTATTTTGTTATATTAACTCCGCAGGAGTTATTTATGATTACGTCTATCCCCGAAAAAGAATTACCTCAAAACAATTCAGCAGTGTCCCGTTTGATGGATATAAACAAAACACATTTTAATAACGCAGGTGTTTATTACTATCAAGTGAAGACGGTTTTTAGTGGTAGGACATTACCCGAACATTTCATATACGAATTGTATGCCCCGTATAAGCATACAAACGGTAATGGGGATATTGTTACCGATTGGTTTATTTTTGGTTCGGATGATTCCGATGAAGACATAGCCTCGGAACTTAAAGCGTATCACGAACATATTACTATGGCGTGTGTTAGCCAAAAGTTTAATAATTGATAGTTACGGGTTGTCAGTCCCAAACTCTAACCCCATTAACAAGTTTCCAATGCCTGCCTAGTTTTAAGCCCCGCATTTTCGCTTTAGATTCTTCGGACATTTTACGACCTTTTAGGGCTTCACTAATTTTTCGTCTATGTTCTTCGGAAAATTTTAGGGTTCCGTTTCTTTTTTTTGTTTCAAGCATTTTATTTGTTACACTAGGGTCCCGTTTACGTCCTGTTAGTGCTTTTGATAATTTGTCACGTTGTTGTTTTGATATTACACGACCTTTAGCACTCTCACTTAATTTCTTTTTATGTTCGTCGGAAAATTTTCTGCCTTTTAATACTTGCGACAGATGCAATTTTTGTTCTGCGGTTAATGGTTTACGGGGTCCACTATGTTTTCCTTTTTGGGACTCACTCATTTTCTTTCGGGTTTCTTCTGTTACAGTTGTCCCTAGTTTATTAAGTCTGTTGCTTATTCTTATGCGTTCCCGACCTTCATCTGTTAAGTAATCGGGATGCCCTTTACGGATAGCTGACAGGTTTGTTTTTTGTTCTGCTGACCATTTATGTCCCTTGTGGGCTTCACCATTCTTACGCCTAGATTCTTCGCTAACAGAATGACCTTTTAGTGTGTTTGATATACGTTGGCGTTGTTCTAGGCTTACAGGCTTTCCTTTGCGGATTTTGGAGGAATACTCGTTTGCTAGTATGACTGCGTTTTGATATTCTAGGGCTAGGTCATCTATGGTTTCTTGTGTTATTTCTTTTATGTCTTGTTTTGTGGTATCTATCATATACTTAAAAGCAAGAGCCATTTTGTATTTGTATGGACTTTTTGCAAGTATGTAGTAGTAATAATGGATAATTAGGTGTTGTGCAAACGGAAGGCTTATTATGTTATCGGGTTCGTTATCCACAGGCTCATTTAGCATACGGCTAAATGATTTTGGGAATTTGTGATGATAGGCACGGTTGCGAACACGCTTTTTAGGGTATTTATCATATTGGGCAAAGATTTCTAAAACTTTTTGCCATTCGGGTTTATCCGTGTAGAATACTTGTGTGTAATCGTGAGTCATAGGTATTTCTAAATATAATAAAATTGCAGTGTTAGCGACATACTGACTTACTAATTATTAAAGTATTTCATAAAATTTTTCAAAAATTTTAACAAAACCTGTTGACAATAGGCAGGTAATTTGTTATATTTATATCGTAAAGAGAAAACAATCACTTCAACCGAGGACAGCCCTATGAAATACCTGTTAATCCTTGCAGCCCTTTTGTTCACCGCCTGTGCAGAAAACCCGTCCGCACCGTCCACATACGCCAGGGAATGCACCCACAGGTTTGAATCAGCGGAACCGCTCACAATCCTGTCCGACTCCACCTACGCAATCGGCTCCCACGAATACGTCGCCCCGCCCGACACCCCTATGGGCAACTTCCTTTATACCCGTTCGGGATTTATGCGGAAGATTGAATCCTGCTACAATGACGGCTTGACCGTCCGTGGTGAAATGACAAGTGACGAAGTAGCCGAACACGTCCTTAACCTTTGTATTACACCCGAAGACGAAATGGCAGCGTTTATGGCGGGGTATGAACTCCCGAAGCCCATAAACGTGACTTACCTGGGTGCAGATTGCAGGGAATAATGTATATTTAAGGTGTTAAACTTTAATCGGTTCTTGAATGGCTTACAACTTTGACTTGGGAACAGCAGCGTTACGTCGGGCGTTAAGCCCAAGGACTTACACCTTGCGGTGTAAGATTCTTGAAATTGGACCCTTCTACAAGGTCCAATGCACAATGAACGCCAAGGAAGAAGTCCACCTGGACTTTTGGGCGAAACCGCTGCTTTCCCTGTCATACTCTTACGAAGTTGACGACGAAGTTATAGTTGAAGTCCGTTCCCTGTGCGAAGCCTATATCCTGGGTCTAGTCAAGGAACTAGCCGAAACGAACACCGCAGAAGAATTTTATTTCCGCTTCGGCAAGAATATCGCAAAGGGACGCAAGGACGGCACCACGTTTGAGTTCAAGGGTGGCGACGACGGGTTCCGTGTGGAACACTCGCCCGCAGGGACCACCGTTGAAACGAAGGGTGTTCTTTCGCTCACGGGCGATATGGTTATGATTGGCGACGGTATGGGTCTTGGGCTGAATTGTAATACAGCCTGTCCGCTTATGGGTATGCACGTCCCGACGCAGCAGAAAACATTATTTTAGCCAGGAGGAACTTATGCAGATGAACATTAAGGTTCACGAAGCGTCCAACAAATACAAGTTTTCCTATGGGGAAGAAATAGGAATTAAGACTTTTACTTCTAATTCCGCTATGCCCCTAGTGTCTTATGACAAGCAGATGGCGAAGTTCCGTAATGGTATTGACAATGTTCGTGTTTATCCTAACGGAACGGGTGATGGGATTTCGGTGCAGATTTTTTGTAGTTCCGATGAAGCCAGGTTTGCTACGCCCGATATTACGTCTATGAATATCAAGTATGTGGGCGATAGTAATAACTATGCTCAAATGATTCAAACGGCACTTTGCTATGTCGCTGACATTCTTGACTATCGTAAGTCTATCGTAGAAACGCTCAAGGCTTCGGGTGTTATTAACGGTTAGTAGAGGTTCGTCCTTATGATGCAGTCCATAGCCATACAAGCCTATTTCGCTCAAATGCGGAATTTCTTTACCAGGCAGGGCTTTGACGGTTCTATGAAAGTCTGCTATGGTTCGGACGCAGAGGGTCCGCAGCGTATTTTGGACCAGGACCTAGCCGACAAGAAAATGGAACGCAAGTCCGAAACCAACCGTGAGAATGTCCGTGAAGCCCCGTATTCCTACCTGTTTTGGACCAGGGATTCCTTGAAGAACATTGTCCGTCGTTCCATACGCCTGCAAGACGGAGTGGCACCCGACGGGCGGTTGAAGTTCAAGAAGACCGTTTCGGCAGAATTTGGTATGGGTTGCGTCCTGGTGTCTAACAAAATGGAATTGATTGAGGATTTCGCAGAAGCGTTCGCAGCGGAATACCAAAACGTTCATAACGTCCCGATTAACTTGAAGTTCGCCTATGAAACCCGCACAAGCACAGCAGAGGGCGGTTATGATACGGCAGGCTTGAACGCAACGATTATCCAGGACCTTGGGACCGAGGAACCTATTTCGTTCCGACAGGGTGACTTGTTTTCGTATAGTTGGAACGTCCGTTTCCTGTTGCAGTTCGTGAGCGAATTTGCCGATTGGAAGACAGCCCCGTTGCGTTCCGTTGTCGTTGACCTGTATAACAAGCGTGGCATTCCTCTCGCTTCTATGGATTTCAACGGACAGCCCGAATGGAAAGAATATGTCGCAAAGGACGGCACAAAGGTAATCGTTCCCAAGGACGCTTACGTTGAAGTTGAGAAACCCTAGTAGGTAATTTGTTATATACTATGGTTGTGCCCGAAGTAATGCTCATTTTGCGTGTTCCCCTGTTGCACGACGGGGGAATTTGTTGTTATTTTTAAGAACGTAAAAACTAAACCAGGAGTTTATTTATGCAGTATGTCGTTGACGAATCCTTAACCAACTTCAAGTTTTGGAGTGGTGCTGCTGACAACGCCAAACTTTTAGAATACAGCGAATTGCAGGAATTGGATGATGTTCTTCCCGAATACTTTAATACGGGCGACGGGAACCTCCCGACTGCAACTGAAATCAACGATATGTTTTGGTTTGATTTCGCCACTGTCTGCGAAGCCATCGGCTTGCAGTATGACGAAGAAAAGGGCGAAATTATCCGTGACAACGACGAAAGCCGTAAGAAGCGTTCCGAAGCCAACGGCAACGACAAGGTGGGTAAGCAGAACTTCACCTATGCAGAACTTGAAGATGCCTGGAACAAACTCAACGCCCGCATTCAGCGTGACCCGTTTGACAAGGACAATCCCCCGTCGGGTGGTTATGACATTCGCAACGGATATGCCTGTGGCGAACGTGATTGGAACGATTGGCACATTGACTTTTCCCTTGACGCTGTTAAGAAAGCCCTTGAAGAAGTGGCTGAACCGATTAAGGAAGGCGACCTTGAAGTTTACTACAATGACAAGGACAATAATCAAGCCGATTCCGACAATCACGGTATCTTTATCATTGACGGCAAGATTGACACCATTTACTAATTGCAAAGGGGTTCTTGGATATGGCTAATTGGTCTATCAGTTATACAGACGTTTTTGGTAAGAAGAAAGTTGAATCGTTCACTAGCCAGGGTGCTGCCCAGGCTCGCTATGAAGAACTCATTCCCCGCACTTACGGGGATTTGGGCGACCTTGTGAACGTGACCGCACCTATCCGTTCCGCTGTGAAAGTTTCGGAAGGTATCTTTTACGGGTCTGCCGACAAGAAAGACCCGAACCGCTATGCCGACGGCAAGGAAGAATGGGACGATTTCAAGGACGTGGTTCGTAAGTTGCTTGCTGAATTTGACGACCGTGCTGAAACAAAGTTCTTCAAGGTTGTCCCGATTGGTAATGACAACTACGAAATCTATTTCAAGGGCGACGGGGACAAGTTGTCCGACCTGCTCTTTATGAGCATTTATCAAAGTGCGATGGGCGAGCCGACTTTTAACGTTATCAAGGGCGACGTTAGCGACGCTGTGTTTGACGACGCTTATGACATTGTTGAGCCGTATATCGCAGACGTGTTCCGTATGGCTTATGACGACGGCAACACGGGTATTGTCCGCAAGTTCTATTCTAGCGATGACTTCCACAAGTCGTTGAAAGAAGATTGTGGGGGTGCGTCTGCTGCGTCGCTTGGAGCAGTCCCGACCGCCACCGTCCGTCCGTCTAACAAGCGTGAGTCTGTGACTTATGATAAAGCGAAGACTATGGACGACTGCTATGCAGCGGTAAATTCTACCATTATGGATGACCCTGCTGTTACGTCGTTAGGTCTTTATGTTATTAAGGACGAACACGCTAGTCCGTCGTGTAGTGCGGTATGTATCTATGACTCCGCAGACAAGAACCCCAATAAAGACCCGATTCTTGGGTTTGAGTTCTATGACAACGGGATATACCACGTTGTTTGGTATGAAGACAATGAAGACATTTCCGAAGGTCCTATTAGCAAGTATGGTTCCGCTGCTAAACTTGTGGATTTCTATAAGAATGATATTGTGGAATACTTGCAGCGTTCTAAAAGTTAAACTAAAACCAACCGAGGCAAAAACACTATGCAGATTGCAGAAGACTATATTCCGTTTAAGTGTGAGTTCATTGACGACATTTCCCGTGTTGACGAATCCGCACAATCCGAAGTTGCTAAAAGTGGTGGCACCATTCTCGCCATTGTCAAGGGTCAGCATTTCTGCCCTGGCAAGGTAAGCCGTAACCACCGCCTTTATACTCCCGAACTTTGGGAAGAAGCAGGTAAGGACGAAGACGTGCAGCGTAAGTTGACCAACGGACAAATGTTCGGTCGTATCGGTCACGAAGCCGAAATTACCGACGAAGATATTGCCGACGGCAAGTTTAGCCACATTACCCGCAACATTGATTGGAAGACGGGTATCGCTGAATCTGTTATCTACAATACGGATATGGGTAAGACGCTTTACACTATCCTTCGTGCGGGCACTACTATGTTTGTCAGTTCCCGTGCCGATGGCGACTACGAAGGTAAGGACGAAGACGGCAACGATATTCTTGACCCGAAGACCTACAAACTTGAACGCTTTGACTTTGTGCAGGACCCTGGGTTCCTGGACGCAAAGCCGAAGATGATTTCCGAAAGCAAGCAGAATGAAAAGATTGAAGAAACCGTCAAGGAACGTGTCGCAGAATCCCTGCTTTCGCTTGCAAAGGAACTTGGGGCACCCGTTGAACTTGACGGCAGCACCTACGTCGTAGAAAGCCTGGAAAAGAACACTGTTGAAATGACAGATTGTGACAAGGGCACAGGCGACACTTACAAGTTTGAAGACTTTACCGAAGTGACCGAAGACATTAAGCAGTCTATCGTGAAGTTCGTTGAAGGCTTGCAGGAAGAAGTGAAGCAGTCCGCAGACACTATCCGTGACTTGAAATTCGCTAACAAGAATGGCTTGAACGAAGCCTACGTGACCGAACGTCGTCGTGCAGGTGCTACTTACGAAGCGATTGAACGTGAGCAGCCCGAAACGCAGACCTTTAAGGTCCTGGAAGCAAAGGCACCCGCCCGTGAAGCCGAAGACAACGACGGGTCCTTGATTGGTTATATTCTCGGCAGCAAACGTTAAGGATGGCTCATTATGGCTAAAATGAAAATCAAGGTTCACGAAAGCAGTAAAAACGAAGAAAAAAGTGTCGTAGATTTGCTTGCGGTTATGGACACTCCAAAGTATAAGCAGGACTTTGAAAAGATTAAGGCTGCTTACGATAACTTTGAAAAACTTGCAGACAGCCTGGGCTATCGTATTGCGGTGGACCCCGATGAAGAATATCAAGCCGTCCTGCTTCCCAAGAGTATCGTGAATGACGTGTATTTGGACCAACACGCCAACGCTAAATTTTTGGATGGGACAAAGCCGTTGTCTAGCATAGTCCCTGTCGTATTAACGTATCATAAGTAGAGGGCTGTCTATGCCAAAGTTGAAGATTATGGTCCACGAAGCCAAGTCCGACCTTGAAAAGCAGATTACGAAAGAATGTGTCCGTCTTGGATTGGACCGCCTGGTTAATCGTGGCTATTCTTCACGGATAGTCCCGACTTACGGCAATTACATTGAAAAACACAAGGATGAACCTGTTGAACAAATCGCAAAGTATATCTACGACACGGAACAGCGTGAGTGGTTCAAAATGCGTGGCGGTTTCAATATGTTCGGTCTTTTTGGCAACAGAGGTTAAGCACTATGGCACTCCGAATTAACATACACGAAAGCAAGAAGACAGAAGCCCAGGGTCTTGTGTTTCTGCCCGATGGCTTGAAATCCGACATTGAATACGAACTCCCGTCGCTTTACAGGGCTAACGGACTTGCTGTGTTCAAGGGTAAGGAAGAAGTTGAACCCGACGCAGCCTGGGACGTAGAAGATATGTCCTGGGACGTTGACGAAGCCACCGTGTGCGACGATTACCTTATGGTCGCTTTCAAGGACAATCCTGGTGCCGAAAAGGTCAAGTCCATTATGGCTGACGAATACAAAAAGGCTGTTCTGCCCGAAGCCCTGGAACTTGTCGGCTACATTGACGTGGGTGCCCTGCGTGACGCTTACGCCAAGCAGATTGTGGACGCTACAAAGGGCAAGGAATTTGAACTAGGCTACTACCTGGGCGATATTAACGATATGGGTGACGTTCCTGGTGGAATTGACAATGCCTATACCGAAGACGGGGAAGTTAGTTGTATGGTCGGTGCTTTCGGTTTCGTCGTTGCCGAGGCTGCTAACGGCAGCGAAATCAAGGACACGCAGTCCGCAGACGAAGCCTTGAAGTTGGTTGAAGAAATGTATAACAAATACAAGGCGTAGGGCTGTCTATGGGCTTGAAGATTAAAATGCAAGAAGCGTCCAGGAATGACGAAATCCTGGGCTTGCTTTCGGAAAAGGGTTTTACCGTGGACCAGGAAGCAAGCGATAGGGAGGACCGCCTGGTAGCCTATAAGCAATATAAGGCTCACGGCTACTGCGTCGGGGATGTTACGTTAGTTGTCAAGTATGACGCATACGTGAACCGCAGCCTGTTTATGAACGTGCTGTCTAATAGTTATGCTAACATTAGACTTAAACGTTCCGATAGTATCTTTGAAACGTCTATCGTGGATAATCGGGATATGGTTAATCTTGAAGAAGCCCGTCGCTGTATCGGTAATGCCGAACGTGCGGTAAATATGTATATTTCAGCATTAGAAACAATTTACGAGGTATAACTATGTTTAACTGCTCTATGCAAAAGAAGAAAGAAAGCCTTGCCAAGCAAAATGAATACAAGCGTGGCGAACTTGATTTTAGGGGTGGCTTTGACTTTAACGGTAAGCCGAAGAAGTCCGTTATTTCCAAGATTAGCAAAGCCCTTGATAAAGCGGGCATTTCCGCAGTCGTGGACCCGTCGGGGGAACGCTTGGAAGTTCCCTTTGGCGATGATGCTGTGTATATGACGGCTATGAGCCAAAGTTATGGTTCTAGCAAGTGCAGTTATGTCAATGTTCGCCAAAAGAGCGACCGTAGCACTGACGTGGGTGTTTATAACGTTGGGGATGCCGTGAGTGTCGTGCAGGAAATTACACAGGGGCTAGACGCTCCCAATGAATCCAAGAAATCCGAATCCGCAGCAGGTCGTTCGTTCTATGACGAATTTATTGCCGAACGTGCCCGTGATATTCTTGAAGAATACGACGTGAACGAAGCCCAGGGCGGTATGTGCGATTATTGGTATAACATTGGCGACGGTGTTGAAGATATGGAGCGTGACGACCGCAGTGGCTTTTTCTCTTATAACGATGGTGGTGTTCAAAAGACTTGGATGACTACCCCGTTTATGCTTGCGGGCGGTGGCTACCTTGACCCGAAGACGAAACCCGAATATGACCGCCTCCGTAAGAACTGCGAAGACGACTATCGTGAAGAATGCGAAAAGAATGGGGTTGAGTGCGATTTCAGTTCCGAAGAATACTATGAATTTGAAGACACCTGGTCCCAGGAAGGTCTTGAAATTTTCGCTTATGCGGAAATTATGCTTTATAGCCGTAATTCCGACCGTGACGAATATACGCTTATTGCCCGTATCAGCCGTAGTTTTGACTATACCTACGGACGTAACCCGCAGGACGATTTGAACATTGAAATGGATTTGACTTCGGAACAATTCACGAAGGAAAACGCAGACAAGTTCTTCGCTGCTGTTGAAGAAGCATTCGCCAACTATTCGTTTGACGATGGCGACAAGGAAATTAACGTTAAGGCAGATTAAGTCTGCAAAGGAAAAGGTAAATCTATGGCATACAAATGCTCTATGCAGAAGAAAAAGGAAAGCCTTAACACGAAGGCTGAATCCGCTAACTCCAACTATTATTTCAGTATATGGACTGAAAATTATCCCAAAAATGGCAAAGAACCCACACGTTATATTAACGTGTATGAGCCTTCGTCTTGTAAGGGTTGGTATGACGTTACAAAGGAATATGACGACGCTTACGAAGAAGAAATGGAACTCCGTAATGGTAATGTAAATTACACCTATATCGCCAAGAAAGTTATTGATAAAATTATTTCGGGTGCCATTAAGCCTTGTGATGACCCGTATGACACTATCCCTAACTTTTCTAGGTGGTTCAAGGAATATCCGTTTAACATAAGTGAACACACCCAGGATTTCCTGGACGGGAAGTATGGTTCTCGCAGCGAATCCAAGAAGCACACTTGTTCTATGCAGAAGAAAAAAGAAAGTCTTGCTGCGAAGAAGTCCAAGAAGTGCGAAGGCTTTATGGATGACCTGCCGTATGACGCACCCGTAGCCATTGAAACCCTGTGTTCCGAAATTATGAGCCACACCGAAGAATTTACCATTGAAGACGCAGCCGTGGCTGAAATGTGCGGTAAGTGGTATATTCGTGATTACGCAAATGGTTCTACCGCAGCACAGAACGAAGACGAATTTGTTGACGAAATCCTTGCAGGTCTTTCGGGCAGTCCTTTGGACGGCTCCCCGTTCGGTGCAGCCGAAGCCGAAGAATACGCCAGGAAGATTTACAACGAAGTCGTTGCTTAAAGAAATCCTACGACAAAATCATCAAGGTGCCCCGATTGTTCGGGGCACTTTTTGTATGCCCATTTTCTTTCGTATAAATTAAATATAATAGATTACCTAATTTATATAACAAATTACCTACAACTTATAACTAGGTAATTTGTTATATTTGACATTTTTTGACATTTTATTCAAAACTTTTTCAAAATCGCACAAAAATTTTATTATATTCTGTTGTCAAAGGGAGGGCAATTTCCCTGCCAATACTTGTCGGCAATTCTTATTACTGACAAATTCCCTTGTAGGAGGGTGGCTTTCGTAGAGCCATCTCTAACTAACAAAAAACAACCCTATCAAGGAGAGCATTATTATGCTTAAATTCCGCAAGAAACTCCGTGAAGAAGACAGCATCGTGGAAGTTGGCGACGTTAAGTTGGATGCCAAGGAAACCGAAGTTGTTTTCGCTGACGAAGAAAAGGACATCCAGGTTGTCGTTTCCCCCGACCCCGAAAACGAAAACTCTGTGACCGTCGCAGTTCTTACTAACTCCAAGGAAGACGTGGAAGAAGAAGAAGTTCTTGGTTCTGCTTCCGTTGAAGGTAGTGAAGATAAAGGTGCTGAAGAATCCCGCAAGGCTGCTCGTCGTGAGGCATTCCGTAAGCGTCTTGAAGCCCGTCGTTCTGCAAAGAAGCAGACCGCACCCGCCCGCAACGAGGCTCGTGCCGAAGCGTTCCGCAAGCGACTTGAAGCCCGTCGTGCTGCAAAGAAAGCAGAAGCCAAAACTTCTACTTCCACTGCCGAAGCCCGTAAGAAGGCAATCGGTGAAGCACGTGCGAAGTTCCGTTCCAAAATTGGCAAGAAAGCCTAACCCAAAGGAGAAGACATTATGAAGACTTCCGTTGAAGAAATGTCTAATCAGAAATACAACCGCCTCGTAGAATCCTACGAAGCCCGCTATGGCAAGCAGTTTGAAGCCCTTGCCAAGTCCCCGTCGTTCAAGGGCACCTTGTCCAAGAACGCTATGTTCAACCTTGGTCAGCAGATGGACAACTACAAGCGTTACGAAAGTTTCGTGAACGAAAATTCCTCGGCTTCTAGCCTTGGTGTGTTGCCCCGTGTTGCTCTTGACCTTATTTCTGCTACCTACGCACTTTCTATTGCTCCGCAGTTGGCAAGTGTGCAGACGCTTGAAGAATCCCAGGGTCTTATCTACTTCAAGAAGACCTTTACCCACGGCTATCCGCTGACTGCCCAGGAAGGACTTCCGTCCCTGCCCGAAGACAGGTGGATGGGTGCCGACGGTAAGTTTGAAGGCGACAAGACTTTCGCAGGTGCCTGGAAGAAGTGGCTTGACACCCGTGGTCGTCCCGTTGCAGGTCCCGACACCGAACTGACTGCCGAACAACTCGCAGCCAAGAACTTTGACGCTATCACTTTCAACGCCCTCAAGGGTTGGCAGGCTTCCCCGACGCAGTATATGAGCGAACGTCAGTTTGCTATCGCTGCCGACGGTTCCGCTACCATTAAGTATGGCGTGGGCAACCTCCGTTGGAACACCCCGATTAACGTCCGTCTTGTTGACAAGAACGGCAACGTTGAAGACGTGGTTGGTGTTTGCGGTGGTCCTGGTCAGTTGCCGACTTTCTATGGTAAGGTTTCCGTGACCGCTGCTGCTGTTGGTCCCGACCTTGTTCTTACCATTCCGACGGGCTACCAGGGTGGCGTGACTTATGACGTTGACTTTGAAAAGGCTCCCGACGTTCCTGCTATTGAATACGCTCTTGACAACAAGGTTGTCAGTGCCGAAATCATTGGCTTGAAGGAAATGATGGGCACGTTCAAGTCTTTCCAATTCAACAAGCGTTTTGGTAAGGCTGCGTCCGACGAAGTTCTTGCTGACCTTACGGGTCATATGGCTATGGCTGAATCCGAAAAGATTCTTGCTGCCTATGTCCGTTGTGCTAACAAGTGGAAGCCGATTACCTGGAATCTCAACAAGACCGCAGGTATCAGCGAATTTGAACACCGTCAGTCTTTCCTGTATGCTATCCAGGCTGCTTCTGCTGCTATCGGTAGCCGTGCAGGTAAGGGTCACGCTAACAAGATTGTTGCGGGCTACGTCGCTTGTCAGTATATTGCGTCCCTCCCTGGTTTCCGTCTTGCTCCGCAGACCAACCTTGTGGGTCCGCACGTGTATGGCACTCTTGAAAACGAAGGTATCACGGTTATCCGTTCCAACACCATCGTTGCCCCGAACGAAGTTATCTGTGCTTACAGCAGCGATAACAGCCCGTTTGAAGCACCTGTTGTGTGTGCAACGTATATGCCTGTGTTCCTCACCGACACTATGCCTGTTGCCGACAACCCGTTCCAAACGCAGCGAGCAATCGCTTCTTGGAAGGCTATTGAACCTGTGGTTGCCGAATTTGTGCAGCGTATCGTCATCACAAATGATGCCGAAGCACCTGCCGACGTGAACGTGTTCCTTACTACCACCCCGAACGGTGGCAGCGGTAGCGGTTCTAGCAACGGCTAATTGCTTAACTCCCTGTTGAGTGAAGACACCCCTGCGTAAAGCGGGGGTGTTTTTTATAGGGTGGTTGTCCGAAGTTGAAAAAATTTTATTATTTTTATTGACGATAAACTTCAAATGGGGTAATGCTTATGGCAGAAGAAACCACCGCACCCGATTCTTATTCTTACCTGGCTTACATTTTGGCTATGTATGCCGACGAAGAACAGCGTGACGAAACCCTGTGGACGGGAAACTTCACAGGCGACGTGTTGCCGTATTAGCGTCTAACAATTTTCCAAACAAGGGACACCCGTATGTCTAACAAGCATTTCAAGATAGTTGTTAAAGAAGCAAAGAAGAATGAAAGTAAGTCCGACGGTGAACGTGCCGTGGACGACTATGATACCCTTATTGACGGTCTAAAAGAATTGGGATTTGAGCCGTCGTCCAATGTTCGTAACGGTAAGATTTATCCGTATAGAACAAGGTTCACTGCGACCAAAGACGGCATTAAGTATGGCTTTACTCTTAATGAAGACCTCACAGGCGAATATCTTGAATCCATTGAAGTCGTTGGTGGAAGCATTTACACGGGCGACCCAAATGACAAGGACGCTAGGGTGTTTAAGTCCGTCGGTGAAGTCCTTGACGCTTTGAAGCAGGTTGACGGTAAGAAGTCCGAGGCTATGGATATGTCTAGGGCGAAGCAGATTGTAATGGGTGACACTCGCCACAACCCTAAAACGGTTGCTGAGGAAATTGCGTGGTCTGCGTGGGTTGAAAGCGACGGGCACCCTAAAGCATTATTGCGTAAGGCTGCTAGGGATTACTATAATAGCGGGCTATTGGCTTCTGCTGAAAGGGCACGTTATTTGTTGGACACCTATACAGACGAAATGCGTGAACTTTATAAGGAATTTACGTCGTCGGTTGAACCTGCTGAAGTTGCGTCCACAGGTGAAGTTATCCCGTGGAGTTCTTTTGAAGATATGTCTTCTAAAAATGAAGCTGACGCAGAAGCCTTTATTCAGTGGATTACTGAAAATGTTGCACGTAAGTTGGTTCGCTATGCTAGTGAGTCAATGAAGTCCGAAAGCCTTTCGCTCAAACAGAAAGAACTTAAAGATATGGCACGTTATGGCGAAGCCGAAGACATTACTACCATATCCGACGCAGAAGCAAAGGAACTTCGCAAGAAGGGCGTTGAAACGGTGGGTGTTAGCCGTGGGACCTACGGAATGAACGGTGCCTTGCTCCGTGACAAGGACGGCAATAAATACGTGATTACCGCCCGCAGCTCTAACCTGTTCTACTTTGTATAAAATTTTTTAAATAAAGGAAAACTCTTATGAATAAAACATTCACCTGCTCTATGCAGAAAAAGAAAGAAAGCTTTGCGAAGAAGTCCGAAGCAAAGACTTGCGAAGCCACGTTTAAGCAGGGCGTGGACGACTTTATCAGTTGTGCCCCGTCGGGTGGTTGGTCCGACTATTGGGCTATGCAGCAGGATTGGGAAGCGTTTAAGGACGGTCTTTGCCGTGACGGTGTGATTACACAGAAGCAGGCAGATTCTTGGAGTAACCCTTGTACCCCCGAAACTTTTGCTCGCTGGCAGAAGCGTAACGGCTTGGTTAGCCGTGGTTACGAATCCAAGAAGTCCGAAGACACCTATGACCGTCCTGTGACCTTGTATGCTTCTACTCGTTATGATGACGCAGAAGAAGCACAGAAGTTCCTTGATAGCATTAGCGGTGGTGAAGTAAAGGTGTCCAAGGAACGCAATGGTGATACCTTGTCTGTGAGCATTGAAGGTGACGATGATGCTATTGACACATTCCTTGCAGTCTATAAGGATAACTATGATACCCTTGAAAAAGATTGCGATGCAGATGTTAATGGTTGGACGGACCCCGTGGATTTGAAGTATTATACGGTACAGGGTCGTAAGGAACTCACAGGTGAATCCGAAAGCAAGCAGAACGAAAAGAGTAAGGCTGTCTGTGCTGTTTGTGGGGAACCTACAGATGACCCTGTTTTTGACTATGACCATACTTTCTGTAAGGATTGTTACGGTGACGGTGGGGACGTTTGGAAGGGTGATAAGGCGAATGCTAATGCTAAATTTGTTGTTGGGACAATGATTAGTCTTGACGGTGTTAAGCAATATATTCGGGAATTTAGACCTCGTACTTTCGTAGCTCAAAACGTAGACACAGGTAAGGAAGTTACTTTGCCCCGCTCTAGTCTTAATCGTGCTTTCGCTTTATATGACCCTAGAAAGTCGGATTACGACGACAGGGGTAATTTAAAAAACCGTGAATCAAATAAAAAAGGCGAATCCAAGAAGTCCGAAGGCATTGGCGACCGAATCAAGATGGGCATAGACTACAATATGTTTATGCGTATGTGTGGTTCCGCAGCCTACCTTGATGACAATGAAGACTATTGGGATGCACTGTGGGAATACTACTCCGAAATGGGCGAAATTGAAGACGCTTGCGAGTTCTTTGACAACTTGTTCCAATACACCGCTTGGTGCGATGCAGACGAGGTGTACGATGAATACTTGGACGATAAGTTCAAGGACGAGTCCAAGAGCAAGGAAGAATGTATTGAGGCTGCTGTTGACGCAGGCGACCTTGACGTTTTCAAGACGGACAAGGGCTATCTTGTAATTCAGTAACAACCCGTGAAATGCAGAAGCACCCCTTAATTGGGGTGCTTTTTACCTTATTGATGTTTTTTAAATGCTTGAACCCGACATTGAACTATCCTCACACTAAAGATGTGTAGGATTCCCTAACTTACAGCAACATTCGTCGCTGATGGTTTCGGGCATTCTCGGTTTTGAAGCCGAGCATTGTTTAAGACTTCGGCAGGTCCCCCGCCTAGTGTCTTCTTAACTCCAAGATACAGAATGTTCCGTGCAGCGTTTACGTCCCTGTCGTGTTCGGCATTACATACAGGGCATACCCACCGCTTCACGCCTAGCACGACTTCGGGGTTTACGTTCCCGCACACATTACAAGTCTTGCTTGTATATTGTGCGGGGACTTTGACCAGGTTCGTCTTGTAGGACAGGTATTGCCGAAGCAACCCGAACCCCTGGTCACTGACAACTTTCCCGTGTTCTTCTTCGGATGACATCTTCTGTAAATTTATGTCTTCCACGAACACGTATTGGTATCTGTCAGCCAGGTCACGGCTTACCTTGTGCAGCCAATCCCTGCGTTGGTTGACTACCTTTTCGTGCAGCCGTGCAACTTTGGACTTGGCACGGTAATACCTCTTGGACTGCACGTCCTTGCCCTTTACGAACCTGCGGGATTGGACCTGTTGGTATTTCTCCAACTGCCGTTCTTTCCTTGTCAAGAAGCGAGGGCACTTGACTTTCGTGCCGTCGCTCAAAGTGAGGAACGAATCGTCGGAGCAGTTCCAATCTATCCCGACCGCCTTTCCGTTCTGTATTTTAGTTTGTTCTTCTTTAAGTTCTACGCAAATCTTGACATACCATTTCCCGCTTGCAGACCGCTTGAACGTTATGTTCTTCCACTTGCCCTTGCAGAACTGCGATGATGCGTGGATAGGTATGTAGCCTAATTTTCGTGTGACGTATAAACCTTTTTTTGAAAGATACGCTGAATTATTCTGTATGTGATACCGAAACGATACTTTTTCGTTTCGTTTACATTTATATGTCGGTTGGTGTGAAAATGTAGAAGGTTTGTTGCTTTTTAATGATTTGTAGAAATTAGAATACGCCCCACGTATATCCATCCAAGTTTGTGTTAGTGGTATGGTATCTATTTCTTTAACCCATTCAAGTGCTTCGGGTTTAAATTTTGTAAATGTCGGTTTGTAACCCTCTATAAGAATTTTGTGATTTTCGTTTTTATTTTTAACAATAATGTTGTAGTATAATCGGCATAGACCTAGTGTCTTGTTAAAAATAGACACTTGTTCTTTAGTAGGATAGATTCTATATTCGTATGCCTTAAACATAAATTTGATAGTATAGTATGTTCAGCTATAAATATACAATCAAAATTTAAAAACGTCAAGGGTTTTATGGGTATGCTGTAATATATGGCTATTCTATACGGTATAAAGCTGTCAAAGCGTATTAAATTTATTATATTGGTTGTAACTATGGTGGTTATATGCTGAAACCTGGTAATCAAAAAGTTTATTTCATAGAGAACGACGACTTGTCTAAACTCTATCCCGACGCAGAAGACGCACAGGACAAAGCCCTGGGCGTTCTTGAAGGCGAGCAGTCCTTTATTATCGTGGACGGTGAACAGCTCCCCATAGGCTACGATAGCGAAAAGGATGCTATCCTGGTGGAAGACAGCAGCACTTCCGATAGCGTGATTAAAAAGGCTCGCAAGCTGCTTGACCTGTTCGTGAAGAATGAACTGTTCGGGACCCGTGAAATTGAAAATGAAAACGGGTTTATGCCCGACGACGATTACCCTATGTCCGTGAATGTCACGGACGGTAATTCGTATCGCACGGTTTCTTATTACCCGTCTATGCAGCAAATGGCGAATGCACAGGTCCATTTGTGGACGGGAAGCGGGTATAGCACCCACGTATTCTATGTGAACGTCCACAATGGCGACCGCAACCCCGAAGAAGCCCTGGAAACGGCTGTGGTCCTTGCCGAAAAGATTGACAAGTCCGTATTGTTAGACGTTGCCGAAACCGAACAGGCTATGGCAGACGACGGTCATTACGACAAGGATAGCGGTGAGGGCGACGCTGTTTTTGAAGAAACATACATTTACGTTGACGCTACAATGTTGGGGGCTTCGCAGCCTTACTACGTGTATGCAGAAAATTTCGGAGTGCTGCCCAATAAGGGCGAACTCGCATAAAAGAGAGGTAGGCTATGTCTAAAATGAAAATCAAGGTCCACGAAAGAAATTCCGATAATGACCCGCAGCGTTTCTACGATAAATTGAACCCTGCTGAAAAGCGTCGTTTTGACGGGCTTGCCGACACGGTTGAAGCCCTGGTTGGTGTGTTTGACGAAAACGGAAAATTGTCTAAACCGCAGCAAGACCAACTCAAGGAAGCCAGGGACACGATTTACGTGTTTGGCTATGCAGCCAGGGGCTATGTAAGTCTTGCCGACGAAGTTCTTGCCAACTATGGCGTGGAACCTTTGCTTGACCCGAACGAACCTGTCTTTGGCGAATCCAAAAAGAACGAAGACACCGACGACGCAGCCGAAGCACTCGCAAAGGAACTAGGGGTTTCTGTTGACAAGGTTTCGGATAGCTCCCAGGACTATGACTATTATGAACTCGATTACACGTATGACGTTGAATTGACGGACGGCACGACTGCTACTTACCTTGTGTATGATAATCAGCAGTCTGCTATTGACGCTGCTGCGGACGATTTGGGTGAACGTTTCCACGACGACAGTAGCATACTTGGGGCAGCTATTGAATACTTCGGCTTCGGGACGCTTTCCGATTATTTGAACGGATATGACGACGAAATGGCTGACCTTGAAAGTCTTTGTGACGACGTGAGTTCCGAAGAATTTGCACGTATGTTGCAGCAGCGGGGCGGTTTGGATTACCGTGGGTTTGCTGAATACAACATAGGTGAACTTGGGGCTGCTTGGCACCTTTCCAATTATGACGGCAAAGAAGTTGAACTTGAAAACGGTATGCTCGCATATCGTGTAGATTAAGGGAGTAAGTATATGTCTTTGAAAATCAAAACACATAAGTTTGAAAGCCGTGTAGCTCCCGCTGCACAGCGTCGTCCGTTTGGTCGTATGGCTGAATCCAAAAAGTCCGAAGCTACAAGTTTCGGTGCGGGAATGTCTAAACGCACGGACCTGTCCAAAATGCGTAATTTGGGTGAAGTCATAGACGTTCTTGAAGAACACAAAAAACTTATGGAAAATAAGGCAAAGGATTTGTCGCAAAGCAAGGAAGACTTGCAGGCTGCGATTAAGTCCCTTAACGAATTTTCCAAACACGTCCTGTTCTTGAAGCAGCAGTCCGTAAAGGGTATCAAGGACGCACTCACGTTCAACAAGTCCCCCGAAGTCAAGGCTGCTGCCGATATTGAAAAGCACTTGAAGAATGCTCTTAAAATCCTTTACTCCGATTATGAGAACATTCCCGACGTTACTCAACTGCTGACAGTTGTTGACAGTCGGTATGCTACCCGTGGTGACAAGGTTGTGACCGCCTGGGTTGACAATGCGACCCGTGCTATTGAAGTGGACGCAAAGACGATTAAGGACAGCATCGCTGCGGGCGATATGTCCGAAGACGACGTTGTGAAACTTGTGACGGTTACTTATGCTACCCACGGTGTCAAGAACAAGGACACCGTTGAAAAGGTAACGCCTGTCCTTGAACGTATGAACGCCTTGCTTGCTTCGGCTCCGAAGATTGAAGAAGCGGTCATTGACCCGAAGGAATTTAAGGAACTCCGTGACCTTGTGGAACAGATTGTTAAGGAAGCGTCCGAACCGACGCTTACTGTCAAGACTGCTATCACTACGCTTTCAAAGGGCGAACTCGCAACCGTCCCGTCCGAAGCGTTTGTGTCCGAGGGTCTGCTTGACAAACTCAAAGACCTTGTGGCTTCTCTCAAGGACAAGATTTCGTCCCTGTGGAACTCGTTTACTTCCCTGTTCTTCAACCTGGAAGACGAAGCCCTTGAATCGGCTGAAACGTTTGCCGAAGTTGAAGAAGGCTTTGCCATTATGGGCATTGTCGTTGAATCCTACGTTGCAAAGAGTGTTCCGCTCGGCAAGCAGTTTGAAGTCCTTACGAAGTCCGTGCTTCACTGCTGCGATAAACTTGTCAAGGACGCTTCCCTTGCGGGCGAATTTGACGACGAAGTGATTTACGCAGAAGAAGCCGTCAATAATGCCGTTGAGTCGTTCCAGGCTCTCGGTGAAGCCTGCAAGACTTTGAAGAACGCATTGTCGTATCACAAAAACGAAGACAATATGAACGTTATCGGTATTCTTGCGGACGCTATCACGCAGATTGTGAACGACGACAATGGCAGTGCCGATACGGAAGGTGGCGACGACTCCGAAGACGACGAAAATTCTGTAATCCGTGACGTTGAAAAGGAATATAGCCCCGCAGGTGGCGAGGGCGGTGAAGAAGGTCCCGAAGCGAACGGTGGCGAGAACGAAGCCCCGAACCCCGCTGAAATGGGCGAACCCGAAACGTTCTAGTCAACGCCTGGTCCGCTGAAAAGTATAGTTGCCGAGGAATACTCGGCAACTTTCATTTTTGACGCTGCGTGACTATATTTCATATAGGACAACCACGGCATACAAAAAGGAAACTGTATGACGCTAGACGAAAAAGTAAAAGAACTGTATGACACGCTGAAGCCGATATGCAAGGAAAAGAAATTGAACCTTGCGTGGGAAGTCCATAAGGCGTTGAAGAAATTCCGCAGCGAACACCCCGACCTTGACGAACAGTGGTCCATTGAAGCCTTGAAGTGCTGACCGTTTTTGACAGGCACTTTGTAGGTATTCTGTTATATTCATTAGGTAATTTGTTAGATTATTAGGTAATTTGTTATATTTATTTTGTATAAAATAAATCTTTCCCCATTAACTGAAATTCTGCGGTAATGCTCCGCAGAATTTTTATTATTTTTAGAATGTTGCAACAATAAAATTAGGAGTATTCCTCAAATGAATTTTACCGAAAATGCAAAGACTAAATTTTGGGCTGACCTTTCCGCAGGTGTAAAGTCCACGTTTGGACATTCTCTCGGTGAAGCGTTCCACATTGACCAATACAAAAGTGGTCGCTTCTCGTTTACCGAATCCGTGACGGGCGGTCCTGGTGCTGTCACACGGCTTATGGACTCTTTAAAGGCTTCCTCGCCTGTCATTGAGTCGGTTCGTATGACACCGATTTCCAACGGCTACAACGCTACATACAACGTGTCGGTTGAATTTAACCCCGTCAAGGCTGAATCCGTTTACAGCGACGGCAAGGACAACGTTAAGACCTTTGAAAAGGACGGCAAGACCTACGTCGTCGGTAGCGACGGAAACGCTATTCCTGTTGACGACCCCGACAAGTTTATGGATAATGTAAACAAGACCACGGGTTCTAGTTACAAGAAAAAGTCCGAAGACGCAGACCAGGTGGATATGGACGGGTTCCCGATTGAACTTGACTCCGTTATCGCTCTCGCAAACGAAGCCCTTGACGGCACGGGCGTTACTATCGCTAACGAAGGCGGTAAGCTGCTTGTCCGTGGTGCGTCCGAACTTGTGAAGCCGACCCAGGAATTTGTCCCCGAACCGTATTACGGTGCCGACTCTATTGACGGTGGCTACGACGAAGAAACGGGCGACCTGGCTCTTACCATTCCCGAATATCCGACGGAATACGAAATTGAACAGCTCCGTTCGTTCCTTATTTCTGCGGTCAACTGCATTATGGACCACGCCCTGTGCAAGACTGCCGATTGCTCCGACGACGATTGGTGCAACGCTATGGCAGAAGCAGAACCGTGCGAAAGCTACGTTCACAAGTATGGCTACCTGGGCGAAGCATTTGTCGGTAATGACAAGAAACAGGTTGCTATCCTGGTGAAGTCGCTATTGCAGGAAAACCGCCTGGAAGACGCAAAGAAAGTCGCCACGAAGCATATGGGTGCTGAAATGGCAGAAGGCTTCACCCGCAAGTATGCACCCGAAAAGGTGGAAGAAAAACATCAAGCGGTCATTACAGACGAAATGGCTCTGCTTGACAGAATGCACGAATCCGCTATGAACCGTGCCCCCGAAAAGGTGGTGGAAATGGATTCCCTCGTCGCCAAAAATTTAACACAGGAGAAGTAAACTATGCCGATAAATGATAGTGCAGGTGTAGGTGTTTACCTTATTGACAAGTCGCAGCGTTCTTCTGTCGCTATCGGTTTCCGTTCTGCGGGTGCCATTGAAGCAGACAGGGGACTTTGTAACACGCCAACCTTGATTTCTAGCGAAGACGACTACGTTAAGGCGTTTGGCACTCCGTCTATGGAGCGTCACGGTCTTGCTGCTATGGAAGCATATTTGCTTGCACAGCGTAAGGTCCCGCAGGTTCTCGTCCGTGCAAAGGACCCGACAATGCTCCCGTCGGACACTCCGTTCGGGGCTATGAAGTTTACCGTGGAAGACGGCAAGTTGGTCGTGAACACGATGCTTCCCGCTATTGCGATTGCTTCCCCTGGTGAAGACAATGAAGCTATGCTCTATTTCAAGGGCGAAGGCGACTACTGTTCCAAAGAACGCAAGAACGTTGTCGTGCGTTTGAGCCAACCTGTCACGCAGTCTGCTTACGCAAAGGAAGGTCGTTCCGTCCGTGTGCAGTTGTTTGACTTCAACGGTTCCAACCATATTGACGAAGACGTTCCCGCAGAACTCGCATTCAACCCCGACGTTGCTAACTTGATTTCCGCTACGGGCGATTTCAAGTTGGACGGCTTCCTGGTTGGTTCCGCTGCGGGCAGCGACGCAGGTGCTTCGGGCGAACACCCCGTAAAGATTACCGCTTTCGTGAACGGTCGTGTTTATAATCTGCCCGACTTTGACTACTCGTCTTTGTTTGACGGCTCCGATTGGGGTATGTTTGATAAGTTCGCCCAGGCTGCGAAGGGTGCTACCTACGCAGACGGCAAGCCTGTCATTAAGCCGTCCAAAGAAGAAGCCCAGGGTTCCGACGACTATTGGGACCTTTCCCTGCTTTACAGCCCTGGTGAAAACGGTGACGGTTCGGGTTCCGACGCTAACGAAAAGTATGGCGTGTATTACCTGTATTCGGGTAAGGACGGTGGACCGCAGGAACTCAACTGCTTTGGTCTTTCCATTTCGCTTACGGCTACCGTGGAACTCCCGATTGCCGAAGACCCGACTTCTACCCGTAAACTCGCCCCTGGCTTCTACGGCTATCCGTGCGGTAGCGTGACGGTTGCGAAGAAGGGTGACGGTTACGTTGCGAAGTTCAACATTAGCACGAACCTTTACCTCAAGAACCGCAGCACCTATATGTTTATGGGTGAACAGAATGAGTATTGGGCTTCCTACTACAAGACCTACTGCGTGAATGACTTCGTGGTGTCTATGTCTTACGACGACTTTGATTCCAACTACGTGTCTATGCAGATGGACGCTGTAATGGGCGGTTCCAAATACCTTGTTCCGAAGTCTAGCGAAATCTTTGGTGACTATACCATTGATTACGAACACGACGACATTACGAACAAGCTGCACTACTTTGAGGGTATGATTAAGGCTAACACCATTCCTATGCAGAACAAGTCCTACGCTTACTCGCAGGCACTTCAAGTTTTGCTTGGGGACAACCTTACCCGTTGGCGTTGCTTGGCTACTCCGAACTTGGGTGACGTTATGAACCCTGCGGATTACATTTCCGCTATCACGGCTTCTAATGAAGCAACTCTCGGCTTGTCTAACATTGGTCGTGCTGCTGCTACGGACGTGTTCGGAAATCTTACGGGTCGCCACGGCAACCGCTTTATTGCCGACTACTGTCAGTATGCTTACCGCACTCTTGCGGGAAAGCGGACCGCAGTCACTATGGCTTGCCTTGTCGCAGACTTGCTCAATAGCCATTACAACGAAGGTATTGAAGCACGTCCCCCGTTTGGCTACAACTATGGTCAAATTGCCTGCTTGTCCTTGTCGCAGCAGTTTAGCGGTCCCGAACGCAATATGCTTGCAAGACAGCTCAAGATTAACCCTGTTGTTGAAGACGGTGGTTACTACATTTGGGAAGAACGCACGTCGCAGCTTACCGACACGTCCTTGTCCGACGTTCATTGTATCATATCGTTTCTGTGGATGAAGTTCGCTATCTATGACGCTATGAAGTCTTTCGTGGCTGAATACAACGACCAATCTACTGTGAACCGTGGTCTTGCAGTTCTCGGTCAGTTGAACCAAAACTTCATTGACAAGAACTACATTGAAGAAGGCATTGTAAGTGCCGACAAGAACGTTATCGGTGACGAAGTGCTTCGCTTTGACTACGCAATCCGCTTCAAGGGCGTTGCCCGTTTCGTGGACGTTTATATCACCGCATACAGTCAAACGCAGACTTTGGCTGTGTCGCTCGCACAGGAGGCTTAATCTATGCCACAGAATATCAAGATTAACGAACTGCTTGGCGATGACTTCAAAGAGTATAACTACGCAGTTACGTCTAATTGGCGTATTGACTTTTCGGGCAGTAATGAGTTCAAGAAACTGCTTGAAGGTGCCCCTGGTGACGACGGGCACCCTGCGGTGTTGAAGCAACTGTCTTTTGCGTGTCATTCGGATTTTCAGTTTGAAGCCGACGTTGAATACGCAGAAGCCGAAATCAAGGGCATTCACATTTCGCAGGCTGCTTGGCAGGACCGCTTCATTGACTCGCTGCCGATTGACGTGTATGAAAATATGGACCATAGGGTGTTCAAGGCTCTCGTCCAGGCTGCTAACAAGACTGCGGGCTACTTTAAGCACCGTGATATTGCTGCGAAGACGGAATACACCTTTGACGGTATCACGCTTACCGCTTTGGGCAACACCGTTGACGGTTCCGAACCGTCTAACGCAATCGTGTATCACTTGAAGGGTGTGCAGATTAAAAAGGTGCAGTCCCCGAACTACACCTCCGACGCTGCCGAAATCGGCTCCGTGCAACTTGAACTCAAGGCACACGGTTGGACGATTGGCGACGACGGCACGACCTAATCGCCCCGTGTAATTGTTGCAAAATGCCCCGCTCATTTCGTATGGGTGGGGCATTTTCTATGCAGAATAATGTATATTTAGGCTATGAAGACGTTGAAACTAGCCATAACGAATAACCCCGACCTGTCGGATGTTATAAGAGTGTATAGCAGTATGTTCCGTATGGCTTACAATCGTCTTCAAGAGGGTTGTTCCGAGAATACTACGTGGCACAAAATTAAAGAAATTTTCGGTGTAAACTGTTGGCTTGCCTCGTCTGCTGCAAAGGAAGCACACGGGGTAGTTACGCTTAACAAGGGTAAGAAAGTCTTGTTTGGGGGTAAGTGGAACTTAAAGCAATACCTTAAAGGCTTGATTACCAAAGAGCAGTTTAAGCATAAGCGGTTGGTGCCCTTATGCAGTATAGGGGAAAAACAATATGCAGGGAACCGCCTGTTTGACTTTGACTTTAATAATCGGACTGTTGTGTTCAAGCCTGGTAACGGTGTCCGTAAGGAAATACAGTTCTGCCCCGTTAAGAAGAAACTAGCACAAGAGTTAGCCAAAGTTCAAGAGTTAGCCGAACAGAAGAAAATGCCCGTGACCGTGAAGTTCACGGACAAGCATTTATACCTTACTTACGACGAATCCTTGATTTATAACGAAGCATACAAGAACTTAAAGCACAACCGTGTTTTGGGAATAGATATGAACCCCAATTATGTCGGGGTTTCCGTTATTGAGTTTGATAAGAACGACGAATTTAAAATACTGCACAAGGTAGTGTTTGACCTAACCGCACTTACGAAGCCTAGCGGTAAGGCAAGCACGGATAAGAAATCCAAATACTTTACGAACAAGCTGAAGCACGAAACTATCGCTATTGCTCACAAGATTAACAAGTTGGTGGACTATTGGAAGTGTAGTAAACTAGCCATTGAAGACCTGTCTATAAAACCGAAAGACCAAAATAAGGGCAGGACGTTTAATCGCTTGTGTAATAACAGGTGGGAACGTCAACTGTTCGTGAACAAGCTGAAAATGTTGGCTAATATCCACAGGTATGAGCTAGTTGAAGTCAATCCTGCCTATTCTTCAATCGTGGGCAACTTTGCATACGGTAGTCCCGATACTCCCGATATGGTTGCGTCCTCTATTGAAATAGCACGTAGGGCTTACAAGAAATTTGAGAAGGGATGGTTCTATCCCGGGTTTAACGTTGAACGAACAGACGAGCAATGGAAGCAAACGCTGTCGGGAGTGAAAACCTGGAAAGAACTGTTCCGAAAAGTCAAAGAAACGGGACTCAAATACCGTTTCCTGCTATCCGACTATGTTGGAAATGTAGTCTTGAGTATCTTCTATAGTAAACAGAAGTGGAAATTACTACTTTTTAATTAAAGGAGATATACTTTGGCATTTAACGTAAGAAACGGACTGTCAATCCAATCTGCGATTGATACGACATTTTTAGACACGGCACATTTTGACGCAGAATGTGAGTTCCCCCGTGGTTTTGACGAACTGAATAAGTTGGCAATATCCACGGTTGGGGGTCTTCGCCCGTTCATTCTTGAAGACGGTCAGTTAAAGACCCAGGAATTTACCGTTGAAGCCTACGTGTCTAATAAACAAGATATGCTGCTGCGTTCGCTTTATACGGCAACCGCCCACCCAGGCTACATAGATTTACGGTTGCCCATAACGCTAATGTGGGGTCACGAAGACAACCCTATGCAGCTAAAATGCTATCTTGCTAAATATGAACCACCCGAATCGGTGTCCTACAAGGACGCTGAAATCCTGGACGTAAAACTTACGCTACGGGCAATTTAACAACCGAGGTAACAAATGCTAATTCCTGTAAACTCCCTGCCGTCCAACTTCAAGCCTTACAAATTCAAGTCTTTCAAAATGAAAGCTATGAGTTTGCAGCAGGCGATTGATTTGGGCAAGAACCCGTCTTTGAAAGACATTGTGAAACTCTTGCAGACGCTTGTGGGCGACGAAATTGACGCAAGCGTTCTCGTCCCTGTGGACGTTAAGTATCTTGTAGCTATGCTTGCGTTCCACGCATACCCGAAGCAGAAGTGGGACCTGGAACTTACTTGCCCGCACTGTAAGGAAAAACACAAGCGGGCTATCACTATGAGCGATTTCCCGCCTGTTCCTAGCCTTGCAGCGGACGACCCCTATCCGCTCACCATTGACGACGGGAAGCACGTTTGGGAATTGGGCTATGCGTCCGTTGACGCTTGGGAAGAAATGGTTAGTAAGTTGGGTATCACAAAGGACACCGACCTGGACGATTTGGACCCTGCACAGTATATTGACATTGTGGCTCCGTATATCCTGTCTGTTGACGGCAAGAATGAACGGACCCGTGAAACGCTTTTGGAAATTGACGACTTCGGCATTTTGAACCTTATGCTTGAAGCTATCAAAACCTACTTCCTGGATGACACGCAGGCTGAATTTGAATGCCCGAAGTGCAAGAAAAAGTATAGCGTGTCGTTGAGTGCGGTTGAGGTCACTCAATACACCCCGTTTCTTGACAAGACAGCGGTTAGCAAGTATAAGACTAATTTTAGGCTTTGACCTTGATATGAGCAAGTCCGTAGCCGAAGTGGAAGACTACTTGCGGGCTAGGGAAGAAATGCTTGAAAAGGAAAAGAAGCAGGCGAAAGAAAAGAAACCTATGAGGCGGTAACTGTTATGGCGACCTTGTTTGAAAAAATGGTGGAGTTGAAAGAAAAGCGGGAAAGCCTTTCTAATCAAGGTGGACCGTTCGCTAAAACTTTGGATAAAACCATAGCGGGTATGAAGACAGTTGCTTCTGCCGTGGATAGGTTGCAGCTTGCCGTAAAGGACCAAATCGCTGCTAATGCCCTGGCAAAGAAGACAGGCGAAGCTACGGACGTTCAACAGTCTATCCGTGATTTCTTACAAAGGAAAATCGCAGAAGACGATATTGAACGGGAACGCCACAAGCGTATGATGGATATGGCTGAAAGCCTTGTCCCGAAAGTAAACGACGAACAACTGAAAGCGTTCCGCTTGCAGCAGTTGGTCGCCCGTGAGCATAAGAAGACGCTTGAAGCTACCGTTGAAATTGAGAAGAAGAAATACGACCTGCAAAAGAAATCTGCCGAAGAAATGCAGAAGCGTCGTATCAAGGCGATAGAAGCGGAACGTGCCGAAGCTAATTTTGCCATTAAGGACAAATACGGGACGATTGAATCTGCTATCGCAGGTCTAGGTAATTCGGGCGGGGATTCTCTCGGCAAGTTCCTTGTGGCGGGTCTAGGTCGCTACGTCAAGGAACGTAAAGAAACCCCGATTGAGGAAGCTACCAAAGAAAAATACGACGCTCTTGTAAATCAGCAGAACCGTATTGCCGAGGGCAAAAAGGCTTTGGCTGACAAGGAATTTGGCGTAAAGCAGGCAGACATTACCGAAGACTTCGCTATCCGTGCTGCAAAGCAGGGAATAGCGGACCCTGGTTCCGCAGCCAGGTTGTATGCAGAACGGGCACAGAACGTCAAGGCTATCGCAGGTGAGGGCGAGAACCTTGAGAAACAGTTGATTTCGGGTAAGCCAAAGTTCAATGCCCCTGGAATTGAAAAGGCTGTGCGTGAAGTAGCCCAGGCTGTGAACAAGCCGAAGGAAGTATTGCCCGCAGAAGCCCCGACGCTTACACGCAGGGGTATTGAAGCAAACGTGGAACAGGCTACGGCTCCGCAAGCCGAAGTCACGAAGCCCGCTCCGAAAGCCGAAGTGACGAAGCCTGCCGAACCTGCACCCAGGGTCGTTCCCGAAGAACGCCCCGAAATTGCGTCCACGCTTAAATCGGAAATCCCGAAGAAGGCTCCCGAAGCTAAACCTGCTCCGAAGAACGCCAGGTTCACGAAAGCCCCTAGACAAAGTTCACCGTTGCTTACTCCCGTCGTAAGGCGTAACGCAGCACCGCAGGCTACCGTGACTAATCCCGCTTCTACGGGTGTGTTCGGCAGCAAATCGGGTGCCGTGAACTTCAGCGGTATCGGCAAGTCGTTGGGCGGTATCGTTTCAAAGTTGGGGACTATCGCCACGTCCGCTGTAAAGTTCCTGGGTCCCTGGGCGTTGGTAGCTAATGCCATTATGTCTTTTGACAGGCTTGTTCCCGTGGTGAGCGGGTTGGCAAGTTCTGTTATGGATATGACAAAGCTAATAATGCCCTTGATAGTGTCGTCCATAATTGAATCGGGGGCACAGATACTAGGTGGCATTAACGGCTTGATTGAGCTGTTTGACCACAGCCGTCTGTTTGGTCGTGGTTGGTATAAGGACAACGAAGTTCAATCTATGATTTCGGAAAAGTCCGCAGCGGTTGAAAAAGAAAAGGAAATGCAGCGTAAGACCAGGCGTGAAGTCACGAACGGTCCAGGCTTCATAGATACTACGTCCGCAAATACCCGTGGGGTCCGTGCTACCGTTATCCGCAGGGAAACCGCTCTCACGTCCCCGACCGAAGCTAACGCTATTATGGAACAGTCCAGGGCTGCACAGGCACCCGCACAGCCCGATTACCAGGTTGCCGATTGGCGTAATCAGCGTGAACAGAACGAAGCCTTGCGTGACGCTGTTAGGGAGTCTGCAAAGAACCCTGGCACTACTCCGATTATGGTTGCTAACCCTGCTATGGCTCCGTGGTTTGCCTAATGAGGTTGTGTAATGGAACAGACTATTGAATCACAGGAATTTCGTAGGCTCGCCCGTGCGAACTGCTATCGCTACGGGTGCCTCTATATTTACTCCGACAAGTATGTTTCACTTGACGAACACAACTTCCCGAACTACCAATGCAGGGAAGGCACGGGTTCTATTGAGAAGTTTCTTACCTTGATACAAAGCCTGGGTGCGAACGCAGGCGGTAACGACCCGAAAAGCAAGCTATCAAAACCGCTGCCAGGTGTTCAATGGCAGGGCGACAGGTTGGAGCTGTCTATCAGCCTTGACGGTGTAATGTATTTCACGGACTACCGTGACTATACCACGGTTAAGAAAAACCTGCGTTCCGAAATGTTGGCACAGGGTTGGAAGCAGTTTACTTCTAGCAGCCAACTCTTGAATATGAGTTTGGCTTCCTACAAGCCCGCCCGTGGTGGCGACGACGCTCTTTACAACGACGACCCTATGGACGCTGCGGGAATGGCTATGATGACTTCGGCTATGCAGCACACGTCCGCACAGGCACAGATTACCGTTGGCTATGCCACAGGCAACAAAGAAATGTATGCCGAGGGCAAGGCACGTTCGGGGGCTTCTATGTCGGGTCAGTCCGCAGGCGTTCCCGTTATCGGTGGGGCTATCGGCATTGGTGCGAATATGCAGGCGGGTTTGGAAGCTATGGGTTCCAATATGAACAGCGGTGTGGCGGGCAAGTGGATGACCGCAGGGCACCCCGTAGAACTTATTATTGAGGGGCAGGTCGCCCGTCAAAGCGTGAACGGGGTCCTCACGTCCGCAAAGTTCACGGAAAAGGATTACGTGGTGGACGACACGTCGGGCGGTAATGTCTATCCTACCGCTATGGACGTGAGCATTACCATTACGAATATGTATGGCTCTTTGTATAACACTTCTTCTAGCGGGTAATGTATGGCAGACTCTAAAACGATTGAACGGTTCCTGGATAACAACAGCGGAATGAACCCGCAGTGCGTTATGGGTTACGTCGTGGTGGCTGACTTGAAGACACGCTACCGTCCCGACAAGTTGTTCCCCAGGGACCAATACTTAAAATGGGATATGATTTACAACGGTATAGACACCCCGCACCGTTTGGCTAGGGGTGCTGCCGTTGCACCTGTTGACAGGACGTGGCTTGCCACGGAATTGAACGAACAAAAGGATTTCAAGATATAATGATTGGTTGCGACCTCGGAAACATTGACGAAGTTATAGTCCGCAGGGCTTTGTCGGGCTACACCTTTGCGGAATTTGCCGTCCCTATGGCTTCTTACTCCGATTCACCGAAGTTCACGCTTACGATTGACGACGTGAAAAAGGAATACAAGGTGGCGGGCAGCGAAGTGTATATGCACGTTGGCGAGAAGACCCAGGTCAAGATTTCTGCCCTGCTAGGTTCCCAGGAAAAGTGGATGCAGTCTTCGCCTATGTCCGTTGAAAGTGCCGAAGCTGCCGAAATTCTAAAAGGTCTAGGTATTGCCGACGGACCTAAAATCCCGATTACGTTCTTGAACCTGTTTTTGAATAACGGGCAGTTGGCTATCCTGCTTGCGAATATGTCCCCGAAATTTGCTTTCGTGGACTTTGAAAAGGAAAAGGTAGTTTACTATTCCGACCTGTATAAGCAGAAGCCCGTCCAGGTCCAGGTCCCGTTCCGTCGCCTTTACGGGCGTTCCCCGATTGCGGGGTTTATCGGTTGGGAAGAATCGGTCACGGGTTCCTATCCCGACGACGCACAGACTATTCTGCCGTTCGGACAGTTCACGAATACGGACCAGGCTGTTATGAGTAACGTGGTGAACAACTGCAACGAAATCGCAAAGCTGTTTAGCGATATGCAGATTTTCACATACTCGCAGCTTTTGGAAATCGGGTCCACGGTCGTTAGTTCCTTGACTTACGACAAGAAAGTAATCGTTGCGTCCGAAGAACACTACGACAAGAACAGCAACGTTTCGGCAGTCTATTACTGTATGTAATAAAAATATAACATTTATTTTTGAGAATACCTGTTGACGTATAGTAGGTAATTTGTTATATTATGGTTTTGGATAACCAACCGAGGAAAATCATTATGGCAAAATACACTACATTCTCTTTTACCGTGGACGACCTGTTTAACGGTTTGAACAACTCCGACAACTTCACGTCCGTCCAGGTTCGGACCAGGGATTACAGCGACGGGTATAACCGCATTATGGCTGCTGCAAAGGCACAGTTCGCAGAGGGGACTACGCTTCGCTATGACGTGACGGAAGGCTGCGTTGATGATTCCAGGTTCGTAATGGACGGTTCCCGTTATACGGTCGTGCAGAGCAAGGACTTTTTCAAACGCCCGCTTCCTGCTACCCTTGAAGAATACCGAAACGCAGACAAGAACGACGGCTAGTAATGGCTTAATCACAGTCTGCACAGTTTATTCACAGTTGTTAATATACTATATTTGAAATAGGGTGCCCCAAATGTTCTATTGGGTTTAACGTGTTACCTCTTGTTAATGGGGCACCCCAAAATTTTTTACTAGGAGTGACCGCCTATGTCTTTGAAGATACGACTTCACGAATCAAGCGTGACCCGCATTATGTCACACTTGAAGAACTACGACTGCGGGACCATTACTGCGTTCCGTGGAACCTGTGCAAACGCTACGGACAACACCCTGGATTCCGTCAAGGAATACGAGGGTAAGTCTATCCCGCTTTCTGTAAAGAAGCAGTGGAACCGTGACTTGAAAGCAGCCCTGCTCAAGTTGGGCTACGGTGTGACCGCTATCAAGGGTCGCTACCGTGAAGACGGTTGGGACACCGCTTCGGACGAAGAATCGTTCTTTGTCGTGAACCTTACCGACGACCCCGACTTTATCAAGAATATGGCTCGCCTGGGCGAAGCCTACAACCAGGACAGTATCTTGATTAAGGAAAAGGGCAGTGACAACGCCTACCTGTTGGGAACCAACACTAGCGAGGGTGACTTTGACCCCGCCCTGGGCGAAACGCAGGACATTGGTAAGCTGCACGTAAATATCCCGTTGGACTACCTGGGTGCTTCGTCCGTTATCGGTAACAAGGCATTCATTTTCAAGGGTGACGACGAAAGCAAGAACGAAGCCAACGGCAATCCGTTTTCGCTTGACACGTTCTTTGCTTACGGCAATTACAGCAAGAGCGGTATTGCCCAACGTGCGAAGCCCGTGTTGGAAGCCCTGGGTCTGCCGACAAGTCGTCCGATAGCTGCATACAAGCAGGCGTTGGAAAATGCGGTTTCTTTTAATAAGTAACGCATAGTATTATTAGATTTAATAAGCACCCCATAGACAGGAGCTTTTTATTGACGGAACATATTATTTTAATAGCAGCACTGCGTTAATTTAAGTTGCCACAGATACACACATAGAAAGCATTTTAGTGGGAACGCTTCCTTTGAAATATAGACGTAAGCATTTATGCAAAAAGGTAACGTTCCCATTTTTGCGAATGATTGCGTTTACTCAAGACTGCATTTCCGATATAGTCGGATAGCAGGAATCTATATTTCAGTTTAGACTCTTTAATTTTAAGGAATAGACTCTTCCAGGTTTTCACTCCCGACAGCGTTTGCTTCCATTGCTCGTCTGTTCGTTCAACGTTAAACTTTGGATAGAACCATCCCTTTTCAAACTTCTTGTATGCCCTACGTGCTATTTCAATGCTCGCTGCCACCATATCGGGAGTTGTAGGGCTACCGTATGCAAAATTCCCAACGATTGAAGAATAGGCAGGATTTACTTCAACTAACTCATACTTGTGTATTCCTGCGAGCATCTTCAACTTGTTTATGAATAACTGTTTTTCCCACTTGTTGTTGCATAAACGATTGAATGTCTTGCCTTTCTTTTGGTCTTTGGGCTTAATACTTAAATCTTCTACTGCAAGTTTACTGCACTTCCAATAATCTACAAGTCTGTTAATCTTGTGGGCTATGGCTAGGGTTTCGTGCTTCAACTTATTCGTATAGTATTTAGACTTTGTATCGGTGCTTGCCATACCACTAGGTTTTGTAAGACGTGAGAGGTCATATACTTCCTTGTGAAGCACTCTAAATTCGTCGTGGTTGTCAAACTCAATAACAGATACACCTATGTAGTTAGGGTTCATATCTATGCCCAAGACACGATTGTGCTTCAATCCCTTGTAGGCTTCGTTGTAAATCAAGGATTCATCGTAGGTAAGGAACAGGTGCTTGTCCGTGAACTTCACGGTTACGGGCATCTTCTTTTGGTCTGTAAGTTCTTGAACTTTTGCTAGTTCGTCGGCTAACTTCTTTTTTACAGGACAGAATTGTATTTCTTTATGGATGCTGCTAGAGGGCTTATACTCTATGCGGTTGTGGGTTAAATCAAAGTTTATGAGTCTGTTGCCCTTATGGTTTTTGCACCCTACGCTGCAAACAGGGTTCATTCGGTTATAAGTGTATTGTTCCCTGGTTATGTGCTTTGTTAAGTATTGTTTAAGATTATGTATTCCCCCAAAAACGATATGCCTGCTTTTTACGGAATCAAATAAGTTGTGTGCTTCTTTTGTTGCTGAAAGTATTATCCAACAGTTCACTTGGAAATGCTTTGATACCCGTGCATATACTTCTGTTTCGGGCATTCCGTCTTGAAAGCGATTAAACGCCATACGAACCGCACTGCTAAATACACGCATATCATTTAGCACGTCGGGTCTGTTTATTATTTTTAGTTTTACCGTTCTCACATCTTAAATATACATTATTCTATAACATACAGTATGAGTTATCTTGATAATTTTTTTATTTTTGACGGCATCCTGCTATATATGTAGTAGGTTATTATTTCTATGATAGAGGTCCTAATATGTCAAAAAACCACGGGTCAAAAGTGACACCCATATCGGCAAAACTTTTCTATGAAAAAGCAATAGCCGACAAAGCCAAGAATTATGCCGAGTTGTTTAGGGAGGCGTTTCCTACCGAATCTTCTTTGCTTATTGCCCTTGACAATGCCGCGAGGTTCCTGTCAACGTCCTATTTGGCTTTGAACGGCAACGTGACCGCAGATTACTTCTGCCTGCACAGCCCGCTTGCGAACTATCCCGACCAACTGCTTTCCTTGATGGTCCTGTTCGTGGACTGCGGTGTGTTTGTCCCGACGGACGAAAACCACTTGACGTTCTCACTTGCCTGTGCGAACACCTGGAAGTTCGTAGGTTTTCAAGCGGACGCACCGCAGGGGGAAGTCAGTAAGTGAGCCGTCATAAGAAATACCCTGTAAGCACTCACGAAGATTCCGATATGGTGACAGTCCCGAAATGGGAATATGACACCCTGCGTGAAATCGCCAAACTTCACACAGACCTGTTGGAGCGGGTCCGTGTAAAGCTGCCCACGGTCTATACCGATTTCAAGAAAGCCCACGGGTAGCCGTCAAAAAAAAATCAAAAAATTTAAAAATACCTGTTGACAAGCAGCAGGTATTTTGTTATATTTACAGTGTAAAGAGAAAGACAACCACCCACACCGAGGTTCCAAAATGGCGATTAAGTTCTACGACGGCACTGAAAAGTATAACGGCTGCGTCCTGTATTTGGGCGAAACCAACTATATTGACTCCACCTACTTCTATGCCTTCGTCTATGACAAGGACCAGGACACCTTTATCAAGGTGGATTACGACTCCGACGCTTTCGCAGGTGGCGGTTCTGCCGAAGTGGACGCTACCCAGGAAGTCATTGACCTTTACAGGGCACGTTCCCAGGCTGCTATCGCAAAGCTGAATTACGAAACAGCCTGCAAGCTGCACCAATACCGCCTGGACTTCTGCCACTACGCAGGCGTTACTTTCAGCGAAGCCAACCGCCTGTTCAATTCCTGCGGTAAGACCACCGACACTATCGTGATTATCGGTAAGCTGCTCCACACGAAGACTTTCAAGAGCGACTTTAGAAAGAAAATGGCAGAACAGGTCCGTGCGTGGCTCCACGAAGACACCCCGAAGTTCAAGACCCCGCTTTCTATCAATCAGTTGCAGTGCTGCAAAAGCCCCGTCTTCAAGGGCGACAGCATTTACAAGGCACCCTGGAACAAGGGCGAATACGTTACGCACCTGGATAACGTGGAACGCTTCTTCAAGGGCTACCGCTCCGTCTAACTTTTTTCAAATTACCTGTTGACAACACGCAGGTAATTTGTTATATTCTATGCAGAAACCACGACAACCATTTACCGAGGATAGCACCTTGTCAAAGCATAAGAACAAGCCGAAGAAAATCAATAAGCCCGTTGAAGAGGCGGTGAACCCTATCGTGTTCAACTGCAACGCCCTTTCCGACAAGTTCCTGGAAGACTGCTATTCATCGGCAGTGGCTAATATCGGTGATAGCACCGACGGTATGCGTGAATGGTGGGAAGACAATATGATGCGTCCTATCCGTGACACGAAATCTGCCACACGCCTGCGTCGCCTTAAAGTCCTGCCGTTCACCGTCCACGCCTACGAAGAACGCCTGGGTGTCAAGGTGGATATGAACCCGCCCGTAAAGGGCTATCAGCGTTACGTGAGTAACGGGGGCATTAACGAATTTCTGTGCAACGCCTACATTAAGCCTAGCCCGACCTGCAAGGTCCGCAAGGTGTCCGAACGTGCTATGAAGTTCCTGCTTTCCCTGGGTGCCCCTGCCGACGAACTGCGTAAGGAATACCGTGAATATCTTTACAACACGGCAGCACAGCAGCCTACTGAATTTGTTTCGGACTGCATAAACGGGAAGTTCTATGAGGAACTTTTGGAACTCCCGATTAACGGTCACACAGACTATATCTACCTGGTAGCTTCTACGGAAATGTGCCATATCCTGCACCGTCGTGACCCGAAGGTGGGCGAGAACGAATACTTCAACATTCCGCTGCACCCGTCCGTCCGTGACAGTGCCTTGCGTGGTGCCACGTTTGAATACGACGAACAGTATGATAATTGGTCCACGGGTAACGTGTTTGATGTTGAAGCCCTGCTTACGAACCTGTGGATTGCTGAATCGCTCCGCACCTGCGAAATCTGTTCGGAACCCGACTACTCCCGCCACGCTTCGGACCGCCCTGTTATCCTGGCGGGTAAGAAGCCGTTGAAGCATTCCCAGGCTTACCGCTATATCCACATTACAGACGAAACCTGGAAGAAGTATGAAAGTGCTTCGCAGTGCGTCCGTGAACAAAAGAACTTCAACGTGGCTAGTTGGTATGTTCGGGCACATTACGCCCGTATGCACGGCAAGACCGTTCTTGTCAAGGCACACTACGCATACCGTCGCAAGGGCGTAGTCACAGAAAATAACGCAGTGGACTATATCGTTTAGGTTTTTAATCCGAGGTATCTATGAAAGACAACCGCTTTATGGTGGCACACAGTATGCTGACCAATACTATCTACGCAGGGACCACGAACAAGGACGGGACCCTGTGGGTGTCAAAGTCCGAAGTTACACAGCAGGCGATTGAAGCCGTGCGTGACTATTGTGTGCAGGACCTAACCGACACTTATTACAGGGAAACAAAAGGTAATCCCGATTACCCGAAGCCTACAACGAAGTCCTACGAATGGAAGCGTAAGGACGGGGCTATCGTTACTTTGAGCGTATCGGTAAAGTTCCCTAACAAAGAAAACAAAGCCGAATAACCTGGAGGACCCCTATGGACATTCAGCAACTTCAAGAAATCCAAAAGTCTTACCGCAGCAAGAAAGTATTAGGCGAGCAGGCACAGAAGACCCTTGACGCTTGCAAGCGTGGAATGACCGACGATGCCTACGCATTCAGCGAGGGCTTGACGAAATACCTTAACGAAAACTTCAAGCGTAAGTGGATTAGGTGGAAAAACCCGCTTAACCCCGAAACGGAATTTTTCAAGTTCGCTATCTGCTTTGAGCAAAGCGGGCGTAACGTGTCCGTTCTGTGTTCGCAGGAATTGGACGTGTCCTACAAGGGCGACGTTCCCAGGGTAAAGCATTTCCGTTATTCGGAATGCTTCCCGATGACTATGGACTGCAAGGACTGTTCCCTTACGGATTTCAGCACGGAACCCGTGGACGAAAAAAAGATTAACGCATTCATTAAACTTGCAAAGCAAGTTTCGGAGGAATAATTATGAGCAAGTTCAACGATATTGCAAACAAGCTCCCGAAGACCTACACGTTCGGTCGTGACAAGTGGTTTACTGTGACGGACGTTTTGAATCTTGTCACTGAATTGCAGAACGCCCACGAAGAAGAAATCCAGGAAATCCAGGCAGCACACAAGCACACGCTTGACCGCATTAACTATGAACGCCTGGAACAGTCAAAGACCCTGGTTACGATTGCGGAATGCTCCCGCTCCGTCCTGGATAGCCTGGTGAACTTCGTTGACCCCCGTCGTGAAATCCAGGAACTCTTGAAGAAGCATAGCGTCACGGAAGCCGAAAGCGTGAAGCGTCTTGCTGCGAGCGGTGCCCTTGACGGGGTGTTCACCCGTGACGAACTTCAGCGTATCTATGCAGAATGCGACGGTATCGCCCAGGAAAACAGGGGGGATTGTATGAGCGGGCAGCGGACCAAAGTTGACGACGTTCTTGACGTAGTTGCCCGTTACAATGAACTGTGCGTCACGTTGCAGAAAGTGATTTACGACCGTGACGCTATGTCCGTTGACTGCCCCGCAATTTCCCAGGTAATCCCGAACGTGAACCCCTACGAACCGTCACAGAACACGTTGACCCTGGGTTACTTTCCGCACCGTGGTTCACGCACGGAACGCTTTGTCACTATCCACCGTGACGAATTAGAAAAACTTTTCAACCACTAACCAAAGAGGAATGCACAATGAAACCCGAAATCATTATTGTAGATGGCACCGACTTCACGTCGGGAACCAATCGCTTCTATGGAATCCAGGCTACCGTGAGGAAGTTCCTGTTCTTTAAGAAGAAAGTTATTGCCTTGAACCCGTTCTGCTACAACACCCCGAAGAAAGCACTTGCAGCAGTTATGGAGCGTTTGACCCACGAAGAACGCAATAAGGCAACTTACTAGGCGTTCATACAGACCGTTGAAGTTTACGGGTGGTGCAACGGGAAGCCCCTCGCAAAGTATGGCGAGCCGTCCTGGTGGAAAAAGTGGGACTTCACCACGCTTGCAGAAAAAGCAAAGAATTGGTAAAATTTTTAAGTTACCTATTGACAGCTACCTGGTAATTTGTTATATTCATAACGGACCAAACCACAACCGAGGATATTATGAACGTAAAACTGTTCAAGAAAATCTGCGAAGAAGAAGGCTTTATTTTCCACGGTGCCATTGTCGGCATTGTGGAATACTCCGTAGCGAACCCCGTGTTCCCACAGTCCCTTATGAAAGCTGTGGAACTTTCGTGTGAATATGACGACGACGGGGAGCCTACCGACGAACCCTGCATTGACATTTTCATTTCGGATGCGTTCTTCCCGTTCTGCAAGGGCTTCAATCGCCACGTCCACTTAAAGGGTCACTACTGCACCGAAGCAAACTTGCGGGACCACTTGAAGCGTGTCCAGGAAGCCTACAAGCAAATCAAGGAAAACCTCAAGGTGCAGACTACCTTGACCGTGGACCAATTCTGCGATATGCTCCGTGACACGGACGTTAGCATTCACATTGACAGTCGTAAGGCTATGACGAAGACGAAGATTACGCTTGACAAGCCTGTTGCAGAATTTTTGAAGGGGTTTAAGAACAAATGACTTTCAGCAAAGACGTTGAACTTGCTCTAAAAGGAGGCTCCAATGCTTGACACCGAATACGAAGACAAGCCGATTAAGACAGCCGAAGATTGGATAGAATACATTAAGCGTTACAAGCAGCGTAACGGCAGCAAGCTACCCGTAGCTATTGCCGTCCCGACAAAAGATTTCCTGGCTCTTGTGAACGACTTCAAGCAGGTGTGCGACTCCAATAATAGCCGTCGTGCAAAAATCGCTCCCCTTGAAAGCAAGCTGTATCACGACGTATGGAATTTTGCCGTGTGCAAGGCGAAGCGTTGTGTGAAGTCCGAGGGCTGTCGCTGCTATTGCAGGCTCCGCTATTCCTGTAAGCACAGCGAATGGGCTTACCGCAGGGGTAACGTTCCGACGGAAGATTTCTTTGAAAAGTTTAAGGGACCGACAAATCACCACGGGGACTATTGGACCCGCAGACAGGAGGAACCCGCCAATGACTAAAGACGAACCGTTAAAGTTCTTTAAGCCCGCTAACGGTGTTGCGACTATCCGCATTATCGGGGATTTGGTTAAGGATTGCCCGATGTATAACTTTTGGAAATCCGACGACCACGGGTGCCTTGACCGCAAGCAGAAACTTGCGAATGCCGAACCCGTTGAATGCGAAGTCTTGGAATAGGTGGCTGACTATGCAGGCTGAATATAACTTGAAGCTGACCTGGGACGAAATAAATTGGCTGCGAAACGTGGTCCGTGAGAAGCGTGATTTCTACAAGAATGCGTCCCACATAAACTACAAGGTTGAAACGGAACGCTCAAAGTCCGTTTCGGCTAAAATTGAAAATACAATGTATCCGTGTTTCGGGGATTAGTCTATGGAAAAGAATTTTAGGACATTTGGTTGGGAGTCCCGTTGGGACGACAAGTGCTTTGAATATCTCAAGGACGCTAACGTGTCGTTCCATAAGTGGTGGCAGGATGAATTTGAGGAACCCGCAGAACCGCAGGAACGCCAGGAACCGCAGACCGCCAGGGAAAAGTTGGAACAGGCAGAAGTAGCCGAATACGAAGTCCTGGACGATTCGTCTATGGGCTGCTCTGCATTACTTTGTTTTGGGAACTAATTTATGAACAGACCGATTTACAAGAACGACGCTTCGGGTTCCTACGAAGTCACGAACATTCTGTTTTACTCGCCCGAAAAGTATTCAGTTTGGAACCTCGCTAACCTGGCTAACTACATATACGACCTGCATTTTTCTCACGGGTGCGTTGGCGGGTATTGCCGTTTTACGTTCTACAACGCTACTGACTTTATCCTGGACGAACTGTATCTAGGCAAGACGGCAGTTATGCAGGTTGTCTTGTCTAACGGTAAGGTTGACGAATACAACTTGTCGCTGCACCACAATCGCACGTATAGGACTACCGACGGTAAGCTATCCTTTACTGCTTTGGAATGCAGCTATTCGCCAAAGGACCCGAAGACGAAATCCGCTATGCCGAAAGTCCCTACCGTCCTGCTTTCCGCAGACGATTGCAGCAGGACGTATAAGATCCTGGAAGACATTACCGTTCCTGTGGACGCAGAAAAGGCTATGCAGCCCGTTACAAAGAAGTTGTCAACGTTGGATTTCGCTATGGCGTATGCGAAGTCTGCACTGCAAGCCTATACGTGGGCAAAGGTTGAAGTCGCCCCGATTGACGAACCGCTTTTCAAATACGCTGTAACGATTTCTAAAAAGTGAGGACTGTATGGCATTCCCGAAAGGATATGGATTTTACGGCTCTTGTGCGTTTTGTCCCTGTAACAAGGAATGCGACCAGGGTAGGCACTGCAAGATTTTTACGAAAGCCAATCCCGACAAGTTAAACAAGCCTCGAACTCTGCATTATGTTTTAAGGACCGACAAGGAAAACTACACGGTTACGGACTTGCTTTTGCGGGGCGTGGTGTGGACCCTGCGTTTTGCTATCGGTGCCTTGATTGCTTACTTTATTTACGATAGAACAAAGTAAAGGATTTTTATGGACGAACTTGAAAAAGAAACTGAAGGTATGGGGGCGAAGAACGTCCCCGAAGTAGGGAAAGTTTACCACGTATTTGACGACGGCAAGATTACGCTTATGCGTCATTTCCTGGTGAAGTGCAAGGAAGTAATCCCGTTTAAGAAACTTTCAACGGACCCGAACTACAAGAAACTCTACGAAAGTTGGCAGGAAACCGTAAAGGAAATTGATTGGGTATTCAGCCCCGAAACCGATTACGTCGCCTGGTGTGAACTGTTTGACGAAGACACGAACGAAGTCGTCCCGAACGAAGAACCGCTTTATTACGCACGGACAAAGTATTGGGAGTGGTTCGGCTTCGGGACTATGCTTGACGACGGCAGGGTGAAACTGTTGGAAGCCCACGCCAGGACCTTGCAGGACACCGTGAACAGCCTGCAAGCAGACCTGGAACAAGCCCGCATTTTTATCAAGGCTTTGGACGTTAAGAAGTTGGTTGCGGAACGTGACAGCCTATCCAGGCAGAATGAAGAACTAATCGCAGAAGTTGAAGACTACAAAGAGAAGTATTGCAAGTGGCACAACTTTACGCAGGATATTTGCACAGTGTTCGGGGACTCAACCTACACCTACGTGGCTATGGAGGGTTGGTTGAAGAAAATGTGCGATGCCGACGTTTTGGACCGCTACCTGGCTTTGGCTGACGACGTATGCAAACGTCTGCTGAAAGTCAAGCCCCACGAATGGGAAGACCCCGTTTGCAAAAAGAGCAAGAGCCTGTGTAGCTTTTGACGAAAAATAAACTATATTTGTAGTCAAGTGTTTAAGCCTGCGGGTGACTTCGCTAGTGTAGGCACCCTTGTCCACCTGCCTAGCGGACATACCCCGTATAGCACACTACCTTACGCAACGCCCCTGCGGACTAACACACCGCAGGGGTATTTTAATTATTTTACAATTTGCTATTGACAACTATCGGGTAATTTGTTATATTTGGGGTAGAAACCACTTAAACCGAGGATAGCTGAATGAACCCACACGAACACGCCTTTGAATTTTGCCTGTATATCCAACAGTGCGGACGTGCCGTCCCTGCACGTTTCTTTACAGTAAAGGGCGAAGACTCCGAAGACGCTGCTATCACTGCCGAAGAAAAGGGGCAGCGTATCTGTAAGCGTAACAAGTGGAACTACGGGGGCGTGGAATGCTGTGGTTTGGCGTAGTCGCCAGGTAACGCACCCGCTGAAAATAATCTATATTCCGATAAACAACAAAATGGAGTTTTTATGCAGAAGTGTTCTATGCAGAAGAAGATTGAAAGCCTTCGCAAGAAAAGCGAAACGGTTGATGACGAAGGGCTGACCTTTTCGTATGATGGCGTGAACGTTATGGTCCACGAAGGTCATTACACCCGTAAGTAGTTGCAGTGGGCACGGCTATGAGTTACTTTTCAAAAGATGCCTACGACCGCAAGCGGGAATACGCTTACAGAACGTCTGCCGACGGTGTTGAGCGGATTGCGTCCTACATTGTAGCCAATACGATGCAGCCCGACGACCCCGACGCAGAACAGCGTATGGACGAACTTGTGGAAGAATTGCAGCCCATCGCAGAACTGTCGCATAAGCGTCACGAAATCCATTCCACGAACCCGCAGCACTTCGCCAACGACATATCGTTGCTTACCGAGGTGGGCAATGAATACTCCGACGGGTGCTTGATTGATACCGTGGAAGAACTCAACCGCAAATACTCCCTGGTTCCCGAAGGCATTCCCTACATAGGGGATGTTCTTGTTTCTCCCGAATCGGACACCACCGAAGAAATCCTGGATTACTACGGCAAGGAACCTACGGGCGACGAAGATGCCGACCGCAACACTGCCGTGGACCTGGTTGTTGAGGATTGGTCCAACGTCATAAACACCTGGAGTTCTGCCGTCCGTGCGTGGTTCGGGAAACTGAATCGGAAGGTCGGCTCCGACTTCCCCGACTAATCAGCCGAATCCTGCGAACTTTAAGCCCCGACCGCCCGTCGGGGTTTTTGTTATACAAAAATTTTTCAAATTACCTATTGACAACTATTAGGTAATTTGTTATATTTACCACAGAACCACATAAAACCGAGGATAGTTTCCTATGTGCAAGTATTGTGAGAAGTCCACGGACTTCATTGTTGACCCGTCCTACTACGACGACCTTGAAGACAATCCGTCTATCACTCCCGAAGACAGGCAGAAGATTACGGGCTGCTACCCGCTCATAAAGGACGGGGACCCTGGACCGCTGTTCAATCCTCCGCTAGGGACAATGCTCCGTCGTATGGGCAGCAGCGACGAAGACGGCAGACCCCTGGAAGAAAAGGACCGTGTTGTTTGGCTAGACGGTAACAAACTCTATGCAGAAACTAGCCGTCGTGAGTATGGCGAACGCTGCGTTGAAATCAAGTTTTGCCCTATGTGTGGCAAGGAACTCAAAAAGGAATGACCTATGACCGATAAATTTCAAAGAGTATCTACACTTAAAGAAGCGAAAGCCCTGGGTTGCTTAATTCAAAGATTCTACCTGGACCGCAAGCCCGACAAGAAGGGTCGTCTGCGTTACGTGTATCACTTCTGCACTGAAAAAGGAACACTCCTGGGAATATCAAAAATCGTCACGCAGAAAGCCTCGTCCCTTATTTGGCGTAACGACCGTGCATACTATCTAGGGACCGACGGGAAGCTGCACGGGATTGTCCGTAGCCGTTAAAACCAGGTTCTTTCCGCAGCCCCTTATATTCACGCCTATTCACAAGGTTACTATGAAACTCACTACAAAGAAATTCTCAAAGGAAACGATTAAGAAATACACCGTCCAAAGCAAGTTACCGCTGTCAAGCCTACAGACTTTGGATTGGAACCCGAACCTTAACAAGACGCAGCGTAAGGCTGTCGTGAAAGAAGTCAAGCGTTTGTTGGCAGGCTCCGTCGTGTATTTTAGCGAAGCCCTGCTCCCCGACAAGACCACAGGCGTTGCCTACCTTACGCCCTTTAACGTATTTTGGCAGGGTAACAGCCTGTGCGTTTCGGGTGAGTTTATCTTTATCCATAAGGACAAAGCTGTGCTGTCCGTATTCAAGACCTGCGAAACTAACTATGTCATTCCCGAAATCGTGGTCCACACGGTTACTTACCAGGACTTCACCGATATGCTAGGGAAGCGTTACAAGCAACTCACACCGAAGGCAAAGTTCTAATGGCTAAACGCACCTGGACCGACGAAGAAATCGCCCTGCTAGCACAGCACAAGGTCCCGCAGGGACGTTCCCTTAACGCTGCCCGCATTAAGGCGTGGGAGCTGCATATACCGTTCCGTCCGAACGACCCAAACGCAGAACCCACGGTCCCGCCACGGAACCCGATACAGGTCCCGACCTGGACCGACGACGACCTGTCTATGCTTCAAGAAAAGGTGCTGCCCCCGAACCGAACATTGAGTGCTGCATACAGCAAGGCTAACCGTATGCACGTCCCGTTCAACCGAATCCGAAAGCAGAAGACCCCGCAGAAAGAAAAGGTGGCACTGCTCAAGGAACAGATAGTCCAGGAACTTAAAACCGAACACAGCATACGTTCAACCGCCCACAAGTTCGGATTGGCGTTCACGGCTGTCCGTAACATAGCCCAGGAACTTAAATCTTAAAGGAACCTATCAATGCAATACACAGAAACAATCTCTATCCCGTGGCACACCTTTGCGGACGAAAAGCCCCGTTCCAACAAGGATATTGTAGTTAAGCCTTACGGGGCTAATACGTTCTTTGCACCCAAAGACATTATTCACGCAGAGGATGTCCCCCAGGCACTTATGACGCACAATAAATACGACGTATGGGCGTATGCGGACGAAATCAAGACCCTGCAAACCGATGGCAGAATCCTGCCCGATACGGGTGACTTTATCACCAGGGACAACGTAAGCTATTTTGCGGTCATTTCGGTGTCCGACTACATTTTTGATTACGACCCCGACAATTACTATGAAAATGTTATTGCCGAAGTCACGCTGAAAGACGGAACCAAAATCCCGTTTGACGTTCCCGTGTTCAAGGACCCGAAAGAAATTTGTCACCCGCACACGCTGTTCTATAACGGGAACCGTTATGTCATTGACATTATGCCGAACAACGACGACCCGACCCACAAAGACAATTACAGGGCGGTAATCCGTCGCTGCAACGGACCCGAATCCCCTGTGTTCGTTTACGGGGAAGTGTTAGCGTTCTATCAAGAGAAGTAGCCTATGCCTAGAATTACCGAAACAATCACGATTACCTGGCACCGCTTTGCCGAAGAAAAGCCCGAATACCGCAGGGACCTGTGGGTTATTCCCGAAGACGCAACGAAACACAACTACATAAAGGCTGTGTTCCTGGAAGACAATATCGTTTACCCGATGGTGGATTTGGACCCTATCTTTCCGACGAAGCAACAGAAACTTCTTTGGACATACAAGGACCAAATCATTTATGACCGAAAACCCGAACGCAGCCCCGCACCTTTGCAGAAGCCTTATGATACCCGCCTGTTGGAGCTGCTGCATACGCTCCCCCAGGAAACCCAGGACAAGTTCCTAGTCATAGCCACCAACTATGCCGACCGATACTGCGAAGAATACGACATACACCTGGAAGAATTTAGGCGTATCGGCTACCTGCGACAGTTGAGCAAGCAAGTGTATTGTGCGTTGAACACGAAGTTATACTACGACAAGAACCACGACCCCCAGGAAGTAAAGGACATTTTTGAAATTGCCAACTACTTCCACTCAAAGTTTACCTGGCTGCTCAACGATAACATTATGCAGCGTTCCAAAGGATTGAACGCCCCGTTGGAGGAAATTCCGCTATGAAACGAAAGACACCTAAAACCATAGACGCAGAGACCCTGGTGTTAAGTCCGCTATCCACTTTCACGTTCAACCGCAGCGGGCGATACCTTGTAGCCCTGGGCGAAATACTGCCCCCGCCCTGTTCGTCCGTGTATCACCCCGACCAACAGGGCGAAGTCAATACGACGGGCGGTCTGTGGGAAGCCTGGTATGACGCAGAAAGCCCCTGCTCTATCCGTATCGTGTCAAACCCGAAAGAACTCACGCCTATAACCAACGTGACCGCCTGGGCGTTCCTGGGAACTTCCAGGAAGCCCGAATAGGAAAAACAGTAATATATTACCATTTTTCGTCACACGGGTTTTTGCCCGACCAAACCCGAAATGTGCAGAAAAACTGCACATATTTGGCTTTGGTCCCCCGATTTTCGGCTGTTCAAGTAAAAATACAGGTCATTCCGCAGCTATCTAAAAATCTTGAAAATTTTTTTTGAAATACCTATTGACAAAGATTAGGTAATCTGTTATATTTAATGCAGAGCCACTTAAAACCGAGGAATTTATGATTAGCATTATCAAAGCAGACCGTGAGAACTATTCGTTCCTGCTCAAAGTCGTCCATCACAACCCCGACCAACTTTATGAAATAGCCGAAGCTATTATGGCTGAAGGTAGCAGTAGCGTGTATGAATGCGGGGATTATTGGGTAGTCATTCCTAACGATGACTATACCACCTTTGACAAAATGTCCGCTGTAATCCACGGTCTTATGGACAAATATAATGACAAGGCTCCTGCTGTCAATGAAGATTGGCACTACAAGTTTGAAGACTTGAATCCCGTGTTTGCTTCCGAAATCCAGGGCGGTATGGACCCGAACGACGAATACTACCCCCGTCAGCAGGTGGACGCTGCCATTTGCGAATTGGACGCACACCGCCTGTGCTTTGACACCGACCGCAAGTATTATACGGAGCAATACGATAACGCCCGCAAGCGTTGGATGGATTACGAAAACCGCCTGCTGCACAGCAATTACAGGCGTAGCTGCCGTATCGTCAAGGATTGTCGCAGGAAACTGTTGGAATGGAAGAACCTCTGCACCATTTTCAGCGACCCGAAGGCTCTTGAAGTAGCCAAAGCCAAAGTAGCCCTGTGGACCAAATGGGAAGCCCGTTGGGTTGAAATTTCTCACCGTTACATTTGCTTCTAAAGGAACCCGTTATGAACCAATTCAAGTTTTCCGACGAAATCCTGGCTACCTGCACGACCCAGGAAGAATCCCTGTTCCATATTAACCCGAAACTGTCCTGGCGTGAAGACCTTACCCAAAAGCAGAAGCGTCAAATCGTCAACGCTGTAAAGACGTTCGCAAAGGACTACGTGTTCTATCAGCGACATATTAGCAGCGTGAATATGAACTGCGACGCATTCTACAAACTCAAATCCCTGTCCTGGTCAAAGGATTACCCCGACCAACTGTGGGCTGAATTTGACATTGTGAACGTGCATAAGGACCGTGAGGGCTTCACGATTACCTATGAATCCGACCACGACCTCATTGACCCGAACCCGTTCCTGGGTAAGCCCGTCCCGCTCGCCCAATACAAAAAGACCCTGTTCAACCTGTTCAACTGCATTTCCCGCAAGACCCTGGGAAAGAACGTCTGCTTCTAAAAGGAAAGCCCTATGCTACCCGAAATCGGAACCATTGAAATCGCTGACTGCCTGGTGTATGACCCCGACTCTGTTGAGGATTACGTCGCCAAACTTCAAGCCACTATCGCAGACCTCCAGGCGAAGCTAGACGAACGTGACAGCCGTTATGTTATCCTGCGTAGCGACGGCTTCTACCTTATGAGCCTTCGTCCTACGGGGTGGGGTCGTGGGAACTCGCAGACCTGGACCCGAAAGATTGAAGACGCTGCCCCGTGCCCTTACGAAGAAGCCCAATCCGTCCTGGCGTTCCTTGACGAAATCCGTATGCCCCTGGACGGCTCCACGTTCCAGGCTGTAAAGGTCCTGCCGAAAGATAAACCAAACCCGCCCCTGTCGGTCCCGACCGTGGGCGTAGAACCTATCCACAAACCACTTTAAGGAACCCAAACCTATGTCCGATACAAGAGAAAACGTAATCGTAATTAGACCCAAAGCGGAACGTCCCGTTGACCCCTGGGTTATCCGTATGGACCGCATTTCCGCATACCACCCTAGCATTGACCCCGACACAAAGGACCGCTTCCTGGGACTCCTGGTTGACGGTCAGTTACTCCGTTTCAACGAAAGCAACCACGAAGCCCTGTTGGTTGACAACGACAACCACAAGTGGGCGGTCGTCCCCTGGGACCAGGCTCATATCGCTATCCTGGGGCAGCTCGCAGACCAACGCTTCTACACCGAAATCGCAGTGCAGGACGCATTAAAGGAACAGCACAAATGAACTCTATCACCGTTACGGGCATTCTGCTCATTGTCGTCGGGCTTTACGCCTACGTCCGTGGCATAGCTATGGGCAAGCCTATCGTCAAGCGAAACACGTTCCTTGAAATCGGGGCTATGCTTGTAGGGGTCGCAGGCTTCTACGCTTTCGCCCTGGGCTTCTTTTTCATTCTCTTGCAACTCCAATAAAGGGGGACGCATTACCTATGTGCGAATTTTGTAATCCTACTGAAAAGCTAAATCAAAAGCCGATAGTCACGATAGCGGATGCAGCCGAACAGGAACCGTGTTGCAGTCGCTACGGGTATATCGTCACAAACGAAGGTCTGCTGTTCGTTCTTCACGGGGAACACGTAATGTCGGCATTACCCGCCAAGTTCTGCCCAATGTGCGGGGAAAAACTAGGGGTATGGCAAAATTCAAAGAAGGAAACAAACTATGTCCGAAAACCATTGGAAATCCTTTAACCATTCCCTGCCCGAAGACGGAATACCTATTCGGGTAAAGGAATCTCCCGCCAAAACGCCTATTCTTATGATACGGCACGGGAAAACCCTAAAATACCAAATCCAACCCGACGACCCCTGGCAGGGTGTGGGCGTGTTCACGGAATATGTCTTCTCGCACTGCGTATGGTGCTACGACTCCCAATACACGCCCGAACCACTACGGGACAACAACCCGCCCATATTCCCGCAGGAACACTTCCTAAAATGGGTCACAATCCACCGTCCGCAGACGTATAACGAACTGCTCCGTGAATACAACGACTTCTGCAAGGACAACCCCGAACAGGCTAACAATTTATAAAAGGAAACAACCACCTATGAACGAAAAGACCAAACAATCCCTGGACACCGCCAAAGCCGAAAAAGGCTCTCTCATTTCCAAAAAGGACTTCGTGAACGTAATCAAGGACGTGTTCTCGCCCAAAGACCCGCTCCCGAAATCCGAACCCGCCCCCGAAGAATTTGACAACCCCTACCTCGGCTACGAAATCCGTCAATCGCAAAGGCGTTTTGACGCTAACCCGTTTAGGGTCCTGCTCCAATGGTTCGGTGCCGACGAAGAAAACGGCTACGTCGTCCTGTTCAACCACCTGTTCGGGAACGGTGGCACTGCAAAGGACTTGAAAGACATTCTCAAGAAAGTCCACAAGGAACAGGAATACTTCCTGGTGGGCATACCCGAAAATTTCTAAAAGGACAACCCACGCCTATGCCCCTGTTTATTTCCAAGCAAGCCGAACGGGACTACTACACGCTCCGTCGCACGATGGACCTGGCACAGTTCAAGAACGACCGCCCCCTTATTGATTGGTGCGAGCGGTTCCTTGCACTGTTCCGTCCCGTCCGTGAAATCCGAACAGCCCTGCTGCTCCCGCACCACCGCAAATTGGACTTTGAAGACCTAATCCCGAAGCAGCCCCCGCTAATCACGAACGCTGCGTGGCTGCTCCCCGAAGACTTCAAGAAAAAGTATTGGAAGACCTACCCGACCAAACGCTAGAGGAACCCCCTATGTCACCCGAAACCGTAATCCCCTTAATCATTATCGTCTGCGTAATCCTGGCGTTCGCCCTATACAGCCGTGAGCTGCACAGGCAAATCGCCCGCCAAAAATACATACGCTGCATTTACAGGTTCAAGGTCTATGCACTGCTCACGTCCCTGCGTGACGACGTGTATTCAAAGACCTACTCCCGCTATTGCAGGCGTATGGAAAAATGGCTCTCGCTCGCCAAACAATACCGCTCCAAAATGTAACCGATAGGGCGTTTCCGTCCCGCAACCCCGAATACATCTGTAAAAATTTTATGAATACCTGTTGACAATACGCAGGTATTTTCTTATATTATGCCCAGGAACACAACCACAGCCGAGGAAACCCCCTATGAAAAAAACCGTATTGGCAAATCACCGTTGACAACCCACGCTTCGGAACGTCTAGTGGCGAACTCGCAGAAACCCGTGAAAAGGCTCTCGCCAAATTCTTCGCTGCCGTAAAGGAACAGACCCCCGACCAAACCGTTCGCCTATACGAAGTGGGCGAATGCGGTTTCGTCCGTCCCGAATACACAGTCACCCGAAAATAACCTATATTTCCTACCGTATATTCCCCAACTATTTCCAAAGAGGAAACACCCTATGCCCTACAAATTCAAAATCAAGACCCACGAAGCCCGATACAACAGCGATGCCGACCTGTTTGACCAACTCTACGCCCAAAGCCAGGAACTCCGCAAATGGCGTAAAGGCGAACTCCCGTTCAAGAAAGCCACGGGTGCCATTATCAAGGCTCTCTCACGTCGTATCGGTCCCCGAACCGCACACACCGCTTTCAAGAGCCGTGGCGTGAAAGACAGCTACGACTACCTTATGGCTAACTGTATGGCTGAATACGCTGCCGTCGCCTGCCTGGACAAAGGCGAAGACTTTATCAAGTCCTTCCTGGACGACAAGTCCCAAACACTCCCGAACGACGTGTGGGACAAGGCTGCAAAGCAGTGGATTGACGACGCAAAGGACCTGTAACACATTCAACACAAAACCCCGCCCTACACAGGCATTACCCGAAGCCCCCGCCACACACAGGCAGGGGCTTCTGTCATACAATCCCCGCCAAAAACTTTGCAGGTTGCTATTGACAGCTACTAGATAATTTGTTATATTACAGGTATCAACCACCCCAAACCGAGGATATACCCTATGACCCAAAACCCCGTGGACGCTCGCATTCTGCACGAAAAGGCACTGAAAACCGCTAGTGCCCTCAAATACGTCGTAGTCCCCCTGGCGGGCAACACCCCACGCCCCGCCACTTCCATTCAACCCACCGACGACGCTGCCGACATAGCATTCGGACCCACACCCTGCGTCTTCACCCTGCCGACAGCATACGAACTCGTCCGAAACTTGAAAGCGACCAGGGGGTTGGTCTGCACCTGTATAACAGAAGTGCAGTTCCACGAACTAGCCTTGAAATCCTACGCAGACACCACATATACGGAGTAAAACAATATGGCACAATCCCCGCTCCCATACACTTTCCGAACCCAAACCATAACCCTTATCCCCATAGAATACTTCAACGTCTGCTGCGACGGGCGTTACCTCGTCTTGTTCAACGGCTCCATACACGAAGCCCGATACACCCATTCCGAAACAGCGTTCCGTCTGCTCAAGGACCCCGACAGCCCCATACCGCCCTGGAAAATCACAGCCTACGCTTTCCTGGGCACAACCCTTAAAACACAGCCCCGCCACAAGTCCAGGCAGGGGCTTTGTCATACAAACACCCCGCACACAAAAACGACACACGAACAAAAATCCCCAAAATCCCATAAACCTACAACAACACCAATACAGGCAACGCACATATAGCCAATACCTTACACGCCAATACACACCTATACGCATACGCCCTATACCACATACGTGACTCTCACGCATTAGCCCTATACTCGCACACTCCCCCTATATCACCCATACGCACCTGTGTTACTCACTATCCCCTGGCTCACTATCCCCTGGCTCCACATTCTACCCTAGCTGCTCGCCTGTGCCCCTATACGGAAGCCCGTCCGCTACCCCTGGTCCGTCACCTTTCTATGACACCTGTCACCGTTTTATGACACGTCCCCTGGCTCTTATTCGGCTCTTGCGGACCCGCTTACCGTCACGCAGCACCCCCGCTGCTCCCGCTTACAGAGGGGCGGGTGGGGCAATTATGTCAATTAGCAGAACTATATCAATTATATCAATTAGCATAATCCAAAAGAATAATCTATATTGTTGGCGTAAGGTAAAGTGTTATATAGACCTAAAAACCCCCGCCCCCGAAGCCCTGCTGTCGGAGCGGACAAGTTAAGCACCCCTGTTCGGGTGAGTCCATACAACTTAACGTGTATGGCATAGGACCCGTGCATACAAATGAATTGACAATATATGACAAATCAAATTAGCACCACGGACCTGCTCGCACTCGCACTTGTGCGTAGCGGTCTGCACACGCTCCCGCTTGAAAGCATACACCGCTACGGCTTACGGCTTGTCACGAAGTTGGGACAGGACACGGGCGAACGTTGGACGCTTCTGTGGGGACGACGTTACCTGGAAGCCGTGACAGCCCTGTTCGTGCAGGTGGACGACGAAGTAGCCGAACTGCAAGTGGACACGGATTCCCTGGGCAAAGTGTTGGACGGGATAGACGGAAAGGTGATTAGTGCAGCGGAGGAATTGGAATGGGTGGAATGATTACGATAGCGTTCGTGGCAGCTTTCCTTTATGCGGGGAAGCGACTGTTCAGCGTCAAGGATTGGGGCGAGCAGCCCAGGACCCGCACACGCATAAACGGTGTGGACGTTGGGGCGTATAAGCGTTTCCACGAAAAGCACCAGGGACCAGGAACGAAGTTCCAGCCCGTCCCGAAGTAACGCTGTGCTTTCCTGCACAGACTGACTTGCTACGGCAAGCCTGGGCACCCCTGCTAGTGGGGGGGGTGCCCTAATCGTATGCGTGGAGCGTGTATTAGCGTTTTGTTCGGTGTGCTAATACATAGCATAGTGATGTGATAGCATCTTGACTTTAATGCTAATTGACATAGGCAGCGTGTATTAGTATATTTTCAGTAGTGCTAATTCACTTTAACCATAGAGGTTTATTATGGGCAGAACATCCCCGTCGCAGAAGTATGCTGCGATTTCGTCAAGAATAGCCGAGGGCATTACGATACTTTACCCTAGTGATGTTCAATTCTATTTGAACTACTGCAATAAGAATGGGATTACGCCCATTCCCGTGACAGAAGACCCCAACGCTACGCCTGTCCGTGAAAATGTAAACAGGGTAAGATACACGGATATTATGGACCGTCTAAATAGAGGGCGTAGTATAGACGCTGTGGATTATCAGTTCTTGAAGCGGTATTGCAAGCGTATGGGCTTGGAATTACCCGTAGTGGAATCCCGTATGCAATTTTGGTTAAAGAAGGGGGATTAGTATGGTTAGGACAAGAAAGGCTTACAGCGAGCTATCGGACAGGGCAAAGCGTCGCCAATGTTTTAGAGGTTCTGTTGCGTGGAAAACATTAAAGGGACAAATAGCCCATTTGCAGAATAATAAATGTTTCGTTTCGGGCAGACCACTTACGAACAGGGCGAACTTGCACCATTTGGATTTGGACCCCGAACATTACGAATACGTGGAGGATGCGTCACGGTTTGTTTACCTATCTGCGGACATACACGATGCAGTTCACACGCTGTTCAAGTGCCCTGTTGGGTGGAAGAAAGCCCTGGAAAATTTGGCTGTGGTTCTACAGCGTATGGACGAATTGAACGGGCTAGTGGACGGGAAGCCCGTAAAAGAAAAATAGGTGGAGCATTAAAAGGATAGCCAGGGGCTATCCTTTTAGTTTCACAGGCAAATTTATTATCATTTACATAGTAAATGATAATAAATTTGGTCCCCTTTGGCAAGGGTCCCTTTTGTTACTTTTTGTTTACATTTCGCTACCGTAAGAAAAGCACCGCCAGGACTATATGGCGAATCCTGGCGGTGCCCCTGGGCGAACGTGATTAGCTACTCACGACCGCCCGTGTGTTTGGGCGTGTGACCGCCCCTGCTCGCCCGCTGTAAAACAGCGTTCGCCACCGCTTACGTTCGGTCAGTATGATTTGAGCGTCACTGCCCGTATAGTGGGCAGGATAGGCTTACCTGGGTTACGGTCCCTACGTCTAGGGAATCTATATGAAAATATAGTAAAATCTACGGAGATTTTACTATATTTATCTATGTAGTATTCAAGATAAGCAGTTAGTGGTATTTCTGTTAATCTTATACCTTTGATGCTCACAGTTGCGTTAAATACCACAATAGACGTGACTGTGGGCATTTTTGGTAAACACTATGGATGTCACACAGTATGGTGCCGAAACCGTCACATACGCTCACGTACACGCATTATTGAAGACTCTAGGAAATCGTAGTAGAGATTTTATACGATGTTTTGATATAACTTCTATATGGTGCTACAAGTATGCCTATATAGTTTTACAAGGCTTTCTCCCACGGGGTCTTATAGCTTGGGAACAGCATCACATTGTCCCTGTATCTTATTACAGGTCTATTGGTTTGCCGTGTAGTAGGCGTGACAGACTAATATGCAGGAACAATCTTACAGAACTTACAATAAAGGAACATATATTCGCCCACTACTGTATGGTCAACTGTTGTACGCATATTAAAACGAAGCGAAAACTAATTAGAGCGTTTTATATAATGTTTTATGGCGTAAGCGAAGGCAATCGTGTGTATAACGAACTCTGTGGCACCCCATACTTTATGGCGTTTGCGACTATCACAGAACAACAGGTTTTGGGTCATTTAAGTTCCGTTACATTTGCCAGGAAACCCAACAATTTGGTTAAACGACAGATTGTTAGGGAATATCACAGACACCCTAAATACCCGATTGCTATTATCTATTCCTCGCCATTATCTATATATAGGGCATACGTAAAACATTATAACCCGCTAACTCTAGTTAATAAAAACTATTGCAAATGGCTATCACGTGTATTGTGCATATATGCAAGGTATGTGCGTATGCTTGCAATAGAACTTGCAGTAAAGAAGAATGTGCGGTTTAGCGACTATATACTGCGTCCTGTCCCTATAGCATACAAAACTAGGTTACTATCTGTTGACGTGTGCCATAGATTGTGGCGTGGGTCGGTCTTCGCTACATTAGACTATATTGATACCTATTTAGGTGCATCCCCAATCCCGATAGAATTAGAAACCCCGCATAGCCCTGTAATACAGTTAGGGTATAACGGTGGACTACCCTCACAAAAACCTAAACGCCCTATACGATATGTCCGACATATACTAGATACTGTTGTTTGTGACGAACCACTTGTAATGCTCCACGGCTGTGGACTATAAGCGTAAATCTTGCGTAATGCAATCACGTGGTCGCAGTCCCACGCACATAGTGTCCCTAGTATTTACTATATACGTAAAAGCCCCGCAAGGAATCCCTGCGGGGCTGTAAGAAGGAGAAAATAGGACACACATTATCCTACACCAAATATAACTTAATTCCGATTCAAGCGGTCGTATTCCCTACGCAGCACGTCGTATTCGTGCTGCTTACTGCTCAATTCCCGTTGCAGGTGCCTGTTCATATCCACCAGGTTATCGTAGCCCTGGCAGCGTAGCCTGTATTTCCTGGTCCGCTGCACCAGGTCCCGCATACGCCTGCGGTCCGACCCGTGGGTGAACATACACCCTAGCGTAAAGGCGACGAACGCCACAAACAGATAACTCATTTGTCCCCCTTGCGTTTGGCGAATGCGTCAGCCCCATAGTGGAATTTGTAGTATAGGTCCATTCCGCACTTCGGGCAGACACAATCGTAGTTGCGGAGTTTGTCATAGTCGCACTTCGGATTTAGGCACTTCATTGTCGCCCTCCCGCTTACGCAGCATCTTACACAGCATAAGGTTGTCCCATTTCAGTTTGTCGTTTTCGTGTTCCAGGTCACGGATTTGCTCACGGGCGTTCCTGTGGGCGTGTAGGTAGCCCAGGGTCCAACAGCAAAGGACGCTGACACCCATTTGCCAATTATCCGTCAGTATGCTCCAAATAGCGTCTGTCATTCGTCCCTCCCCGTCGCCATCTTGTGAAACGCCCTGGCTTTCGCTTCCCATTCAGCAGCCTTGTGCTTCCAATCCTTGACTTCCTCTTCTAGCATTTGAACGTCGTGTTCCGCACACAGGTTGTCCTGTTCTAGTTGCGTATTACGCTCCCGCAGCAAACGTATTGTTTCGTTGTAGTCTTCGGACGCACCCCGCAGCAACTTGCGGTAGTGGCTGTCTTGGAAAAAGCGTCCTATCGCATACCCTAGCATTAGGGCATACACGCCCGCCAGGATATTCAATCCAACATAGTCTATCATAGGTCCTCCAGGTTTACAGGTTCAAATTTCATTACGGGTTTCTCTAGCCCGAACGCACGGGCGAGCAGGTCAGCCATTACCAGGCTTGTCTTTCCCACTAGCGGATAGCCACTTTCGGGCGGGGGTGTGTTCGGGGCGTAGCGAACAGGCGTTTTTCGGGTGTCAATTTTTGGCATATTCTAGGTAATCCCTTATATTCATAGTTTGTGTGTAAAATCGGTAGGTAGGGTTTTTAACTTGTAAGCAAGGGCAGGCGGGGCGGGGGGCGTTGTTCGCCTGCCATAAATATAACAAAATATCTAATACAATACCACGCCCCCGCTAGAAAATCCGCAGCGTATCGGAAGTGAATATAACACTTTACCCTGTGCAGTGCTACTTGAACCCGCAGATACGTTTTATAAGGGACTTGCAGTCGTCTGTGCAGGCGTAGTAGCAGCAATCCCCGACCAGGTTGGGATTAGAGCCGTGGTTTTCCATAAGCCCCTTTGTGACAAGTCCCTCGCATATCACGCCATCGTTTGACGTGGGCTGTGTGCAGAAGTGGTTACGGAAGGCGACCTTCCCGTAATCGTAGCCTAGCGTATGTTTGATAATGTCAATTTCGGCTAGGGATAGTTGAATGTGGTCCAGGTCTAGCATAGGCGGTTGAGCGGGGGTTGCAGGTGGAATATAACAGATTACAGAATGCCCCGACGTTCAACGGTTCGGGCATCCAGGGAAAAGGTGGCACCGCAGACGGAGCAGCGTTTGACATAGACGGGTTTGCCCGTGAGCGGGTCCATACGGGGCTTCACGTCGCCCGCCAAATTGGAAATAACGGGCTTGACGGAGTCCTCGGAATTGCACAGGGGGCAGCGGGTCCAGGTGTGTGAGAGTTTCATAGGCAATATAACAGGTTATCTAGTAAAGGGCACAGTCCACGGGCGACGTGTCGTCCTGGGTCCAGGGGACAAGCCACCCGTCGGGACCTGTGACATACTTGACAGCGGGGGTTAGTTTCGGGAAGTAGCCCCACCTGCCGTTGTAGAACCGCCATTCGGTCTGTGGCGGGTCGGGGGTTTCAAAGTTGGGGTCCTGGTGGACGGACCCTGGGTCCCAATCGCCCATAGTGTAGTTTCCTTGTAATGGTGACAGTGTGTCGGGGTGGATATAACAGTTTACCTGCGGTATTGTGCAAGGTAGGTGGAGTTGACGGCTTGTTCCAGGGTTTGCCAACGGGCGTATTTGGCTTCGGGAATGGTGACGGCAAATGCGTTGGCAAGGACTGTGGCGAGTTCGCCAGGTGTAATGGGAAATTCGGACAGGCGTGAGTTGGGACCTATGCCCTCGGTTGAGCGTAGGAAGCGGTCGGCAAGGTAGTCTGTGACGTAGTGCGTGATTTCGCAGCCGTCGGCTACGATTAGCTTGTCCTGTATATGGTCCTTGCAGCAGTGGAACGATGCAGGGGACCAGGTAGCCTGGAAGCCCGTATGCTTGCAAACGACGAGTGGCGTGTAGCCGTCGTGGTTGTAGTCAAGTTTGGCGTATATGCAGTCAAGGCAGTTCATAGCTAGGGAAGTTTTTCGTGTTCAACGAAGTGCAGGATAATGTCGCAGGCTTTTTCCAGGTCGTCGGACTGTGCGAACTTGGCACTGTAATCATACACGAAGTCGCCCGTAGGGTGTTCCAGGAAGACTGTGGTGCCGTCCGTAGTGACGAGTATGTATTGCCCGCTGAACAGGTCCACGGAACCCTGCGGGAGTGGCTTGGCGTTTTCGGGGAGTGACACAATGCCGTCGCCCTGTTCAACGAACTGCCGTGTGCTGATGCGGTGCGTGTTTCGGAGCAGCAGCGGGCGGGTGTCGCCTGCAAGCCGTTCCTGGAGCCTGTCAAAGATACTGTCTATCGTAAAAGCCATAGGTCATTTGAGCCATTCGGGTTTGGGGAAGTGCGACGAATAGGTGATTTCGTCGGTTTCTGTGGATTCAACTTCGTGTGCGTCGTCCCAATAGGTCCGCAGGTCGGTTCCCGTGGGCAGGTAGCAGACGATAATCGCAGCGGTGAAATTGTGGTCTTCGTCCTGGGTGTAGCCCGTAATCCAATAGGGGCATTGGATAGGCTTGAGCGATTGGAGCGGGCGGGGGTCGTCCACGGATTTGGTCTTGAAGCGATAGCGTGTGTATGACATAGGGTTTTCCTTATTGGATTAGGGTGGTTTCGGCTTTGGAAACGTGCCCGTTAATGTCAACCGTCCTTTCGTCGTCGGTAAGGTTGGCAAGCCGTTCGTTAAGTGCGTCAATGGCTTCCTGGGGGACGGGTCTGTTCGTATTGTGCGACGGCAGGTTTGAATACGTCCAAAATACCAGGTGCTTCGTGTAGGGGTTGAGTTGCAGGCATTCGCCCGACAAGGTGTTCTGCGTGATGATACCGCACAGTCGGCTAGACAGCATAGCGTGGACGGGTCTGCGGTTGTCGGGTGAGTAGAAGTAGAACGGCTTGTCAAATTCGGGAACCTGTTCCTTGAACGACTTCCAGGCGTAGGGCTGCTTTTCTGTTGACATAATACCTCGGTATGGTTGAAAGTAAATATAACAAATTATCTAACGGTCGTCCTTGACGCAGCAGGGGGCGTTGTCAAGCAGCGGGAAGCCCCCGCAGTAGAACGGGCGGTGTTTTTCTGCCTGTTCTTCCACCCACCGTTCAAAGAACAGGGTGTTGTTCGGGAAGCGGTAGCGGAACGATTTGTGCAGGTCGGAAAAACCTACGTTGCACAATATGTCGTAGGGGTCCTGGTCGGTCTTGCTCAAAAGGACATACTTGTTCCGTGGGTAGTTGAAGAATGACACTTTTTCAAGTCCCCATTTTTCTTCGGGCGTGTGCCAGGGATATACCCAGGTTTCGGTCCCGTCTTCGGACTTGAAGAACTTTATGCCTGGGTAGTTCTTCTCCAGGATAAACTTGAACGCTTCTTCGGTCATTCGTCGGCTCCCTGGAAGCAGGACGGTATCGGGTCGTCAATGTAGTTGGCTGAAAAGTCGGGCTGCGGTGGTCCGAACTGTTCCACGATACGGGACACTTCGGCTTTGGCGATTTCGTCGGACATTTCCGTGCTTTCGTCGTAGCGGGCTACGATTAACCCGTTGTAGCGGATAAAGGCGAGCATACCGTAGTCTTCAACCAACGTCCCACGGGGACGGCAGAATTTCGCTTGATGCAGGGTCGTATAGGATTCAATGAACGTCCCCAGGGGGCACGTTTCTTTGGTAAGGTTGAATTTGGCTAGAAGCAGGTCCAGGACCTTGAGGGCTTTTTCGTTCGGGGTCATACGTTTTCCTTTTGTTCGGGTTCGTCATCATACGGGGGGTTCGGGTGTTCTTCGCACCATTTGGCGAAGTCGCCCATTTGCTGCACGATAACCTTTTCGTCTTCTTCACGTTCCCGTATGAACTTTTGAAGACCACGTTGGTTATACCTGCACCCTAGTTCGCCTTTGGCGTTTTCGTAGATATAGTCTTCGTTATCCCCGAACAGCTTGCAGGTCGGGTAGTTTTCCTGGTAATCGTAATCTTCGTAGGGGCAGTTCTTACAACGCATATCACGGCTTCGTTACAATGTAGTTTATGCCGTTGTCGCAACGGCAGGTGACGTAATCCCCTGTTTTGAGTTCCATATTGGCTGCGGGGTCGTATTTGGAGCGTCGGGCGATTAGCTCTATGGAGCCTGCTTCTACCAGGAACAGGTCCCCGTCCGAATAGCGGATTAGTGCTTTGAATGAGGTTGAAGTCATAGGCGAATATAACAGTTTACCTTGTTAGGGGCTAAAAATTTTTTTTGGGCTACCTGTTACGGTAGGTTCTTTTCAATGTAGTAGTTCCCGTTATGCTGCACGAACCCGTCGGGGCAGGTCAGTTTCCAGGATTTGTCGCTTCCGAACAAGTCGGTGAAACGGTCCAACTTGCAGCCGTGGTGCTTGCCGTCCTCGGTCGTATAGGTCGTCGGCTGTTCGGGACCGTCAGCCTGGGTTTGTTTGCGGAGCATAATCATAGGGACTACGCAGAGGCTCCAAAACAGGACCACGGCAACTGTAATCGCTGTGGTGATTATAATTCGTTTCCAATCTAGTTTCATAGATGTGTTCCTCGGTTGTGGGTTAATAGCCTTTGCCACCGTGCTTGTCGGCTTCGGGGTTGGAAGTCACCCACCCCGTATGGTTGCAGTGCAGAAGTTCACGGCAGTCAAAGCAGATTTTGTGGTTCGGGTCCACGGGCGTGGCGTATGCCCCAGGCTTCCCGCAGACTTCGCAGATTGTCGTATTTTCTTCGGGTTCGGGTAGTTCCGCTATCGCAAGGTTTATACTTCCTTGCGTAAGGTCCACGGTTTTTGAACCATACACGTCGTTGCGGGAAATCGTGATTTTGTCCGTTTCGCTAGTCTGCTCATACAGCTTTGCGACGTAATAGTAGCGTAAGGGGCTGTCGCACATTTGGACGAAGCCCTTGATTTCCCAATTATGGTCGGGGGTCATAGTGAACGTCGGGGGGCTAGACATACAGCTTTGTTTCAGCATTATACCTCTTGCCACCATATCACGGATTTTGTTGCCTAGATACGTGACGGCAAAATCCGCACGTTCCATAAGTTCTTGCAGGTCGTAGGCTTCGGGGCACTTGTCGTAATCTATTGTCATATAAAAACCGACGGGGTTAAAAGTGAATATAACAGGTTATCTAGTCTAGCAAAATCGGTGCAAAATTTTTTATGTCACAGTCGGACAATCCATTATTCCGCATCGCTTTTAAAAGAATGCTTTTACCCTTTGGAAATTCCTGTAGTTCGTGTTCTACATATAGACGCAGTGGCAGGATTTCAAATCCATATAAATGGGTTAGAACCCAAAAGCCTTTTTTAAGTAATGCTTGGCACAAAGGGAACATCGGTTGGGCAATTCCATCCATTTGTTCGCAGATTGCGTTACTGTGCATATATTCCCTAGTTTCTATTTGGACTTCGTTTGGAACTTGCGGGTGAAATTTGATTAGTATTTCCATATGGGGTTTCCTTTTAAATTTAAAAAAGGTTGAAAGTGAATATAACAGGTTATCTAGTATTCCGTAGAAACGTAGAAGTTTTGACCGCAGCGGGAGCAGTGGACCTCGTATTCTGCGGGTGTGTCGTCGGTAGCGGGGCGTGTGCAGTCGCTTTCCCAAACGGAGCAGGTTTTACCGCAGCACGGACACCACGCTTCCATATCTTCCTCGTTAAGGTGTGATACCATACTCATAGAAAGTAGCCCCCTAGTGCAGCATTTTGTCCAATTTGAGCAGGAACGCTATGCCTTGCGTTAGTTCCATTTCACAGAAGAAATTCAGCAGATATTCCTTGTTGTATTCAAGGAACCCTGCTATGGGCTTTGCGTGGGCGAACACTTTGGGACAGAACGACGGGAACGACATTTGTTCGTAGTCTAGCTTCTTTGACCGTTCGCTGTCTGCAACTATCTTTTCTGCGGGAAGGTATCGGTTGAGCCAGGTAAAGGCGTAGCGGATAGCCTGTTGGACGTGTTCTTCCTTGACGTATTTCCAGGTTATGTATTGTCCTAGACCTAGCGTAAGGGTCACGTCGTCGGCTATGGTGCATTCTATGTGCTGATGGTCGGGGCTGTATTCTTCCTTGACTATAAGACGGGCTACCGTCCCGCCATCTTCGGAACGTTCGTCCGCTTTCAGCACGACGCAGTTGGGGTATTCAGCCTGGATTTTGTGGAAAAATGTGAATAAGTCAATGGCATCGCCCATAGGTTATTCCTCGGTTTTAATGTCTTTGTCGGGATAGCACCAAAGGTGCGTTGTAAGTAGTTGCCTGTAATGGGACACGGGCAGTTCCCCGTCGCTTGAATAGATAACACGGTCGTGGAACTTGTGTCGGCTTGCGTGTTTCAGCGGTAGGTCCTTTCGTTTGAGCAGGATAGTTGAATTGTCCTGCGGGACTTCCTCTTCAAAGCTACGCCAGGTTATAGTGCAGTGTTCGGTCTGTCGCATACGGTGTTCCTATGTCAGCAGGACGTGGAATGAACGGATTACGAAATACACCAGGTAGATTATCGCAGCCAACAGAATGACTACGGCAAGACAGCAGCCACAGCCCTTGTCGTCCACGCACTCCGTATCGGAGCAGCAGAAGATAAAGACAAGGATAGCCACAATCGCTGCCGTGGCTAGACCGTATTCAAGGGGCGTAATCATTTGCGGGTCCTACGTGGAGCCTTACCAGGGTTAAGACTGTGTTCAAGCGGGACCAGGGCGAAGCCCTGGTGGTCTGTCAAGATATGCCCCTTTGAGCGGGCTATGTCTATTGCACTGATTTGTGTCATAGGTGCGTTACCATTTCATAATGTTGCGAATGAACTCACGCTGTTCGGGGACGTATTCGTTCAAGATTCTTTCCCTGCGAATGCCTTCTATCACCCCCAGGGTGAACTGTGCCAGGACGATTAGGAACCCTGCGATTAGGTGGACGTAAAGCGGGCACAGGAGGGACCAATGCCACGGCAGGGCGGTTACGGACCATACCTGGAACTTGCCCACTTCGGCAAAGTGCAGGATTACCGCCAGGATTGTGTAAATGACCGTGAGCGGGAAAAGTTTGGTTGAGAGTTTGGACAGAATGTTTAGGAACAGTGTCATTTTGGTTTTCCTTTTGGTTATGGGTTAAACAGGGGCGTTTCCAAACGGTCCCCCATAGATTAAGGTTTTAGGTGTCTTCGGTTTGGTTTCAAACAGTATGTCAAACAGGTAGTCCCGCCTTACGCCTGCGTGTTTCTCGCACATTCCGTAATGTTCCACGGAGTAAAGGGCGGGAAGGCTGCAATTACAGACAAAGCAGGTGGCACCCCCGAAATCTTTGCGGTGGCGGTCTTTGTATTCTTCGTAGGTTGGTAATGTCGGTATAATCTTGCGGGCATCGTCCTGGACCCTTCTCACGTTGTCGTCGGGCAGTTCGTCCAGGTATTGTTGAATTTTGGCGAACGGCATACCCTCGGTAATGAGCCGTAAATCGGCAACCGTTCTAGGCAGCAGGCAGTTCATTTTTATAAACAGGGTCATATCTTCCACGGACTTGAAGTCTTCACGGTCTTCCACCAACTTGCAGTGGTCGCCCAGGGTCCTGTGGACCATATAGCATTTGCCTGTATTTAAGCCGATATACCATTGACGCTTTAAGAAATTCAACAGTATTTCGTCGGTATCTTCGTAGGCGTAGGTGTGGTCTATTTCCACGCAGATACCGCAGCAGAACAACAGGTTAATGATGTTGAATACTGCGTCCCTGGTCTTTTCGTCCCAATGAATGATAGTCATTTTCCCTCGGTGGTTGTGGTTTTACTATACCGAATATAACTAATTATCCAGGCGGTGTCAATAGGTAATCTAACAAAATACCTAGAATTTTAATTGTATCGGGAACATAGGGTTTTCGGGGACGGGGCTATCGCCCAGGACGATATAGGCAGCGACAAAGAATGCCGTGAGCAGCATTCCGATTGTAGTTAGTCGGGCTTTCAATGACGTAATCGGGTCAAAGAAAATCGCTAGGCAGGTCAAGCCGATTGCACCGCCCAATAGATACATAATGTCGTAAGTAGTCATTGGGCTAGTCCTTTGTTATACGGAGTGTAAACGCTTCGTCCCAACGGGAAGCACCCACGGCACGGACGTAGCAGCCGTCCCGTTCCTGGGCGGGCTTTTTGAAGCGGGCGTGTTCACAGATATACTGCGTCTTCGTTTCACGGATTACGGGGTATCGGGCTATCCCGCCTGCGACAAACGGATTGTTCTGTTCAAGGATTTTCATAGTCTTTTATCCAGGTCTGTTTCGGCAGGGACTTCAAGAATGTAGTAGTTGGTCTGCTTGAAGTCACCGCACGGGGGTTGCTGTTGGTCTATGGATATTTCTATCCTGTCGTTATAGGACCCGCTGACCGTTACGGTCATAACCAGGTCTTTTCGGGCTTCGGGGTTGGTTATATGGACTATCATTGTAAAGTTCCTTTTACGTTAGCATCGGCAGAATGTTCGGGTTTTCCCTAACGATTTCGTCGTGGATTTCCTGGAACGTTTCCATTAGGGTTTCTTTGGCGGGTAGTCGGGAATAGACTAAATCGTGGAAATTGATTAGGCGGTCCCTGGTTATGAACCTGTGGTCCATAGACTGCGTGTCTGCGTGGACGTGGACGTTCGGGTAATCAAACCACCAGGTAAACATCACACTGCCGATTTCAACGAAATTCCAGGTCCCACGCCTGCAATCGGAGCAGGCATAGTAGAACCCGTTGCGTCGTTGCTTCCCGCAAATCGGGCAGCACGGGAACGGCTTCAGCTTTCGGGTTTTCGGAATGGACCTGTGACGCTTTTTCATTGGGTTGTCCTTTTCGGTGAATGAAACTTATATCGGAACAGTCTTGCAGAGTTCCTTGTTTTCGTTGGTCCATACGAACCAGGCGTGACACATAGTTGTCGCCCAACGGCTCCCGTGTTCGTCGGTAGGTTGCCCGTTGTTCCAGGTAGCCATACGCTTTGCGAACGGGAAGCAGAACTTGGGCGGGTGGTCAATAAGGAACTGCTGTCGCTTGTCGCCTTCCCAAAATTGGATTTTGAGAAAGAACGCCAGGTAGCCTTTCGGTGCCAGGTGCTTCAAGCATTTTTCTGTAAATTCCTGGGCGAGCGAATACGGGGGGTTTGAAACGATTAGGTCGTATTTCGTCTTCGCCATAATCGCCAACGGTTCATAGAGCAAGAAATCCTGGACCCTGGTGTTCGGGTAGCCACGGTCCACAAGGTCAATAAACACGTTCCTAGCATCCAGGGAATTTTTGAGCGAATGCGTGAAATAGTCTAGCGTGGCTGTCGCTATGTTCCCGTTGCCTACGCAGGGTTCCAGGAATGACCTGGGGGTGAAATCTTGAAAATCGGGGTCATACGTGCAAAGTGCATTAAACAGAGCTGCTACGGCTTTCGGGTCAGTAGCGTAGAAATCATTTTCGGTTCGGTAGCCTGCCGACGGGTTGCCACCTGCAAGTTGGGCACCCGATAGGGTTGGAAATGCCATAAGGGTTCCTTGATTAGATTTTGTCCTGTATGAATATAACTAATTACCTGGTCCTTGTCAATACCAAATATAACAAAATACCTAGATAGGGTGCTGAAATAAGCCCCGTGGTCGGGGCTTTGTTATACGTTACTTCAAGACTTCGGATTCAAGCCACGGTTTCAGTTCTACGTCCCACCTGTCCCCGAAAGTCGTATATTCAATATCTACTTCTTTCGGGTTCATTTTTAGAATGTGCGACGGAACGTTCTGTCCCCAAAAAGTCAGCGGGTATTCCGTGTTGTTACAGATACATTTAGTAGAAACAATCGGCTTGCCCGCTTCTTTCTTTCCACCCAAATGAACGTCCCAATGTTCGGTCTTCGTCCCGTCGGTAACGTCTTCTATAAGGTGACAGCCACCCCCGTGCGGGAGTTGCAGGCAACTGCGAATAGCGGACATAACCTTTCGGATAAATTCCTGCTTCGTTAGGTCGTTGGATTCGTGTATGCGGATTTTTAGGGACATAGCGACCTGTTAGTTGGAGCGGTAGCAGTAGTAACCGCACGGGAGTTCAATTTCCTTGCCGTCGTAGCGGGCAAGTTCATTGGCGGGACCGTCGGCTTCGGTTATGGCTTCAGCAAGAGCATCCAGGTCCACAAGGTTATTTTCTTTTATGGCTGTATTAAATTCTTTTTCGCCAAAGTTATCCTTGAACCACTGAATGTAGTCATCGCCCCAATCTTCAAGGCATTTTTCAACTGCATCTTCTTCGTCAATGTCGCCAAATTCTTCCTTGTAGCGTTCGGGTTCGCTTTCCTTAATATCATTCACGTAAAATTCAGCGTCTTCACGTTGAGCGTCTTTGAACCAATCCACGTCAAGGAACTGTTCAATGCCACCGAGGTTATCAAAGTTAAGACCCGTAATGCCGAGGTCGTCAAGAATCTGCTTAACACCTTCATTAGAGGCTTCTTCTGCGTCGCTGTAATCGGCATAGCAGTAGTATTCTTCGTCACCAAAGGTCACACAAATGCCGTTACCAGGTGCATAGCTTTCAAGGGCTGCGTCTTCGTAGTTATTGCCTGTTTCTTCGGCAAGTTCCTTGACCATAGCCTTTACTTCGTCGGATTCGTCTTCAAGGGCTTCGTGCTTGCGGGACTTGTAGGCTTCCATAGCCTTCTGCATAGAGCATTCCTTCTTTTGCAGGCTTTCGTCCGTAGAGCGGGAGTAAACCACCTTGCCGTCGTCCACGGAACGCAACTGCATAGCAACAAAAGCCTTGCCCTTGTTGTCTTCAATCGTGCCGTCAATGAGGTCCTTACGGATAGTCGGGCTGTCGTCAACGACGGCTGCTCTTGTGAGAACGCTTGTCGGTTCATAGTTCGGGTTAAGGGGCTTGAACTCCTTCATATCCCCGCCTTTGTAGTAAACGTAGCATTTCATAATTACGAAACTCCTTTAAGTTGTTTGTCCGTAAAAATAATAAAAATTCGGTAGGTAGATAAATTCGGTAGGTGACTTCCTGCGTTTCTGCGGGCTTCGCTGCCGTCCTGGTAATAATATAACAAATTACCGTGTAGCTGTCAATAGTAAATCTTAGATTTTTTTCAAAAATTATTCGTTGCGGTAATAGTCCCGCAGGCTGTCGTTGGAAATAGCATTCACAATTCGGTTGCGTAAAGCCCGTTCACGGTCGCCTACGCCACACTCCAAGTTAGCCACTTCATACCAGGCTAAAATAATGCCTATGTCACCATCGGTAAGGGACAGCTTGTTCTTTGGGGGTTCACGCTTTGGCGGTTCTTTCGGGTGGATTAGCGTGAGCGGGTAGATTAGAACGTCCAGGATTTTTTCAAGAATACCCATTACAAGAGTTCCTTTGGGAACGGGTGTTCCTCAATATCAATCGTAAATCCGTGAGCAGCGGGTTTTCGTGCTTTCGGGATTTTCATTTCAATGGTGCAGGGTTCCACTATTCCAGGGATTCCCTGGAAAATGACACGCCAACTTTTCGGCTCATATTTCGGAGCGTTCGCAGGCTTGAAGTTTTTCGGTTTTTCAACTTTAATGCACATAGAGCTAACCTCGCTTGCAGCATTCGTCGGGAAAGTTTAGGGCACATTCAAACACGCTGTTCGTCACGGGCTGAAAGTGCTTTCAATTACGGCACTTGTCTTTCGGGATATACTTGACTGTAGCCTGGGCTTTGATTTCACGGGGTTCAAACATATTACACCTCTTGAAGTCTAGGACCAATGCGGGTGTCAGCACCCTCGGTAACACGGTAAGGGATTTCCAGGGCTGCTGCAACCTTGTTCACGATTTCAGCGTCATATCGCCAGGTTGTCCCGAACGTGCTGTGGTCCGCAATCGTTTGAAGTTTGTAGATACACTTTTCTGCCAACAGCTTTACTTCGGCACCCTTGATTTCACGACGTTGGCTTTTAGACATAATACCCCCTGGGTTAAAGCGTCAAATCTAACTTGTTCTTTTCGTAGCATTCGTCGCATACACGGTAGGTGTAAAGACTACCAGGAAGCCTGCGGACCGATTCGGTTTTCAGTCGGCAATACATACAGGGCTTTCCCTTGCGGAAAAGGTTCTTGAAAAAGACTTTGATTTTGTTCATAGCGGTTTTTCCTTTTGTTGGTTAAGGTTGTATTTTTTGCAAATTGCTTTATACAGGCGAACGCCACAGTGGATAGTGAGCGTCCCCAGGTTGTCTTCAACGTAAATCGCCCTGTTCCACCTGTGGAGTATTCCACGCTTGAAAATAACGGGGTTCGGGTCTGCCGTTATCTTCTTTGCCGTGTCCAGGTAGGGTTCCAGGTAATGCAATTCGTATTGTGTGCTAGACTGCGACACGGTAATAAATCCCTTGCCTACATAACGGACCACTCCGCATATCGGGGCATACGTGTGGTCCGTGATATGGGCTTTATGGGCATACGTCATAATGTCGCTCATTTCGGGGATTCCTATATGTATAATCGCTTCTCGCCACATATTACTTTAACGGTCTAAAAAATATCCCGCCTTCTTCGTTAGCAGAATCTATCAATTCCACGGGATAAATCCTGGGCTTTTCATTCGGGTCCGTAACCAGGCTCATAGCCAGGAATGCTTTTTCCCTTGCTTCAAGCAGCGAACAGGTGAACACAGTGCAGTCTTCAATTTTTTGGAACGGGGACGGCTTCCATTTCTTGTCAGCGTCCAGGTAGCTGCTTTTCCCGTCGCATTCCTTTACAAGAATGAAACGACGATTCGGGGGTTCAATGTTCAACGGGGCGTTGATTACCACCGTAGGCAGGTCTTCCATAGGACCGTCGGCAAACAAGATGGCTTGCTGCTTGTAGGTGCCGTCCGTAAAGTCCGCAGTAATCAAGTAGGTGTGCCAACCGATACGGCTGTCATCGCAGTAGAAACGGCATTTGAGCGTGTCAAGGTTGAACGTATCTTCATACACGTTCTTGATATGGTCTTTGAGTTCTTGAAGTGACTTGACTTCTACCATACGCTCCATAGATTCGTGGAGCGTGAAAAAACTTCCCGCAGGGCGAATACGCATTATTTCACCTCTTCTTTTAGATACATAATTGTCAACCCGCCAAAGCGGGATTTGTCCGTAAGGTTTGCCCCAACTTGCCAGGGGATTTCAATACGGACAGTCTTAATGTCGTTGCCGTCATATTCCTTGCAATAGCTGTCAATGTCATTATTGATAAACGTATTGGCTGCTTCTTCGGTGGAATGCTCCGTGACCGTCCGTATGCAGGGGTTTTCTACAAGAGCCTTGTATAAGGGATTGTCAACCCTTTCGCAGCGTGTAACTCTAAACATATTGGACCCCTAGAAGTTGCGGACATACAGGTGGAACTTTTCGTCCTTGCTTTCAAACGTAAGCGTGAACTGCTTGTCGTCGTCACGCAGAAGCATAATACGGATAGAATAGAACAGGTCTGTGACCTGTTCCCAGGTGTCGCATACAAGAATTTCGTGGGGGTTGGCATAGTAGCCGTCAATGCTTACCTTGTTCGGCTCAAGGTTTCTAATCGCACTGCGGAGCTGTTCAAGAACAACATCTTTCCAGGGGCGTGTCGGGTCCGCAACGAATTGGAATTGAAGCGGGTTGTTGTTTTTGGTATTTTCCCAAACACCTGTGAACATTTTTACGGGAACGTGCATTTGATTATCCTCGGTTGTGGTTTAACTTCACCCTAAATATAATAAAATACCTGTGTGCTGTCAACAGGTATTTCAAAAATTTTTAATTTTTATTTTAGGGTTCTGCGTCGTCAAAATGCCCGCAGCCTTTGATACGCTCCCCGCACATAGGGCAGAACTTGATAGCCACCGCTACCCAATCGCCATTCTGCGTATATACGGACAGGTAGTTGTCTTCGTCAATGAAGGCTTCGTCCTTTCCCCTGTCTGCAAACAGTGGGAACCGCTTTGCTTCTTCATTGGTTTCGTGGTCGCAATACTCACACATAGGCTAGAACTCCAACTTTTGCCCGCACATAGGGCAGAACTTGATTTTGATAGAGTGCAGGGCGAAATCCCAACCGTCCCTACGGACCGCAAGCCTGCCCGTATTCATTAACCGAAACAGGTCGCTGCCCTCACCGAAATCTGCTCCCGCCTGTAATCCGTCTTTATGGGTGGTCTTGCAATACTTACACATTGGTAGCCCCCAGGATTTCACGGAACTTCGCCACGGCTGCGTCGTTCAAGGTTTTGTATTTCATACACATAGCTTGCATTTTGGCGATAACGTCTTCTGCGGATATTTCGGTAAGTTCTGCAAAGAACGGGATTTCGGTAATCTTTTCGTTGGCGACACGCTTTGAAAGTTCTATGAACCCGCCCTTGATTTCCACGGACCACGGAGTTATTTCGGGAACCGTGTATGCACTGTCAGTTCCTACAAGTCTTCCCGACAATCCGAGAGAGTCGCCTTCCTTGCCAACTTCCTGGATTAGAACGTAATTGTCCCAGGGGTTGTCTTTTAGGACAAACGTCTTACCCACCAGGCATTTCCTGTAATGACCCAAAATGTCAAGGCACAGCTTTTCGGCATCCAGGTTCAATGCTGTGCTTTCACCCAGGGACGCTTCTAACTCTTTTAGCAGTGCGTCTTCGGCAGCGGTCCGCTTCTTAATCTGTTGGAGCCTGTTTAGAATGTTGGCACGTTGCACACGGTCGGGTTCGTAGATTCGTGTTTTAAGGTAATCGTGATAAACCTGGTAAGCCGTGATTAGCTCTTTTGGTGTTTCAATCATAATCCTATCCTTGACTTTCTAATTGTAATATAGCACCAGGGCTTTTATTTTCAATTCGGGAGTTCGGGCAGTTCAAAAGAACTTCCAGGACGACTGCGAGCATTTCCTTTAAGTTTTCAAACGAATAGGTATGCTCCCACAGTGAGAACCCAATACGGTATTTTTCCAGGCGTTCTTTAAGCGGTTCCGTGATAGGCTTCACTAGGGATAGGTCTTCTTTCCAATCGGGACCGTAGGAAAGGATTCGGCTACCGTGGATTCCTTCTTTCGTTGCGGTGTTTAGTGTCACCTTGCCGTTGTGTTCCACCAGGTCTTTCGCAAAGCAGGCTACCGTCCGCAGGTCACACAGGAACCTGCCCGTGAACGGGTCCCCGTGCTGTAACAGACCGTCCAAACGTTGCTTCCGTTTATGCAGGGCAACTTCAACGTCGGTCATTACTCTTGTGGTTTCTTCGGTTATTTGCTGCATACGCTATTCCAGGTCAATTTTTTTGCAGGTGTATTCGTCGCCTGTCTTTTCGGGGTTCCAGGTGTAGCACAGAATAGAGAAATGCGGACCGTCGTCAAGGACAAACGTAATGAACGCCACGAACTGTTCAAGTGCTTTCTGTTCATACAGCGAAATGCGTGTAGGAACTTCGGGGAACTGCTTTGCGATTTCGGCTTTGCAGTTTTTGGTCGTGGTGGTCATCCATTCCTTGATAGTGTCGTAATTGAACTCTTTGGGGAGTTCCATTTCATAGGCAATCTTGACGATTTCTGTAATAGCTTCAAATTTATTTTTCATTTTTCTGTTCCTTTGTTTCGGATTGTTTCTTTTGTAAAACGTAGTTTATGCACCTGCAAAGAATAGCCCCGCAGGTTTGGAATGACTCAACGCTCTTATCGTAATCCTGGACTTGATAGGCTGCGAACGCTTCTGCCATTTCACGCATAAGCATATTGTCGGCACATTCCAGGTCGGAGCGGGAAATCGCCCGTAAGGACATAAGCCACGACCCCGCCTTTTCGTTCGTGAAGTGCCTACACAGAACAGGCTTTTCTAGCAAATGCTGTTCTAGCTTTTTCTGTATTCCGTCCACGCTACTTGTGTAATCCATTTTGAGCCTTCTTTTTCAGCAGAGTTTCTTCACGCTTGATATGCTTGCCAATATAGCTTAAAATATACTTGTTACATTCAAGTGCCCCGTCAAGCTGCGGGGCTTCCCAGGAACAGCAGCAACGTCGGTAGTTGTATAAATTCTGCCGTTGGTTATCCAGGGCTTTCTTGATAGTCTTCAAAGTTTTCAAGTCCATAGGTTGTCCCCGTTAGAAAAGTGGTTCGGTCCGTTCTTCAATGTATTCAACAGCCTGGATAATCAAGTCAAGCCAAACACGGATTCGCTTCAACCCCTTAATCTTTGCGTTAGGGTCCTTAATAGCCTTGTCCTTTGCGTAATAGGTGTCAACGGGTTCCTGGAACGGCTTACCGATTTCGTTGGCGATAGCCTTGCAGGTGTCGTGCCACAGGCTGCTAGAATATGCAGCTATGGTCCCAAGCGGACCCGCAGCGTCGCCCAGGACCTTTACTTCCGCTAGACCCCTTTGGGCAGGGTCGGAAATGTTAGTTTCAAAATATATAAACGCAGCGATTACAGCGTCCATCCAAACACGGACCCGCTTCAATGAACGGACCTTAATGTTTTCGTCGTTAATGGCTGCGTCTTCCCTGTAATACTTGTCGGCAGCGGTGAGCAGCTTTTCGTTGTCGTAGTTGTTTACGCCATCGGAGTAGGCTTCCCACAGTTTAGGCGTAAGGACCATAAGGACCCCAAGCGGGTCCGCAACATACTTGCCCGCAATCTTGTTCTCAACGTCACCGCCCTCGTAAAAGCTATACTTTTTCTTCTGTTCCATTTTCTTGTTCCTTTGGGTTATCCAGGCTATTAAGATACCAAGCATACCTCGCAGCGTAGTGCAGGATAATATCAAAATGCAGGGCGTAGTTCCTTGTCTTCTTTGCGAATCGCACACCCACGGATTGCCCGTTAATAAAGCTGTCGTATTCGTTAGGGGGCATATCCTTTGGTGCCAGGTCGTTACGGATTCCGTCCTTGCCAATGTAAATCTTGAACAGCGGATAGCCGTTTTCCACCTTGATTTCAAACAGCGGGTGCGACAACCAATAGACGACTGTGAAACCGTCGTCACCGTCTTTTTCTGTAATGAACCGCAAGGCGTGACAGAAGCGGGCATAGTTTTCAAGGCACCACTTTACAGACGACGCTTGCTTTACACCGTCGTAGCCTGCGAACTCATATCGCACACCGCAGTCGTGCGGGTTGATTTCGGGGAGGCTCTTTAAAATTTCAATAACGCTCATAGTTTGTTCCTTAATTATACCACGCTAATTTGCTTAAAAAGGCACGGGCTTCTTCGGACGAATTAAAACAAAGTTTTCCGTGGCGTTTAGAATGCCACTCACCCGAACCGTCCTTGCTAATGCGGGTGTCCTTATAATGATGCCAAAACCTTTCCCACGTATGCTTATGCTGCGGATAGAATTTTCCACGCTTGTAGGCGATACGGTGCGAGTTGTTCACAGCCAGGAACCATTCGCCCATAATGAGCTTGTAAAGCGACGAGCCTATACCCCAACAAATGATTCCGAATAAAGTGGCTAGGCAGCAAATGATTACAATTTCAATCATAGAAACCCTTTACTTGATTTTGTGTTTCACATAACATTCGGGGCACACTGTAACTTTGCGGACGCACACCGTCCCCAATTCATAAATCCTGGCAACCGCCTTAATGGGGTGCTGCGTAGGCTTACGGCAGTTCACGCAGATATTTGACGAAAACAGACCCATATTACCCCTGGTTGCCCGTATAGGCTTTCAAGATTTGTTCCAGGTAGTCCATATTTTCCAGGCACAGGTCTTCGGCACGTTTCAGTTTATCGCAAAATTCCTTTATGCTCCAATGACTATTAGGGTGTTTAGCCAAATAGAATTGAACATTGAAATAGCGACAAATGTTCCGACGTGCGGACCATAACGCCCGCTTACGCATAAGTGCGTTAATGTCAGCTTTGCCCTTACTTTCGGACAACAGGTTATAGCGGTTCTTCCACCGTGCAAGTTCCTTTTTAGCCCCGTCCTGCTGTTGTTCCATTTGCGAAATGAGCAGGTCCACGTCGTCCTTGTAATAGAACACCGTAGGTTCTTCCCAGGTCTTCTCTTTTTCATTCACGACGCAAATTCGTCTTGTCCGTAAGTCAGCCTTATTCATTGGTTGCCCCGCTTTGCCCGATTAAGGTCAAATTCCATTTTGGATATGATAGCTTTGAGTTTATTGTTTTCGTTACGCAGCTTTATATTTGCCCGTAACTCTTTGTTGAATTTGACCCGATACTTTTCAAGGTTCCCAAGCAGCGACTTGTTTTGCTGTTCGGAAAATTCCAGGGCTGCTGCCCATTCCTTTTCGGTCATAGGTCTATTCAGCTTCAGTGTCTTTATCTTTCTTTTCATTTTCTACCGTGTCTTCGGGGAATGCGTCAAACAGTTCGTTGGCGAGCCTGTCTGCTATCGTGATATTTTCAATGACCGTTGCAGTTTGCATAGGGTCGTCACAAATACAACTCTTGCACAGCATAACCGCACTTCTCAAGTCCCACAGCTTGTTATACAAGTCCATCGGACGCATATCCATTTGTGCGTCGTAGGCAGGCTTGCTGACAGTGTAGGCGAATTGTTCCGTGGACGGTTGTATATCCATTTCATAGATATGGACTTCCCTGGAGTTGTGGGAACCCTTCCACTGCAAGGCAATTTTTTCGGCTGCTTCCCTTGACGGTAGCCCGTCAATATGGTCCATAGCTGCGGGAGCGTTCCCGTATGCGTCGCTGATTGTAAATAAAATTCCCCACATAGTTAAATCCTCGGCACACGCTTAACACGCTTTACTTTGAGAAGTCCCAAACGCTTCTTTGCTTCGCAGCGTTCACACAGCGGGTGATATTCGTTTGCATAGAACGCCTCCCCGCAATTCATACAGTCATACCAATTATCTTCACCATTGAGCCACGCCATAGTTATTTACCTCTTGAAAGTTTATCGCCACACAACGGGCAGAATTTGAATTTGAAAACCGCCATACGGTCCACGAACTGCGGGTCGCCCTCGTTGTTAATTACATTAAAATAACCCTGGTCGTCAAGGATAGCGTCAATATCCTTGTCCTGGGACTTGATGGACGATTGCGTTTTACACGGACAAAGTTTTTTAGTCATACGTTACTTACCCCAATTTTCGCCAATATACTTCTTTACCATATTCTTGTCGTAGTGGTCGGAACCCGTGCAGATACATTCAAATTTGCAACGGCAGCAATAGTGCCAATCGCCACGGTAGGGACAATTTTTCATAGTTTTGTAGTCGTCGGCAAGTTTGTGTGGGTGCGAGTCCCTTTGCTGCTTTTTAGACAGCAGGTCTTTCAGTTTAGCCGTCACGCTTAAAGCAGCCCAATTCTGTTCGGGCAGGGACTTTATAATTTCCTGGGCTTCGTCCACGGTCAGTTCCACACAGATAATGTCTTGCCGTTGCTGCATAGGCTATTCCTTTCCGTCCAAAATCTTGCTTACCTTAAAGTCAATAGCAAGGATTAAATTCAAGCCTACACCCGATTGCAGGGGGCTGAGGTGGCAAATACCGTAGAACAGGTCGGAATGGTTCCACCCAAGCGATTCCCGTTTGGTCTTGATGGCTTCTACCAAGTGTTTAGCAATGTCGTCCACGTCCTGTTCGGTAGGTTCATTGTCAATGCTATATGGCAAGGTGTAGGCTACGTCACAGGTCTTTTCGTTCCGCAATTCAAAAAAGAAGATATGGGGATTGTTGAGGAGGTGGTTATAGCGGTTCATAAAGGTGTTCCTTATAGTTCGGGGTTACTTGCCGATTTCTACACAGTGAAATCTGTGTGACAAATCTACCTGCCACACGTTGCCTTCAGCCCTAAAATCCTTGACACGGTTTTGAGCGACGAAAGAATGACCTGCTTCAATGCAAGCCTTTTCGGTCTTGAAATAGTGAATGACCGTAGAGGTCACAGGGGAGTTAGGCGTAATCTTGCCGTTGGCTCCCAATAAAGTAAACAATACTAAAACCCACATAATTATTTCCTGTTAAAAAGTATGATTAAACTAATGACTACCGCAAGAAGGGCACAGGCTAGGTTATGTGACACAATCCCGACGGTTAGGGCTGTCGCCATAGCCATAAGTGTAGCTGCAACTTGCACACGCCTTGCGGTCCACCAGGATTCCTTGACTTCCCGTTTCGGTGCTTCGTGGAACAATCCGTTCTTCATAGCACAACCCAGGCAAACGCTACGGGGCTTACCGCTTGCGAACGTTTCACCGCAAATAACGCATTTACGGGTTTTGTTGTAGTTCGGGAACTTGCGGTCAAATTCCGCTTTAAGTTTCTTTTCGTCTAAATTCCAACCGTCCATTATTTCTTACGCTCCCAATGGTTTGGGGACACTTCTTCATATCCCCAAGATTCAAAAAGTTTTCTAGCATCTTCTGTGACGGCAACAGAAATAAATCCTGTTACGGGTCTTTTGCGTTGTATCATCTTGGAAGCCTCTATAATGGTTTCCTTGATGCTTTTCTTGATAGGTTCGGCAATACCTTTGCCGTCGTTAAGTTTTTCTTCTGTGAAACTCATTGTTTTTCCCATTGGTCCTTTGCTACTTCAACGTAGCCATTTTCACGGAGCATTTCTTCGGCACGTTTCTTGTCCTGCTCACTGTGACAAAAGATAGTTCCACGGTTAATATCTACGGGACCCTGGTTCACTTTTACAAGCGTATCGTGCATATCCCGCATAGCCCCGATAATCTGTTCAACGGTGGGTTCAGTCCAACTTGTCGGGGTAGCGGGCTTCACCAATTTCTTTTTTGAGTTTGAGGTATTCATTCCACTTCTTTTCCATTTCGGGGCTGCACCATTCGTTATGCGGGACAATCCTGTAAGTCACTTTGCGTTCCACAACCGTGAACGGGCACTTGTCAGTGGTTTCAGTCTGCGAGCGGGTCTGCGTGAACACGTCCTGCAAAGTAAGGCAGGTCCACATAGTCGGTGCATTGGGGTCGCTCCCGAACTTTACACGATAGTCAATATCGGGTTTCTTGTATTCAACCTTTTCCGAAGCGGGGCGGTCAACGGTAAACGATTCAAGCAACTTTACAAGGTCTTTCTTGAAGACGTTTACGCAGCTTCCCGTGAAGTAGGTTCCCCCGTCTTCACGCTTATAGGAAAGTTTCTTTGCCTTCGGATTGTGCGTAAGCTGTTTAAGCAGTTTAAGGATTTGTTCCTTTTCGGTCGTTCTCATTTGAGTTTTCCTCACGGGCTTTTAAGGTTACGTGGCTGTTTACTATTTCTTCTAAAACAAACTTCAAGTATTTATAGTTTTCGTTCGTTACGTCTTCCCAGGCTACGGGCGTAGTGAAGCACACGACACCAGGCTTTACGCTAGTAGGCAAGAACAGGTAATCCACCGTTGCGATATAGTAGCGGGCATCCCCGATTTCCGACCATTTACCGATAGAAAGGACTTCTTTCTTGCTGTCGTAGATAACGTTAATTCCCTTGACCTGTTGGTTAAGAAGTCGCCATACACGGGTAATGCTCCACGTTCTGTCATTGAGTTCGTCATAGACACCCGTAGCAATTTTCTTGATTTGGCTACAAAACAGTGCGTAGTTACTGCACGGGTTCGGTATCGCCAAAATGGTCCCGTCGTCAAGCGGGACGGAATAGGTCCCAACGTCTTCGGGGTGGAATGTCATATCCTCAATCGGGAGCTGTTCATACCAGGGCGAAAGACGCTTACCGCACATAGGGCAGAAGTGAATCCCTAGTTGGAGCGGTTCGCTTTCGTCGTAATTCACACGCATAACGGGTTCGCCCGTGTTTTCGCTCACACCGATTTCCACAAGCGACGCACCGCCCAGGGAATTTCTAGCCAACGGCTTGAACAATCCGTTATCGTTCTTTTCACAATACTTGCACATTGTAAAATCCTTTAATGGGTCCTATGTTAGATATAGCACAACAACGACAATTAGATAGAATGCGAACACCACCAATCCTGGGTGATTTCGCCCTTTTCGGGAATGTCCGACAGTTTCACAACGTAGTCGTCCAGGGGTGCCGTGCCGTCCGAATTGTTTACAGTTACGACGGCACACAGCCCGTCGGCAGGGTAATACCCCACTGACACTTCCCCGAAGCTAATGCGGGGTTGTAGCTTCTGTTCTACCTGCCCGCATTCGCCCTGGAATTTCAGCAGTGCTTTATTTAGCTTCGGGTGCTTCATAGCTTATTCACGGATTCCACCCACTTTTCGTAGGCTTGAACCGCCTTGTCCTTTTGGCGTTTAAGGTGGTCTGTGGCTGCGTCTATCACGTCGGTAGGCATTCTATTGCCTGGGACAAAAGAAAGCCCCTGGTAACGCCTGGTGGCACAGAAAGACGAGAAATACTCAACCGTGGGCGGGTTCTTTTTGACCTTGCCCATATATTCGTGAAATTCCAGGCACTTGATTGCCACGTCGTAATCCAACATAATGTTGTCGTTCTGTTGGTAAGCCTGGAACACACGCATATAAATGGTTTCACAGGACGTTCCGTCGTAACCGTAGCCGTGGCTAGTGGACTCCGTGAATTTAAGGACCACGGGGTTATGCTCCGAAACGGTCCGCATAAGGTCTGCAAGTTCAAGCAATTCCATAGGTAGCCCCCATTAGCACTTGAAGCCGTGGCTTCTCAAAATACCATAATAGTGTTCGGCAAGTTCCAACCATTTCTTGTGGTGCCTTGCATAGTCGGTATGTTCCTTGAAAAGTTCGGCTTTCTTTTCATTGTTGGATTCCATAAGGTATTTGCCGAAAGCGTCGTCGCTGATACGCTTCGCTTCCTTTGCTTTGAGCAAGCAGCGTTTGGCGTTGGAGCGGTGCGAAACGTCCTGGGCATAATACATTTCGTATCTGTAGTGCTTGACGGTTTCTTCCACGCAGTCTGCATAGGCGTTCATACCAACTTCAAAAGCGGAACGCATACCGTCAAGCATAATGCCCGTGAGTTTCTTCCAGGCACTTTCGGTTACAGAAATCCCCAAGCTAGTCAAAGCACCATACAGCCTCCCGCAAACTTTCGTGTAGGGGGCTTCCATCCTATTTACGGCATTCTTTACAATTTCGTTGCGGTCCATAGTCTATACCTTGTTGTAATGTTCCCAAATATCACGGGCGAAATCCACCCACTTGTTGTAGGTCATTGACTTCGGGGCATACGGTTTATACAGGGTTTCAAAAAACGGTTCCCAACCCTTTTTAGCGATTACACGGACTGCCGACGAGGACAGGTCACGCAGGGGTGCAGGGCTAGGGATAAAGATTGTCGGGTATTCACCGTGGGAAATGTTATAGTTGTAGCCCGCCATAGGCATTTCCACGTCCAGGTCTATTGCAGAGCGAACGCCTCGGATTAGAACGATACGGTCCGCAACGTCGGTCATAGCCATAAGTTCGTCGCAGTAGTCGCAGATAAACCCGCCCGTGTGTTCGGGCTTAATCCAGGTTGCGTCCTGGACCCATTGGGCACGTTTTTCTTTGGGGACGCTGTATTCCTTCTGCGGGTTGTCCGCTAAAACGATTTGAACCATATCGTCGCCAAAGATATGCTTTGCCGTTTCAATGACTGCGATATGCCCTGCGTGAATAGGATTGAAACTTCCTGCATAGACAGCTAGTGTGTTCACTTCTTTGCTCCTAAAATAAGATTGATAACCTGTTCCAAACGCATAACGTCCTGGTCCGTGAGTTTGTCCCACGGGACTGCGGGTTCCACTTGAACAATCTTGTCGCCCTGCTTCTCAATGGACGTGTATGCTGCAAAGTCCGAAGCAATACGAACGTCCTGGAAATAAATTGAACTGATAATGAAATCCTGGACCTTGAAAGTTCCCGCAGGGAATTTCGCAGTAAGGTATCGGTAGAACTTCAACAGGTTCCAACGGGGAATGCCCATATAGTCAATGTTGGCGTTATGCCATTCCGTATCGCCACGCAAGCGGACCTTATACTGCCCGATTTCCAACGGGTGCAAGGGTTCGTTTTCCTTGTCAAGACTGTAATCAAACGAGTGCATAACAGTGTTGAAGTTGTTAGTGTCAAGCAATTCGCCCTTGCCGTCCGCAAGCCACATAGCGACTTCCCAATGCGTAGGGACATCGGATTGCGGGAGCGTGAACGGTGCTTTCGGGTGCGGACCGTGGTGCATTTTTTCAGTGCTGTTAGCGATAAAGTCTTGCGTTCTTTTGGCTGACATTCGTTCTAATTCCTTTTCTGTGAATAATCCCTTTATATGGTTTGCAGCGTCGTCAATTTGTTTGGGCGTAATGCCCCGCCACGGACAATACGTCCCCTTTGCGAGCAGCACCAGGTTTTCGTCTGCTGCGACTAACCCCTTGTGACTTTCGCACATAACAAGAATGCGGTCGTGGACCTGGTTGCCATAGTCGGGGACGGTTGTTTCCGTTTTGTCACGGACAATGTATTCGTCCCCTAAAATGGAAACCAACCTCGCATAATACTTGTCAAGATTCCAGGTGTTAGCGTTGGCGGTGTCAAGCCAACGCATAGCACACCTAACAGCGTAATAAACGTCCCTGTCAATAACACGTTCCCAGTGAATGTAGTTGTCCCCGTATTCGTTACGCAAGCACAAGATATGCTCCGTAGCCAGGATTATGCAGTTTTGCCCGCTTGTCAGTTTTTCGTTAGACCGCTTGTCAGCACAGATAACCAGGAGGGTCGTGGGAAGTTCTTCAATGCTTTCAGCCTTGATAGCGGTTTTTACATAGTCCTTAAACTTCTTAAAATTCCACGGGGGTTCCGCTAATCCGTTGGCAACTGCGATAACGTCGTGCCCGAACATTTCCTTTGAAATGTTGGGCGTAAAGGCGATACCTTCGGGAACGTCGCTGCCGTGAATGCAGCGGAGCGAATGGGTCTGCGGAATGCTCGCATAGATTTTTCCGTAAGTGGCTTTGTCGTTGCACTCAACGTAGAAATCGTCTTCGTCCGTTTGGATAATGCAGTATTTGTAATTGTAAGTAGGCACGGTTTACCCCCCGCAGACCGTTGTGGCGTTAGTTCTTACGCAGAGTTCGCCTGGGTTGTTCGGGTTCGGCATAAGCATAGGTGCAGAAAATTTAGGTTCCTGTTGAGTTTCAGCGGGCATACCCTTGTCGCTGAATCCGTGATTAAAGAAACAGAAATGCTGCGGAAAAGTTTCGTTCATAATTACCCCTTGTTGTTGTTTTCCTGGATTTTCTTAATGTAGTCCTGGTAGCTGTCAAGGATTTTCTTTTCAATACTGCTCTTGACACGCTTGTTATTGATATTGACGATTTCGGGTTCCCACTTGCCTCTAGGATAACCCACGGCAATCTTGCCGTCGTCAACGTCCAAAATTCGGAAATCCTTTAAGGTAAGGACCCCGTTAAACGTGACGATTACATTGACAAGCGTGTTGTTAATATGCCAATCGGGTTCAAACCTAATGTTGGTGATTTTGAGTGCGGGATTTCTTTTAGCCATTGGACTATCCTCGGTTAAAGTGGTTGGTTGTCTAGTCCAAATATAACAAATTACCTGTCGGCTGTCAACAGGTAATTTGATAATTTTTATTATTTTTGTTCCTGGATAATTTTTGAAATTTCCGAAAGGCTTCTAGGTTTCGGGAGTTCGCAAATCTGCTGCACCGTCTTCGGGGACAACGCCTTTACGAAGCCCTTGATATGGAACGTGAAGTCGGGGGACATATAGATTGTGCCTTCTTTTGTGTTTCCACGAACTACGGACAGCCCTAGAATGCCGTTACTGTCAGTGACGTAATCAAAGGCGTGTTCGTCAACGTCTAGTTCGTGGATTACTGTGTCGTGGCTCTTGATTTGCAGGAACATACTAAAAATCCCCCTCGGCAACTTGCAGGCACTTGAAGCCCAATTCCCTCCATTTATTAACCATAGAATTTCTGTCTTCCAGGATAAACGCCACCTTGTAATCGGGGTTGCGTTGCAGATATTCGTTAAGCAGTTCGGGCTTAACTTCGGTGTCGTGACGCTTGTCACCGTCGTCACGGTAAAGGATAGGCAGACCCATAACACCGCCACGGTTATAGCGGAAATTCGGCATATTGTCACGGAGCCATTGACGGGTAGCGTCATTGGTGCTTCTGCGACGACCCGTGCAGAAAACGATACCGTAAGAGTCCGAGAGTGCTTCTACAAGCCTTACCATTTCGGTAATGGGCTTGTCCTGCCCGCAGGCTGCGTAGAAGCCGTCCCAATCTTTCGGCTCTTTGGAAAGATACTTCGCTGCACGTTCCGAAGCGTCGGTAATCGTGCCGTCAATGTCAACTACTACAATACTTCTCATAGTTATTCCTTTTTGGATTGGTTGGTTAATTGTTCCATAGCTTCTTCAAGGGACAGGAACGGTCCGAACTCAAGGTTCAAATCCTTGCAGTGCTGCTCCGTTGCGTCGTGGAGCGACTTTACCAAGTTGTTGCATTGGTCCCTGTTGTGAGCCTGCACAATGAACCTGTCAACGCATATAGACGATACGACGCTGATTTTTGGAGCCAGGGCGTTCTTTATGAACGTCCACATCCATTTGAGCAGCGGACGGTTCGCAGCCATAACCATAAAGGTCAATTCGGATTCGTCCGTAATAATGTTGAAGCCCCGCATACTAGCCCCGCTTCCAATAGTTTTTCTTGAATTTGGAAAGTTGGGCTTTGGCGTTCTTGTGGGCGACGGCTGCTTCCTTGTCCAAACCCTGCAAAGCAAGTTCAAAGGCTTCACGGGTGGTTTCATACAGGTTGCAGGTGCCTTCAAGCCAAACAAGTTCCTGGTTGAACTTGATACGGTAATTTCGTATGCAGTAGTGTTCGGGGTTGCGACGGTGCAACTTTATAAGGATTTTTACCACACGGTCGTGAAAGACGGTCACGGCTTCTTCTACTTCTGCGTAGCGGTCAAGGGTAAGAATGGGTTTAATCATAGGTCAAGTTCCTTTACTTGTTTACCCGCTTGTGCGGGTGGTGTTTTGGTGCGGACAGGTGCTTGTGGGTGCGTTCCATATCTTCAACGAAAGCCCGTGCCCGCTGCGGAGTAGCAGCCGTAGTGTCTTCCAGGTCAATATGGCTCAATCGCATTTCCAGGCGGTTGTAGAAGCGTCTTTCACTCTTTGTGTGCGACATTACCCTTCCCCTTGAAAACGTCCCCAAAGGGGCACTTCTGTGGCTTGCCGATAAGCAGTCGTAGGTCCTGCTTCCACGAATCGTCAATATCGGGGTTCCTGGCACCCGCCAGGGACGGGGGGACCTGCATATCCACCGACGCAGTGTATCTAGCCCGTTCGTAGGTTATATATTCGTCCGTGGCTGCAAACAGTTCGTTCGCTTTCGTGAGCAGGTCCTTTTCATTAAAGAACGTCGCTATGAAAGAAGTCCCGCAGACCCCCGAAATAGACTGACAGCCGAACGGGTGGTCGTCCATATACTTACGCATCCAGGCGAGCGTTACAGAGTTCCTGCATACGGCATTGAAAGACAGGTGCGGTGTGTCCAGGATAACTGCAAATTCAACGGGGTCTTCCCCCATAGTTGCGTAATGCGTGACTACCGCAGCCAACGTCAATTCTTCGGGCGAAAGCGAACCCTTGCAGGCGTTGTTAATCTTGTCTTTGATTTCCTGCGGTAAATTCGGAGTGCGTTCGGGCATACAACCTCACTTCGGGCTTATAGGTCTTTTTAAGGACCTGGTTCTTTGCGTATTCCTTGTCAAAATCAATAATTGCGGTTTCCGCTTCGGACGTGACATAAACACGTCCGTCGGGCAGACGGAAATAGTAAGGCTTCGGACGCATTACCAAATCCCGTAATGCCCCTGGGGGCAGCATTTCCAGGAAATGTCGGCAGATAGGGCAACCCATACGGAACCCCCTTACTGCCAATCTTCACAGTAACGCTTGCGGAGCGTTCCCAGGGTTTCTTTAAGGGGCTTCACGGAAATGTCACGTTCGGCACGAAGACCGAACTGCCCACGGGCTGCGAAAACGTCCTTGAGCGAAATGGAGCCTAGTTCAAGACCGTAGCCCAGGGTAGCTGCCCCGAATACGGTCATATCTTCGGAGGGCTGCGTCTTTGCGTCGTCGGCAAAGAAGCTGTCGTCTTCAAGAACATACCAGGTGCAGGCTGTTCCAGGGAGGAAGTATCGGGCAATAACCCTCTTTTCGTCCCTGGGGGTGCCGTCCGTGGAAGCATACGGAGTCTTCTTGAGAGCAGCAATAATCGGATTGGTAAGCATTTTTTGCATAGGATTTATCCTCGGTTTGTGGTTTCTTATGCCATAAATATAACTAATTACCCAACACCTGTCAATAGGTAATTACAAATTTTTATTAAAAGTTGAAACCGTATTTCGCAGCGTCTTCAAGGTATCGGTTCCAACCGTCTGTGAAACGCCAATTACGGTGCTGTTCCTTTGCCAACTGTGCGAAGTAGCAACTAGCCCAGGATATTTTCAGCCCTAGCGATTCGGCTACGTTTCTCAAGCGGATTTCCCACCAAACGTGGGTGCTGAATGTCTTGTCAAACCAGGTCTTCATACAATGCCCTTTGGGTTCATAACCCCGATATAGTCAATAATGATAGGTTCGTCGCCTGTAGGAACATACGCAGGACCCCCACAATCGGGTCTAGTCGGTTGCGTAGCCGTATAGCACTTTATGTTCCGTCCCTTTACAATCTTTCGCAGGGCTTCCCAGGTTTCGTTCAATTTCTTGCGTGTCATAGCAGCTCCCTAAAAATTCGTTTCGTCAACGGTCCCGAAACAATTAGCCATTCGTAAGCACTTCTTTTTGGCTATAATCATTCGGCTAATGAAATGAGAAAGGCTTACCCGTGAATTTGGGTGCTTCTCAAAATACGTGGAATAGTCAAAATACTTGCAGGTCTTCGCACGGGAAACCCATAGGGCAAACACAATCTTTTCAACGTCCTTTATTCCGCAGACGTGCGTCTTGCCCATAAATTCGTCCGAACGGTAAGTAGGTATAGGCAGCTTCATTAGAGAACCCCCTTGTCTTTGAGTTTGTCTTCGGTATTTCGGGCATTCCAATAGTTCGCAAGAGAGAGCAGAATGACTAATACCCCGAACGCTCCCGAAAGCATAGCTTCGCTGCGTTCGCCTTCCAGGATATGCCCCAATTCCTGCAAGAAATAGATACCGCCCCATATGATTGCCCACGCAACCCAAAACCGCTTTCTAAACTGAAAAAAGCTGTGTGCCTTGCTGCGGACCGCCACTTCGGGCGTAGCGTCAAGAATGTCGTTAATGCGGGCAGACATTTCTTCCTGGTTTTCAACAGTGAACACGAAACGCTTACGCTTTATGGCTGTAATTTCCTTGACATTCTTTTCCTGCATTAACTTGTGGAACTGCTCCGTGATATACTTGCGGTTGCTAGATACCTCGCAGCTATTCGTGTCTTCATAGACTTTCGTAAAGATTTTAATTCCCATTGTAGCCCCTTTTAGATTTGGCAAGCGTTTACGATTTCCTTGACAATCGCTTCTTTGAGTTTGTCAGTCCCCCATACGGACTTCACGTTGAAAATGGCATCGTGGATTTGGGTCCTAGCCTTTTCCACAGCGTCGGCTTCGGACTGCACGTAAATGTAGAGAAATTCTTCGCCAATCATACCCAACCCAGGCGTGAGCGTTACAAGGTATTCGGAACCGCTCAACCACGAACCGTGATAAATCCCACAGGGCGTTCCGTGGTGCTTTACCAGGTAGCTTGCGTTTAGCATTTGAGCGTTGCTAAAGCAGTCCAGGTGTCGGAAATGCTTACGGATAATATGCACCAGGAACTTGTAGAATGCTTCCAAGTGTCCGTTATAGAACGTAAGGAAAAACTTGTCCTTACTCACTTCCCTGTATTTGAAAAGTTTTGCGTAGGTGGCGATTTCTTCGTCGTTCAAGATTATTTCTTCCATACCTATGCCTCCCATTCTTCGGCACAGTCGTCGTAGGTGTATTCTTTTTCAACCATACACAGGCGGTTGTCTTCCTTTGGTTTAAGGCTGTTCATAATCATTTGTGCTGCAACATCCGTGGAAGACTTTTTAGCGGGATGCTCTTGCGAAACTAATTCAGCACGAACAGAGCAATAGTCGTCCCCCATACAAACGTCTAGGAACATTTCACAGTCAGTCTTTTCCCAACAGACAAAGTTGGGGAACGCATCAGCTACAACTTCCTGGAACGTCTTGTTCGTCACGAACGTATCTGTGTAGTCTTGCTCAACTACGTGGTTCCTTTCTACCGTGAAATGAATCTGCATTCTTATATCCTCGGTTACGGTGGTTGTTCTACCGTAAATATAATAAATTACCTAATTACCGTCAATAGGTAATTTTAAAATTTTTTTGAAATAATTTTTCAAACCTACTTTACAGACTTGCAGGGTATTTCCGATAATCTGTATGTGTGGGGGCAATCCCGACCGCCCACAAGAGTCGGGGTCACTTTTAAAGGATTTTTATATGAAAAAGAACATTGATGCACTTGCAGCCGAATACGTCCTCCGCTTGATTTTCAAGGGCGAAAGAAACGCAGAACAGTTTAGAAAGAAAACCCAGGCTATGCGAGTGCGGGAGTAGGTTCGTCCTGCGGGAGCGTCGGAGTTTCAGCAGGAACCGTCGTCGCTTCCGTGTTTTCCTGGCTGTGCTTCTTCTTATAGAGCCAGGTGCTATACGACATACCGTGAATGCGTTTGAACTTGTCAAGCCATTTGCGTTGCCGTGTAACGGGCTTTTCTGTGGGAGGGTTAAGGACTATGCCATACCTGGCTAGGTCCTTTTCTGCGTGTTCAGCTATCCGCTGTTGGAGTAGCTTGTAGAAATTTACGGGTTCGTCTGCCATATCGTGTTATCCTTGTCGGGAGTTTATAATAAATATATAACAATTTACTATAATCTGCCAACAGGTAATCCACAGAATGCTGTCAAAAATGTAGCGGAGCGGGCAGGATTCGGACCTGCGGTGAGCAAAACCCACGGCTCTTTAGCAAAGAACTGCCATAGACCAGCTAGGCGACCACTCCAAAAATGTTAGTGCCGATTGCAGGATTCGGACCTACGAAGACTTGCGTCGGGTGATTTACAGTCACCTGCCTTTGACCGCTAGGCTAAATCGGCATTGTTAGCTCTACCGCCACGATTCGGACGTGGACTCTCAACGCTTAACAGGCGTGGGTTTTACCAATTAAACTACGGCAGAATAATTCGGGGAAAGTGTGGGAGTCGGACCCACCTCACACATACCGTGATATGTGCAGTTCACCACGACGCTAAAGTTCCCAAAAATGTTTTCGTGGACACCCTCCGATTTGAACGGAGCGTTCCGTAATACTTTCGCAGCGTCCTATCCTTTCTTTTGGCGTTTTGCGATACCTTACGGCAGGTCCCGTAGCCACGGTGCCCAAAATGTTTCGTGGAGCGTATCGGACTTGAACCGATGACCTCCCGCTTGCAGGGCGGGCGTTCTACCAACTGAACTAACGTCCCATAGTAGTTCCATAGGGATTCGGACCCTAGTCGCTAGGTTGAAAACCTAGTGTCCTAGACCACTAGACGATGGAACCATAATTTGTTCGTGCGACGGGGTGGATTTGAACCACCGACACGAGGATTTTCAGTCCCCTGCTCTACCAGGCTGAAGCTACCGCCACATAAAGGCTAAACAAAAAACCACGTTGCTTGTCGCAGCGTGGCTTCCTGTTTAACCCTTGAAAAACACTTGGAATATCACCACGACTGCGAATACGCAAAATAGGCTTCGGCAAAACTAGCCTCGGCTTCAAAATAAAAGTTATTTGCGTAATTCTTGTTCATAGTGATTTTCCTATACGTCGCCTAATATAGATTATTCGGGAACCCGTGTCAAGGGGTTCGTCAAAATTATTTTTAGCCGTCCGTCTTGTCGTCTAGCTTCGCCTTGATAGCCTGCAACGCTTGACCTTTCGTGTAGTTCAACAAAGTATCTGTCTTTTTAAGATAACCGCCAAACTTGTTCAACATACAGTCCGTGCATTCTTTCGCAAACTTTGACAGGCACCGCATTGGTATAGTCCCGTCGTCGTCCAACCAATCTATGAGTGCGACGGCACATTCTTCAAAGAGCCTGTGCTTATACGTTGTTGCAAGCATATTCGGGTCAATGTAGTTGTATCGGGACCACACGGCACCGATTATCATACGGACCGTGCGAACCTTTACTATACGGGTATAAATCGGACCGTATCGCCAATCCGCTCCCGTAAGCACCCATTCGTTTTCTGTTGTGAAATCCATATTAGTCCTCTACAACTTCCACGTCCGTGAAGCGACATAAATCCTTTCTCACTTTTCGGACTTCCATATACAACATATCCTTGACCCACTTCGGCAATTCCTGGGGAACCCCCACGGTCAGTCGCAGTAGGGTTTCTTTACGCTGTTCGGAAGCCATAGTCCCTGCAACTTTAACGATTTCGTCAAGTAGCTTGTCCGCAATCCTGTTCACGGTAGGTTCAAGGGCTTTCTGCACTAGACGCTTCGCTTGTTCCTTGACATAGTATTCGTCTTTAAATGACTGCGGGTCCACACCGTAGCTTACCTGGTCATACGGTAGGTGCTTCCACAATTCTTCCAACGGATATTCTACGTTTGGTCCTTCCATAGATTACTTGTCCCAATCGGGGTCGTGTTCGGGTTTATGCAGCAGCCCCATTTCTACTGCTAAATCGTTGTAAACGTCGTCAACCGTGCTGCGGACGGTATCGCACAGCCTGTCAGCGATTTTATTGAAGTAAGTCTTCATTTCCTTTGCGGACGATTCACGGACGGCATTCACGGGGCTATCCGTCATTCCCCAACAGCCTGTGAACAAAGTTATATCCTTTACTTCCAGGACTTCTTTAACCAGGTCGCCCAACTTGTAGCCAAATTCGGGGTCATACACTTTGCCCGTATTCAACACGGTAAGGATAGGATTTCCGTTGTTCACATTCAATCGGAAAAACTTTCGGTTACTCTTGGAGCGATACAGAATGCTAGGCTTAATCTTTGCCATAATGCTTTCTTTTAGAGCGACGGCAAGTTCCCGCTTCAACTGTTCTTCTCTTGTAAGGTTATTAGCACCCATACTGAAATCCTTTAAGAAATGTGATACTTGCACATAACGTAAAGCAGGCTGATTACAAGGGCACTGATTACGGTAATGCTCAACAGGACAACCGCCTTGAACGGCTGCTTTCGGGACGCTTCCAGGTAACGACCGTGTTCATATTCCAGGGCTGCGTAAATGCTTGAAACAAGCAGGTAGTCGTCCTGGCTATCGCTGACACTGTGGGCACGATACTGCTTGAACGCAGCTACACCTTGTTCGTATTTGTTTTGCATTTTGTGTTCCTTTATTTGCAATAAGTTCACGGTAAGACAAGCCGTTCCGAACCTTCGTCCAAAAGCGGAGTTCCTTTAACGCATTGGCAGGGTCCGTATTGTCGTGTTCGCACAACTTGATTTCCTTTTCGTATAAGTAACGCTGATATGTAGCGAACGCTAATTGCAGGCGGTGTAACGCAGCGATAGCGTCGTGGCGTTCCTTGCGAAGTTCTGTGCGTTTGCTGCGGAAATAGTCAAACATTTCCGACCATTTCTTGCGTTCGTCAAGGACTTGTCGGGACAAGTCGTCAATGATTTTTTCAACAAGTTCGGCAGGGTAGAAATCCACGTATTCGTGACGATAGCCCCCGTGTTCGTCCAAATAGAAATTGCGTTTGTGCCCCTTGAGGCGGTTCATAGCTAATGTCTTTACAGGCATATTACTTTACCCCCTTTTCATACGGTATGTCCCGCATAAATCCATTTTCGCCCAATGAAGTCAGCGGGCGATACAATTCAGTGTCAATGCCGATTTCCTGGGCGATTTCTTTTGCAAGTTGCCATTCGCTGCCCTGTTCGCTGCCGTCAGTGGACCACCTGTCAATGACCCCGGGCTTCAAGCAGACGACAAGCCCCGCCTTTACTGCGGAATCAAAATCATTGTCGCCTGGGTGCGTCCGAAGACCCCCGCAGTCCGTGATACCTAAACCCTTGTAACAGTTGCAGTCAAAGTCAAGCGGTTCTTCGTCACCGCCCGTAAACTTCAAGGTGAAAGTCTTTTCGTCGTGGACGAACGCACAGCGAATTTTCCTTGCTTTGGCTGCACGGACGAGCGAACGCATATCCTTACAGAACTCTTTTGTAAGCGGGCGTTCACGTTGTTCAATGTTAATGTCATAGTAGTTACCATACATAGCGATTACCCCTGTGCGATAGCTTTTTGCTTCTGTTCAACAAAGTTCTGCGGGAACACGACACCCTCCAGGTCCTTTGCAGCCTGCATAGCGTCGCCCCAATCAAAGGACGGCTTACGGGTCTTTCCCTTGTTTTCGTCCGACGGCTTTGACAGCAGGTCCGCTTCTTGCAGGAACATATAGGACCAGGCTTCCATCTGCTTTTTCAACTGCTGCTTCAACTTCTTTTCGTATGCGTCCTTGCGGGAGCGATACATAATCATAAGTTCCCGCAGGATTCGGCTGTGGCAATCATACATAGCGTCGTCCATAACCGTTTCAACGTAATAGTGCTTATTTCTGCTGCCCTTGTAGGAATAAATGTCAAATTGGTCCTTTGTCAAGTGCAGGCGTTCGTAGAAGTATTGGACCACGACCTGCAATTCCTTTCGGGTATAGTAGCCGAACTCACGCATTTTGCTAGTCCCCGTCACTTCGTCCAGGGTAATGCCGTATCTAGCGATTAGCCTGTCACGCAGACGGATAGCGTTTGCACGTTCGGGGTCCGATTCGTCGGAAACTTCAATGCGGTATTGCAGGTCACGAAAAATCTTCAAAACTTTGGAATCCATAATAAAATCCTTGTAGGGGAAATAGGCGGGGCTGCTGTGCCCCGCCTGGGGTGAAACTTACTTGGCACGGACCACGATTACACGGATATGCCAACAGACGATATTGTAACCGCCACATTCAATGGAGCGAACTTCACACTTGCCTGCGGTGCCCGTGAGGAAGCCGTTAATCACGGCATAGCCCTGGGTGCCCGTAGTGACTTCAAGACCGCTGTAATCTTCGGTAGCACCGATATAGGACTTGATACGGTGATGCAGGTCCTTGACAAGTGCCTGGGCATCTTCTTTGGCACGAATGTCAAGTTGTTCGTCGGTGGCTTCGGCAACACGCTTGAGGCTGTCCTGCACGTTCCACATACACTTGCCCTGGGACTTCCAATAGTCGTAGTTGCTCCACTTGCCTTCTTCCTTTAAGGTCTTGATACGCACAACAGCAATATCCCTGCGGGTCTTGTATTCGTAGGCGAAAGCCTTTGTCAAGTCAACTGCGTAGTTTTGGAGTGCCTGCGGGATAGACTTGATTTCGGCTTCTGCGTCAGCCTTTTCCTTGCGGAGTCTTTCAAGTTCCATTTCGTCGCTAGTGATTTCACGGGTCCTGCGTTCAATGGATTCACGGGCGTTGTCGGCAGTAGAAATCGGACCGAAAGCCAATTCCCAATCGTTGAACATCGTGTGGGCGTTGTGAGAATCGTTGCCGTCACCGACATAGGTGTAGCCCTTCTTCGCACACTTCGCAACAGCGTTGTTGAAGCGGACCTGTGCCTTTGCGATAGCGTCCTTATTCTTTTGAATGCGGGCGTAAGCACGTTCAATGTCTTTGTCAATGGTGCGGATATTTCTCATTTTGGAATCCTCGGTTGAAGTGGTTGTCTTTCCTTTACGCCCTAAATATAACAAAATACCTAGTTGTTGTCAACAGGTATTTTAAAAATTTTTGAATTTTTTTCAAGGTCGCCCACAGCGGTGTCGGGCGAGAACTGAATTTCTGCGTCTAGCCCGTTCTGCAAGTTCCTGGGCTTCCCGTTTACGCCTGTTGTCTTCCCGTCTGCGACGTTCCGCTTCCTGCTCACGTCTGCTACGGGCTGCACTATCCAGGCAACAGATTGCAGCAGCCCCGAACATAGCTATTCCTCCACGCAGGTAAAACTAACAGGATAGGGGTAGCGTTCCATATTTTGATTGTAGGCTCCCGCCCTAGTGCTTTGATAGTCCGTCTTGTTCTCAATGGAACACTTGATTTTCCTGGGCTTTTCAACAGGAATTTCCTGCTTTATGCAGACGGCTTTCAAGCTAGGGTGCAGGGAGCTGCGGGCAGCTTCGCACTGCTGTAAATCCTGGAACGTCAAGCGGGTGTCAACACCCCCTTGCCCTAGATAGACGATAACCAGGACGAATATGGTCTTAATCATAAAGTTTACCTACCCTTATTTTTAGATATGATTTTTTGTAAATGTCGGGATATTCCTTGCATATTTCGGCAACCTTGTTTTCAGCAGATTTCCTAGATTTGCAAGACGCTAGATACCTATGGGTTCCACCCGATTCGTCAAACACGTTGTAGATTTTCACGGGGCTTCCTCCACGACTTCGTAGCTGTCTTCGGGGAGCAACCGCAGGGAACCCCAGGTGCCCTTGATATGACCCTTATCGTCAATATGGGTCACGGTCCCAACCTTGCCGATTAGGTTCTTTTCGGAAATCGGCAGGGAGCCGTCGGAGTCCGTGGCGAACCCCAAAATCCTAATCTTGTCGCCAACCTTTACCATACGTGATACAGCTCCCCATATTCAGCACAGCATTTTACTTCGTTCCAAATTTGGTCCGAAATTTCTTCAATTTCGGGGTGCTGCTGAAAGGCTTCCCAAAGGGGCTTCGGGTCGTAACATACGTCCACGGGCTTTTGGCAGAACGCAACGATAGCTTCGGGTGTTCCTTCGGGGAACGTGAACTTGTCGTCACGTTCGTGGACCTTGCCGAACATATACGTCGGGTTGATAAGGCTCTTTTCAACTTTCTTTGCGTCTTCAACAAACTGCGAATTGAGAACGGCACCGAAGCACTGTGTCGCAATTTTTTCAACTTCTTCGTAATAGCGGGGATAGCTTGAGCTACCGCCCCAACTAAAATCTACTCCCATACCTATGCCTCCTTTTCGGGATAAAGTTCTTTTAAGTTCTTACACGCTTTGGCGATTTGCATAATCCTGGCTAACTTGTCGTTGTATGCCTGCATAGCCTTGATAGATTCTGCACGTTCGTCAAAGTCTTCCTGGTTCAAGTCTGCGTCTAGCACGGCTCCCGATTGGGCAAGCACTTCGGCTGCATACTCAAACAGACGCTTGTCAATCTTGTCGGGGTCGTCCGTCGTCAAGTGGACGATTGTTTCAGCCCCCGTGTCCCTGGTGTCTGCGAAACAAAGGACTGACACTTCGTAGGACGGTTTCTTGTCAAAGAAACCCGTGCGGTTCCAAATGTTAAACTGAAACTTTACAGCGTTGAACCTTTCCCTGGAATAGTCCCCTACAAGGTAAGTGGACGGTTTGTCGTAACAGTCCATATTCCAACCGTTACCGCAGTGACCGATAGGGACCAACGCCTTTTCATTGGTTATCCTATACCAAACGTCAAAGAAAAACTTTGAAGTCCCGATACGTTGGGGTCCGAAAATTTTTTCATTCTTGCATACGTCGTGCATAATCAAATCCTTACGGGTAAATGTCCATAACAAGCGGGTTTCGCTTGTAGCCTGGTCCCGAAATATCCCCCAGGATATACGTGACAGTAAAATTCAGCATTTTCAAGAAATGCGGGGCGAACCTGGGTAGGTCCGAACATTCGTCCTGGTAGGCGAACTTCTTACGGGAATCCCCGAAGATAATGTCCGAATAAATCGGGAACGCCTGGTGTGCGTCAACGGGGTTTAGCCCACACAGGCTATCCAATCGTTTCAGCAAATCCGTAACGTCCGCAGGCGTGAGAATGAAACGCCACTCTTCGTTCTTCGGACGCAGTTTGTAACCCTGGCTCTTGTCGGACTTGACAAGGGACTTCCTGTGACGATTGAGAAGCCATTGAGCCAAAACCTTGCTGCGGGAACTTCCCGTGTAAAGGTGCGGTAGCTTTTCAATAGAAGCCATTTCCTTGAGTGAGTTCACCTTACGCATAAGCGAGAACCACTTGTCAAACTCCGCAGGGGTCACGACCTTGTAAACAGGGATTTCCTCCTTGACGGATTTAGCGGAACGCTTACCGTCAAAGACCTCATCCCATTCACGGTTGAGGCGTTCCGTGTCTGCGTCAAACACGGACTGATACTTTTCGTAAAGTTCCTGCTGATACTTGTCAAACGCATCATCAGCCTTTAAGTAGTTCTTAAAGGAATGTGCGTCCACACGATACCAATAAATGCTGCTGCCCATATACTATACCTCCAGGCGGTCAAATTCCCCGCCCTTGTCACCCCAGGCTACACCTGCGAACTTTTCCACCCAGGGCTTTTCCGATACAAGCGTAGCCCAAATGTGGATATAGAACTTCTGCGTGGAACCCATAGTGAACGTGCGGTAGAAACACCCGCTGTCAGTGACCTTGTAGCCAAAGCCCTTCAAGCGTTCGTATGCTTGTTCAAGCGTAATCCTGTTGAACCGCAGTTCCGCAGCCAGGTCTTGTGCGAAAGAAATAAATGCGTCCTTGATTGTGGACATTGGTATATCCTCGGTTAAAGTGGTTGTCTTTCTACCGTAAAATATAACAAATTACCGAACTGCTGTCAATAGGAAAATGAAAAATTATTTCTTTTCTTTCAACCAGGCAACGTTGCCGTCCACCATAACCTTTTTCGGGTGTAGCAGACATTTGGTCGCTATGGCATCAATCGCAGACGTAAGGACGCTATTCAAGCCTAGTTCCTGTGAAGTAGAAAATTTCTGTTCTTCAAATTCAATTTCAATTTTCTTTTTCATTTTAGTTTTCCTTTGTTATTCGGTTTCTTGTTTTAGGGTCCAACGGGATATTCGGGAATTTCGTTATATTCCATTGGGCGGGTTCAACTATTCGGCACCAACGTCGGGGAGTGACAAATATATCCCCGTTAAACAGGTCAACTGTTCCGTCGTCCCGTTTAATTGTTTCGTTGACATCGCAAACCGTGTAATATCCCTGGGCAGTCTGCACCAGGATTTCGCCACGCTCCGTAGCGTCGTGTTTAGTAGGCTTTACGTCCGCATATTCTAGCCATTCCGTATAGTGGCAATCCGAGGTTCTTCGGACATACCAATTCATTCTTGCGACCCTGGCGATTTCACCCAGGGGCGTTTGCGGGTCATAGCCGATAGTGTGCTTTTCGTGCCGAAGCATATTGCAGATAGCGTTGACCGTCCGTTGGTCCAGGGGTTGTTCCCACTGTTCCGTGTTTTCGGTCCCCGTCGGTTTCGGGGTTAGCTTGTTCTGCATAACCGTGGCACCCTGGCGGGAATACACCGAAACGCATTCCTGCGGGATAGTCTTGAACGTCCCCTGCTGCGTCCTTATGTAATAAACGCCCTGCGGGATTTCCTTGTAGTCCTTATAAACCCTGTCGGGCTTTCGGGACTTGTAGGCTTCCCAACCTTTGATAGTTTGGTAGTAGAAAAACATCGCCACGCAGGTATAGATAACCCACAGACACGAATTTTCAGTAATCACCATACACGCTAGGCATTCTGCAAGTATCGTCGTTAAGAGCGAACTTACAGTAAGACAACCGTGAAAACCTTTTGCTAGGAATATCCCGCAAGTGGCTGCGGAAATGACTGTGAGAATTATTGTGATTTCTAGCATAGTGTTATCCCTTATAGACGGTGGCTGTCAAAGCGTTCGCTAATTTCGTCAAACCGCTGTCGGCAGTATTCAGCGAAGTCGCCTAACGACCATTCCTTATAGACAAATTCTTTGGACTTGTAGTCCCCGTAAGCCCGCAGCCTCCATTCGTTGTCGGGATTGCCACAGAACGCCTTTGCGTCGGCTTCGGTTTCTACAAACTTGATAGGGTCACTTGTCATTACGTGACCGTCTTTGCAGTGTGATTCAACATACAGTGCGAACATTACTTACCCCTATTTTGTTGAATTGTTTTGAGTTTTCCTAGCAGGTCCACGACTTGTTCCCTGTTAGGCGTATTGGCTAACATAGCTTCCAGGTTCTTTCGCTGTTGGTCGTGAAGCGTGTAGCCCGTAGCGTCCAAACCTTTGGCGGTATCTACGGTTTTAGCTTCGGTCTTCGGCTGTTCCTTTTCGGCTTCGTCCTTTGGCTTGTAAGTGACCCTTGCCATAGCGTGAATGTAAACCGTTTCGCCATTCTTGTGAGCCTTCTTCGCTTCGGCTTCGGATAGGACGATACACTTGCCATACTTGCCGACCTTGTAAAGAACCTGGCGAGGAACGTCCAGGTAGGTCGGGTAATACTTTCGGGGCAGGTATAGTTCAAGCAGGAACATTATTCCGCTATATGCTCCTGCAAGCCCGAAGGCAAGCATTCCCTTGAACGGACTCATACCTAGCACAGCCAGGAACCTTGTAGGGTCCGTAAACCCATACACGATAAACGCAACTACATACAGCAGCGTTAGGACACGGAACACGGACGTGCCCCTGTAAAGTCCGTTGCTCTTGCAGATTTCAGCGACGAAGACAATGAGCCACGCCACGATAACGAAAGTGAAGCCTACTACCATTTTTAATCCTTTGTTTGAAGTTTCTTACCCTTTGACTTCTTCGGGGAAATGTCGTCCCATTCCTTGCGGTGCTTCCTATGCCACTCCACAATATCCCACAGGTAGGGGTTCTGTTCAAAGATTTCTTCGCAAACCAGGTCCTTGCGGTCGTGGGTTTCCAGGTCGTCCAGGAACTTGCAGAAACGGAGCAGGTAGGTTCGCATAAGTTCGTCGCATTGACAAACCCTGCTTGCTGTCGGCAGGTCGCTGCGGGTCCCCAACTTAACTTCACGGGCGAAGTTTTGGAAGTTGGTAAATTCCTGCACGTATTCCAGGACTTCCCAAACACACAGTTGTGTGCCCTCCAGGAACTTTTTAGTCAAGAACCTGGGTGTGCCCTTATGCTCGCCCGCCTTGATAGTGTCGGCAGACAAGCGTCTTCCAAGAGCGAACATACTGCCCCGCATAGTGCTAATACGGTTTTTGTATCTGTTCGCCTGGATTTGGCTAATCGAGGGAATGACCCCCAGGAAGTAAGGGGGTGCGTTTTCGTCCATTTCGGACATTTGACAGAGAAGTTCCTTTACGAGAAGTGCCCCTCTGTCGGATTTCAAGATTTTCTGCATCGCCCCGTATTCTTCCAGGGTTACGTTTTTGATATTGGAGTCCTTAAAAAGATTACTCATAGAGTTGCCCTTTAATTGAATTGACGGACAATCCAGGCGGGGACCAATACGTGAGTGCCTTCCTGGAACGAACCGTCGGGGTTGACATAGAAATTGTTGGTGATAACTTTGCACTGCGACTTCGGAGCATAGTAGAAGCGTCTGCTGCACTTGCCATCCTTAAAGAGTGGCGTGTAGTCAAAGCACCAGGCTTTTTCAGTTTCTTTGCAAGCCACTTCAACCCAACAGTCAATGTCGCCCAACTTGACCTGTTCCATAACGGGCAGGTTGTTAAATTCATTAAAGAACTTGACCCAATCGGCAGTTGTTTGGATTTTGTCAAAGCATTTAAAGTTGCACTTCATTTTGCTATCCTCGGTTAAAAGTGGTTGTCTTTCTACCGTAAATATAACAAAATACCTAATCGCTGTCAATAGTAAATTGAAAAAATTTTAATGAAAATACCGCTTGAACTCCGTGCGGGTGTTCTTCACCTGGAAGACTCCCCAACCGTATGTAGTTTCCCGAAGTATCTTGTTATCGTAGTCGTGATATTCCTTGTATCTGCGACGGTATTTGTCAAAGTATCGTTCCAGGGCGTGTTTGGAGTTTGCAGCACGTATTACCGCATTAGGTTCGGCACTGTCCCAAAAAAAAGCCGAAAAGCCGTTCACTTCTACGGATTTCGTAAACGTCCCAGGTCCGCATTTTCTTACGAAGTCCCTTAAAGTAGTGCCTGCTATCATACGTGAACCACAGGGCTGCTCCCGTGATAATCGCCAGGATTGAAAGAATTATGACTGCTGCGAGCCACATACGTCCTCCGAAAGTTTACGTCCGCATACGGGACAAAAGTTAATCGTGACTGACACTACTGAATTGCCGTCCTTGTTGTCTATGACTGTTAAGAAGCAGTCGTGTTCGTCGTCAACGGAATGCGTGACAAATAGTTCATAGCGGTTGTCCCCGCCCAGGAACAAATCCACCTTTGCCCTGTCTTCACGGTTACGGGCATCACCATTAAATTCTTCGCAAAACTTACACATCCTGGGACTTCTCACGTTCACGTAATTTAGCCGATTCTTCCCATTCAACGTTGGGGTCAAACTTCGGGTAGTTTTCAATTTCTTCTTCGCTCACTTTCTGTTTGAACGTCAATCGGGCATACTGCCGACATACGGGGCAGTAGTCGTTTTGCCAATCCATAAGGCTGTCATAAGCGATTAGGGATTTGCATTTTCCGCATTTGTAGAGTCTGTTCCACAGCATTTCTTATACTCCCTTAAATCACGCCCGCACATCGGGCAAAAGTTAATCGTAGCACTTTCGTCGCCATAACACTCTATACGAAAACCCGTCGGGCTTTTATACAGGTGGAAGCGGTCGGTGCAGTCCCAAAAGTCTTCCCCGCTTATATCCCTGCCAATATCACCAATCAATTTTTCGCAATACTCACACGCCATTATTCGCCCCCGTGAGGTCCCTGCCACAGACGGGACAGAACTTGATTATGGCATAGATAGCACCCTGGTCCGCATTCAAGGAATACACCCCGTCTTTCGTGCGGTCAATGTAAATCCTGCTGCAAGACTGTTCCCCGCTTATATCCAGGTCCACGTTGTATTCGGGCAGCGGGTCGTTATGTTCACAATACTTACACATTTGTTTTTACCTCGGTTTTATAGCACCATTTCCAGGAACCGCTAGACTTCACGTAACGGATTCGTCCCTTGTAAAAGAAATGGAACCCGTCTTTGTTTGCCCCGTCCTGGTTTCCATAGTTGCACATATACACAGTAGTTGACGAATCAATGAACCCGTCTTTCGGGGGAGCCACATAAATCCAAACGTCACATTTCGGGCGTTCTTCGTCAAATGTCTTCCAGGGTATAGTCACGGTTTCGGTAATCATTTCAAGCAGTCCCCATTTGCGTAGGGGTCCACGCATTCAATCGTGATTTCGTCTTGATAGTGCGTGATTACGTCCACGATACGGAATACCCCGTGCGTCGTGTTGACATACACTTCTGCGTCCAGGTTTAGTGCGTGACTTAATTTATTTAGAAGTTCGTGTCCGTCCATTTTTCTTTTCCTTTAAAGACCAGGCTATGAATGCGTCGCTACACGTTTCGTATTTCTGTTCCTTACGTTTGCCGTCTGCATAGCAGAACGACTTCGCAGGGCACGTCTTACAGTTTTCGTTCATTACGGATTCAATGAGCCTGCTAATGTTCTTTGCGTTTCTTACAAAGTGCTGCAAGTTGTTCATTACTGCTCCCAGGTGATTACAAAGTATTTCTTACCAGGCTCCGCACCCCATTCGGGTCGTCCTGTATCAATGCGGATTTTCGGTTTCTTGAACACAAGCCGTCGGGACATATCGTCTTTCTTCGGATAGCTCAAGGTGAACACAAGCGTGTCAAAGTCCTTTCGGATTTCAAAGTAAATGGACCCCGCAGGATTAAGCCACGGTTGGTTAGGGTTCTTTTCGTAGCACAGGCGACTATACCAAAATTCTTTCAGTTCCCTGTATTCTTCAAGTTTGACCCCGCTCTTAATAAGGTCAAACCATTCCTTTTTCAAGGACAACGTAAGTGTGGTGCTTCTTTTTCTCACAGTTCAATCCCCATAGAGGCTTCTAGTTCCTGGTCTTTCAAACGCTTGTATTTAGCAAGTGTCCGTAAATTGAAAATGCAGCCCTCTTCGTCTTTTCGCAACCTATCGTCGTCGGGGAAATCATTAAAGACTTCGCAGTATTCGTCTGCGTCTTCTAGCCCCACTTCGTAGCGGTGATACGGACACTTGCTGCACTTCATACGCTACACCTTACGCAAGCATTCAGCGTCAAAGTAGCCACGGTAGCCCTGCAAGAACACAACTTCGTCCCCGCTGCAAGCCTGGAATGAATCGCCACGGCAGGACCACACCTTGCCCTTGTTGTTTTCCGCTTCCAGGCAGTCAACCATTTCTACCTGGTCGCCATCGTGAAATTTCGGGGTAAATTCTTTTTCGGTTTTCTTTGCCATTTTTGTTTTCCTTGTTGTTGGTTTAATACGTTCCCGAAATGCTAGTGATTTCTTGCATCGGGAAATCGTGTTGTTTCAAATAGTCACGGCAGCATTCACACAGTCTAACCGTGCGAAGTTCCTGGCGGTCCTGGATTTGGACTCGTTTGTGGTTGTCGCCTGTCCCACGTTTCCCGCACTTAAAGCATTCGTAGATAGGTTCGCCATTGGGTGCAGTTGCTACTACCATATTGATATTCCTTGTTAAGCCTTTATATGAATTTTGTCGCTTCCGAATTGACGTGTGATACGGACGGGACGTAGTTCTTTTACCCAATATACGCACCCGCAATTACGGCACCAATATGCCCTGCTGCCGTCATATCCGCAGCCGACTACCTTACGCTCGCAGGAACTAGGACAGTCACAGGGCTGCTTCAATTCTGTAATCTTGTCCCAATCGGGGGCTTTACGCCAATCTTCGTCGCTTACCATAATTACACTCCAAATTTACCGCCAAAGAATGCCTTGAACGCTTCAAAATTTTTAGGGATTTCCCATTCCTTGTGCGGACGCTTCACCCTGTCTTCGGGCTGAATTTCACGACCGCATACAGGGCAGAAGTTAATCGGCATTTCAAGCGTTTCGTTCTCAAAGTAAACCCGCAGATTACCGTATTGGATATTAGCCCCGTGGCGAAGCAGTTTCTTGCCTACCAGGGTTATGGGGTTATACTTGCAATACATACAGGGTTCTTTATTCACGGGGGCACCTCATTTAAGGTTCTTGAACGGGACCCATTGAACGTCAATACGGTTTCGCTCAAAAATTTGGTCCGTTAGATACACCAGGCACGGATAAGCCGTAGGATAGCCGAAAGCCATATCCCTGCAAGCCTTCTTCGTGTAGCCGTGCCCTACGGCATACAGGCTTTTGTCAAACCCGCTTTGCGTTTGGCAGTAGAACAGGTTCCCGAAGATACGGAAACAGTTGGGCTTCATTTTGTCGCCCGTGGGCTGTGCCCGCAGAAACGTTTGGCAGGACTGTGCCAGGGCTATGAGCATAAGGCTACGGGACACGTCCTCGTTGCGGAACTTGAAAGCGGACTGCGTAAGGTCTAATCCCTGGTTGAACAGTCCGACCTTGCCGATGCCCTTGAACTTCTTACGGTCCAGGTAAATAATGTCACTTTTTGGAATTTCTTGCATTTTGGCGGTCCTCGTATTTCTTGTAAGCCTTTTCAATTCGGCTAACAGCGTCTTCCAGGGGAATGTTGCCCTTGACGCTATCACGACTAGCTTCTTCGGGAGTAAGGAAATCGGCCCCCATAAATTCGTAAAAACCTAGCTTATGCCCGTAGGAACCGTGGTGACAGATTACGTCACCGTCGGACCACGGGAACGTAACAGCGTCACCGTGGTTATATACCTTGCCTAGCTTGAACGGGATATTCTTTTCTTTCAGCTTGTCCGTGAGCCGTGCGATATACGGGGCACCGTTGAAGTTCTCAACGTTGCCTACTATCGTCATAGCCATAAGGGATTCAAGCATATCCACATCGGCTTCGGTCATTTGTTCTTTTGCCATAAATACTCCATTATCTGCGGAAAGCATAGTTCAAGGGTTTGTTCAACGACCACATATTCAGCACGGGGTCATACGGGAACGCCACGCCAGGATTTGCCCTGCGGATGCTCTTGATACGTGCTGCGACCTGCACCTTATGAATGCAGTCAAAGAACACGAACTTGTAATCGCCATACGGTAAGGTCCAATGCTTCGTGGAACCGCCACGCTTCTTCATACGCAAGTAGCTGTCGGCTGCTTCAAAGCCCAGGTCCTTGTAGAACTGCGGAACGGTATCATAACCTTTGGCGGTGAGCCATTTTGGAATACGGGCGGTTTTGGGCATTGAGCTATCCTCGGTTAAAGTGGTTGTTTCTTTACACCCTAAATATAACAATTTACCTAGTCCCTGTCAATAGGTAAACTGAAAAATTTTAAAAATAAAAATGCCCCGCAGGTCGTGAAATCCTGCGGGGCACCCAACCACCCCTAGCGGTTACTTTTCACCCAAAAGTTCACGGGGAATCCACTTGCCCGTTCGGGCACGGTGGATATAGTTTTCGGCTTTCTGCAAGTCAATTTCCACGCTGTCCTTGCGACCCACACGAAGGATATACTTCAAAGCAGACGCACACAGGAACTTTTGCGTAAGCGTCAACTTGCAATCCATTTCCATAAAGTTTTCCAGGATAGCAATAGACTCAATGCCTAGCTTTTCTAGTCCCTTATAGTGCGAGGGGTCCGTGGCTTTCTTGACCTGCTCAACGGCTTCATTCGGTTCACTCATTTTTTCGTTCCTTTGGTTAATAATGGTTTCACAATTATAGTACTTTCCTAGCTCCGTGAATACTAGGGCTTTCAACCGCTGCACGGTTTTATCCGTAAGAATGTCGTCTAGTTCGTTGAGCGTTAGGCGGTGCTTGACGGGTTCGGTGTGTTCTACGTCTGCCGTCCACGACTTGCCCAATTCAACCATAGCACGGTCCGTGTAGCTAAATTCTAGTGTAATCTTATGCGGGTCCTTTTCACGGGGACCCCCCAACACATTCAAGGTGTCCGTCCTGTAAAGCGTTATCTTGAACGGGTTAATTAAAAGACCGTCATTCTCAAACACGCAGAGCCAATTCACGTCAAGGTCCTGCGTATGGTATGAAACTACGTCCTGGACGTATTTGGAATGCTCCAACACGTCCTGCAAATTGAACAGGCGTATGTTTGGATTTTCCAGGTATGTCTGTATAAACGATTTAGCCATTACTGCGGTTCCCCTGCGTGGCTTGTCTGCCACGATATATGGATTAGTTCGTCCTTGTGGTGCGTGTCGGGAACGATACGGAACCCACGGCTACGAAGCGAATCCTTGACGGCATTACGGTATTTCTTTGCGTCCACATACTTGAAGTAGGTGTTTTCAAAAGCCGAGGTGTCAACCGTCACTTCACATTTACGGTCTTTCGCAGCATCGTCTATGAGAGCTAGGACCTGGTAAAGCATTTTGTTGGCGTGTTCACGGACTTTCTTGTGCATAACTTTCTGTGCGGTCTTCGTCACTAATTGTGCTTCGGCACAGGTGTAATTCTTGATACGGTCCCGTTTCCGCTTATAGTATATAACCCCCAGGACAATGCCTACGGCTATAAGCAACAATACGGACGTTACCGCAATCAAGAATACAGGTGACGCACACATAGCTAGGTCTTGTCCTTGACAACGTAATCGTCAATGATTACGGGGTGAACATACACTGTGGAATTGGAGCTACCTTCAAACGTGATAACCTGGTAGCCAGGAATAGGAATAGCTACGCAGTCCTTTGAATACGGGTCAATTTGACACTGAATGCCAGGGCATACGTGCATATTGACATCTACCCCGTCAAGCCTGCTGTTAATGGTCGTAGCGTTCACAGTGGCTAAATGGTGGAAATGCCCACAGAAGTATTCAAAAGTGTAGGGTGCTATCAAGTCGCCCACTTCTGCGGGAAGCAGGTTATCCTTCATAAAGCGGTGATACAGGCGGGAATTTTGGAACGGCTTGTGCGTGAACAGCAGCGTGTCTGCCGTGTTCCACTTGTTTTCCAATACGTGAGCAGCAAGTTTGGTAATGCCCTTGTAAGGGTCCACCGTTCCCGAATCCAGGACAACAAGCGTCTTGCTGCCAACAGTAGCAAACAAGCACTGACCGCCAACGTCCTTGAAACCGTCGGTCTGCTTTAAGCCCCACTGCAAACAGGGAAGAACTTTGCCTGCTACTTCTGTAAGGATTGCACGGTTGTCGTGATTCCCAGGCGTGACAAGCAGCGGGGACTTTTCGTCCTTGCGAAGTTCAAGTGCGTCCTTGAAGACCTTTTCGTAACGTTCACGCTTTACGTCGTCGGAAACTTTCGGGTCGTCGTCAACAATGTCGCCCGTAATCACGATAGCGTCGTAACCCGTAGGCAGTGTCTTTTGGGCACTGCGAACAACTGCGTCCCATTGGTCAGCAGTATCAAATTTGCCGTCGTAATCCGCACCGTAATGAATGTCGGATAGCTGCAAAATGTTATACATTTAATCCTCGGTTGTTAAATGGTTATCCACCCATTCGGAGCCTAACAGGACGGCAATAGCGTAGTAAATGCCTTCTTCGTAGCCTGCACCAAATGAGCGTTCGTCCAACGTGGGGTCCTTTGCGGACGCTATACGGAACGCACTAGAACCCTCACGGATAGTCTTGTAGTTCTTTACGGAGTTGAGCAGTCCCGTAACTTCTGCGTCCGTGACCTGCATTACTTCTTTGCCTTTTTCGGGGCAGCAGCCTTGACGGTCTTGTAGGTGCCGTTACTCCAAACGAACTTGTCACCGTAATCCGTCACGATTGTAAAGTTCTTGACATTAGACAACGGCTTGTTATCCACGCCCAGGACGTTCGGTTCCTTACGGACAATATCAAAGCAGAAGCCGAACATACTTTCACCGATTTCTGCGATTGTCTTTGTGTTAATGTCAAAGTCAAGGGCTACGGTCTTCGGATAGATTTTGAACTTCACGAAGCACCTTACGGACTTCTTACCCACGACAAGCGTATAGGGGATATGGAGCATCACTGCGTCTTCAGTGCGTTCCTTGATTGTGGCGTTGGTATAAAGAGCCAGGGCGTGAACACACAGGTTGCCTACTTCGCTAGAAGCAGCCTTTTTAGCACGGGGCTTCTTCGGGGTGGCAGTCTTTGTTTCAGTCTTGGGGGCAATCTTTTTAGCCATAGGTTTTCCTTTGTTAAATAGTTTTCTAATACATATATAGTCGCTTAACGTCATAATTTGCGAGCGGGTATGCTATCCGAGGATAACGCCCAGGCGACTACACCATCCAGGCGGGTCCCGTCGGGTCGTGCCCAGGTCTTGTTCCTGCGGTTGTAAATACCCTCTTCAACAAATCCGTCGGCACTTTTTGTTAGGACTTTTAGAACTTCTTTATTGGGTGTTCCCCAGGCAACGGGGACCCACTTAATCTTCATATTGGTTTCTTCTTGCATTTATACTCACTTGTTTACTAAAATGCCCGTGGGGGCGACTCGGTAAGTCACGGGTGTTTAGGTGTTTGAGAATAGTGCGGTCGTCGCACTTGCCCCCGTAAGGCTAATATCTAATCGTTGTATCGCTTTTGGAAAGCCTGCAACAATTCCTTTGTTTCCATAAGTTCCGATTTCAACGCTTTGTTTTCTTCCTGGAAGCGTTCAACTTGGGACCCGCAATCCGTATGAGGCTTTCGCTGCAAGTCCCACAGGTTCTTTTCAAGGTCCGTAATCTTTTCTTTCATTCGCAGAATGCAAGCGTCTTTTGTGTCCGCAGCGTCCTGCAACTTCTTGATAGTTTCGTCCTTTGATTTAAGAACTTCGTCAACGTCGTCCTTTGCGTAGCAGAAGATAGCCCCGTCGCACGGGTTAAGCATTTTCTTCTGTGGGATAGCACAGATAAGTTTGAGTTCGGTCATAGCGGGTTCCTTTAATGTTTGCGGACAAGCACCAGGCGAAGCATAATTTCGGAATCAATCGGCTGCTCAATACAGGGCTTGCTGTTTTCCAGGGTTGCACCTAGACCGCCACGCAATCCAAGCAATCCGAGGGTCCCGTCGTCTTTCATTCCCCAGGTTCCCAAGAGCGATTCGCTCAACGGGTTATCCTGGCTAATGTCTTGGAGCATAGCGGGTCGCCACTGCGTTCGGAACTTCTTAATCACACGTTCGGCAGCGGACCTGGTGTAGTAGGCGTGACCCGTTTGGAGCGAATAATCAATCCCAGGCATATCATCGTCATAAAGGGTTTCCTGGTATTTCGGTCCGTCAATCTTCGGATAGATATACGCTTTCAAAAGGGACTGCAAAGAACGGCAGGCATAGTCAATGGCTCCCGTAATCTTGCGGAGTTTGTTATCGTCAATGCCTGCGATATTTGTGGCTGCGTCGGTAATGTCCTTGTTGGTCTTACGCAGCGAATGAGAAATCTGTTTAAGTCTGCAAATGTTTTCCATTAAATGCCTCTATTGTAGTGAATTGTATATAAGGTTCCACACCATATTAACCACTTCTTGTTCTTCTAGGTAATCTTGCTTGGAGGTTCAACATTCGTTCCTGCCAACTAATCAACGCATTCTTTTTTTTGCAGAATGTCATCCACGTCTTTCGCTAGATAGGCACGATGCTCAATACCATTTATTTTTATCGGATATGATTTCAAAGTGTCGGTTAATTTACTCATTTTAATCCTACCATCGTAGCATATTGATAAAGAAGATAAAACGGGGTCCTCTTGATTTGTCGCCATAGCGTCTAAATTTTTCTGCACGGTAGGTTTCACCCCCGCTAGGCAAATACTTAAAATCACGCATAAACTTGGAAAGTTCGTGTGCATATTCTTTCAACAATGCCTGTCTTTTCAATAAGTTATCCGTGCGACGTATAACCTTTGAACGGAAGGCTAATTTTTCAAGACCATCAAAATAACCTTTAACATATTTTTCAAACTCATTCATTTAGGACCTCATATAAACAGACTTGATTGGGCATTGTATATAATCCCATATTATAGATATAGTCGGTTAGCGTAAACAGCCGTTCATATCACGGGCTACCCACACTTTAATGTTGTGCAGGTTTCCTGCTTCATAGAACCACTACTTTTTAGGTCTATCACTAGACGGTCATCCATAGGCGGGTTCTCCCCAGGCTTACTTTCGGGTGGAACGCACCCTACGTCTAAAAGTCTTAATCCTTCATCAAGTATGTTCCTGGCTGCGTTTATATCCCTGTCGTGATGAACTCTACATTTAGGGCATACCCACTCACGAACATTTAGTGCCATTGATGACATTACGTGTCCGCAATGGTTACAACGCTTGCTAGTAGGACTCCACCTATCCACTACAATAAGTTTTCGTCCATACCAACCGCACTTGTATGACAGCATAAACCGTATCATTGAGAACGAACAGTCCGATACGGACTTGGCTAGGCTATGGTTCTTGAGCATACCTCTAACGTTCAAGTCCTCTATGCAGATTATGTCGTTCTCCCTAACTAGCCTTGTTGTCAATTTATGAAGGTAGTCTTTTCTTCTGTTGCCTAGTTTTTCATAGGCGGTAGCAAGTTTAAGCCGTGCTTTCTCACGATTCTTGCTGCCTTTAGATTTCTTTGAAAGAACTTTCTGTAAATGCTTTATACGCTTTTCGGAGTTCTTCAATAAGTGCTTGTTTTCAAACTTTTCACCACTTGAAGTGATGATTAAATCCTTAACACCCAAGTCAAGTCCTACGCAACTACCTGTATGTTCGTATTCTTGAACTTCTACATCGCAGCATACAGACACAAAATACTTATTTGTGTTCGTCCGCTTAATAGTTAAGTTGCGGATTTTCTTGATTTTAGACAAATCCAGGTTCTTGTAATTTCTAAACCTAACCCACTTGATTACAGGTATGAATATCTTGCTGTCCTTGAACAGTCTATCGGGTGTATTAGGCATTGAAGTGTTATGATACTTACCTGCGTGAGTCTTTTTCTTGAATTTAGGAAAGCCTATATCCCCACCCTTCTTCAAGGATTTATACCAATTCTTGAACGCCCGTTCTAGTTCTATTTTAGCATAGTTTAGGCATTGGCTATCTACTTCTTTCATCCAAGGGTAGAAGTCTTTGAGCGAACTCCAATTCGGACTGAAATTCTTAACCCCATAATCACGATACAAGGTAATCTTCGTATTTAACATAGCATTATAGGCTACACGTTCAGCACCGATGCACTTATTAAAGAACACCGCTTGTGCTTTCGTAGGGTTTAGTCTTAACTCTATGCCTTTTGTAACTACCATAAAACAAAAATCCTGTCGCTAATTACGGTAACGACAGGATAACACCCTTGCGGGTATTTTTGAAACTCAACTGTATTGTCGGAACCGTAATTTCCTGCCATAAATATACATAAACCTTTCAAGAAATACAAGTAGATTTTAATAAACTTTTATGCACCATAGTCTAGTAAGCGAACGTGTGTAAAAGGTATTTGGACAGGTCTTCGTTTTCGGCAACATTCTCTTTATGCAGAATGCCCTTTTTACACAGGACCCGATAGGTGTTGAACGACAGGCTGTGGCGTTCTTCAAAAAGCCTGCTTGCCTTTTCAAAACTGCTTTCGCCCCTGTGGACCTTGTTCTTACGCAGGGACGGGTTGTTAATCACCGTGGGCAGCTTGCCGTCCACGTAGTTTTTGAACATTCCACGCAGACCCCTCCAGGCGTTTTCTACACGGGAGCGGGACCAACCCTTTTCCTTGTAGAACTTGTTATAGATATGGGACTCTGTGAGAATGCCACGGGACCGCTGCCGTGCAAGCGACAAGTGCTTCACAGGCTCACGGTCAAGCCTGCCCTCGCAGAAATCCTTGAATATCTGCAAGGCATCGCCACGCAGGGCACGGATATACGGGAGCATAGCTTTCGGGTAGTCGTGACCTTCTTCGGTCCCGTCGGAAAGTTTCTTGCTGTAATCTTCCAGGATATACCCGCAGGTCACGTCGGAAATGTCAATCGGGTCGTCGTCGGGTTGACGCTCCGTAGATTCGGAAATATCCCGCATTGTTTGAATAGGCGTGAGGGCGTTGTCGTCGGAACACGCAGGATTGATAGCCTTTCTAGCCCACGCTTTGCTTTTCTTTGCAGCGGGCTTCTTGACCTTTTCAATCTTAATAAGGCACGGACCCCTTGTCGCCTTTTTCACCAGGGCAGAAACGTCTTGCAGCTTGTTACGAAGCCAGGTTTCAAACGTAGCCTTGCTAGGGTGGTCGGGGTCGTAGGTCACGCAGGCTTGACAGAAAAGTAGCTGTGCTTGCAGCAGCAAGTCGTCAGCCAGGTCGGGGCATTGGTAGGCGTATTTGTCAACAACGCTAGAAATTACCCCTGCATATTTGTAATACAGTTCTTCGGTCGGTTTCAAGGGTCGGGGTTCCTCGGTTTAACAGGTTCGGTTTGGGTTGTAGCCTAAATATAACAAATTACCAACATAATGGCAACAGTTTCGTGGCATAAAAATTATTTACGTTCGGGGTCTTCGTTACCGAAAGCAGCAGCCTGGTTACGCAGGATTTCAAAGGCTTCTTCGGGAGTTACCTGGCGATAGCTCAACCCACCCACTTTCACCATTCCACGGAACGGTCGGCTGTCCTGCTTGTAATCCTGCAAGGTCCAGGGATTGTGCCCCGTCTTCGGGGGTTCCTGCGTGATTTCCTGGAACAGTTCCCACTGCATAGGGCAGGACGTTCTAAACCTAACCTTGTGGTCCGTAACAAGCGTGTAGTGGATAGTAACCTGGTCCTGCTGCGGTTCAATACGAACGTCCATAATATCTAGCGTATGTTCGGCAAACATACCCCTGGTTTCTTTTCGGGCTATGTATTCGGCAATCTTGTCTAGGGTCGTGTATTGTGCGAACAGCGTATCACGCAGGTTATTGATAAATGCTTCGTCGGGGATAGGCATACGGGGTTCCTTTTAGATACGGCTGAAACTACCGCTAATAAGCGTGTCCTTGCGGTTGGCGATAACGTTGTGAATGTGGTGCCACCTGGCGAGAGCCTTTGTGTAGGCTTCACGGACGGTCTTGTTATATTCGCCAACGGAATAAATTTCTTCGGAAGTCCGCTGCTCCGTAGAACCGTTGCGGACCCAGGTAATGACGATTTTGAATGCGGGGGAATTGGACATAGTAACCTCGTTAGATAGCCCAGGTAGGGAGTTGCTTTCCGTTCTTGAACACTTCCACGTTGCGGACGGACCACATAGATTCGTAAGTCTTGAGTGTGCTGCGGACACTGCTAATGTGCTTATACTTGAACACTGTGGGTTCTTCGTGGAAGAAGTTCACACGGACTTCGTAGCATTCTTTCCTGTTGCGGGGCTTGTGTTCCTGGGACATATAGATAGTCAGTCCGTCAACACCGTTGGCAATCTGTTCGTCGGTGTATTCCCGCCAATCCCATTTAGTGCAGTTGGTATTTTCAATGATATAGTCAAAGGACTTCTTTGTGAGAACCTTGCGGTTATCCACCTTGAACCCGTTGTTACGCAGGTCACGGATAAACTGCTTCTTTGTCGGGTAGTCCCTTTCAATGTGCTGTAAAGCACCCGTATCATCTTTGACAGAAGCCTTGAAAATCATTGTTATACCTCGGTGGTTGTGGGTGGTTGTTTTCCTTACACCCTAAATATAACAATTTACCAGGTAGCTGTCAATAGGAAAATTAAAAATTTTAATAAAAATAAAGCGGGCGGGTCGTTGCAATCAACCCGCCCTACCACAATCGCCACTCTACTCTTTTCGTTGGGACCTACGTCAGTCATAGGTCGGTCCCGTAGGGAACTTCCCTCGCAAGAGTCCTACAAGTCGCTTTATTAGCCACGGCTGCGGTTCCCGTGAAGCCCCTGGGTCCGACAGGGCTTTATCGGAGCGTTTTTAGTTAGGATTACGCACAACCCCCCAGGTCCGTTTAGCCACCTGTTTGGCGATAGCAGCACCCGCTAGAATCGGACTAGCAGCCTTATGGGGGAACAACCTACTACGGGCTTCGGTTTCTATTACCCCATTCAGCAGCACACACCCCTTGCAAGGGGTATGCCATTTATGGTGGAAGCACCAACTTCTCGGCAGGCATAACGTTTGCAACCGCTACACAAGCCTATCCACCCAAGTGCTGTAATTCTAATATAGCAAGATAGCGTCAAACTCCGATATTCCCGAACAGGTAGAACGGACCTGTAAGTTGTCGGAGGCGTTGGTTCGCCACGTCGTAGTATTCCTTGCACAGTTCGGTCCCGATAAACTTTCGGGCTTCCAACACGGCTGCTTCTGCCGTGGTCCCGCTTCCAATGCAGGGGTCAAACACTATATCCCCGTGGTTTGAACTAGCCCGTATGAGCCGTCTAAACAGGTCCAGGGGCTTTTCCGTCGGGTGACGCTTGCTAGACTCGCAGGGGTGTCGCCATACGGGGGATTGGCAGAACTCATTGAACGTTGCGTTGGACTTACGCATAAACACGCAGCATTCCACGGACGATAGCCAAAGGTGCTGCCCGTTCATAGGCGAGGGGTTCGTCTTTTCCCAAATACAGAGCCTTGTAGAAAGCCCCTTGTCAACGCCCGCCTTACGCAGCATAGACACCTGTTCGGTTCCACAGAAAATATAAATGCTCCCCTTACAGATACGGATTACCTCGTCCATAAACTTGTCAAGCGGGAACGTTAGAACGTCGGCAGCTTCCTTGTTAATGTGACGCAGCCCGCCTTCTTCACGGTCGGAACATTCGTCGTAGGGAATATCCGTCAAGACCATATCCACGCAGTTGTCTTCTAGCCTTGCCATATATTCCAGGCAATCCATATTATAGAGTTTGTTCAATTCCACTTTTATACTTTTCCTTTTCGCTCAAAGTTTCAAGCATAGTAATCGGCAGGGTAGCTAACGCTGCAAGTGCCCAGGACACTTCCTCTTTCGTGATTTCGCCCGACTCAACCATTTTACGTGCTGCGTCCATAGGGGTGCGTGTTTTCACAACAGCATTCAACTTTTTCCAAAATTGCAGAATATCCATAAATCCTTAAAATAAAAAGTAGCGGGGCAACACGCCCCACTACTACAAATATAGACAGATAACGACCTTTTTAGGTTGCGTCTGCTGCGGGTTCGGCTACGGGTTCGGCAGCAGGCTTTTCAGCGTAGTTGTTGCCGTATTTGGCAGGACGCTTTGTCGCCACAGCGTCTTCGTGTTCTTCCCATTTCGCCCTTACACGTTCTGTGAGTTCCTTCGCCATTTCGGGGTTGTCTTCACACAGCTTAATAAGTTCGTCACGGGTAAATTCTTCGCCAAATTCGTCGTCAAAGTTAGCCTTGCGTTCGGGGTCTTCGGTAGCCCAACCGATAATCCAATCCACGGAAAGATTAGCGTTGCCTTCCTGGGATTTCTTGTCTTCTCTGCATTCCGCAGTCCAACCGTTCTTTTCAAGCCACGCTTTAAGGTTGGGGAGGGATTTCTTCTTTGCCGTAGCACTCCAAGCGATAGCGTTAGCAGCCTTTGTGAGCAGCTTGCCGTCATCGCCACGCAGGTCAAACAGGTAGTCAATGTTTGACCCTATATTATCAATGCCGTAGTCAAAGTAGGCGGTATAGACGATTTCACGGAACGGACGGGGTGTCTTTGACTTCGTTGTAACAGCCTTGACGACCACGCCTACCTTTGTGCCCTCACGCTCAATAAATGCGAGCCTGGACAGCTTCAAGCGGGTATGGCAGTAGAACTCCATAGCGTCACCGTTGCCCGTCTTTTTCTTCGGGGCGAACGCACCCACGGCACCGAAGTTGCAGCGGGTCTGCGACACGATAATTAGCGTGAGTTTCTTGCGTTCCAACGCCTTGTGCTTGTTACGGAAAAAGTCCTGGGACAAGAACTTTGCGATTTGGGCACCGTAGTCACCGTCGTCCTTGACTTCTTCACCCTTTGCCTGCTGCTTTGCACGTTTGGCTTCCTTTTCCTTTTTGGTCTTGTCTGCAAGACCGTCCAGGGAGTCCACCGCATAGATACCATACATATCTTCGGGCATCCAATTCAGCATATTCGTAAGTTTACCGTCCATTTCTTCAACGGTTTCGGAGTCTTCAAATTTAAGATTTCCAATCTTACGAACTTCGGGGTGAATGTTCACACCATACAGGCGTTCGGTCTTGAACGTATCGCCCGTTTCGGAGTCGTCCGACTCCCAAACAAGTTTAGCTTTCGGACCGCCCATAGCCCAATAGGTTGACGCAATCATTTCATTCTTGATAAAGGTCTTACCCGCAGAGCTATCGCCCCAAATTTGGATAATGGCACCGAACGGCAAACCATAGACACCTTTATCGCCACCAATGAGCAGGTCAAGCAAATCGCTGCCCATACGCACACGGGGTTCTTCCACAACCACGTTTTCTTTCTTTTTAGCCATAGTAATATCCTGGTTAAAAAGGGGCGTTAGCGTGAGCCAACGCCCCCTGTTTGTTTACGGGTTATTTTACTTCTTGCGAGCCATCAAGCGTTTGCACTTGTCGCACTTGGACCAAATGGCTTCGGGACAACGGCTGCACAAAGGCATTTTTTCACAGTCGGTTCCGAACTCATAACCATTCGGGCATTCGCCTTCGTCCACGTCACGCTTCGGCACAGACCTCGGAGCGGGCTTTGCGGGCTGTTCTTCGGGCTGTTCGTCGTCAAACGGCATAGTCGGTGCAGGTGCTTCGGAACGGGTCGTTTCTTTGGACGAATCCTGGTCCACGGCAGTCTTGCGGGAGTTGCGACGGGCTGCGGTGTAGGGGTCCGTATTGAAATCGGCTTCGTCAAGGGTAGCGTCTTTCGGTTCGTTATCCTTGAAGCGGGCAGGGGCTTCGTCCTGTGCAGGGCGACGACGTGCGGGTGCCTCGTCTTCTTCCTGGACGGGGCGACGACGAGCAGGGGCTTCGTCCTGCGGTTCTTCGGCAGCAGGACGACGACGTGCCTGTGCGGGCTGTTCGTCTTCTTCAACTTCTGCGTGGCGACGACGATTGGTCGGCTGTTCGTCACCCATATCGTCGGACGGGTTGTTATCACGGAAACGTGCAGGTGTAGCCTGCCCTTCGTCGCCTTCGTCGGGCTGATTTTCATAGCCCTCTTCAACGTCGTCGGGGTCGCCATAAAGAGCAGCTTTAAGTTGGTCGTAGGTCTTAATCACCATCATAGCGTCAAGCGACGGGCACTTTGCGAGAACGTCCGCAGCGATTTCTTCCTTACGTTCGTTGAACTCAAAGTTAGCAGCTTTCTTGAATTTCTTGCCGTTGCCCATAGTGTCTTCGTTCACGTTGAACGACACGACACGACCTTCTTCAATGGACGTGTCGGCAAAGTTCACAACGCCCTTGCCACGCATACAGGCGGTGGCACGGTCCTGCAAGTCCTTTGAGAAGACAGCGTGGGACACTTCAAAAATCTTCGGGTCTTCGCCCTTGTCGTAAAATTCGTCGGTGAGTTCCTGGACAACGTAAATGCACTTGCGACGGGCAAAGAGCTTGCGGGCTTCGTCCTTTGTGCGTTCGTCCTTCCAAAGTTCGTCGGCACGTTCGCAAATCGGGCACGGCTTACCGAAGTTTTTCTTCGGGCAAATGTAGTCACCGTTCCCAGGTCCGATACGGGTATGCACCATAAGGTCAAGCACGTAATCCAGGTCGCCAACCATAACCTTTGCGGGGTTCGGGTTGCCGTTACGCAGAAATTCGGGTTCGTCCTTTGTGCGGACAACTTCGGGGTGGTTCTTTGTTGCAATCTTCCACGGAAGAATGTTAATGTCGTGGTAAGTGCCAGGGTCGCCCATTTTGAAAAATTTGAGTTTGGTGGACCCATAGTTCATAAATCCTTGACGGGTTACACCACCGTTGGATTCACGGGTATCTGTTTGCTGTTGGGTGCGACGACCCAGGGACATACGGCTGCGGTCATATCCTGCCATATTGAACTCCTATTTGTTTAGTTTGCGTTTTGCGTTTTTGTTTCTGTTCACTATTCACATAACCCTTTGGAGCGGAGAACCCCGCAGGGTTGATAATTCAATATAGCAACATAGCGACAAAATTGCTATATGTCATACTGAAAACTTTGAGTTACCTGCCGTTCAAATGCCTACGGATAGAGTTCGTGGATTCGTCGCTCGCCCAATCTTCGGCTACGCCTTTGGAACTCAACACGTTAGACTTTGACAGCATCATACGGACGGCACATTCAATCATAGACTTCTTTTGGTCCAAAGCCTTTACCTTGCCGTCCAACTTCTTAAATTCCTTTGTCTTTTCAACGATTACCTTACGCTGCTCCACCAGGCGGGAGTCGGACGCAACCAGGGCGGTGACTTCGGGGATAGTTAGCTTAACCTTGTTCTTTTCAGCGTCCTTACGGATTTCAAGTTCAACTTCGCCCTCCATTCGTTTGAGGGTGTCCGCTGCGTCGTCACGTTCCGCAAGGGCATCCACAGCCAGGTCGCTGTAATAGGCATACAAGGACGACTGCATAGCCACTGCGGGCTGCAAATCCATAAAGTCAATTTCCAAGTCGGGGTCAACCGTATTTATGGAAAAGTTGTAGTTCCCGTTCATAAGGGTTCCTTTTGTTTAAGGGTTAATCGGGTTAAAAATAATGGACGTGACAGGGCTTGAACCTGTAACCGTCGGGTTATGAGTCCGATGCACTAACCATTGTGCTACACGTCCATTTCAGCCTAGCTACTTCAAGGACCTGTAAGCAGCCAGGACAATGCCAGGAAATCCCGTGTCATAGGTGTTAATGGCAAATTCTTCCATAACACGGCAAATGCGGTCGCTGCTCTTTTTAAGCAGGATAGCAGAGCAGTAACCCAGGACGGCACGACGGATAGTTTCAGCGTCAATGTTGCCCTTGAGTTCCCGCAGGGACTTGTTAATTTCATTCCAGGACGGCTTGCTGTCGCAAAGGGCACGGCAAAGGTCCAGGGTATTCGGGTCGTCTTCAAGACCACCCTCCAGGATTTTCAACTGTGCTTCAACGTCGTTTGGGCTTGCCATAACCTTTTCAAGTGCAACCAGGGCAGCACGGGGCGAGCCGTCGGCAGATTCAATGATAGCCGTAAGAACTTTGTCGTCAACTTCAAACTTTTCCGCTTCGGCAGTCCGCAGGACCAACTTGCCCAACTGTCGGGCGTTGAGCGGTTCTAGCTTCCATTGGGTGCTGCGGGTGGCGAGAGCCTTACCCTCGTCGCCTTTAAGCAACTGCTGTAAGTTCGTCGTGCAGAAGAAGAAATAGACGTGGGCGGGCATATCCTCGGTAGGCTTCAAGAACGCACGTTTAGCATCTGCGGTCATACCGTGGGCTTCGTCAATGATATAGACCACGGACCTGCCTTTAAGGGGCAGGGAACGCATTTGGTCCCTAATGTCACGGACGGTATCAATACCACGGTTGTCGGACGTATTGATTTCGTGAATGCTGAAATCGGGGTCAGCGTGAAGCAGCTCCGTAGCGATAATGCGGGCGATTGTGGTCTTGCCTGCACCGCTAGACCCGTAGATAATGTGGCAGTGCGACACACGCTTCGGGTCCTGTGCGAAATGGGTTTGAATGGCATTGATTACCTCGGTGTTGCCTACCATATCGGCAAACGTCTTCGGGCGATACACTTGATAAAGTGACATATTACAGATTCCCCAGGGAAATGTTGTATTTAGTGGTTAAGAGTTTTTCCAGGTCGTCCTTGAGCGAAAGGACTTCGCCCATATTCGGGTCGTGACCCGTAAAGGTGCGGAGCATAGAAGACGCATAGTCTTCAAGGTTGGAGTTCGCAAGTTCCTGTTCCTTTTCTTCAAGCTGTTCTTCCAGGTCTTCAACACGGGAAGCCAGGGTAGCATTGTCATCTTCAAGGTTGTCAATGCGGTCTTCGTATTCAGCTACGAGCCTGTCAATGCCTTCCTTGATTTCGTCAGCCTGGTCCGTGTATTTTTCCGCAAGCCTGTCAACGTTGTCCTTGATTTCTTGCAGGTCGGTGTCTGTTTGCATAGGTTATTTCCTCGTTTTTGGGTTAAACAGTGATACGGGCACACGCCTTACGTGTGGACGGGTTCGGCACCCGTGTATTTTTGCAGCAGGCGTTCCACCTCGTTTTTGAAATCAAGAACGTCGTTCTGCAACGGCACGGTCCCCGTATATTTTTTGAGAAGTTCATAGCAGAACGATTCTGTCGTAATGTTATCCAGGACCGAAGCGGTGTCAGTCGGGAGCCTGTCAAGGTTGTCAAGGGCTTCGGTAACTACCGCTTGAATATCGCCCAGGTATTTCTTTGCAACTTCAAAGTTATTCATAGGTTGGTTTCCTTAATAGGTATATAGTCGTATGGTGTCAAATTCCGATATTGCCGTAAATGTAGAACGGTCCTGTTAGTTGCTTCAATCGGGCATTTGCCTTGTCAAAGTATTCCTTATTGGTTTCAAACCCGATAAACTTACGCTTTTCCATTACAGCAGCTACAGCAGTTGTCCCGCTGCCCATACAGTTATCCAAAACTGTATCACCTGGGTTTGAGTAAGTGCGGACTAAATAACGTATAAGGTCTTCGGGTTTTTGTGTCGGGTGTAGAAACTGATGGGAGCTATCAAACGTCAAAAGTTGTCTAGGATAGTTCGTCATTGTTTGGATATGGTCTGCGTCTTTCTCGGACCTGTTAGGTCTAAACGCATTCGCCTTATTCCCACCGTTATTTACTTTATTGCACGGGATAGTCCCTTGTGGGTTGTAAATCATTTTAACCGCACTATTAGGGGCGATATTACCTTTGGAAAATACTGATATAGTTTCAATGTTCTTTAAGGGCATATAGGGGGCTTGTGCAAAATTCCCTTGTTTTGATTTGTTCCAATACCAATCGTATTTATAAAGTTTACGATTACTCAAACGTAGGTCAGATGAAAATGGCTCACTACCAAATAATACTATAGCAGCCGTATCTTTACAAATACGTTCATACTGATTCCATAATTTATCAAAGGGTATCACGCTATCCCAGGCACAAGCGGTCGTGCCATAAGGTAAATCACAAATAATGCAGTCAATACTTTCGTCGGGTATTTCTTTCATACCCTCCAAGCAGTCCATATTGTAAATGCGGTTCAAATCCATACACTAAACTCCAATGTTCCCGTAGATACAGAACGGACCCGTCAAATCACGCAGACGCTTGTTCGCCTTGTCAAAGTAATCCTTGTCGGTTTCAAACCCGATAAACTTACGCTTCTCTAAAACTGCTGCAACCGCAGTCGTTCCGCTACCCATACAGTTATCCAAAATGGTATCACCTGGATTTGAGTAAGTGCGGACAAGATAACGGATTAGCTCAACAGGTTTCTGTGTCGGGTGGAAACGTTGGTCCAGGTCGCTCTTGTATTCCTTTGAGTAACTTTGGCAGTGCGGGATTCTCGCACATACTACGCTAATCGGGTAGCGGGTCCCGTCTTCCTGCGGACGGGTCCTGTGCATAGACCCATAGATATTGTTCCCGATAAACTCATTGTCCTTAAAGGTCTTTCGCTGCGTGAGAAATTCCTTTTTATCCACAAGCCATTTCTGCGGGTTGAACGTAGGCTTACCCGATTTGGAAAACACAATAATGTTTTCGTGAAGTTTAAGGTGCTTACTGTTTTTGCTGAAACCCGAAGCAGGCTTGTTTTTGAGCCAACACAGTTCTTCCCTAAATTGGGAAATGTTGCTGCTAATGAGCATACTTGTAAACGGTTGCGAGCCGAACAAAATAATCGGGGCGGTATCTTTACAGATACGGTTGTATTGCTCCCACAGCGGTTCAAACGGAATAACAGAATCCCAGGCACAGGAGGTCGTGCCATAAGGTAAATCACAAATGACACAATCCACCGTCCCGTCGGGAATTTCTTTCATTCCAACCAGGCAGTCTTCGTTATAAATTCTGTTCAATTCCATATCAATGTGCAGCCTCAAACTTCGCCTGCCAATTTTCGGGCATACCCTCGGTCCGCAAGGCACCCACTTCGGTCATTTTAGCCCAGGACCCGTCAACGTAAGACGCATCGGCTTCAATGACAAGCGGGACGCAAATCCACGGAAATTCTTCACTTACACGCTTCACACCGTTGCCATAGACAATCTTCGCCACCTTGTCTTCTTCGCCCTCTTTAACGAGAGCAATAATAGCGTCGTGAATTTGTCCGATAATGCAGGAAAGCAAGCCCTGGGACTTGAAGTCCTGCAAGTCGTATGTCAATGCTCGCAGCAAGATATGGAACGCAGAACCTTGAATGCAGCAGTTCGTAGCCTGGGTGTAACCCATAGGTCCCCAACAGCGGAAACCCGTGTAGGACTGCACATAGCCCATCTTTTGATAACGGTCCCATTCAGTCCTACGCCACGCATTATAGACCTTGAAGCGTTGGTTCCAAAATATATCGTCGCCTTTCTTGACGTGTGCTTCCCACTTTTCGTAGGTCGTAATCTTGTGGTCCTTTGCCAAATGTTCCTTTGTGTAGGCGGGCATATTGTTCCACATATTGCGGGCACACGACTTGTAGGACGCACCATAGAACGACGAGAACACATAGCCCGATTTGATAGACGAGCGTTCTTCCTTTGTAAGTTCTTCGGGCGTTCGGATATACATATCGCAAGCAGTGTCACGGTGCATATCCGAGGCGGGGTTCTGCAAGTAGTGAATCATCTGCGGGTCGTGGTGATAGCTTGCAGACACCATAACTTCCAGGGACTTGTAGTCCATTTCCATAAAGCGGTAGCCCTTTGGAGCCACGAACAGCGTTCGCAGGATTTTCTTCATTTCCTTATCACGCTTTGGAATGTTTTGAAAATTCGGGCTGTCAGCCGACGAACGGTAGGTTCGGGGACCCGCATCGTCTTCACCGCCCGCACCCGTTGACAGATTAAAGAACGGACGGATTAGGTAGGCTTGCTTTTCTTCGTCCCATACGGCTTCACGTCTGTAGCCGTCCAGGAAGTCCATAATCTTTGCCCAACGACGCATTCCCAAAATGGACTTGCAGAACGGGGTTCCCAACTTTTCCAGGGTGTCGCCCGTAGCGTCTTCCTTGCCCGAAGGCGGTTTCAGCTTGCAAATCTTGTAAAGGACTTCGGCAATTTGTTTGTTAGAGAGCGGGTTGAAAGTTTCGCCAGGGTGCAGCTTGCACCACTGCTTCGCTTCGTCGGACGCTTTGACGGCTTCTTCGGATTCCTTGAACTTGTCTTCAAGTTCCTTTTGCAAGTCGTTAATCCTGCCATAGTCAATCGGCAAACCCTCGGACTGCACACGGGCGAGAGCGTCCATACCTTTCATAAAGAAGCGGAACGATTTTTCAAGACCAACCATTTGTGCGGACTGAATGTCACGCAGCGGGAGCGTATAAATGGAGTCAAGACCGCAATAGTAGATAATGTCGCCTTTGGGGACACCCACGCCCTTTTTGAGCAGGTTAAATGCGTTGCAGCTCTTTGTGTCTTCCCCGTCCATAATCGTAGAAATGAAATGGTCCGCTTTGTTGTCGTAGCCGATAACGCCCAATTCACAGTAGGTGTGGAATTTCAGCCCAACCTTTTGGGAGTTGTCTAGGACGTGGGCACCCAGGCAAGTGTCCCAGGACCAATTATCAATCCAATCGGTGCGGGAGTTATGCAGACCCGCCCTAAACCTGGTCCAACAGGCTTCATAGTCAGCCTTGTGTGCAACCAACCCGATTTTCTTGTGGTGCGTGAGTTTATACCAGGCATTCACCAGGCGTTCGTTATCACCGTCCCACCAAATACCGATAGCGTGATACTCACCGTCCTTACGATAGCCGACGGACGCAGCCTTGATTTCGTGACCTGCACGGTGGGGTTTCAAGCCCGTGGTTTCGTAGTCAATGGAAACGTCGTGATAGCCTTCGGGAGCCTTGTCAAGTTGGTCTGTTTCAGCCCATTCAATGATTTCTTCAATCCAATCGGCTGCGGTGTCTGCGTCACCCGTGGTGCGAACGTCCGTCGGGATTTTCGGCAGCGGTGTATCTTTGATTTGATAGGCTAGACGGATATGCTGCGAAAAATACATATACGGGCAACCGTCGTCACGCTGCCAGGTCAAAAATTCGGGTGAGTAAGTCGGGCAAATCCAACAGTTATAGAAGCGGTCGGGAATGCGTTTACCGTAAAGGTCCGATGGCTTCGTGTTGCCGATACGTCCGCTCATACGGTCCCAAATAAGTGCCTGGATAGCTGCGGGACCCATAGGAATGATTACGTTCGGCTTCAATTCGTTAATGAGCCTGTTCAAGCGTTCCTTGCAACAGTCGGGCTTCGGGTCCTTGTCGTTTTGGCACGGGCACGGGATTACATAACCAATCCAGGCGGATTCCAGGAAATCCCTGGGCAGTCCACGCCTACCCTGCAAGTCCCAAAGATAATCATACATTTTATGTAGGAACACCGTGTCGTGGTCGTTGCCTTCCTTTCCACGGGGGTGGTCGCACAGGAACAGAACCTTGTCCTTACCCTTACCTGCAAACGGTAAATCCTTGCCCGATTGGTCTAATCCGCAGGCTAGACAGCCTGTAAGTTTCGGCTTCGCTGACATTGCTTGAATGGCAGCAGGAATTTTGAAAAAGCCCATAAATCTTTATTCCGTAAACGTTAAACTTCTGTAATATAGATATAGCACAAGAGCGACTAAAAGATAGAAATGCCGAAGCTATAAAGCCTCGGCATTCCTTTCTTACGAGGACACAACAAACTATTTGGTAGCGGTCGCACCCTGGACGAACTGCATAAATTCGCCCGATTGGAAAACAAGGGACAAGGACGGGGGAGCCGTCGGGTCCATATCCATATAGCAAAGGGTGAAGTCCATAACCTTGTTGGACGCTTCCAACAAGAACGAAGTGTTCACCCAAACTTCGGTGTCCTGCGGGTCTTCTTCAAGTTCGGTTTCCCACGGGATTGTTTCGGACGCTTCACCGCCTGTCTTTTCGGCATACAGTTCAAGTTCGTCCTTACGGAACGTCAAACGCACCATACGGGCATTCTTCTTGTCAACCCCCGAAGCAAGGATAGCCACACGGGACACGGCTTCTGCGATATTGTTCGGCAGACGACCCTTGACGAGAACCTTTGCTTTTTCAAATGCGGTCGGGAACGTAGAAAGACCGTCAAACGGGTAGGCTACGTGGTCCTTACGCTTTGCAGAAAACACGGTGCCGTCGGCATACTTGAGGTGCAACCAGGCATCGCTTACGCAGTAGCCCGTCGGGGTGCCAACCTTGAAAGCGTTGTTGAACGTCGTATCGTCAACCCAAAACGGGTCCATACGTTCGGACAACTTGTTAATGCAGACACGCACGGAGTCGGTTTCATAGACTGCGGAGCCTTCGCCATAGTCATTCACTGCAACGCCACGGATATTTTCAGCGTTACCCGAAAGATTACAGATATTCACAGCGTCAATGAACGCTTCGGGGAGGGGCTTGTATTCAAGCGACACCACGTTAAGGTCACGAATAAGGTTCATTACTTTGGACGAATCCTGGAGGGTCATAGCAGCCTTTGTGCGACCCGCCTTGATTTTAACCTTTGAGTCCACGACTTCAAGCGACAGAGTAACGTCGGACATACGGGAAACAAGGTTAAAGAAGTCCGCACCCTTTACAGAGAACGAAACGTTCTGCGTGTCGCACGGGGCAGACACAGCGATTTCGCTGTTGTAGGAACTGACCGACGCACCCGTGAAAAGAAGGAGGTCCGTGCCGTCAATCATAGTGTTGCCTGTTTCAACACCAGGCATTACCTTTTTGAGAGATTCAATGAGTTTAGCTTTTTCAATTTGGATTGCCATTGTAGGTTTCCTTTATGTTGTTGTGTTCACGATAGATATATAGTTATATAGCAACATACTATCGGTTAGAAGTGGTCCCAAGCCTCGGTGTCCACGCTGAAGCCCTCAACAATTACGGGGGCTGCTTCGTGGGCATAGGGCAGGGCACGGACCGTGTTGTATTCGTAAAATTCTTCTGCGTCACGCAGTTTCAGTTCTTGCAGCAGTTCGGGATTTTGGAGTTCTTCTTCGGAGTATTCGCCCTTGTGAAGTTCCGCAATATCCTTGTCGTCGTAGTCGTCTGCAATACACTTGATACAGAGCTGCCTTTCATACACTGCAACAGTGACCTGGACTTCTTCGGTAAACTCACGGTCAAACAGGAACTTGCGGTAATCATCCCTGGCGACCCAGGACTTAATCCACCCCACCGTAAGTTCGTTCTTGCCCGTTTCTGCCACAAGCTGCATCCTGCACGACGACAAGAGGTCATTTGCGGTAAGCCATTTTTCCAGGTCTTTAAGGGTGTATTCCTTGTCCCTGGTCCTGGTGACTTCCGTTGTGCCAATCATAGCCTTTTCAAGCCCGTGCAGAATGCAAATGTTGTCACCCTCAAATTCGTCACGGCAGGTCGCTTCGTCAAATCGTTCCTTGACGAGTGCCCCGCAGTGGTCCAAATTGTATTCGGTATTCTGTTCCATATTATCCTCGGTTTTGTCGGTTAATTATCTACGGGGGCGACCGCCACGGCTACCCGTGCGTCTTCCCGTCCGTCTTGCGGGCATACTGTCTTCGTCTTCGCTGCCGTCCCATTGTTCTTCCTGGCTCATATCCACACGGGACAACAGTTCGCATTCCATATAAGGTCTGCCGATAGCCAAACAGGTGGTGCAGACAACAGAATCCTGGACGGGGGCACCGTCACGGGTCGTATTGCAGGCAAGGCGGGTAATGCCACGCTTCTTTTCTGTGGGCGTGTGGTTAATCGTAATCATTTTGGTTACGTGAGCCACCTTTCGTATATCTTCGGACACCTGGTTTTCGGCTGCGTCCTGTTCGCCACCCACGGTAGCACGTCCCGTTTGAGAAACGGTTGCGAGCATACACTTACGTGTGCTTGCAAGACCACGGAGGGCTTTCCAACAGCGGTTAATCTTTTCACGTTCGTCGCTGCCAGGTCCCAGGTCCATAATGTCTGCGTAGTCCACGCAGATAACTTCGGGTGCCCAACCGTTATAGACTTCCATATCCTTGAGTTCGGCTTCAAGACCCTTTACGGACAGGGTGCCCGTCGGGAACGTTCGCAGTTCAAACTTGTCGTTACGGGTAATCTTACGGAACGCAGCCTGGGCTTTCTCAATGCCCTCAATGCTTGCGTCCACCCTATGCGACGGTTCGCTAACGTCTGCAAGTTGTGCGTTGCCCTCGTCGTCATAGACCATAACGGGATAATGCAATTCTTCGCCATAGCGGGACGAACCCGTAAGCATTTGCCAAAATCTACGGACAACCTGCTTTTCGGACATTTCTAGCGAAACGTAAAGGACGTGCTTTCCCTGCAACGCAGCCTGGACCGCAATAGTCATAAGCCACCAGGTCTTACCGCTTTTCGGTGGACCGATAACGGCTACGAAGTCTTCCTGGATAAAGGGACCGATAACGCTGCCCAGGACACCAGGCATTGTAAAGATTTCTTCTTCCTCGTTGACGAAAGCGTTGGCGATTGTGGCAGCGTCCCTAAACAGGTTCACGACCTGTGCCTGTCGCACGTCGGGCTTCGTAAATTCCGCAATAGCGTGATACCCGCTAGATACATCCCCGTTTTGAACTGCTCGGTTCAACTTTTCCGTTAGCAGGACCAGGGTGCGTTTCTGCAAATACTTGATAGCGTTGTCTGTAGCCAGGGCTTCGTTTGTCGGCAACCATTCGTCGGACGCAGTGTCAAGAAAAGCCTTGACCATTTCCCCGTCGGCTTCTTTGAGTTCCGTATAACGGTTGGCATAAATGTCACTAATTGCCGTCTTCGGTGCTTCGCCATAGCGGTCATAGAAAGTCAAGACCCACGACGAAACAATCTTGCCCATATTGCTTTCAAACAGGATAGGGTCACACGACTTTCGGCATTTAGCCAAAAGGGGCGTGGACATAATCATATTCGCTAAAAGCCTACGTTCTTCGCTAATATCTACTTTTTGGCGTTGGAGCATTTAAAACTTATCCTCGTAAGATATATATAGTCCGTTAGCGACCAAACCTGGCACCCTTGCGTTCCAGGATTTCTGTCAGCAAGTCGGTGGAAGCGGTTTCCTTTCCGTCCAAAACGCCATCAAGCATTTTCGCCCTAGCGTCCAGGACTTCAATGGCTTCCATATCCACGGTTCCAGGTGCTACAAGATAGTAAGAAGTGACGGAGTTATGCTGCCCCGACCTGTGCAGACGGTCTTCTGCCTGCCTGTGGAAGTTCGGGGTGTGCGAAAATTCAGCGAAAGCCACATCGGAGCAGACTTCCTGGAAGCCGTCAATGCCGACACCGCCCGCCTGGATATTGGCGACGATTACACGGCACTTCGGGTCGTTAATGAACTTCTTACGGGCTTCTTCACGTTCCGTGGCGGTCATACCGCCATAGATAATCGCAGGGCTGTAATCCTTGAGCGTGTCATAGAGGACTTCCACGACGGAGCGGTGCCACGCAAACAGCAGCAACTTCTTGTCCGATTCCAGGAAGTCTTCAATCCACTGCAACATAGACTTCTCTTTGAGTGCGTAGGCGGTTCGGAGCAGGTGGGCGACCTTGTTGCGGGCGTTCTCACGCTCGCCCTTGATAGTTTCACCCGAAAATGCGATACGTTCCTCTTCGTAGTAATCGTCCATAGCGGATTGGTCCACTTCAAGCGGGACGACTTCCATAACTTTGGGCGGGAGGTCTTTCATTACTTCGTTCTTCGTCCTGCGGAGCATACAGCGGACAAGCAGTTCGTGGAGTTCTTCCACGTTGGACGCACCGTTGAACTTTACCCTGCCATAGCTGTCGGTCTGCGGGTCACAATACCTGTTCTTGAACATATAGAAGTTCTTGAACATAGACGGTTCCACGATAGAAAGCAGCGTCCAAAACTGCATAGGCTTTGACATAGCGGGCGTTCCGCTCATACCGATACAGTGCGGGATAATCTTTGAGAGTTCCTTGAAAGCGATAGCTCTTTGAGAATCGGGGTTTCCGATAGCCTGCACTTCGTCGCCTACAAGCAGACGGAACCCAACCTGGGCGAGCGGACCATCGCACACGTAGAACACGTTGGTTTCACCGTTGCGTTCGGTGGACTCAAAGTGCCCCGCCCAATCCGAAAGCACGTCCCAATTTATGATATAGCTCTTATACTTTGACAGCGGGTGCGGGGTCTTACCGCTCAACACTTCAACGTCGGGGTAGTGCTTCTTTGTAGCCCCTACCCATTTCCTATACGCTTCCTGCCACTGCAACTTCGTAGGGGCGTTCACCACATAGAGAGCGGGATAGGCATTCGCATAGACCATCCAGGACAACGCTTCTACGGTCTTACCGCAGTTGTGGACGACTGTATGGTTCGCAACAAAGTTCCCAAAATTCAGCACCTTTACGTCGTAGGTCATTCGCATTCCTGCGGACGTGATAGACACGACTTTCGCCATAGCGGACTTGCCGTCCCTTTCAACCTGGACGTATGCGTTCAAGGTGTCCTTGATTTCGGTCCAACCGCTATCCGTAAGCACCTTATGGTCGGGCGTGGCAATAATGTAGGTATCGTCTTCAAGGGTAGCGTGGACGCAGCGTTTGATACCGCTTTGGATAACGTCCACGACTTCGCCCATACCCAACGTATGCCCGTCTGCCAACAAACACTGAATATCCCAATCGCACGTCCCCTTTGTCCTGGCGAAAGCACGATACAGGGATTCCAGGGAAGTCTTGCGGGTCTTCCCGTTATTTCGGACGGTCACGGTCATATCGCCACAGACGCAGCCCATTTCGTCGCCCAGGGCAAGGCGACCGTGACGGAGCTGTGCGAACTTCAAGAAATCAATTTGGTAAGAACGCAGCCCAGGAATAAGGGTCCCTTCGGGGTCCAACTTCGTAGCGTCAATTTTTGCCTGCTGCTTGATACGGGGGTCAACCCTCTTTTCATTCGGGTCCTTTTCTTTCGGGGGTTTTGTCCAACCCGAAGCCTCCATCCAGGTCTTCGTCCCAATGTCCCAGGGCACTTCCCATTTTTGAGTTGCAGCGTTGTATTGACGTTTGGGCAACTTGCGAACACCTTCAAGAACTTTCCTCCAGGCATCCTTGTTATGCGTGAACCAGGACAACGCCACAATGGATTTGTCAACTTTCGTAAATTCGGCTTCGTATCGCACACCCGCAATAGGTTCAATGGGCGTGGGGGCACGGCTCAATCTGTCCGACAAGCCAATAAGGTCATAACTCATATCTTAACCATTCCTATAATCGGGGATTGTTACGTTACGGTTCGTTCGGCACCACTGCACGAAACGGAACCACCTTTCATTTCCAGGATAGATAAACGTCAATGGAAGCACCTTGCCGTTGGCAGACGCATTCCATTCTTTCACAAGCGTTACCGCCATACCTACGTCGGCAAGACGGACCCTGTTATCCACCACGGACATAAGCATATCACGGTTGGCGTAATACCAATCCACGAATTTTTTAACGCCATTCCAATAGGTAGCCATAGACGTGGACGGCATACCCCGCAGGTATTCCGAATCCTTGATAGCCTGTTCCGCAGCGGTTACAGCCAACTTCGGGAGTGCGGATTTGATAGCGGTGTCCTTGTTCATTTCCCACAGGACCTCGCAAAACGGACTCCATTCCGTGCCCGCCTTTGTCTGCGAGCAAAGGAACGAAGCCAGGGACTTGCGGGGTATCTTCCCGTTCTCAATGGGCGGGAACCAATACCCGCCATTCTTGTGGGCGTTTTCCACGTAGTCCAGGCATTTTTCAATAGTGTCTAGGGCAGACGGAATGTCGGTAAACTTTTCTTTCAAGAGAGCGGGACCGCCCCCTTTCTGTTCGGTCTTCGCCAACCATTTCTTGTCCCACTTGTGGGAGTTCACGAAAAATCCCGTCGCAAGCCAAACGACTTCACGGCAGGTCGTGTCCCAAACATTACTGCTCAACTTCGTTGCAGACAGGAACGAATAGGACTGCGTGAGTTCGTGAAGCCTGCTCAAATCGGCATCGGACATACTGTCCTTATGGGCGACCAGGTGCAGGTTAAATCCACGCTTGGGGGCTTCTGCTTTTGGCTTCGGCTTGGGCTGCTTCGGTCGGTCCTCACGGATTGTTGCGTGGGTTCGGACAACAGAAAAACGGGGGGCAGCGAACTGTTCCGTGAACAGGTCTTGTGCTTCCAGGCGAACTTCAAGAATATCCTTGCCACGGACGACGACACGGGCAGAAACGCCCTCGTTTTTCAGCCATTCGTTCAACTTGGGCAAAAGTGTGTTAGCTGTTTCTGCCATCACGCACCCTTTAACGTCTTCCACTTTTGCAGCATTTGTTCAAACGTGCCCAACGGTATCGGGCAGGTCTTGATAAAGATATTCCCCAATTTCTTCTGTGACAAATCCGCTTCGGACAATGCAGGAGCTATCGGGAGCATTTTGCCACGATAGAGCGGGTCAAACCATACAGCGGACGGCTTCCACTTGCGTCGCTGCATTTCACGGATTACCTTGCCGTGATACCAAACCAATGAACCCCAGGGGAGTGCATAGAACCAGGTCCTCACATTCGTGGGGCTACGCCACTGCGACGAGCGGATTTTACAAATGTCCCTGTGCAGGGCTGTCAGCAGCCTGTCGGGTAGTTCGGGTAAAAGATTAGGGTGCCAAAGTTGCATTAGTCGTGTCCTTGTCTTGTAAATTTTTTATGACGCTAACGATTTCGTCAATAGAATCACAGCCGTCAAAAGAGCCGTCCTGGACAGTAATAAAGAAATCGGATTCCACGTCGCATTCCAAAAACAGCCTATCTACGTTGTCAAAGCAGGTAACGCTAGACAGGCGTTCGGAATTTTCCAGGCATTCCCGTGTGGTGCCGTATTGGTTTTCAAACCAATCTAGCACCCATTCTTTGATATTGGTCGTGTTGGTTAAGTCTTTCATAGCTCACTACTACATATATAGCAAGATACCGCCAAACTTGCACTAATGGTCGGTTTCGGTTTCCTTGACAAGCCAATAGGTTCCGTAACGCTTGCCCGTTCGGGGGTCCTTGTCGGTCCTGCATTCAATATGCAGACCCAACTTCTTCAAGTTGAAAATTTGGGCACTCAAACGGAAGCAACCGAACATTTCCAGGGCATCAAGCGGTGTAATCGTGTGCCCGCCCTCAAGCCATTCCTTGATAGAGAGCATTTGCGACTTCTGCGACGACTTGTCAATCTGCCAGGACGGTTGAACGCCACTTTGGTCTGCTGTGGGCTTGACCTGCAAATTGAGCAGCAGGGCATCGGGTGTAATCGGGGTCCAATCCTTAACTACAAGGTCGGACTTGCCCTTGAACTTGATATAGATTTTCTTCGGGAGTTTACCCTCGTAGGCTTCTATGAGTTCCTGCGGAACGATAAACGGTTCTGTCATTGTGCTATCCTCGGTTTAGGGTTATTACGACATAGGTGCAAACAGAGTAGTCGCTTTGCCGTCCGTCCACACGGTCGGGTGTGTCAAGAACTTCGTAGCCTTGAACACTACGGGTGAATTGTCGTCAAAGCGTTCCATAAGTTTAAGAAGTGCCAAAGCGTCCATTTTGACACCCGTGTAGTTGTCAAATGCGTAGTCCGACGGGACCGCCTGCACACCCAGGTATTCCGTGCCATACGTGAGCATTACAGGGCAGAACCCCTTTGTCGTATGCTTCACGATTACGGACAAGCGTTTCAGTTCGTCACGGAGCGACTTTACGTTCACTTTAAGGACCGTGGTGAATTTGTCCTGGGTATCAACGATATGGTGGAAATCGGGGTAGGTCCCGCCAACGAACGCACCATACACAGAGAACTGCTTACCCTCAAAACTGTAATGCCCTACGTGCAACATAAGGTTACAGTCAGTGCCTAGCAGGGACATAGCCTTGAACGCCTTGCACGGAATGGCACGACGGAATGTAGGTTCCTGGACTAGACTTGTGTAAATGAGTGCGTGGCGGTCCGTCGCAGCGAACCCGTGATTTACGTCGCTGCTTTCAAACAGAATGCTGTTCAATGCCGTGTATTGGGTGTCTTCAATGCACAGGGGCGAAATGTATTTGTGGATATACTTAATGTCATATTCCGTCATAGTTACCCACCCCTCGTCCGTATCAATGGGGATAACTAGCGTCGGGCAGTCCTTACCAGGAACGCCCGCAATCTTACCGCAGGTCAAGCAGTTGTCCTTGAACACCAGGGCTGTGCCCTCACGTTCCACCAGGAACACACCGCTGCTGCGGGGAGCCTTTGCGAGCATATTTTCCAAAGTTGGGTATTCAACAGCCAGGTCAATTTCCCCACTTCCACGAAGCCCTTTCAACGAAAGGTCAGCGTAGCATTCCGTATCGGTCACACGGATAAAGCCGTCCCCGTTCTTATAGTAGATACGGACAAACTTTAAAATTTGGACGGTTGTCCTCTTCGGGACAATGCAGTTCACGGCAGAAATGAACCGTGCGAGCAGGTCACGGGAAATGCTAAACGACGCTTCGGCTGTCTTTGATTTCAATGCAAGATTAAAAGCCATACTATAACCCGTAGGAAAGTTTTACTTGTTGCAGTTTATTCTTAAATTCGTCGGTGGTCCAATCGTGCTTACCGCAGAAGTCCTCGCCCCGTCCCCAGGCAACGCACTTGTCGTCCCACAGGTGAGCAACAAAGTAGCCCACTCCCGACGTAAAGACACGTAAGCACGGGTGCTTCTTTTTCGCTGCACCCTTGATAGTGCAATCGGGGAATACTTCCTTGCAGATAGAAACAAACTCTTTGGCTTCCATAATCACCCCTGGGTTAAATCATATCCAATTCTTTCATAACGCTGCGGGCTTCGTCGGGCGTAAGGTCGCCAGGGTCACGGGGGTTCCCTTTAGCGTCAAGCCCAAATTCCGCAGCACACACTTCAACGGAGCAGCCACAGGCTGAAATATCCCTGGCGTATTCACGGGCGTGTTCCTGGGCTTCGGGTTCGGGGTCAAACAGGAACACCACTTCTTTCCACATAGAAATCAAGTTCACCTGTTCACGGGTAAGGGAAGTCCCGAACGTTGCGACGGAGCCTGGACCCATACGCCATTGGTCAAACACGCCTTCCACGACCACGATACGGTCCTTGTTTCGGGCAAGTTCGGCACCATACAGCAGGTGCTTATGGTGGACCACGGCTTTATCCACGGGGCAGCACTTGTAGCGTAAATCCTGCATTCCCGTATAGTCACGCCCCTGGAACGTGCAAAGGTTCCCCCAAACGTCGTAAACGGGGATTATGACACGGAAACGAAAGTCAATCCCTTGCCAATATCCAATATCGGTAGTCCCCAGGATTCCGTGATAGAACTCCAATTCTTCGGGGTCAAACTTTCGGACTTCGCTCAAATAGCGACGGTGGCATTCCTTTAACGGCTCGCCTGGAAGCGTGATACTCTTTACGTTAGACTTGTGCGTTTGTTCCGCTTGCAGAAACGGATTGATACCCTTTGAATACTTCTGTATAAGCTGCCGTGCCGTGTCCATAGGGATATGGGCAGCAAGCGACACAGCCTTTACAGGGTGCCCGCCTTTACAACGCCAACATTGGTAATTTCCCTTGCTAATGGAAAATCCACCGTGGTTACTGTGGTCGTCGCAGAAAGGACATTGAATGTTAATGTTCCCTGGGGCAACGTTCTTTCCGCTGTCCCAACACGGAACATTCAAGTCCATAAATAGCTGCTTCCAATCTACCATTAAACGTCAACCTTAATGCTGTCAAGATACTGCTGAATGATAGCGTGAACACGCTGACGGGATATGCCCTCGTTAATGGCAATCTGCGAATAAGACATACCCTTTTCGTGCATTTCGTAGAACTTCTTTCCACGCAGGTCACGGTCTTCGGTAATCTTGCCCTTTACAGGACGGAAGCCCTGGTGCAAATGGGCACGGGCAAAATAGGCACATTGGGCATAAGTTTTGCCCTTCGGGATTTTGTTGTTCTTGACGGCTTCAATCTGTGTAGCCGTCCAATTCTTGTATGGAGTCAACATATAGCACCTCTCATTTATAAAACAATTCTTGTATCATTGTTACAGCATATAGAGCGAATACGGATATTGCAATCATCGTGACGAGAATACACACGACGACAAAAGATATGGTCCCTAACGCTCTTAATCCACGCCAAAACATCTGTCAATACCTATATAGCAACAAAGCTGCTATTCTTCGTCTTCCCGCAGCAATTCCAGGTGAGTAGTCGTCGTGGGCGGTTGCATAGCCATAAACGCTTCTGCCTTTGATTCCGTCGTGAAAAGACGATACTTCGGCTTGTATGCAGGGTTCACGAAAGTGCAAATAACCAAAAACTTAATCACTGCAATTCCCTCCCACAAATGGGACAGAACAAGATACTATCGCTAGAAATCTGCAAGTCTTCATTGAGTGGTGACGCTTTAAGGACATAGCCCTTTTCGCTGTCACGGACCACCTGGAACGTGCTGTCGTCCCCGAAGTCTTCGCCCCCGATACCAACTTCAAGCAGACCGCAGTTGCAATGCGGGCACTTGTTGGGTATCATAGCCTTTGCCTTTTCGGTCAGCTTCAATCCCAGGGGGTTCTTACCAATGTCAGCCCTGGCACGGTAGTTACGCTCAAGCTGCATAGCGTCGTTGGCTAGGTCGTAAAGGTGAGAATGGATTACCTGGAAGTCAAGGTAGCAGGAATGGACCACATCAAGTTTTTCCTTGTATTCGGGGTGTTCCTTAATAAGTTCTTCCAGGAACTTGCCACAGTCCAATTCGTTCGCCTTACGGACAAGGGGCTTCAAACTCTTTGCGTAGTCGTGGAAATCCTTGAAGTTCATTCTTCCTCCACTTCTGCGAACAGGACGGAGTTGAACGGGGTATTCGTGCCCTTAATCCAAATAAGCGTGTAGCTGTTATTGACTTGAATATCGGTCAATTCGTAGATTTCGCCCACGGTGAGTTCGCCCTTGTCGTCGCCCCACCACCCCGAATTTTTGTCGTTTCGTATGCACTTGATTTTACGGGGTTCGTGGTTATCAATGTCAAGTTCACCGAACATAAGGGAACGCCTGGATTCCTTGCTTTCGGGATTATCCTTGTGGCTTCCGAAAGACGGGGGGACATTGATAGCCAGGTGCGTAATTCTTACAAGGTATAGTTCGTTGTCATTTCCTTTTTCAAACTCACCGCAAAGCGTCACGTCGGACGTAAAGCCGTTCAATACAAGCGTCTTCAAAGTCTGCCCGCAGAGGTAGCGGTGCGAATCCACATTCACCACCGCCACAAGCCCGTGTTCCTTGTCGGGACGGATAGTTGCAACGCTACCAACCTTGTAAACCAGGTTGGCTGCGGTAGCCGACGGCTTTTCGTTTGTCGGGAGCAGTGAAGCGGGACGCATATCTTCGGGCAACTCCAAAAAGTCCGCAATAACCCGTTCCGAAACACGATACTTGCGACCGTCGTTCGTGAAATTCACGGGGATTTCCACGACGGTAATGTTTCTAGGCTTCTGCGGGCTAAACGGGTCCGCAGGGTTGTCACTGTCGGTCTTTTCCAGGAAACCTTGAACTTCCTTAAAGTCCGTGTGGGAGTTCATAAGGTAGTTCAAGCAGGCTGTAAATTCCTTTGCAGCCTTGACCCAATCTTCGTTTTCAAGGGCTTCACCGTTCGCATACTTGTCAGCGTTCATTTTAATGGTGTCAGCCACGTAGTAAAGTTTGTTCTTGATTTCTTCTCTTGTCATAGGATTAACCCCCGAAAACAGTTTCAATGTAACCGTCCAGGGCGAAAGCACCCAGGAGGACAAGGGCACCTGCGATTCCCTGTGCCCAATAGACGACCTTTGCAACCCTAGCCTTGTGGCGGTTGTAAGCAGTCCAGGAAGAATATCCGTTAGGAATGTATTCGTTGAAATGGAAATTGTTAGCCATTGTGGTTGTCCTCCAGGTTAAATCTTTTCGTGTTCAATGCGGTAGATTTCGGCTTCCACCTTTTCCATATAGGTGTCCGTGACTTCGCCAACGGTTACGTCCTTAATGCCCGTAAACGCAGCTTCAAGAGCAGTCTTGCATAAGGCTGCGACTTCGGCAGACTTGAAAGCGTAGGTTGCGTGATACCTGCTGCAAAAACCGCCATTGTAGCAGAACTTTGCGTCAGCGAACTTCTTTGCGATACGCCCCACTTTGGAAGCGTAATTGATAATGTAGGTGACGCTAACCGTGAACGGGTAGGTCTGCAAGGTTTGGTAGTCGGCAGTAATCATTTTGGAAGCCTCGGTTAAAGTGGTTGTCTTTCCTTTACAACCTAAATATAACAAAATACCTGCGGGGTGTCAACAGGTATTGTTAAAAATGATATGTTAAATTTAGTTTACACTACTTCAAAATCACGGGGCTTGTTCCGTATCGGGAAGTCGTGTTCACGGATTAGGTCCACGTAGGTCTGCAAGGACTCACGGTAGTCCTGGTGTTGGTCGGAGTCGCCACCTACTTTGCCGTTGAGCAAAGTTTCGTTAGTCATAGCAACGCACAAATGCAGGTGTTCGCATTCAAGACCGAGGAATTGGTCTTCGCTGCCCCACTTGTTGAAGCGTGGCTCAAACAGGAACCCGTGGTTGTATGCCATTACGTCCTGTATCGCACCCACACGCATACAGAACCCGCAGGAATAGAACGGGTTACATAACGTTCCTGTGTCCACGACTGTGGCACCGCTCAAAGGGACGAAAATCTTTTGGTGCCGTGCGTCGTGTTCGCAGGAATACAGCATACAGTCAATGCTGTATGTCCGCATAAGGTTTAGGACCTTTTCGGGGTTGTATTCCGTCGGGTAGCGGTCCCCGTCAAAGAACTCAACGTAGTCGTTGTAATCGGGCGAAAATTCCCGTAGGATAAACTGCAAGCCCGTGTTACGGTTCATACCCCTATGACCTGCCGACGGCATAAGGACATAGTGACAGCCCAGGGCTTCGCATTCCTTAATGTCTTCGGCAGTCGGAGCGTCAAACACGAACACGGTATGGTCGTCGTGCGGGAACTTACGGATATTTTCCGTTTGGTTATGGGATAGAATTACACGGTAGAGCATAGGCTAGTATTCCATAACGAACACGGAACCCTTCAAGTATGTAAATGTTAATTTGGCTCTTGCCAATATACGCACCTGTTCATTATTGAACGGGGAAGACGACGGACCTGCATTATGGGGCTGACCCATATTGTAGAAGATAGGCTTAATATGGTTATCATCCGACCTAGTTTCTTCACCCCAACGCCTCATATAAGTTCCGTTATTTCCCGAATAATTCACAAAATAAATATCGGGTCGGGCACCTAAAGAATCACAATCCAACGTAGGTGCGTTAATATGCTGTGACACAGGTGAAGCCTGCACACCGTATGCCTTTGATGGGGTCCCAATAGTATAAGAATCTGCACCTGGCAATTTAACGCAATACAGGTTGATTTCATAGACAGTCCCTTCTACCAGGCTTCCAATGTCTATATATAACGTCTGTCGTGGATTGACATACCAATTAACGGGTGCTTCCTGTCCGCTATACCCGTCTTCATAGTTACTAATGGCATACCAAAAGAACCAATCCAGGGTAGATACCACACCTTTTTCAAAAGAAAATCCAGGATAACCGCTATACCAATCGGGACAAGCAGACTCACCACCCGAAGCGTATCTTGACATATCCTGCTTTGGGGATAGAAACGCAGAAAAACCTGGCTTCACAATAGACAGGGTGTCTATGCTGTTAGAATCGCCAACAATATAGCGGTGAGTAGTAATTATGCCACGGGTGTCAAAGTCCACCAATGCAGCCCTGCCACCGCCACCACCGCCACCGACACCCGTATTTTCTTTTGTGATAGTGCCGTCTTTATGAATAATAATCTTCCTGCCCTCGGACGCATTGCTAAACGTTGTATCATAAGAACTACCGTGGTCCCTATGATATACCGACGTAGATTGATGGTGTCTTACAAAAAGAGAAGCACGGGTGCCTAGACGATAGGATTCCGCAAACCTGTCAAACAAGCCGTATTGAACCGTGTCCGCTTCGTCTATACTATATCCCAAGTCGCCACTACAACCACCGCCCATCCAATCGGCTACGAACACGCCTGGTGATTGTGACTCCGTAAGCTCGTCGTCAAACCCATAACCACTTAACTGCTCTTGAGTATAAATCTTTACGGCACCATTACGCTTCACAATAATTGGTCCCGTGGTTGAAGTCTTGTAAGAACCAATGCGAATAACTCCACTATACTGCACAGAGGACGTAATAGTGATAGGTGCCTTTGAAGTGCTATGAAAATTGATACCGCCCGAAACACCATTCACATTATAGGGGTATTGCGAATAAATGTCAGCAGCCCCGTCAGTTTTAGACGTAGTAAACTCACCGTTAGTAATAAAGTCGGTCAAGTCCACAATACCATTATTTGACGGGGTTATAAACGTAGAGGCGAACTCCAACGCCACCGTATTAGGTATTTTTGCAGCAATAAACACGCTCACGGGTGCTTTTGCTAGGAACGAATAGGATGCAGGGTCAGTCCCATCACTATTACTTGCGATAAGTTTACCAACTTCCACAACTGTATAAGTAGGGTGCTGCTCCATATACTTGTCAAACATTTCCTGTGTAATGACAAAATCGTAATGAATAGATTCAGCCAACCTGTTCGCATTGATAGGCTTAAAGATGTCGTTCGCCCGATAGTCTGTATGGATTTCCTGGTTCGGATTATTCTTCATAAAGGCAACCTCTTTTCCTTAAAAATAACTTTTTATCCCTACAATGCTTCGGTCGCAGCGATAATTTTAGCCCTAAAATCGTAAACGGAGTTCACGAACTTTTCAATCTTGTCGGCATAGTCCTTGAAGATTTCAAATCGGAACGGGGAATACTGCCCGTTGTTTTCGGGCAACTGCCCAATGAACTGCGGGGTGGAAATATGGAACTCCGACAAGTCGTCCTGCAAGTTCTTCAAGCGTTCACCGTTATCACCGCAAAGACCCGCCAAATTGTAAGCTAAAAGATACAATTCGTGGATAATATCCATAAGCGACCACTTTTCGGGGTCCACGTATTTAGCACACTTCGGAATAGGATTACGCATTGTGATATAGTGGTATTCGTCACCACTAGGGCTTACAGCGTCCACAGACAGGAACGAACCCAGGCTAGGACTTCCCGACAACTTTGACACCGATATGCTTTCGCACGGGAACACATAGAACGTATAAGAGTCGTTTGACCCGTAGGACTTCGTTGTGCTTTCCAACGCTTCGTGAACAATCGCCATTTGCATAGAGCGGGTCTGCGACACGTAGCTAGAATGATAGAACAGGATATGCCCAGGGTTGGCGATTTCGTAATACAGGCTTGAACCCGATTTGACCTTTGCGTATTTTGCGACAAATTCAAGGTAGGGCATTTCCTTGTAATGCCAGGACTGCATAGAAAGTAAATCGCCATAGACACCGAAGCACGGGAACTTCGTTTCTCGCCCGTGGTCTATTGAATAGCCGATAATGTCAGCAAGTTCTTCGTTGACGCTAGTTGCCGATTCATTGAACGAACGGTAATAGGTCACGAACGTAGTAGGTGCCTGGGCTTCTTCGGCAGACGCAGGAACCTTGCCGTCGGGGAAGAAGATATTGCCCAGGTAAACAGATTCGTTCTTTACTAGAACTTTCGCAAGGTTTAGCTGTGCGGACTTGTGCTTGTAAAGGGATTCGGAAACGGGACCCAATTCTTTCGGCTGTGCCGTGGCTGCGTCAAGGGCTGCGTATTGCTCCATAAGGATAGCGTCGTCGTTTACGTTATCGCCACCCTGGTAGCCGACGGTCATAGGTTCACGGGTATCGTTCCCCTGGTCGTCCTTTGCAGGCGTGTCTTTTACGGGAGTAGCCACATTCAGCCCTGCCGTGACATTTGTCATATTCGCAATAATGTAGCCCGCCACGCAGTTGAACTCTATGCTACGGTTTCGGACTTGATAATTCGTAGAATCATTAGACGGGAACATAACGAACCCGATACCGTCCGTAGTGTATGCGACGTTCACGCTGTCACCCTCGGCAACGGTCTGCCCGCCCGAAGACGTTTGTATGACCTGCCCGCTCTTTTTGTTCACCTTGTAAGCGACAAACGGGACACCCAAATTACGGTTCCAATCGTCGTTTACACCGCTTACAGGGTTAAACGACGGAGCAGCCATATACACTTCGTCGTCGTTCAAGCTGCCGTCCTTACCGCTGATTACGTGGGCAGCTTCGTTGAACGCAGACATAATAGCGTCATACATTTTTTCATACGCATTGTCCGTGGGTTCAAGGACGTTGTTGTTTTCAAACTCAACGACCATTTGTCGCCATATAGCAGTCATTTGGTTTTCTACTATGTCAGCGAACCCGCTGTCAAGCCTCCACCTGTCGTAGTTCTTACCGCTAGGGTGGACATTGTTCACGTCCATTTGCAACAGCCAAAACTGCGTAATCGTGGACGGTTCAACACCGTAAGCCTGGAAGCCTTCCAGGATATAGTTGAGCAGCATATTGTAGGCGGTTTCGTAAAGCTGCTGCCATTGGTCCATAAGTGCCACGAACGTTTCCGTGAAAATCGGGGCAAAGATTTCGGACACGCTAGGCTTGTCACTATCACCGTCCGAAACTTCAACGTTCGTTCCGTTAAGCGACATTTTGTCGGTATCTAGCTGTGCGAACGTGTGACCCACACGCAACGGCTTTGCAGACCCCTCGCCATACGAACGCCTGGGGTAGAAAGCGTTAATCGCAGGTAGATATTCATTAGTGTAGGAACTGCCCCAATACTGCAAGGCACGTTCAAGCATATACATTGTATTGGGCAGGTAATACGGGGTGCCGTCAAGATACCAGGTGTCGGGGTTTTGATAGTCAAACTTGCCGATATACGAAGCCTGCCTTACGACCATTTTCGGGTCGGGAACAGGTAACGGGAGCGGTGTAAATCCCCGTCCTGGCGGGTTGTTATTAAGGTCTATTTGGTGGACGGTCCCGTTGCTCTTTGACGGGATTGGCAGCTTATACCAATACGCACAGGTGACGTTCGGAACAATGCTGTCAAGCAGCGGGAGCGGTGTAATCTTGAAATACAGGGCACCCCAATACTGCTGTATCATTCCCAGGTAGGATTCCAGGCAAAGCAGCCCGTCGGTCATAGAAATAAGGGCTAGGATTGTCTGCTTAATGGTAGCCTTTACGCCCGAAAGCAAATCGCCCGCAAGACTGCCTGTCTGCGTGGCAAGAATGCCCATAGCGTCGTAAAGTGCCCAATAGTTAGCTTCGCCCATATAGCGACGCAGGATAGGCGTGTCCTGGACGATTTCCCAGGCTTCCTTTGCGAAATCCAGGGTGAACGTCCCCGTGAAATCTGCACCCAGGTCGTTAATTTTCCCAAGCAGTTCCGCATACATTTCTTCAATCTGCTTCAAGCGGTCCAACCAATCGTTCAACCACTTGTCAATCTGCTTCAATGAAGACTTCTTACCCTTAATGAGCGGACCCATTAGCATATGGAGCGTGTCATACGCATTACGGGCACCCAGGACGGCTGCGGAAACATACGGGTTGTTGTCCTCGGCTGCAATAGCTACGTTGTCGTCCATTATGCTGTCGGACGGCTTTTCCTTGAACAACGAACCGATTTTGGAAAAAAGGTTCATAGGCTATTTCTTCTTGTTGTCGGGAAGTGCAGGGGCGTTCATATTGACACGGTTCAAGATGCCCTTTGCCATAAGGTAGTTAATGTAGGCGAGCAGGTGCTTGCACGGAGCAGCTACCTGCTTCGGGTTATTGATTTTCTTGTTGACGTGACCCGTTCCAGGATAGGTGGACCCGATTTTTGCAAGCGGGTCCTGGACGTAGTATTGGAACGCAGGACAAGAGCAGATAATGTAAGACACGGGGCTTTGGAAATTGACCTTGCCCGTTTCGTCCTTCTGCAATTCCACTTCCATAGTGTATAAGCCGTTGGACCCCGTGGCGGTCCCTTTAAGCAGGACGTAATGACCGTTATGCTTTGCGGAACTGTGACGGACCTTTGGCGTTACCTTTGGGGAAAACACCTTTGAATAGTTGTCGGCTAGATTTTTGAGCGTAACCATTTTGCATACCTCGGTAATTTAAGCGGACTGCACCCAACCGCTATCGGTGTAGTAAAAACCGTTCTTTGACACGGTGTAGGACATTACGGTAGCGTCCTGGGTATGAGCCACGATAGGGGCATCCGTGGACGGTTTACTGTAAAAGAAACTGTCGGCTGCGACGTTCACGGTCCCCCCTTCGGGCATAGGACTAGGCGACGGCACGGGGGTATCTTCTTCAATTTCATTCAAGAGCATAGCGACGTTGCTCTTGAACGTTTCAAAACCCGCTTCGGCACCAGGGGCGTTGCACCACATCGCAGGACATAGCTTACCCGTGATTTGGTTGTGCATAATGATATTGCTTACCTTGATACCAAATTCGTCGCAAAGCCACGCAGTAAGCTGCACGGCTTTCATATAGGTTTCGTCGTTGAAATACCACCCGTCGTCCATAGGGTCACAGCATTTACGCCCCGTCTTGCAGGAACAGATTTCCACGTTAATGGTGTTAGCGTGACCCGCCACACCTGCGTGGCTCATAGAGAGCGGACCCTTGTAGGTTGAGGGACCCCAACCAGGGACTTCACAGGCGTTCTTTTTACCCACACGGGACCCACAGCTATACGTGCAGAAATGGGTCTTCGGGTTCACCATTTCCCAAATAGCAGATTTACCCACAAGATAGTGAGCGTTTGAGCCACGCTCCGCATACGACTTGTAGGCTGCGAGCATACCCGCAGGACCGTCGCTGTTACTTGAAAAACCCGAAGTGAAATGAATGACAATATAGGCGGGAGCATTCCTGCCCCACCTTGTAATGTTAGCCCATAGCTTGTGGGCAGACGATATGGACGGTTTACTTACAGCCATACCTTAAATATACATTATTTGTAGAAAACTAGGTGCTTTCCGTGTCTTTCAAAAAGTCGTCAATCCAACCCTTTTGGGCATTTTCCCACAGGGTCATAGCGAATTGAGAAGCCAGGTCGTTATACAATATGGATTTAACCATACAGGTCATAGCCCCTGGGGACATATTCCCAATGGCTCCCGCAGTAAGGGCACCCATCAGTTTATGGGCTACATTTTCAGCCATAAAGTAGCCCACGATTACGGGAACCAGGTTCCCGTCTTCCCTGCGGGTTTCTACAAGTTCATTGAAGCAGTCGGACAGGTCGTGGGTCTTTTCTGCCAGGGACTTGATTACGGGTGTCAACGTAAGTTCTTTCAAAGTCTTGTCATTTAGCAAGGATTCTTTGAGTTGGTCGTAAGCTGCTTTCCAATTTTCTTTAAGTTCTTCGTCAATCATAGAGTAACCGCCTTTGGCTTGTCCTGCCAAAATTTGTCAATTATTCCCAACTTCGCATACCGCTTGATAGCCTGTTCCGCAGACGTAATGTTGCTGTAATGCGTCGGCACGTCCAATAGAAGCTGTTGCAGCGTGTAGTCGGGGTGCTTCTGTGCTTCAAGTTTAAGTGCATCTATGGTTCGGGTGAACGTCGTAGAACGCTTACCAATCTTGCTTCCCGCAGGTGCCTGGTTCTCACCTATACGCTCAAAACAATCCTTCCAATAATCCAGGTCGGCAGGGAACAGGTAAATCCCGCTGTTAGCCCCAACGTAAACGTCCTTTTCAAACGGGTCGTAGCCCCTGGCAAAACGGGCATACTGTTCGTCAACGACAATAAGCCCCAACCCCAATTCTTCCAGGATTACCTTCTTCGGGGAGTAATACCAATCTTTCAAGACGCTAACGGGGACAGCGATATAGGAAGCCGTGGCTACGTTACGCCAACGGCTCGCCTGGGCGAACACCTTGTAATTCAGTTCCGTCTTCGCTTCAATCGTGAAGACCCGCTCCCCGTTCTCATAGACCAAATCGCAGGACACCCCCGAAATACCCACTTCTTCGTGAAGCGTGTAGTTCGGGAACAGGTTTGACTTCTTCAAGATTTCACAAAGTCCAACTTCGCTAAAAGTCTTTTTCAATTTGCAACTCCGTTCGTTATGCTTAAAGCTGTCAAACGCTTCCTTAAATTCGGCTATGGGCATCATCATTGACATTTGACGACCTTTGCTGTCTTGCCCGCCAACAGTGCGTCAAAGATAGGGAATACGTCGTTTGCACACAGACCGCCCAGGTGCTTCATTTGGCTTTTCAAGCAGCGGATAATCGTGTCTTTGCCCTCATCGCAGACAAGGTAAATGTTCTTTGCGTAGTATTCACCGTTCTTAACGCCCACTTCAAAAATGCGGGTGTTCATTTGGGTGCGTTCCAGGAAATCCACCAACCGTGGGAACGAAAGCCCCTGGCACATTCCGCATTCATTCATACATTCCAAAAAGCCTTCAAAGTTCATAGTTTTTACATTCCTTTTCCCATTCTTCTTCGCTGCGTTTAATCCACCCATAGAACTCTTTGTCCCACAGCACTTTCATAGCTAAACGCCAGGGGTGCGTAATGAGCGACAAAGTTCTGTAAGCGATATACACCAGGCGGTCTTTCCAAAATTCGGGTTCCCACGACGACAAGGCGTATGTAGAAATATCCCAATCCGTCGGGTCCGACGTTCTGCAATACGGGCAGTAGAACGGACCCTCTTCGTCGCCCAGGACAAATTCGCTAGAACCCGTCCACAGGCACTTTCGGCAACGGACGGGGTAGTAGCTTTTCCAATGGTGCTTTTGGACTAGCTTCATTTCTTGCCCTTGAATTTCTTCGTCTTTGATTCGGTCGGGGCAGCGACGGGGACAGCTTGAAATTCCTTACGCATAAATTCCGTCACACGGGCGTAAGCCTTGTCGTTGCTTTCCTGCGGGAAGCCCCGATATTCGGTTCGGGCGGGATAGACCGTGGTCGTGCCGTCGTCTTCTTCACAGAGGACGATAGCCCAACCGAAAATATGCAAAAATGAGTTCACGAAATGGAACAAGCCCGTTTCACGAAATTCCGACCAACTTTTCTTTTCGTAAGCCATTACTTACCTTCCTTTTGTTCAACATACTGTTTAAGTGCTGCCAGGGCTGCACCGTCACCGTTGTCACGGTCATACAGGCGTGGGTCAAACGATTCTGCGTCCTGGGGCAACTTCACCTTGATTACACGACCCTTGACGTAATCGGCATAGTCGTAGCCGTCAAGCAGTCCGTGTGCTTCTTCCAGGGCGAGCGGTCCTGGCGTGTAATGCAGCAACCCCATTCCAAGCGGGTGTGAGCAGTTGTAGAGGGCACACAGGACCTCGTAGCGGTCAAGCCCCATATCCTTAAAGTTAATAAGTCCCATAGCGGTTTCCTTACGTTTCTGTTGTTCTTTCATACGATATTCAAAGGGGTAGATAGCCTTGCAGACGACCTCGTTTTCAAAGTTCTTCTGCCAATAGCGTTCCTTGAAAAACCATTTCTTTCGGACGGCACAGCGGGCAGCGGAGCAATACATAGCTTCGTGTGATAGCCACAAGTTGTCTTTCAAGCGGTCGTTGCACCACTTAACGAAATCCTTGTAGGAAATATGCAGGTTGCTGTCAAGCACGTATTTATACATTCTTGTCCTCCACGTTAATAGGCGGTAGCTCCATAGACTTTTCGTCCATAAGGCACTTGACCCCGTAATCCCCAAGACGGAGTTCGGCATAGGCGTTCACTTCGGCTTTAGCCCTGGCTACGATTTTAGCCATATCCTCACGGAACCTGTCGTGGGCATACCGAATGTTTGCAGGTGTATTTTCACGGAAGCACTGCATACTATGGAGCAATTCTTTCATTTGCGTTCTACCCATAGGCTTGCCCGATTCAAGTGCCTGCTCAATTTCGGCTTCAAATCGCTTAATGCCGTCACGGAAATCGTTGAATTTCTCGTCAATGTGCTGCCCATATTCGTAGGCGAGGTTTTCCATTTCAACGGGGGACGTGGGTTTACCGTGAATGCGGGTAATAGTGCAGGGCACTCCACTATCTACGTGACCCGCAGTGAGAAATTCTGCCCATTGGATAGGGGTCATTTCCACTTCAACAATAGCAGGGTTCTTTCCGTGGACGTGTCTATCGGTCGGGGTGCCACCCCAATTTGTCACAGATGCTTGACTAATGCGAATATACACGGGGGAGTCAGTCTTGATTTCGGAGCCGAACATAGGCTGCGGGGCACCGCATTGAAGTCGCCCCCAGGTAATAACTCCCATATAGTCCTTTTCATAGGTCTTGTCGTTCATAGGTGTTCCTCGGTTTAGCGTTCAAACATTTTGTTCCAGGCAGGGTGCATTTCATACTTCGCCTTGAACTGCGATTTGGTAAGGTTCGGAACATTCAACCAATAGGTGCAGTTCCGTTCGTGCAAATACTTCGGAATGAAATCATATCCCCCGCTAGGGGAAATGGTCTTCACGTCAAAAAACTTCGTCTTATTGTGACGAACAGCAAGGAAGGGTTCCCCCAAATCGGAGAGAACCACAATTTCCTTATGGGCGGGAGCCGTTTCAATCGGCTCCCAAACTTTCTTGCGGGATTTAGCCATTAGTAACCCCCATTTGCTTATACAGGTAGGAATAAATCGTTTCTTCAACAGCAAAATGGTCGCCCAAGATACGGGTAGCAACACACTTCTTACCCGACGTAGTTTCATAAACAGAAACGTAGTAGAGGCAAGAAATACCGCCCTTGCCCTTTTTTGTCGTGAACGTCCTGCCGTCAATCGTGAACTCAAAAATTCCGTTGGCATCGTCACGGGTCGTCATAACGATATTCTTGTGGAACCAATCGTTAAATTCGTTTCTATTCATTATGCTATCCTCGGTTGAAGTGGTTGTCTTCTCTTTACGTCTATAATATAACAAATTACCTGCTGTTTGTCAACAGGTAATTTAAAAATTTTTTAAAATTATTTACGCAGGGCTGCGTATTCGTCGGGATAGGCTTTCTGTATTGCTTCTTCGGTAATCGTGTAGGTCTTAATCCCGTCGGCAGCATATACCTCGTTCAAGCGGGTCGCTGCGTCGGGATAAAGTTTCATAAGCACGTCTAGCTTCGTGTCGGGGTCTTCGCCATAGAGAGTAGCCAACCGCATAACGCCACACTTCATTTGCAGGTCGTAAAGTTCCGCACGGGTGAGTTTCTTCGGCTTCTGTTCTTTGGGGACGACCACGGCAGTTTCGTCGTGGGAGCCATCAGCAGCGTCAAGATGGACGCTTGACACCTGTTCAGCGGTAATAACGGGCTTGCCCGTTTTTTCCACGACCTGCTTTGCTTCTTCCACGTTCTCAACCACGGGAAGTTCCTGGGGTTCTGCGGGCTTCACTTCAAGCACGGTATCGTGGTCTTCAAGGAACCCCACGGATTCGGCAGCGTCCACGGTTTCGGGTTCTGCGGGCTTCGCCTTAATTTGCAGGTCAATGTGGTCCACGGTATTGGTGGCAACCGCTTGAACGTCCACAGTAAGCGTCCCGTCTTCGGACAGGTCCTTGATTTCCTTGCTGACAACCTGCATTTCGGGGTGAACCAGGGTGGTTACGGTTTCTGCCGTTTCCAGGACGCTTTCCTTGACATCTTCGGGAATGTCTGCGACGCTTGCGGGTTCCTTTGGCGGGTAGTTCTCATAAGACGGTGCCAGGGCTTCCAGGCATTCGGCTTCGTTCTTGATTAGCCCGCTAGGTATCGGGTCAAGAACGCCCAATGGTTTTTCAGCAGCTTGTGGTTCCCTGTCCACCAACTTGACATTCTTAAAGAAGTTCAAGGCATCCCCGACCACGCCACGATGCGACATCGGACCAAACAGGTGTTCGGGTTCTTCCTGCGGTTCGGCTATCGGCTGTGCAATCGGTGGACCTGGGGGAATAGGGGTCTGCACACAGTCGGGACCCGCCAACAGGCAATCGCAGGTGTCCTGTTCCTGTTGGGACGGTTCCACCTTTTCAGCCTGCTTTTCGCAAACTTCGTCGTCGGAGCCGAGGACATTGTTCAAGGCTTCCATAAGTTCTTCAAACGTAGTGCCCGTGAACGGCTTATAAAGCACCATAATGTTGGTGAGTTCCAACATACCGTTATCGGCTTTCTTTTCGTCGTAGCAAAGCCCGAAGACGGGATATTCCCTGTGTTTGACCTTGCTGCCGTCTTCGGCAACCGTGCCCTTAACGTCAGCCTTGTAGTTGGCACGGGCAAAGTAGCGAAGGTTTTTGGATTGGTTCTTCGTAATGAGCATAGTCTTAAACTCCAATGTTGCCGTAAATGTAGAACGGACCCGTGAGTGCTTTCAAGCGGGCGTTCGCTTTTTCGTAGTAGGTCTTGTCCGTTTCAAAACCTATAAACTTTCGCTTTTCCATAACCGCAGCGATAGCGGTTGTCCCGCTACCCATACAGTTGTCCAGGATAACTTCGCCTGGATTCGTGAACGTGCGTATAAGGTATCGGAGCAGTTCAACGGGCTTCTGCGTCGGGTGCAGGACCGTGGATTCGTGTTCACGCTGAATAGCGATAATGCTTCGGGGCAGCTTCTTACCGTCGGGCACGGTCGCTTCAACACGCTTAACACTGTCGTAGGTCCTGCCCTCGTAATCACGCCCGAAGTCCTTTTTGGGCGGGTCGCTCAAATTCAAATGTGCCCCGTAGCAGTTGTTGGTCTGCTTATGGGGTCCGCTTCCACGGGAGTGGTTAAGCGGACCGTCTTCATACTGCGGGTTGTAGGTCGGCAGGGACTTGTAGAACACGGCAATATCTTCGTGGCAACGCATAGGCATACGGTTGGCATTGAGAAAGCCCGTCACCCTGCACTTGTCCCATACCAGGTTGTAACGCCACAGCTTTTCGTTTGAGAGCATAAGTTTGGCGGTGAACATTCCCTGGCAAAATAACAGGATAGCCCCATTATCCTTGATTACACGTTCATACTGTGCCCACAGCGGTTCAAAAGGAATAATCCTATCCCATTGGGCGTTCGGGTTATTCTTATGCAGAACTTCGTAGGGCAAGTCACAAATAATAGCGTCAATGCTGCCGTCGGGGATTTCTTTCATACCCTCAAGGCAGTCCATATTGTAAATTCGGTTTAGGTCCATATTACAAATATAGCAGTTTAGCGGTTAATCGTGATACGGGACAGCGAACCACCACTTTACGGGAACTTGCAGGCAACGCCCGATATGCGGGGAAAAGACACTGAATCGCTGCGAGAAAAAATCATAGTAGCCCGTGCAGGGTTCGGAGCAGCCCTCAATGATTACCAGGTAAGACAGGGGCTTCGGGTCCATACTGCTAGGGCGAACGTCCTTAAACTTGTGCCAGGTTCCGAACATAGGCTAGTCCTTGTTTACGACCACCACGGGGGTAGCACTAATGAACGACGGGTTACGCCCGTAGCTATACTGCATAATCAAATTCTTACGGCATTTTTTGACTTTCAAATAGACATTCAACCAAATATGGAACCATTCAACAGGCGTGTGACGCACGGACATAGTTTTGTCCGTATCGGGGATAGGGATAGCACCCACGGTAAGGGGTCGCCCCGCCATATTCGGGTTGTTGCTGTATGACTGCGTGAGAGCCATCATAGCGTTGGCATAGCGTTCACGCAATTCATACATAGCCAATTTGTGCTTGAAGTCGGATTCGGCTTTGCACCGTTCAAAGCGGTCCACCTGGTCTTTAAGGACCGATGCCTGGTCTAGCAGCTTCCCTGCAAGTTCCAGGTGCGTGTCCAGGACTTGAATAAATTCTTTCGGTATAGGCATAGTGACCCCATTTAAGCGTCTTCTTCATTGATAATCGTAATGGATTCAATACGTTCAACGTCACGCTGTTGGAAAATCTTTTCAAAGAGTTTAGCCCTGTTTTCAGCCATACATTCCACCGTGTAGGCTTCACGCTTCACGCTTGCAGGGCGGTTTTGCGTGGCTGCTAACTTGTGGCAATCAATAAGGACATAAGTATAGTATTTCACTACAGCCTCCTGTTATTTGATTAAAAGCACGTTATAGGCGTTCAAGCCCGAAGTAGTTTGATACGGGACACGCATACGGAAATCCCCACGAATCCCGTTAGCATAGCCGTCGTCGGGGTTGAATTGAATAAGGCAGTAGCCCCCGTCGCACGGGTCCACGGTCCCCGTCAAGAACCACATATCACGCCCGTAGTTTTTGTTTATGCCCCACTTACTGTCTTCAATGAAACAGTATTCGTGATAGCCCCCTACACGGTCCAGGAACGCTTTGGCGTTCTGTAAATAGCTGTCACGGATATTGTCGGTAGGGTTGGAATTAGCCTTACCCTGCGTGGCACCCATATAGCGGGCAGCGTCAATGAAATCGTCAATGGTCGGCAACCGCCAACCGTTCGGCAGTTCGCTCAAAATGCGTTTAATAGCCGTGGTCGTATAGTAGTAAACCCTGTCGGCAAAATCCACGACATAAACGCCCCGACCAAAGTCGTCAATGCTCAAACGCTTTGCCGTCCAGGTCTTGCCGTTAATCGCCACGGTTTCGGGGTTGAAATCCTTTACAGGCGTGACGGGGTTACTATAAAGGGTATAGGCATACCCGATAAAGTCGGACATACCCATATTCCTTACGAGGTTACAGTCTAGTGCCATAGAGCCACCGCCTAGTCAAAGAAACCAACTTCTGCCATAGCGTCCGTGACCAACTTCACCTGGTAGGCGTAGTTGTAGCCGTCCAGGTTCACGGTCTTGTGACGGTTTCCCTGGGCGATATGGACCAGGAGGCACGGGCTTTTCGTGAAGTAGAAGTTCCAATGGTCAATAGCACCGTTCGGACGCTGTTCAACCCAATGTTCGGGCTTCCAACCCATAGTGTGCATAAGGTCTGCGACGAACACGACAATGGGCAGGTTCGGGTCCAGGAAGTTTTGGGTGATGCCGTTGGCGATTTCTGCGATTTCCTTGTTCATAGTCATTGTGCTATCCTCGGTTAGATATGGTTTTCCTTGACGAAAGTGCTGTTAGAGTAAATGGACGAAGCGATTGTATTCACTGCGGTCAAGAGCGTGTCCTTGTCGTCAAGCTGTGCAGGGACCTTGAAATCCAGGATAGCCGTTCCGTTGACGGGACAATCGCTCAAATCAACGGGAACACCGTTAGCCCGAAAGGAATGTGCAGTGAAACTCCAAACGCCTGCAAAAATGTCATAGCTTGCATCAATGTAGAAAGCTGCGTTACGCTTCGTCGCCTTTGCGAACCACTGCTTGACCTGCTTTCCATTACGGGTATATTTGAGAATTGTTTCTACTGCCATTGGGCTATCCTCGGTTATTGGTTGTCTTTCTGCGTATAATATAACAAAATACCTGTCGTTCGTCAACAGGTATTGTTAAAATAATATGTTATATTTTTATTACATACAGCAAATGTCTTGCCGTGTGAGCGGGCGACCGCAGACGGGGCAGGCTACGCCCTCAAGGTCGCTGTATGCGTCGTCCAGGTAGTCGTTGCAGTCCGAAATATCCTCTACGGCACCCCTGTAATTATGGATTGAGCGTGAAAGTGCCGAAAGTTCCCTGTCGGACCACTTGCACGGCTTCGGGGCTTTCAGCTTCGCAATCTTCCCCAGGGCGGTATCGGCAACGTCCAGGGTTTCAGTGACTTCTTCGTAGTTACGGATAGACTGCACTAGCGGACGCAGGCGACCTCCCCATTTGCACGGCTTCGGTTCCTGCAAGTCTTCCAGGGCGTTCAAAGCGGACCTGCACCGACGATAGCGGGTCACGACGGAACCATACTGCGTGATAGAATCCGAAAGGGCTACAAGTTCCTTTTCCGTATGCTTCGGGGGCTGCGGGAACACCAGGGCACCCAACTTGTCAAGGGCGGGCGTTACACGGGCGAGAACACGGCAGGTCCCGACGTAGTTGTTGCAGATTTCAAGTTCCTTTTCCAATCCCTTGATTACTGCGGACTTGTCCCCGTTCTCAAGCCATTCGGGGATTTCGGGATAGTTCTTGGTAGCCTTGTAATCGTCAATAGTGCGTTTGAGTGCTTCCAACTTGCGGGTGAGTTCGTCAATCTTCGGCTGCGTAGCCTTTGCCTTTTCGTAAAGGTCTTCGGCTTTTTCCACCCAACTGAATGACCCCACGGACTTTTCAAGACCCTCAACCGTTTCCTGTGCGGTGTTCACCAGGTCCGACGTGTCGGCAACCTTACGCTTTGCAAGCGTAAGAATATCGTCAACGCATTCAAGCCCCGCAAGTTCGTTCAAGTATTTGGACGCTTCGCCTGGGGTAGCTGCGAGCAGGAACGGTGCGTCAAACTGCTTCTGCACGGAAGCGTCTGCCAGGTTGAACAGCTTCGTGACGGCTTCGGGCACGTCGGTTCGGAGTGCTTCGTAAACCGTGTCGTCCACAATGTAGCCGTTAAAGGTGTTGGACCGCTTGCGTTCTACTACGTGACCGTCCACCACTATCGTCACGGACGTATATTCGTCGTCCTTGAACTTAATAGTGCTGCTTTCCTTTGTCGTCGGTTTCTTGCTAGGCTTCGCCTGCTTCTGTGCCCAATACGAAACGAAATCGTGCGGGGCTTCGTTGAACAGGACCCAATAGAACGCACGTAGCACGGCTGTCTTACCGTGGTTAGAACCACCCTGTAAAACGGTGGAACGCCCCAGGTCCAATTCAAGGTCCTTGTGGCATTGGAAATTGTGCAATTTAATCTTTGTTATCATAATAATATATAGTCGTGTAGCGTTATTATCGCTGTGAGCCCAACTGCATAAATTCGTGAAGTTTCCGTTGGCAGTCTTCACACAGGTTATAGTTCACGTAGGAATGTGCGTATTCTTCGTGGCAGTTGGACCAATCCGTATTCGCCACGACCTTTACGGAACCGCCCATATCCAGGGTGTTGTTGTATCGGGCGGGCTTGCTGTGACAGCGGGAGCATTCACCGTTCATAAAGACCCCTATTGGTTGCTAATGCAAAGGAACAGCATTCCTGCTGCCCCTAGAATGAACGCTAGTCCATACTGCAAGATTTTGAAAATCACTTAATGAGTTCCTTCGGCAAAAGGCGTTCCCTGGTTTCGGGGTAGCGACAAATCAAGTAGCCACGGAGCATAGCATAATAGACCTTGTAAAGACCCTGTGCAGGACCGTAAATATGCGTATCAATTTGGAAGAACGCACTCAAGAACGGTAGCAGTGGATTGTCTGCGTAACGCTTGACGGGTAAATCCTTTGTATATTCGTCCATACACGGGAACATCACCATCGGGCGTTCCGTTATAGCGACAACGCATAGGGCGGTTTTCTTATAGGCGTAGGTAAACTTCGTTACGCTTTTCAGTTTCTCAACGTTTTCAGTCAAGCCCAAACTCTTTGTAAGGCTGCGGGCGAAGTCTGCCAAGAAATTGAACTGTTCTTCGGAACAGTCCATAAGGCTTTCAAGAATGCCCTGGGGCTTTTTATTACGCAAGCGTTCAAGCAGGCACTTGCCCAACTCCGTGACCTTGTAACCCCACGGGTCCGTGTCTTTCTTTACGGGCTGTGCCTTGTCTTCAATATCCTTGCGACGCTTTACGCTCTTTTCAAGAGCCTTGCGACGGTCTGCAACCCTTTCAAAGACAGCCTTGTATTTAGGCTTTTCGGCTTTTACGGGTTTCTGTTTTTTGGTAGCCATTTCGTTTCCTCGGTTTTTGTGAAAAGTTGTATGAATAAGTTTGTCCGTTGTCGGACAAGCAGCCTGCCGTAACGTCCAGGCATTGAAAGGTCCGTGAAACTTCGTCGTCCACCTGGGGTTCTACAAGTTTACGGAGTTCCGTTTCGGACAAGGTGCTGCTGTTCGCAGACACCTTAACCGTCACGGTGTAAGTCTTTTCAAAGACCAATTTAGCCATTAAGCCATTCCTCTTCGGGGATAACCTTGATACGTTTTGTAACTTCGGATATGAACACGTCGTCACCTAGATTTTGGCTCTTAACAAAGGTGGCGTGTTCCACAGCGGATTTCTTTGTCCCGAACGTTGCGGTGAAGTTTTCGTGTGAAACCTTGTCATACCAGGTTACGTTATATTCAATAACTACGTTTTCCATTTTTGTTTTCCTTTTCTTAAAGTGGCAAGGATAAAATAACAAAAATGGTTTTAAAACGAATACTCTTTGTCTGCGTCAATATCGGTTCCCGCCACGTCGCCAACCATAAGGACTTGAACGCCTATCTTGTCCACAAGCGTAGCGATTACCTGCCCAAGTTCCTTACGGGGCTTGACTTCTTCACCGTCACGCAAATGCCCGAACGGTTCGTCAAGCAGCAGGAACGGTCGCTTGCCTGCAAGACGCAAGCAGCCGACACGCAGGGCGAAGCTAACGGAGTCAACTAGACCGCCACCCGAAGAATCCAACGGGTCCAACTTCGCACCGCCCTTGCAAATACGGAACTCCGTGTCAACCTTGCCACGCTTCGGGACAAAGTTCACGGCAAATTCGTAACCAGGGAAAAGCAGGTCCAGGCAATTCTGCACGGACCTTTGAACAGCGTCTTTAAGTTGGTCCTGCGTCTTTGACGCAACGTCCTGCAAGAGAGCCAGGGCTTTCTTTTGGTTGCTGCAATCAGCCTGCAAGCCTTCCAACTTCTTTCGGTTGTCTGCAAGCGACTTTTCGGCAAGGTCAAGTTGGGCACGACCCGACACGACTTTCTTGTGAAAATCTTCCAGGGTCAGCGACATTACACACCCGCTTCGGTAAGAAGTTTGTCGGCAGCTTCAAGGTATTCTTCCTGGGCTGCACGGTTGTCTTCAAGTTCCTGCTCAATCTTTTCCTGCAACGCTTCGGCTTCTGCAAGGGAAGAAACGTTGTAGTCACGCTGCCAGGTTTCTTCAATAGCCTTTTTCTTGCCCTCGGCTTCGGAGCGTTGATTTTTGAGTTTGTCAATACGGGCTTTGACGTTTTCAATATCTACTGTTGCCATTTTTCGGTTTTCCTTTTTGGTTCTAATTGTTATATAGTCCGTGGGCTACTTTTTTTCTTCGGGGACATAGGAATCAATAATGTCCTGTGTAGCCTTGCGAACTTCCTTGTCCTTTTCTTTCAAAATCGCAGCCTGCACGTTTGCGATAAAGTCAAGGTGTGGGACTTCAAAATCCTGCAAGCCTTCCAGGTAGGTTTCAAGTTCCTGGCGGGATTCACGCTTCGGGTCGGGGTGGACCTTTCCGAACTTTTTGAGCGGGACTTCCTTTACGGACAAATCGGACGTGTCAAGAATGTAGCAGCGGGGCTTGTAGTCTTCCATATCCGAAGCCTGGATATTCAAGCAGCCACAGGTCACGACGGACGCATTCTTGAAGTTCTTGATATAGCCGTGGTGATAGTCACCCGTAAGAATAAGCTGTGCGTTGGAACGCTCCAACAGTTCCTCGGCAATCACGCCAATGTCCGTGATAGGCTTGCCGTCCTTGTTATGCGGGCGAGCGTCGTTGTCGGGGAAGACAAGTTCGTGGACACACCAAATATCGCAATCGGGTATCTTTTCGGGTTCGGTCCCGAAAGGATATGCCTGGATTTCGGTCTTGATACTTTCGCCCTTAACGGTGTCAACGCAGGACGTGGAACGCAATTCCGTGACGTTGCTCAAAGAGAAAATCCCACCGATTGTGGACTTGCTGACATTCTCATATTGGTGGTGCAGTTCGTCGTGGTTCCCGATTAGGACACGCACGGGCGTGTTGCCAAAGCCCTGCAACAGACGCAAAGCCTGGTTCGTCGCTTCGGTTGAAGTGCGGGCACGGTGGAACAGGTCGCCCAAAATCCACACTTCGTCGCAGTGTTCCTGTTCAACGATAGGGTAAAGCTGCTCAACAGACTGTCGCTGTTCTTCAAGCCAATTATCGGGGTCAACACGGCACGACGGGGCATCGCCACGCAAGTGCCAATCAGCCGTTAGTAAACACTTCATTAACGCAATTCCTTCTTGTAGAAATCGTCTTCACTGTCCATAACGTCCACAGGCGAAACGAAGTAACCGCTACCCCTGGGAATGTTGCCGTCCGTGACCTGTTCGGATTTTTCCTTTTCAGCCTTGAACGCCTCTGCCAACTTTTTAGTGGAGCAGAACCATTCTTTCTTAAAAAGGTCGTTACCGCTGCGGGCACCGCTGTTTTTGGTAATCTTGTAAATCGTCTTCATAAGGGTTTTCCTTTATCCTGCATTGAAACTAGACAGGATAACTATTGCTTCTTTGTCGGTTTCCAGGTCGGTGTAGCCAACCGCTGAAATTTCTTCAACTTTCTGCCAACGACCAATTTCAAAGTCGTAGTCGTATTGGACACGCTCGCTTCTGCCCTTGTAGTCCCCGTCCTGGGTTTCCTTGTCAAACACCTTGTCTTCCAAGAGTTGTTCCAACTTCTGCCTGTTGGCACAAGCGATAACGGCAGCGTCGTAGGTGTCGTAATCTACGTGATTGAGTTTAACTAGATATAATCGCATAGTAAACAAAAAGCCCCGCCCATTTCCCGCACTTTAGACAACCACGACCGAGGATTGGGAAAAATTGGGCGGGGCAAAATTCCTTAAAGGTTATTCAACCGTTTGCTAATCCGTGTTAGAGCTATCTTTGCACACATCAAGGCGTTCTTATATCCTTCGTCGGTAAGGATTTCATAAGCCTGGTAGTTGTGCCCGTCTAGGTGGGTCCTAAACTTGCCGTCACGGACGCAGGTTGAAGATAAGGGGTATGCCAACTTTACAGGTATGACACAACCAATCTTCCCGTCTTCATTAAATTTAGCAAATAATCCGTCAACGCACAAGGTATTGTGTTCGCCATTGTCGTATATTCCGACGTTTTCCACGAAAACAATGCCGTCCGATATGCTGTTGTTAAGGTGGAAAGCCTTCTTGCAAAGCTGCTCACGCAGTTCACGGACCCTGCTTTCCCAGGTCGGTTCAATGCAGGTAGCACTTACAATGACCTGCTGAAGTTCATTGACTATCTTTGAAGCGGTTGCAAGCGTGTAACGCTTGCCCTGGAACTTACGCAAGACTTTCGGGAGTTCCACAGAAAGATACTGTTCGCACGTAGGCTGTTTAGGCTTGTTCGGAGCCTTCCTACCTTTTATTAGTCTAGCCCGCATTCAACAGACCCTCCAGGATTGTGCAAAAGATAATGGTAACAAGCATACAGCCGAAAATGATAGAGAGCAGCAGGTAGTTTTCCGCATTCTTTACGGCTTTCGTGTAAGCCTGGTGCGTGGAACGCAGAAGAACACGCAGGTCGTTGACCTGCTGCTTCGCTGCTTCAAGTTCCGTCGGTGCGTCCGTGCTATTCAAGTAACACTCAACTTCCATAACGGTAAGTTCGGTATTCTCAACAAAATCGTCCATTCGTGGTTGTAACTCCTACACTACCTATATAGTCGTATAGCGTCAAATTTCAACGTTGGAGTCAACCGAAAGACCTGCGAACGCCTTGCTGACCTTTTCTGCAAGCGACCACAGGACGGACATTTCGGCACCGTCGTATTTGTCAATCATATAGGATTCAAGGCAGACGGTGTTCGGGTAGTCGTCCTTGAGCTGTCCCGCTGCCTTTGCGACCTGGAACGCTTCCTTGCGGTCCGCATAGCGGTAGGTCCCGTCCGCAGCCTTGATTACGAATCCGAAGCATTCGGGAAGACCCTTGATGATAATTCCCTTTTCCCTGCGGTCGTCCATAAGGTATTCACGGGCGGTGTTGTGGCTGTTAGCCACCGAAAACGGGTGCTTGAAGTCGGGATAGAAGCCGACGAACGGGCAAATTACTTTCTCCATACACGTAATCCTCGGTTGAATGGTTGAACGTAAGAATAATATAACTAATTACCCTACCGCAGTCAACAGGCGTTGTTAAAATTTTTGTTTACATTTTACTTACGCTATTGCTAAACATTGGATATTTTGTTATATTACGGGTATGACAAAACCACAGACCGATATTTCGGGAATGCTCGCTATGCTTCCCGAAGACAAGCAGAAACTTTACATTAACACGCTCTATGCGGTAGCCAGGACAGCGATTGAAGACCGCTGCGGTGCCCTGCGTGTTATGGACCTAGAAATCCTGCAATCGCTTGAAGACGAAAGCAACGCCCGATTTGAAGAATGGATTTTTCAGTGACCGCTAAAATAAGTTATATTTCCTATTAAACAACTAGAAGGACACTATTATGTCAAAATTAAAAATTAGACTTCACGAAACACGCAAAGCATTCAAGAATGAGGGGGACGCACTCATTCAGCGTATTACAAGCCTTATACCCGTCCACGAACCGTGGGATAGCCAAACACAGCAGCGGATAAAAGGGTGGATGGACACCGCTATGTTTAATGCGTTAGGCGAATCCTACAAGTATCTAGGCGGGCACGTTGGCGACGAAGACGAATTACGATACGACCTTGACGTGGAATATAATGACTGCAAGGTGACGCTTCGTGCCTTTGGTGGGAACTATGCAACCTATATGGACGTGTTTGTTTACTATGAAGGTGGCAAGAACGGCTATGGGACTGCCTATGGTCCCGAAAATGGCTTGGAAACTCTTGACAACTTGAAAGAAGTCATTGACGACTTGTGTGAAAAAGCCAAAGCAGACGCAGACGCATAAGGACCCGAAATATGCCTAAACTGAAAATACGCCTACACGAATCCCACGGCTCTATGAAAGTTTGGGCTGTCACGTTTGACAGCGAAGACCAGGCTAACGAAGAAGACTACTATCTTCGTGACGGTTGGGGCAGCGAATTGAATACAGCCGTATCGGGCAACACCCTTTATGTGGACGGCAGCAAAGCCGAACAAATCTTAAAGGAATGGTTCCCTGGAAAAGAAATCCAGGTCGTAGCTGCTCCGAGGGACGTGGAACAAATGCTTCTCGGCAATTTCACAGAAACCCTGGGAGAAAGCAAAAAGAAAGAAGACGCTGCGTGGGAACCGCCCGCACCCGTCAAAATCAAGACACTCAAAAAAGACGACCTGTTCACCTTGAAGCCGATTGAGAACCCGAAGGAATCCCAGGTGTGGTGCTTCCAGGGTTACGACCGAACTGACAGGACCTATTGGGCTATCCGTTGGGACAACATCAGCGTAAGCCGTGAGTTTAAGGGCGACAAGGACGTTTACACGGAATTTAACTTCTAATGCAGACACTATACGTTCCGAAATATGGCATACACTATCGGGTGAACCCGAAGAACCCCTGCGAATTGCAGTGGTCCAAAAAGCCGTTCGGTCCTATGACTGCGTGGCAGAAAGCCTACACGTTCAAGCGACCAATCCGTGCTTTGGACATTGACGACGACACGGAACAGGGTGTGGTTGTTTTGAATGACAGTTCCACCTACGTCGGTTCGGGCGTTCGTGTTTGGGGCAAGAAGTTCTATACTGCGGGTTCCCGCATTTACAGCCTATACGCAATAGGGGAAAGCAAAATGACACGAAAGCTGACAATCAAGGTCCACGAAAGCACCGCTGAAAATATACCCGACGCACTTAAAAACAAGCTCCGCAACGTTATTGGCTATGAATACGGTAACGGCAAATGCGTAGCGTTTGATTTTGAGCCGACGCACGAACACAATATCGTTTTCCTTTACAACGATAACGGGACCATATTGGATTACGTCAATTTCGGGGACAATTACGACGCTGCAAAGTATCTTTACGATATGACCGCCAGGGACATTAAGGCGGGCAGAAAAGTTAGCAACCACCTGTAAGGGGGCGAGTTTATGTCAAGTATGAAAATCAAAGTCCACAACATTTCCGAAGACAAGGGCGACGTAGATTTGGACGCTATGATGTCGGAGTTCAAGCAGGTTCTCGGCAACGACTACAAGCTGCGTGGTTACACGCAGAACACCAAATATGAGCAGCAGCTTGTAATTGAAGTAAAGGGTGTCGGTGAATTTTTCTGTGGCTACGCATTAGTTTACAACGGTGGCAGCTTCAAGGTCCGCACCTGGGACGCTGACACCAACTTTGACTTGAACTGCGATATGTCGCTTTTCAAGAAACTTCAAACAATCTTCTACAAGTATTGCGGGGGCTAATCCTTGAACATTGAAGACTATCCAAAACCGATAACCATTGACGGACTAGCTCCGTTGCACCGCAAGCGACACACAGCGGGGACAAAAGAACTTTGCTGTATTTGCCACGAACGCAAGACATATCGCTACATTGGGGGTAAGCCCGTATGCAGCTATTGTTCTAGCACGGAACAAGCGGAAAGAATGGGACCAAATTGGAGCAGCAGGATTATTCGTAAAGAGGACCAGGTGTATGCTAACAATTAGAGTTCACGAAAGCACAAACAAAATCCCTACGGACTCCGAAATAGCGTCCGTATTGGAAAAGCGTTGGGGCTTTCGGGAAGACTGTCAAGATTTTATAAAATACACCCAATCCGTAATACGTGGATTTACTTTTCCGTTAAGCGTGTGGAGGGGCGTTTACGTTCCCCCTGGAAAAACCTTGCGACTTGATAACACCGTCGGGACGCATTGGACCTATAATTACGATATGTTTACGTCCAATAAATCGCCCGAATGGTTTACAGCGGGTAAACTGAATGTAATCCTATATGGTCACGTCCGTCAAGAACAAGTTAATTGGAACCAAACCATATTAGACATAGCCTCGGACTACGACCCAAAGCGGGGGTATGCTTCGCCTACGGGAGCAGAATACGAAATAGAACTGAAAAAGGGCGAAATCCCCGACGACCTTGAAATATGGGAAGACACCCGTTCTAATTAAAGGACTAAACAAATGCCACGCAACCTTGACGACATAAATTTTCTCAAAGACAGGCATTCCCTTAATGTGATTACCCGTCTAGCCGACACGCAGGTGTATGTCGCCTTGAAGCATAGTATTACGATTGTGGGCTACAACGCAGAAGTTTACCTGCCCGTGATTTCCGAGGGCACGGAAAACTTCCCGATTGTGGACCGTGGGGATAGTTCCATTTACAGCGGTATGCCCCTGGAGGGTGCCTACAACCAGGAAGACAGGACGGGTTCCGTGTATAACGAAAAGGACCACGAATACCGTTACAAGACCGAACCCGATTTTATCGCCCGCATAGCATTCCTGGACCCGCAGGAACAGCCTGTAATCCGTGGTGAAGAAATGTTCCTGGACGAAGAAAACACGGCATACACGCTCAAAAATACAAGCGGTCATAGGGACTACTGCCCAGGTGATATTGTCTTACATTCCAAGTTGCTTGTGCATTATGGGGACGAAGACTTGTCGTATTTTGTCAAGAACATTAGGACGCTCCGCAACCCGAACGCCAAAAAAGAGAGCGAAGAATCGCTCATTTACCTGGACCTTGTGTTGCACGTGTAAACAGGAATTGTTATTTTAATTGAGTATAACCAAAACCCTTTAATGAGGATTACTTCTATGATACGGGACTTAATACCTGGCAAAGCAAGGAACAACTCCGATTCCTACCTGGAAGACATTATCACCGACGCTGCCGAAAAGGTAGATATGGCTTACAGCGGTCTTCGTGATATTCTTGACGAAGACGCAAGCGACAGCATTGTAGGAACCATTGACCGCCTTAACGACGGACCCGAAAAAGAAGAAATGCTGAAGCAGTTGGACCGTATTAACGGCATTTGCGACGAACTTAACGACGCAAACAACGCTATAGGGGCTATTTCCGAGGAAATAGGTAGCACCTACGCCTATGAGAATACCATTGAAGCGTGGAAGGACATTGTGTTGGCAGCACTCCCTGGTAATTGCTCCGCTGCGTTTGCTGCTGACGTTGAAGATGCGTTGGCAAAGTTCACAAGCGTTTACTAATAAGCGAGGATTCAAGTATGAGTTTGAAAATCAATCTTCATAACAAGAAACGTGAAGCCGTTTCCACTGCTGACAAGCCGTGGCTTGGCAAGCGTGCTAAAACCCGTGACGGTCGTGAAATGTGGTCTAGGGACCCGCAGTATGCAACCGCTGTGATTCGTCCGCTTTGGGATTACTTTGACACGAACCCGTCCGAACTAGAAAAATATGGCTTGAAAGTTTATTGGAACGGACCATCGGGCGATATTCAAGTTGACAAAAATGGAAAACCGCTCGCAACTGTTTGGTATGACAAGGATATGGGCTTGATTACTGTAGAACAAGCCACTGCGGTTAAGCCATACAATTTCTATCCCGATGAAGACCCGCAGAACCTCATTGACTTCATTAAAGATTTAGCAAGCGGTAAGGGTTGGCACGAATCCAAACAAAGCGAAGCCTATTACATAGATATGTATTCTAGTAGTGGCTATTCTATGGGTAGAGTGACAGGCAACACCATAAAAGACGTTGTTACGCAGGCTGCGGAACAAATGGATTGGCTTTCTACTGCGGAAATAAGAAGAATGGTTAAGAAATCTAGTGAAACAAAAGGTGAAGCCTATTACTCCCAGGGCAACCGTGACGGTCGCAAGTATGCCCCGATGAAGACCCAGGAATCGTTCCCGAACCGTGCAGCGTTCCTGTCTTACAAGAAAGGCTACAACGAAGCCCTTGACGGCATTTACGAAGAAACGGGCGACCCCGACTTTGACAAGGAAGTTAAGGACCTTAAATCAAAGCCTGGTATGGACAGCCTTGTTTCCGCTTTGGACGGCTTGACCGACGAACAGCTTGCCTTGCTTGAAAAGGGCTTTGGCGACGGTGAATATGCCGAAAAAATGAACACTGCCGTAATGGATATTAAGGCAAAGGACCTGCACCCGACGCAGAACGAAATTGACGTTGGCAAGTCCCTGTCTTACCAAATCAGCGGTAAGAACCCCGACCAGGTTAAGCAAATCCTTGATGGCGGTCCTGTCACCATTAACTTGCCGTTGGTAGTCTATGACTACAACGGAACGTATTACATAGTGGACGGGCACCACCGTTGGTCCCAGGTGTTCCTGCTCAACCCGAACTGCCAAATCAACAGTATTGTTTTCAAAAATTCCGCAGGCGACACCGCACAGGACCCCGCAGATATGCTGCGTGACTTCCAGGGTGCTATCGCTATCGCAAACGACGGTGAAGTTCCGCAAAGCACCGTCAAGCCTGGAATGAATATGTTTGATTGGTCGTCCGACCAACTCCGTGACTACCTGGAAGAAAATATCCAGGACGGTATGATTTCCGCTTACCAGGATTTCTACAACTCCGAAATTGACAAGAAAGACATTGAAAATTCTGTTGTCAGTAACGCAGGCTTGATGAAGAAATCCAATAAGCCTATCAATAACGCCCCTAGCCGTGCCGTTATGCCACAGACCGACACGGGCGTTGACAAGACGGGCGTTGCGGGTCTTGAAATCGCAAAGAAGGGTATGACCGACCTTTAATGGAGCGTGTAATATGAACCAACTTGAACAACTTGAAGTTTATCTTAAACACCTGGGTCGTCCCTATGTGATTAAGAACGCTGACCCGAAAGCATTCAACAAAATCCCCTATACCGACGAAAACGGAAAGGACAACGAAGTTGAATACACAAAGGTCGTCACGATTGACAGCCCCGAATCCGTAAAGGACTATTACCCGAAGATAGACCTGTGGTATATCCCGTCTTTGGATAAATTCGTAGAACACGGAAGTGCTACGGATGGTGAAACCAACGAACTGCAAGCAGACACCGCAAGGGACATCCTGGACTATATCGGGTATGTCTATTGGGAAATGGAAGACCTGGGCGACCAACTTGACAATTCCCCAAAAAACACCGAAAAACGTTTAAACAATTCCAAAAAGGAAAGCAGTATGAAAACCTACGAATGCTCTATGCAGAAGAAAATTGAAAGCCTCGCCAAAAAGCGTTCCGAAAAGCGAACCGTGACGAAAAGCTACGACGTTTACAAATACGACGAACTTTCCGACGACGCAAAGGCAAAGGTCAAGGATTTGTTCTTGCAGTGGCGTGGCGAAGACGGTGACATTTTCAAGGAAGACTGCGAAAACAGCCTTGCGGAAATGTTCCCGAACTCCGATTTGAAAGTGCAGTATTCCTTGACCTCTTCCCAGGGTGACGGCTTCAACACCTACGGCACCTTGAGCATCAAGGACCTGCTCAACGCAGATTTCAGCAAATACCCGCTCAACGATTCGGGCATTACCGCACCTGCAAACAAGGACGCTATCCTT